TCTTTTTGAGCATGGTATTGATACAGTTGGAATCTTAGACCATAGTGGGAATACATTACATGAAGATGAAGCATCTAACGATGGTTTATATCTGAATGTGGCCCGAGTAATGGATGATTCCGATGCTGATTTGCGTAAGCTGATTTCAAAAGCCATGATTGCATATGCACCGGATTTAGACCATCACACTCTATTTTGTGACGATGCACTATTAGAGCGGGCCATGAAACACTATCTGGAAAAACTGCAAGAAGTTGGTGCCGAGCTTTTGAATGACATGGAATTAAATGATGACGGTTATCGAGATTACGTTGCAGATTGGGCTAAAAAAGAAGGTCTGGTTATTAAAGACGATGACGACGAAGACGATGATTTAGCAGAAATCGATTGGGATGCGGTGTGGAGCCATCGTGACTACCCAAAATATGAAGATTATAACAACGATTACCGGGATGGCAACCGTTTTCTGGATATTAAGAATCTATCTAAGGGCGCATTTGCCAGTGCGGAAAATTTCAGGAAATCATACGTGGATGTTTGCCTTGAACATGGGGTGGATGATGCGAGGGAGGTCATGGTAAACAATCGTTTTGAATATTTTGCCACGCATGCACTTGCTGAAGAAAACCACATTAATCTGAACAGCCGATATGGCGACGACATTGAAACTCGAATCCTTAAAAGAGGGATGGAAGACATCAGTTTTATCAAGTTCAAATAAAAAGAGGGCCAATGGCCCTCTTTTTCAAATCACCTTCCGTAAATCAGCAAGTCAAATCACCTTCCGTAAATCAGCAAGACCGCCAATCACCGAATCCCCCCGCATGATGAAAGGCATTGCCCGAACTGTCGGATATTGCTGTTTGAAATCTTCCAGTTGGACAGAATCGCCTGCATAACTATTTCCGGGATACAGCACCTTCACATACTTGTAATCAACGGCGGCTGATTGAAGTAGCTTGACAGCTTGGTCACATTGGACGCAACCGTCCTTTCCAAATACAGTAATCATCTTTTTTCCTTATAGGTTAGGGAGTTTAGAAAAATCTACATCAGTCGTCATCGCTCCGATAATGTAGACTTGACTCTCGTTTTCTTGGAGAGCCGTTTGCTTACGCTCGGTTTGCAGGTGTCTAGGATACCAAGGGAGAGTTGAGGCGATGGTATGCTTAGTCGGATACTTCATACCAATTCGGGCATATTGAGTGGCAGCATTTGCTTCAGCAAAATTTTGCATAATGGTTTCATTCAGGCCGACAACCGGCCCCTTCTTGAATAGATACTTTGCCCAATCTTTTTCTTCGCGTACAACTTCATCTAGGATATATTGTGCTTCTTCCTTACATGATTCAGCGATTTCGGTAAATCGCTTATCTTTCCGGCGTAAAGTGTTGATGATGTATGCTGTCCAATCTGTGTGATAAGTTTCATCTTGAGCGATAAGCGAAATGATAGAACCATTCCCGATAAACTTTTTATTCTCGACCATACCAAAAGAGGTGGCGAACGAAATCATAAATCGAATAGCTTCCAGACCGAACGAAGCAATCATCGCAAGCCAAATGGCTTTAATGTGCGCTTCTTCAGAAACACTTTGCCCAAGCTCAACTTGACAGTTCAGCCTATACAAATCATCGTAGTATTTACCGATGTTTGCCGCCATACTAACAATGTCTTGAGTATCGTGAATCTTGTTAAATTCAGCTTTGGGTACATTGTAAATGTTTTTGATGATATGAGAATAACTACGTGAATGGATAGTTTCAAAGAAACTCCAAGTGAACATCAGTGATTCTAGTTCAGGAACCGAGCAAACAGGCAGAAAACAAGCGGAAGGTGATTTAGCTTGTGCGGAATCTAATGCCGTTTGGCGAAGGATGTTACTGGTGAATGCATGGCGTTCAGCTTCGTTAGCTTCCTTGAAATCATGCTTGTCTTTCATCAGACTGATTTCTTGTGGGCGCCAAAATGCTCCTTGCTGGGCTTCGTCAAACTGCGCAATACGAGGGAATGCATAATCCTCATACCGTTGAACAGTAACTGCTCCATCAAGGAACATGTTACGCTTCAGATAATTCGGTTGCTTTGAAAAATCATAGTTTAGTGACATGTTCTTGTTCCTTATAGTTTGCAGGCTTCGCAGTCTGATTCTTCTTCCAGTAGTAGATTTTCTACCGGAATGGGCGTCTCTGGATTTGAATCGAGGCGCTTACGAATGGCTGATTTGTTAATGAGATGGTAATACATCGTCTTTCCGCCCCAAATATGAAATTGCATCATATCCGAGATAACTTTCGTCTTAGGAATCTTGCCATCCGTTTCCGGGTCATCAGTGTAATAATGCGCCGGATTGTAGCAAGTATTGGCAGATAGACTCTGGTCATAATACACTTGGAAAACCGCCACATGCTTCAGATAATCAAGTGGGTCAATATCCCAAAGATTTTGATACTTATCAGCAAGGGTTTTATAGTCTGGCACGACCACCGGCACAATACCCGCCTTAGATTCTTTCAGCGTGATAAGTTGCTTTGTTGGCTCAATTCCGTTGGTAGACGAGACAACCACTGAACTTGATTCAACGGGTGGCTGACAGCCCCAAAGTGCATTGCGAATGCCGTATTTTAGCAGGTCTTGGCGAAGTTCTTCCCAGGGGATATCAGGATTTGGCGTAAAGTCGGCTAGCTCGTTAACACCCTTTGCTCGACGCTCCCACGGAAAAATACCTTTTCCATATAACGTAGTGTGAGAAAGCTTACACGGCCCCTTTTCTTTGGCTAGGTCGCACGACGCTCGAATGGCATAATAAGCGAAATATTCCATCCATCGTTTTTGCTCTTGAAGGGCTTCAGGTTGACCATACGTGAAACCACGTTGCGCCATCCAGTGAGCAAAATTGGTAATGCTGATTCCAATCGGCTCAAATTCTTCAGTAGCCAGTTTTGCACCGACGTTAAGAAAATCTTGATATTGCAGGATGTTATGGAGGCCGCGAACCAGCAATCGAATAGGCCGCTGAAGGTCTTCAGGATTCTTGAACTTACTAATGTTCACTGATGCGAGCGTACATAAAGCCGTGCGGGAAGTATCTTCGTCAACTTCAATCGTGATGTATTCTTGGGTATAGTCCATTAGTTATTTTCCTTGATGCGAGGGTTAGCGTATTGTTTTGGCAAGTTGAGTACAAAGTTGAGAGCGGCTTCTTTCTTCACCTTAAATTCCTTCTTGACCCAGGTAGCAAATGCGACGACGGGAATAAGAATTTCCATACAGAGATTAGAAGTTAGAACCGGGTGAGTTTCTGAATCGAAAACACCTTGTCGAATGACGTTATCAACATTCATGACATAGATTCGGCCAGTGTCGCTGCGTTCACTGACAAACATGTCAATAATTGTAGCAGCCGGCAGTGTCTTTTTCCGCTTGATAGAAGAATCTTTCTCATACTGTTCATACAGTTGCTCAAACCGTTCAGGATTTGAGTAAAAAGCTTTATAAAGGTCTGGTACTTCAGCCGGGTCAAATAACGTAATCTGCCCTTGATTCTTATAACGCCGCCAAAAGAAAGCAGACATGACAACATCATAATCAACGTGTCGAACTCGTGATTCTTCCGTCCCTTGGTTATTCTTCAGCACGATAAGGTCTTCAAACTGATAATGCCAAATTGGATAGGCAACCGTCATAGATGAGTTACGAATGCCGCCCTGACTGAAAGCGCGCAGATCACGGAACCACTTGTGCAGGAAAGGAACTAGGCCAGTGTGCTTGATTTCACCGTTCCTCACAGGGGCACCTAGCGGGCGGATAGAGCCGATTTCAATGCCGATGCCAGCTCGGTTAGATGCGTACTCTGCAATCGACTCAGCGCCCCTATAAATCGATTCTTTGCTGTCGCCAATGCTCATGAGGGTGCAGCTAGAAAATTGCTTTGTAGGCGTTCCTAGGCCCGCACAGACGGGTGTTGATTGCGTGATTTCGCCGAGTGACGATGAATCATAATAATCCTTCACCCATTGAAGCCGATTTTCCTTTTCAGCATGGAATAACGTCGCTGCCGAAATGATGTATCGGATTTGCGGACTTTCATACACTTCCTTTGTCGCCCGATTTTGAACGAGATACTTTTCAATCAATTGGTCAACCGCCGCATAATCCATTTTCTCATCACGGCTATGGTCAAGCATTTCATTAATGCTGTCCCATTCTTCTTCAGAGTACCAATCAAGCAGTTCTGCAGTATATAGTTTCAGGCCGACATTACGCTTAACAATCTCTAGAATATGCGGTACTTCATATTCTCCGTACACCTTCTTGCGAAGCATGGTGATGAGATGCCGGCCGGCAACTTTCTGATAATTAACATTGGCAATTCCTGGCATCGACGTTTCATCAATCAGATTGACTTCGGCGCGCAGCGCAATCGCGTCCAGTTCTTCAGTGGTCATTCCATCATAAAATTGCGGGGAAGCATGAATCTCAATCATGGACGGAGATACATCTTCAATCCCCTCACACATTTTGGCAATATGTGCTTGCCACTTGGCAAGTTCAAACTTTTCCTTCTTTCCGTTTCGCTTAATAATCTTCATCTTATCCTTCCAATAGTTTTGTTTCTTGGGTTCTGAAATTCATCGCCGCCGTGTAGTTCTTTCCCAACAGGATGAATTTTACCAGGGTTTTTCTAAGTTCTTGAACCTCATCGAAAGAAAGTTCAACGCACTGATTAGCCCGGCGTCTATTTAACTCATCTGCGACAAGTTTATCAACGAATGGCATATCATTTGATACATCGGCAGAAGTGACAAAGCAACAAGTGGGTATTGTTTCCATAAATGAAATAAGGGGCTTTTAGCCCCTTATTTACCTCCCTGCAGTTTTGTTTTATCCGAAATACGTTACCGAATCTGGTTTGGCAGAAGTTTTACTACAAACCGAAATCCACGTGTCACGACTGTCAAGAATCGTGAAAGCGTGGTCAATCTGAGCGTACTTCATAAAGTTAGTCATATTTCCTCCGTACAGAATATCCGAGTCAGTAGACAGAATAACGTTCCACCCTTGTCCTGTTAGATGATTAGTCAGATCGACAAGTTCTTGGTCGAAGTTCGTGCCGCCGAATTCACCATTTGACAGAATATCGTGCAACGTCCGTTGCGGGCCAATTTTAGCCTGAGTTTTGATGTCAACTTCAAATCCAGTACCAGCCTTGAAAGCAATCTGATACATTTTCGCCCCATTTGAGAAGGGTACAAAATACATTGTGTCACCACCATGCTGCTTCATGACGTTATGAATCTCGGCAGTAATTTGGTCGATAACATGCCCCATAGAACCTGAACGGTCAACAATAAATGCCAGTTTGATATTCCTTTCGTCTTCAACGATACCGGCCTTGATGGCTGCAGAACCAAACGCCCGCGCTTGGTGAAGTCTTGAAATAATTGTCCGCGAAGGGCGAGCAATCGTTTCTTCTTCTTCAACTTCTGACTTGGCACACTTGTCTACAATTTGTTTCCAAGAGAATGCCGGTCGCTGCTGACTCCAATCAAAAGCCGCAGTACCTGTATCAACTCGACTTGATGACCGGGCACCAGTCATTTTAACTTTTGGTCGCTCAGGTGCATTTTGGCCGGTGCCTTCTTTGTCCACCCGATTAGCTTCAGCCTTCTCAATTTTATCACGAGTTGCTTCATTATGCGCGTCAATCTCTGATGGGTCGGCCGGCTTACTGTCGCCATCGGCCGTTTTATCCTCAGTATGCTCGTGCGAATCATGGGGCTGGAATGGGTCATCATTTTCTCCCTCTCCCTCACCACCTTCACCACCTTCTTCTTCGCCATCAGATTGCGCGCCTTTCGATTTATTTTTCGGAGGGGGCGGGAATTTATCAAGTTCCGCCTTAACGGCCGCCGCCAATTCAGAATACGATTTGAATCGGTCAAGGTTCAAATCGTCCGAAAAGAGTCCAATCGGAATTTGCTCATATCCGGCTTTAACTAAATCATAGTTAGTTCTAAAATCACCGGCATAGTTAACCAACTTCATCTTCAACTTGTATTTGTTCTTAAAGTAAAAATCTCCATACATGAAATGGTAAATTTCGTGCATGATAAGAAATTCAATATACGCATACTCGGGCGGGAATTGACCACCGTTATTAGAATACTTCTTACCCTTTGGCTGAACGCCTTTCAGTGTTCCCCAATTCAGTAACTCCTGACAAAATGGTTCATGGAAAATGAATTCACCATTAGGAGTTGCTGTCGCTGTTTTGATGCTATTAAATTTTTTGTTGGCGGTGGACGGCGTGATGATTAGGCTAACCTTGTCAGGCCGAATAACTTTGGAATCACCCAAATTTTTAAGAGGGAACATAGACGGATGTTCCAATACCACCGTATCCCATAGCTTTTTGAATACAGAGTATTTGAATTTAGGAGCAGACGGGATATGTGCATGCTTTACCGCCTTGACATAACCAAAAAGGGAAGATTCAACCATATTCTTTTTCGCGGTTGAATACAGCTTAGGGCTAATTGTTTCCCGGCCTTGTAAGGCCATCAGTTCGTTATTAATGTCGTCTTCAAAATCCTTAGCCGTAATTTGCTGTCCGGCAACATGCTTAGTCTCAACAATCGACGGCGGCGCACCATTTTGCATGGCACGAATCATCTTACCGAATACATCTTCCGGAACGGTAGCATCTGGATGGGTATTGTAATACCCCACCAGGAAATTGACAATTTTTTGAATGTGAGGGTCATGGAATTTGGTGTCAAGGAAAGGGGTTTCCCCCTTTGCCTTACGCTTGTTCGCAATTCCAAGATCCTCGACAATCCGCTGTTTCAGGCGAAAAGTCTTATGGATTTCATCAGTCATGGTGTTCATCCCCAATGTCAGCGCCGCCAACATCATCATGCTGGTGCGCGGTCAGTGTTTTGTTGGTGTTAAGATACGAAACAATCATGTCAGAATGGTTAGATGCAAATTGCTTCAGAACAGACGCATACTTGGTTCTAAACCACTTTTTCTGACCAGCGTTGTTATTCGGCGCATCTTTCATCCGCTCCATCAGAGCTTCCATTTCTGGAGACTTGCTTTCAAACTGTTCAGTAATACCATCCAAGAAACCATTCAGAGTTTCAGTGATAGTTTGCGGCATTGCACCACCAATGTCGTGCGCATGAATTGACAGCAGAACCAGTTGCATGAACTTCAGCAGGCGACCAACACCGGGCTTAGTACGCAGCGTAGCACCGGCAGGAACACTGCCATGATGCATTTTCCGCAGTGCGCCTTCTTTGTCTTGCATTGCCAGATCGTGCGGGCCTACGATGTTACCTTCTTGTGAATCGCCATTTTCATCAACGTCTTCTTTACCAATGATATCATCAAAATCATGATAATCCTTCATGCCATACACTTTGTCGTGCAGGAAAGCTGACAGTTGTTCCTTCGCCGTCACAGGGTCGGTAATGTTCCAATAGTTGCCAACATCAGCGTCTTCAACAATCTTGTTATCAGACAGGTTATCCCAATACTGTTCAAACGTTGACTTGAAATCAGCGCCTTCAGGCTTGCGATAGAACAGGTCTTCACCAAGATTAACCTTCGCATGAATCCACGAATGCAGTTCACCCTTACGCGCATCATACGAGCTGGTCAGACCGGCCTGTGTGTACACGTCCGTCATCACGGCATCAACTTGCTGGCAGAAATCATCATACATCATGTTCTTGACTTTTTCAAGCCGAGCCTTGTCACCCGACTCGATATCATCAGCATGCATTTCCTTAACTAATTGAAGCGCATTAGCAGCATTCATCACCATCGTGGTGACATGGCGCGGTGAAACGAACAGGTCAACACCCGTCGCAAGCATTGGATAAAACGGCCGTTGACTGCGCGGCTTTTCATTCGACTCAAAATTTTCCAGCAGTTGTTTTACAGCATCAACCGTGGTCTTCTTGATGTCATCGTCAACAGTCGGAATGCTCATCTTGTCCAGATACGCAGTCGTCTTTTGCCAATTCGCATTAACAGGAATAACGTCAATTACGTCCTGCATATGACTGGTCAGATTGTTCACTGATTTACCAGTCGGGTTAATCGCTGCGACAATCATCGCCTTTTCTGGCAGAGCAAATTCATCCGAGAAAGACTTTTCCAGCACGACTCGGCGCAGTGCATTGAATGCATTCACGTCCTTCATCCGGTTAAATTCGTCAAAGAATACCAGAATGTTATAAGGTTGGGTCTTGAATTTCTTCTGTTCTTCCGGCGTCATCGCAGCCATCAGAGTTGCCGTGTTCTTCTTAATCTGCTGTTCAATATAAGCGAGCAGAGGTGGCTTAGTGAACGAAACATTCAGACCTTGCGACTTATCCTTTTCAGTGACAGGTGAACCGATAATTTCTTCTGCGGACAGATTAGATGAGTTAATCATCACCAGTACCATATGGTTGCTATCGGCGACCTTTTGCAGTTCAGAAGTCTTACCAACACCCGGCAGACCAGCAATAACCGGAATGTTCTTACGGGTTACACCCATGCGCATTTTCATCTTAATCTGATGGTCAAGCGTTTCACGCCAGTCATCATCGGATAGTCCACCACTCGACGCAGTAACACCGGACGTTTCGTTAATCAGCTCACGCACCGCATCAGCAACAATACTTTCAAGCTTACCAAACTGACCAGTCTTATAATGCCGGAATTGAATACGGACGTTTTTAATCAGTTGCTCGGCTTCATGAGCATCCTTCACTGGCAGGGCAGCACTGACATACGCCAAAATCTGTTCCCAGCGACGGGGAGATGAGCGAACCGATTCTTGCAGGTTGTCCATGTCGTTATGCGATAGGTGCTCTTGCTCAATCGCATTGTAGAACTTTTGCACCACTTCATCTTTCAGTTCACCCGTATGGGCATACTTGTTAACCATGTGGGCGAACCATTCATCCTTCTCAGGAACTTCAACCGTGTGCCAATTGAACGTTTCGTTGGTATCACCAGTCGTCACGCCTTCATCATCAACGTTCGTTGCATACAGGGTATAAACGTGAGCTGGCATGTCATGCATACCAAGTTGCTTATTCAGCAGACCACGAAGAATGTTGCGAATACGCTTCTTCGGCTGGCGATAATATTCGTCAATGAAAAGTAGGCAAGAGAACTTAGACCGAATGCTCTTGAACAGTGCCGGAATAACGTTCGGTTTACCGCCAAAAGCTTCCCACACCGGAATCAGCGAAGCATGCTTCGGATTTTCGTAAATGTTTTCCAGCAGTTGTGCATCAGATTGCTTCTTGCCGCGCATCAGTTGCGTGTACAACACTGAATTAGCAAGGGTCAGTTCATAATCCAATTCCTTCTCATGCTGGTCGTGCAGGGTCTTACCCTTTGCTTCTGCATCGGGGAAAACGATGAACGGAATGTTCAGCAGGTGTTCTTCAGTGACGTGCGGCGCTTCAATCACGACGAGCGCGATACCAAGCATCGCTTGCAGGTCACGGGCGAACGAAGTCTTACCCGTACCGGCGTTACCCTTGAGCATAACGCCCGTGATAGAAGCTTGGTCTGACATATGAGTGCGCATGTTGCCGAAAACGGCTTTATAAATGCGTACACGCTGCGAACTCATCGGATCAACGGTCTTAGCATCAAAATGCTTGATTTCGTGCTTAACGTCCTGTTCGTCCTGGCTGTTGTCTGGAGTAGTGTTATTTTGATCCATGTTTAATCCCAATTTTGCATTGACTTGATACGGTCTGGGTCATTCTTAGCAATGACCGCTAGATGACGACGGTGAAGGTCAGAAAACCCTTCTGCACCCTCATGCATGTGAGGAACGACAGGGAGTGTATCATCAGCTTCAGCTTTTTTGGCATCCCGGTGCTTCTTTGCCTCAGTAATTTTTGTAACAGCAGTTGCAACATCCGTCTTCTTGACTGGTGCTGGAGCCGGCGTGTTACTCTTGGTGTTTTTCAGATGTTCCTTAAAGGACATTTCTTTCTCCTAGAGTGGTTGGTTTATTATTTACACAATCTAATTAAGCGATGTTCAAAAATCGCTTCAGATTTGCCACTCTATTCAGCCATCCTTTGAGAAACTTAGTCTGAGTAGGATTTGCCACAACGATGTTTTTGTAAAGTCGGGTTCTGACGTTCAACATCAATCCAGCTAATGCTTTTCCGTTATACAAATTCACTTGAGACATGGTGATAGGGCCAATTACCCCATCCACTGTTACACCCGCCGCTTCTTGAAGAATCTTATTCGCTCTGGTAACGCCATGATTGACTGCACAATCAAAAAGCACGCAGGCGACATCTGCCTGATATGCATCACCATTGACTGCTGCCCAATACTTCTGTTTGTAAAATACTTTCGCGGCCGATTTCAATATTTGGTCAGTAACTAACCCTTTAACATCCATTCCATTTTCATGCTTGTACGAATCGACTAACGTCCATCCGGCCCATTCAGGATTGGCATTTCGTGCAATGCCATAAATTGTCTCTCCACCCTTATCCCCAGCGACGTTACTATACCCGCCTTCCGCCCCTAAGGTGAATCCATATGCTTTGTCAAATACTGCTTCAGTCATGTTTTCATTTTAGTTTAGCAGTATTTAAGAAAAAGGGGGTCATACGCCCCCCCTTTTTCACACTAGGTCACCGACCACTTTTTCTTTCAGATATCGGTGCAGGTCAACTGGCCCGACGATAATTCCCTTCGTATCGCTGAACGGGCAAACGATAGCACTCGCCTTCGGGATGTTCGGCGCATACACCACACTGTCATTATTAAATTCAAGGATACGAATTTTGACGGTTTCTACTCGTTGGTGAGTAGAACAAAAAACATACGCATCATGTTCATAGGTTGAACAAGCAAGAATCGGCACCATGTCAATTCGATATGATTCTCGGTCGAGGGCGAGAATAAACCAATTGGCAGGAATGATAATGGGTTCAGGATGGTTATCGCACTTGATAGTTACTGATGCTCCGGTATATTCTTCCACATGGGTGATTTTACCGTACATGAAATCAACTTCGATTCCGTTGAAAGTCCAGTAATGGGCGGCGGGAAATTGGGATGAAAAATCTGTCACATTGACGATTTCGTTATCACTCAAAATGTTCATAGTTCATATTCCTTAAGGTTGGGTTTAACAAGTTTGAGCAGCGGATACCTCGCGTCTTTGTAATACTTCACTCGTAGCTTATAATGTTTTTTGCCCCATGTCAAACTCGAATGCAAGTCAACAACATGGGCATACTCTTTGTCTGGCGCTTTTCTTAATGATCGACCGATGCTCTGGATGACACGCGTGAAACTTTTCCCGATGTCAACACATACTAAATTAAAAATCCGATTGATTGAAATGCCGGTCGAGGCGATACCGTAAGTGGCGATGACAATCAAATCATCTCGGTTAGCAAACTGATCATACCACTCCTTGCGCTCATCAGTGTTGTTTTCACCATGAAGGAAGACGCTTCCCTTGATAAGTTTTTGTAACTTTTTCCCCATGTCTTTCGAGTTGACGAGGACGAGCGTGTTTCCGTACATTTGCTGCCTATTAATAATCAAGTCAGCTATGAAACTAATTCTCTTACTACTCTTACCAAGAAAGGCTTTCTCGGACGTGTAATCCGGAAAGTTTTCATTAACGTCTTCTTGAATTTCAATAGGTTCGATTTCAAGTTTAGATAGATAGCCAGCTTTAATTAGCTCGTCAGTAGTGACAGAATGCAGTATGTCTCCGAACACACTTTGCAGGTGTAATTTGTTAACTTCGTTTTTAGGAATTGAACCGGTGAATCCGAATCGATAAGGAATCTTGACGCCATGCGTCTTCATCATGTTCCCTAGCACATTTTCTTTCAAACCGTGCGTTTCGTCATTAATGACCGCTTGAAATTGTTCAATGATAACTGGATTATATTGCAACGCTTGCCACGTCGCAATGACAATCATCGGCCGAAGGTTTTTATGCGACCCTGAATAGATGCCATGCTCTAGACCCACTTCAGTAAACGTTTCCGCTGTTTGCTGAACTAAATCATCTGACGGTACAATCAGTAACACCCGCTGATGATTGGCCGCCAATACTGACGAAAGGGCGGCACAAATTAATGTCTTTCCAGCCCCTGTACACGCATCAATCAATCCTGAGCCATGTTCCAAACAGGAGTTAACGATGTTAATTTGATACGGACGTAGCTGCATATGAGGTGCAGTGTGGGCGAAATAATTTTCAGAGACACGTTCCGAAATGACGTTAAGAGGCGGCCTGGTATCGACAAATTCATATTTATACGGCCATGCAGCTAACTGCTGTTCAACCAATGAAAATAACCGGATGGGCATTCTTCCTTGTTTGTCAAAAAACCGTTGCTTACCATCCCAGATACCTAGCTTATACTGTTTGGTAAAAAATGCGCCGTCTACTGGCAATCCTAACTTATCATACAAAACTCGGTGGTGAGCATCGGACAGCCCTTCAAAACGCATGAATACTTCATCGCTGATATAAATTTTGCACTTCATAGAATGTAGTCTTCCATTTCTGCAACTTTCAGTCGCGTCAGATTAGTGAGGACATAATTCATTTGCAGAATGGCGTCACGAATCTCTTTCAGTTCCCGTTTATATTTTTGCACTTGTACGATGAGTTGGCTAAGTTCGACAACTTCTTTCTCGCCGGCCAGTAAAGCTCTTGATTCAGAGATAGATAATGCCCGTGGATTATGCTGCTGATAGTTTTTCAGATATCTGGCTTCCGATTTTTGTTTAAGCACCGTCAGCCAGTCGGCCACCATATCCGCATCCGAGCATTTCAGCCCGTACTGATATTGATGGTATGATACTTCGCGCAATACCGCTAACAGAGTTTTACCCTCCATTTTGAATATGGGTTCTGCTTCAGCAATTGCTTTCGACCACTTGATAAAGTAGTCTGGTAGTTGGTCGAACAACTCATCAGTCGTATCTTTCAAGTCAAAGATGTCCATAAAATTCTCTCCTTAGAATGTTACATTTTACCATTGGCCTTGTGAAAAAGCCGGGCTTGGCCCGGCTTTTTTAGTCATCGAACTTTCGTTCCCATGCTTCCTCAATCATTTGCTTAGATAGCTCGTCATACAACTCAACCGATACGCCATAATTCGCATCGGCAAAATTTTTCCTGAGCCACGTGGAAAATGGCTTGTCAAAATAAGCGTCAATATATCTATCATACGCCAGCATGACCGAATCGAACGCACATCGGAACGAAACATAGTCAGAATAATCAGATTCATTCAGCGAATACTGCTTGAACTGACTTTCCCAAAACTCACTGAAAGTATAATCATCCGCATTAATCATGGTCAAAATCCCCATCTGCTAGTTCGTTAAAGTGCTTTGCGAACAGTTCTAACCCTTCGTTAATTCGATGGGTAACGTCCGTTACAGCAGCATTTTCCATTTGATGTGCTTGCGCAGTTGTCAAACCGTTTTTAGGAACGTATTCAGTCCATACACCCGTTTCATCATCACCTTTCAATACCGGCTCAAAATATCTTAACTTACATTCAGCCCGATAATCTTTAGTGGTCATCTGCATTGAAAAAATGATTTTATCAAGCATGTGCCGATATTCGACATCAGCTTGTTTTCCATACTTTGCTGAAAAGGAAAATGGCACATGTCTATGATTCAATTTCAGTTCAGTAAGTAACGTGATGGCAATAGGTGCTAGACATGCATTAGCATTCTGCCAATCTTTGTCTTCAACTGAAATGGAAATTTCTTGTTTAGATTTTGTCCATTGGTTATACCAGCGAAAACAGAATGTTAGAAAATTAGGGCACCATCTGTAAAATCGGTCACACCATCTGATAGAAAACACATCATAGGGTGTAACCGACTTTTCCGGCCAATCTAGGCGAAATCTCATTCAGTTGAATGGATTATCCACCACACTAATTTTACTTGAATCAACTTCTTCATCCTTCATCAAATCGACGTATTCGGGGACAGATGATTCCAGCACGGAGCAATTCACGTACCGAGACTGCATTCCAGCAGTGCCGACAAACAGCTTGAACAACTTAACACAATCGGCGACGGTTTTGATTTTCTCCAAATCAAGAGTGATGTGCTCATACTTTGGTAGCCTGAAAGACGCGACGGTTGATGAAGCCATCAACGGCTCGATAATGGATGGTTGAATGCTTCCATTCTCACAATTGGCGCAATTATTACACACCGTATTCATGCATGTTTCTTTAGTGCAATCTTCGTTTAGGCAATTAGAACAGTTCATATAATCTCCTTAAGAAAAGGGCCGAAGCCCTTTCAATTATTCTTCTGATTCATCATCCTTGTCCGACTCGTCAAACGTTTCCGTCCCGTCAGATTCGGATTTCTGAATTAGTGGATGGGTGAGCAGCTTATCAAAAATAGTCTGGTCAATATCCTTCCACTTGAATTTGATTTGTCCAGTGGGCAGGTTGCTGACATAACTATGGCCTTCCTTGACAATAACGCCCATGTCTGTTAACATTTCTTCCAATCCAGTGAAAGGTGACATGCCACGGTCATAAGGCACTTCAAGTTCAACTTTAGTACCATTTTTTGCGAATCGTGACTTGTAAGTCATGAAACGCATTCTAACACCCACAATATCCGTATCTTCCTTGAGATTCAGTTTGGTCACAATACCAATGATACTCATCGCAAACTTAATCGAATTAGTGATAGCCCATGCTCCATCACCCGCCATGACATCTTGCGGATAAACGTGGTCGGTGGCGATGCCAGCACCATTGACACGAGCCAGCTTCTTAACCATCATACGCAGCATTGCTTTAATGCGCTTCGCCCGAATACCTTGGTCAGCCTTGATTTCACCCTTCTTGTCGAAATTTTCTTGCTCAGTTTCTGTCGAAAGCATTGCGATTGAATCAAGGATTACTAGGACGGGTGGCTGATTGTCGTTATCAACACCATAAGTTTTGATGTATCCATCGAAGAATTCTGAGATAACTCGGTTAACGTCTTCTACCGTATCAACTTGCACATAAGTCAGATTTTCTTCATCTACCTTCATACCGATTTTTGTCATGTAGTCAGTATCAACTGCATTTTCAGAATCCATGTAAAGAACGTGAGCGCCGGCCACCTGTGCATGTTTAGCAATGCTATTTGCCATAAATGATTTACCGGATGCAGATGGGCCTGCAAGCAGCACCATTCGACCGATTGGAATTGCGCGAGTAAAACTCCCTGAAAACGCTTTGTTCAGCGCGTAATTACCAGTAGACCACCAACCGCGCGGTGGGCGAAGACCAAGTGAAATGCTTTTAGAAAGCTTTTCCACGTTCTTACGAAAATCTTTAAGAAATCCTAATGCCATATTTTTGTTCCGTTGGAATAAAAACGGGGAAGTTAATTCCCCGTTTTGTTAATTACTCGGTAGCCCGAGCGCCGTTTAGACGATTGCGCAGATTGGCGAAGCGATCTGCACTGGATGAAGCCGGTTGAGCAGGAGCTTGAGGAACAGGTTCATGACTTTCGTCACCAGTATGTTCAGTCGGCGCCTTTGAACTTGGCATCGAATCATTGTTCATCGAAGCCAGCAGCAGCCCTTCAATTTCTTCATTAGACAGAGTTTGCGGCAGATAGTCACGCAGGTCGCGCAGCTCGGTCGTCACTTGTTCAATTAGTTCATCGTCAAGAGAATGCATCTTCGGACGGAAAGATGACGTTGAATAATCACCAACATCACCCTTATCAGTCTTCTTGACAGTCTTCGTGATACGGTAGTTGTATCCATCCTTCATGTTCCACGGAATGTCATCCAGATCACCCGTGCCAAGATTGGCAAGAATGCGAGCATGCATCGCTTGCGAATAAGTGATGTACTTGACAAGCAGATTGGCATCATGCTCAAGTGGAGTTTCAAGAATCAGACCTTGCGAGACGTAATCAAGCTTGCGATAATACTTCTTGCCAAGAACCGGATTATGCTCAGGATTCTTTTGGTCATAATACTTGGCTGACAGTTCGCAGAGCGGGCAATGACCCTTTCCACCGTTCATATGCTTGTTACAAGCAAAAACCTTCTTCTTACCACCAACCCAGAGTTCATGGTAATAAGAGCGGACAAAGAATTGGTCGAGATTGTCAGTGTTCTTGTCTGGCAGGAAACGGAAAACGGTCGTGGTGTCAAAGTCTGCCTTCCAGAAGTCAAACTTACGCTTCCAGAGCGCATTCGTGTTATTTGAGTCAGTTTCTTGCTTTTCGGTTTCGCGCTTCCAACGGGCGGTCAGTTCGGCGAGGGTTTGTTTTTGTGCAGTCATTTCAATTTCCTTTTTCAATTAGTAGGCAGTTAAAGTTTAATGTCCCGTCTTTTCACTGGCGCGGAATCGTCTCCAGATTGAGCCGTTAGGCAAAATTATTTAGTACATTTCAGCTCTGTAAGTCTGTTTACCATTTGTGTAATTGTAACAGAGGTTGGTGTAAATTTCACACCGGCGCTGGTCAATCTCGCTGCTTCCATTTTGAACAAAATTGCCAGAATGGCATTGTATTCATTGTGAGCAGATTCCAGTTTTGTTTTTCCTTCTTGATACTGGACTGAGATGGTGGCGAATTGGCGCGTTACTGTTTTTATTGCTTTGGCGCGATCCATTGCTGCAGAGCCATCATTGTAATCATGAAATCCTCAATTTCTTGCATGGTGGTGAAACAAAAAGTTGAAGGGTTGCTATGGGCGATGTGTACAAATTCAGTCATACCTGTCCTTGTTCTGTTGCGAAGGACTCCACTGTATCATCGTTTCAGCATTTGCTTCATCTTCCACCAACTTTTTTGTAACTTTGTTTCGTGAGAAGGAGGGTGATGGGTGGACGGATAGAAGGTAGAAGCAAACCAGCTAAAACGCGCTAGGAGCGTTTTGTAGGTGGAGGGTAGGCATAGGTAGCCTGTTGGATGAAATCGGCTGTAGCGGGCCGTTAAACGCGTTTTAGAGGCATTCCCTTATTTGTCACCTAAAGCAGTTTCACTGAATTGGTTAGAAAAGCCGGTAGGTCAGTCGGTTGGTTCCATTCAGAAAAAGGTTCATTGAATGGTTGCTTGTTCATTAGTTCTTGATTGATTTAACGGCTGTTAGCGCGTTTGAAGACCTGTTGGCTACCCAGGTAGACTGATGAGATAAAACGGCTCTAAAGCCCGTTAAACGCGTTTTAGACCTATGTTCTTATTTGTCACCTATAGGTATTTCTCAAATGAACTGAAGAATTGAGCGGAAAGAGCTTAGTGGGTGGCTTGATTGGTTAGCTCACAGAAAAACTCAGTCAAGCAGTGGCGTGAGTCAGCTTGTGGCCGGTAGGCTCAAGATGCGAAAGAACTGCTTGGCTGCTGAAGCCCTGTAAGGGCTGAGGGTTGGGTTAGGTAATGGCTAAAAACAGGCTCTAAGACGAATTGGATAACGGATGGCTACCAGGGTAGCCTGAAAGAGAAAAATGGCTGTAAAGCCCGTTAACCACGTTCTAGAGGTAGTTCCTTATTTGTCACCTAAAGCAGTTTCTATGAATGGATAGAAAAGCCAGCAGGTCAGTCGGTTGGTTCGGTTGCGTTTAACGGGCTTTAGAACAGGTGTTAGCTCAGTTAGCTACCCGTGTTGCCCTGATGAACAAAAACAGCTCTAACGTCCGTTTAAGCCCCTTCCTAGTCAATTCCTTATTTGTCACCTATGGGTATTTCACAAAAGAAGTGAGGGAAGGGGCTGGTTGGGTTGGTGGGTTCAGAGAAGGTTGATGTATAATCACTACTCAAGCACTGAGTAATGGGTCGGACATTAATGAACCGATGGCTACGTTGTTCCATTGGTTTCCGGGGTTGGTTTGACCAGTTACGACAATTTGAGAATCCCAAACAATTCCGTCATCACTTCGCCATACAGTGTACGAAGTGGGATAGTTGTCGTTCTTGCAAGATATGCGAATTCCGGCTAAAGGTTCAAGTGTGGTTCGAGATAACCCAAAATCATATACAAGGACTGTATTGGTGGATACTGTCTTGGAGACATAATAGGTGGTAGCACCATATAGAGTTTCTAGTTTTGAAAATGGCATGGAATCTTGTAAGATATTGAAATCATAGTTGTCCGGCAGTTCAGTAGCCATCAATCCTGCTTCTTGTTCCATATTTGACCCATAGATGCTAATGAGTTCGATGCCGACCAATTGCATTGAAGTTCCAGTGGCGAAAATGAAATTGGATAACTTCAGATAACGTTTCATGCCAACTGGATAAGCGGGTGCAGAAATTTGGAAAGGGGCGTTATCATCTTCATGTAACGTCGCATTGTAATCGTATGAATCAAATTTGGCATATGGGTAAAAGACGACATACTTCAAATTGATTTGTGAAGATGAGTTTCGGTTTGGTGATGAACCGATGTATGCATATGCGGCCGTAGCCAGTCTGAGTGCGGGTCTATTGACAGCTACTGTGCCAGAGATGGCAACACCGTTCAGATGAACATAGAAATATGAATGCCGATACGTGATAGTCAGCATGTATTTCGTATTGGCGGATAACGTCACTGGAAATGTTGCTGTTCCGTTTGAATGATTGATAACTATCTCGTTTGAAAAAGTGCGATAATAAATTTCCATACTGCCATCATCACTCGCATAAAAAACGGAGGTTGATGAAGCAGACGGCATACTGAACACAAATTTCATCGTGTAGTCATTCGACATCAATTCATTAGCCATCAAGCCGAGACGCAACCTGATTGATTTCGCACTACTTCCCACTGGAATTGATGTTGCACAAAATAACTCAGCAGGGGCAGTTTCAGGAGCAGTATTTTGGAGTAATGATTCCACCGCATAGTTTGAATTATCAGTGATGAAATTGTTAGTGATGGTTGGCGAATTGGACGCATCTAAAATGAGTAACGGGTCAAACTGATGTGCTTGCTGCAAAAATTCATCATAGACTTCTGAAGCCGTCAAATTGGTGTTATAGGTTCTCACACTGAAAACAGTCGTGCCATCAGGAACAATTCTAGTTCCATTTGCATCAGCACCAATCCGAGCGAAATTTGGGCATGCGGAATAAGAACCAGTAGCTGAAGCAAAATATGAAGCTAGATTGAAAACTGGATATTCATTACCACCTCTAAAAGTTCTGACAAATGAATTGGATGCACCGGTGCAATCGATACTTAACGCAATACCTTGCACCCGATGTGTACCCAAGTTGACGTTACTAATGGAACTCAAATCAAAGATAGTGTCAGAGTTTTTGATAGTGAATGATAAGTTATTCAAATTGAGGCCAGATGCATTACCAATCTCGCCTATTTGAATGCCGTTGAATCCGTTGTTCGTTCCGCTATCAAACAACACACCGCCGTTAGATACCGTTCTATCGCCTAATCTAACCCACATGATAATGGTGTATTTGCCAGTGGAAGAATGCATGCTATTCAGAAACGGAGTTTTCTTATTGGCCGTGACCATTGATGCGCCCGAAAATCTCATCGCACCATAATTGTACGTCGAATAGAAATCGGCAATGCCTCCTTCCGAAGCATCATTTTCAAACGTGGAATTTGTCCCTCGATAGAAATAGTAGTTTTTGTAATACTGTCCATCAGCCGGAATGTAGGTGCGGTTTTTGACAAACGGCATGTCGGTAGTTTGGAAATTCAACCCTCTATAACTCAGTCTGGCATCGACATCGAAAACGATGTTACCAGACTTAACCGTGAATATATTCCTATATGGTTGATTGAAGTTGCTGACCGAATACTGAACATTGAACGAAACAACGTTATACTTTTTTAATGCGGCGTAAATGCCGATGCCTGCGCTGTACATTACACGCTCCAAAAATAGTTGAAATTGATATAAAACTTGACGATGTGATATGAAGACCCTTGAATGAGTGTAGTATTTGATAACTCAAGGTCTGCACCCGAGTTTGGCAAGCCAACCGTCCCAATCAACTGATGGCAAATATTGCCCACACTGCTTATCGATTCAAGCAAGAACCAAGTGGCAGTCCCTCCGTTAACGGCCGGTAAGACATTGGAAGAAATGTTAACTTCATGCCAGGACGGAAATGATACCGAGAAATCTTGCGAACCACTAGGAATGCGCCCTTGACCAGTTGAAAACCGCATCAACTCATCTGATGCGCGATAATCAAGGTTGAAGCCGGCTAACGACGTTGGCACCGTTCCCTTCATTATTTTGATGTAGGTGTAGTTGGTCGATGACGCTGCATTACCGGATAACAGCCCTTGTAATTCTTCTAAACCAGGAATGGCAATGGAGATACCGTTAAAATGGGTGATGGACGAACTGTATTCAGGTGAATAAATTTCTACTTTGTTCATACGTTCATGAATCCCATGTCAGTGATAAAAAAGGGTTCACCACTTTGCAAAGTGGTGGTCAGTAATCTTAAGGGTGCAGTGCCGGTGATGTCAGAAACTGAAATCATTGCTAACGCCACTGTATCAGGGATAGTTGCAGCACTCCATGCTGCACTCGCATCGCCATAATCACCAAAACATACTGCCCATGATGCGATACCATTATTCATGGCGTTAATACCTGTTCTCGCCCAATCAGTTGCCACCATATATTTCCCCAATTGAACTTCAGATAAAGTCACTTGGACAAATCCTAATAAATTTGGGGTAGTGGCGTTATACATCGACCAATTGGCTTTAGCGGTAGCCAGATTAGCTGGAGGGGTTCCTCCCAAAATCATAATGGTAACGGTTTTTGTTTCCACTGGAGATAAACTTTGCCCACCAAGTGATTGAATAAATCCCCTTCGCCACATCATGTTTTTAATACTCTGACTTGCTATCATACCCTACCCCAAAAACTTATTTAACTAATCATGAATGGAACGCACGCATCCGAATCGTCAATACTTGCTTCCTCATCAATGTAAGTGTTCACTTGGTTGAATGCAGCTTCATCGTACTCTGCCAAATATTTTAGCAATCGCATCGTCAGGACAGTTGCCATCACGGCATCATCATGATATCCAGATTTTCCTTTATAGGTTCCACCAGCAGCGACAAAGTTTTTCAGTTCTTTCAACAGATAATCTGAACGGATGTTCAATCCGTTCATTTGTTCGACCAACTGTTTCAATTGCAAACAGAACGTAATTTTTTTAGCCGGGGTAGTGAATAAACCAATCTTGTCCAAATCTGAGACGATTGAGACGTTATCAGAGCCAGGGAACTCAAAGTTCTCGTCATTGAAATGTAATGCGCCAACTGCTTCGCCAATTCCATTACGTTCAAACGTCCATAACACATTTGCCCCATTGACAGCAAAATACTTGATAATCCATTTCAGTTTAGAATAGATTAAAGGGATGTTAACATCATCTAGGTGTAGTTCAGCCACCTGATTCAACGAAGGGAATTCAAATACTTCAATAACTGATGAATCTTGTAATGAACCGGTAGACGGGTCGAGAGTGATAAGGTAAGTCGTCCCTTCACCCTTCACTGAATTGTCAGGAATCCAGAAATCGAACCCTAACGAAGTGAAAGTAGGTTTTACTGAACGGATGTTATTGAGTGCGATTGAATTGATAAGCAATGCGTCTGATGATAGAAATTCGCAATCAACTTCTTGACGGACTTTAACCGGGCCGAGCTGTTTGAGCATCAGATCATAATACTCTGGCCCTCTATCTGGATGGTCACTCCAATGAGTAGAAAATGGCATGAAATCATTTTCTGGAGCGCCACGCCACAGATTAGCGAAAAGGTCGGTATCTCCGTTAGGTGTAGAAGAAATAATGATTGACCCACCAGTCGAGATAGCCGGTTGTAACGAAGTCCACATCTCTTGCTGAATGGTTTTACTGATGAATGCAAGCTCATCAAGATAGATGCAATTATGGCTATAGACGTTATTTGTTTTGTAAGTATGGTGGTCAGCAACGTTTATCAAATCGTAGACCGGATGTAGTCCAGGTAGTTGAGTAATGCTGATTACATATAATCCGTTAACATTTTCTTCGGGCGTTAGCAGGTCAGCCGATTTGAATACACCATCAACTAAAAGTAAATGATTAGGGGTGCATTTCAGATGTGACCCATCATTGAATTGTATTTCAAGTAACGGCTTGTCAGGCGTGATGACGATGCCATCAAAAGATTCAAAACCAGATGGTGTTAGAATTTCTAATTCAGCTATGTCAATTTTTAGCTGGTCTGTATCTGGAAAGTTACCTAACGCCAGTTGCGAGATTTGAATGGTAGTTCCAGCTTGCAGATATTCTGGGCAGTCTTTTGGCCGAGTGGTGATTTCAGTATCACCACTTACACAAGTGATAGCAAGCCCGCGCCCGGTTTTATCGGTAGTTGCTTCACAGATAATTTTTGAACCATTGTCAAATTCCATCATGTGCATGTTATACAGTTTGACACCCGCTTTCAGCCAATTTGGTAAATTTTCATATGCGACTCGAATTCTGGCTGCAATCTCTTTCGCGTGAGATTCGTTTTTTGATGCGATGAGAAATGTGCCATTACTGGTAAACTGTGACTTCCAGAATAGATAAATGGCTGATGTGATTGTTTTACCTTGTTGTCTAGGTAGATTTAGAATCGAGAATCTACTTGAGTGCAAATGCCTAATCAGTCGCTCTTGGTATTCGTATAGGGCGAAAGGTACTAGCCCTTTAGTGGGGTGTGATACCTTGACATAGTTGGTAATGAAATAGATAGGGTCTGTAATACACTTGCGCAACTCTTGCACTTGCTCAGGTGTATATTCACATTCAGTACCTGCGCGCTTGATTTGTTCGTTTCGAGCCAAATGGAAAAATGGAGGTTGACAAGTATTTATCAACCTCCATTAGTTTCTGTCAAATTCTAATAACGCAGGTGCGAGAATGATTTACCCATTCTACTTATATTCCGTCCGCCACTCAAGTTTTAGCAGCAGCGGGAAGATTTTATCACCCTTTGCAGCGGGAAGATTTTATCACCCTGCGTATACGCTTTTGGAATGGCAACTTTAAGTTTTTCCAAATCAATGCTACGATTTATAATCAGTCTGGAGAGAACATCGCCATGTAGGAACACCATCGGGAAATGATTAAAGGTAGTATGTTCAAAATACAGGTAATTATTTATGTACTCTCCATTTTTAGTCAGATTCTTGATAGTAGTGGTGATACCTGGGAACATTTTATCAAGACCGGGATAGTTCTCCGCAGAGAACTCAAAAGTAGTTTGCTCAGATGATGCATCCAATCTGACAACATCTATAGTCGCTGCTACTCCACCCAGCATAATAAAGTAAGGGATATTTTCCTTAATCACTAGCAGGTTGCACGACCGGGCTGAAACGAAATATCTAGTGCGAAGCAATCTAACTGCCGTTGATGCTTGTTCCTCCGAGAATCCACAGAGGGACATCAGTCTAGGTCGTAACTGCCCGTCGCCGTCTTTGAACAGTTCAACATGCATTTTTTCATCTTCGGCATGCTGCACTTTCAGTGTGACACCTTTCTGATACTGCACGATTGCAGCCCGGAGTAATTTCTCAATCGCGCCAACAGTTTGAGCTAAATTACCAAAATATTTTCCTCGTGGAAGGTTTATAGCATCTTGCAATCGCCGCGCCAGTTTGAGCAAATCGGTAGCAGCATTTTCAATCAGTTCATCATCCTCATCTGAACCAGAGAAATGCCTGAACGTGAAGAATTCATCAAACTCGTTATGTTCTGTTAAGAAGTTTTCATACTCTGGAATGTCCATCAGCAGGGCGTCATCAATGTAAACAGCTTGAAAATCGCCAAAAGACTTGACAATCAGATAAATCAAACCAGTGTCGGTGGCAGTATCGAAAGTTATTTTATCGCCTTGCTTGATGCCATCCGCCAATACAGGTTCAAGATGAGCATCCGCCCAATTTTTACCTGCCGATTCAAATAGTGAAGTAAGTTTCATTGTGTATCCAGTAAATCAGTTTTTATGGCATGCTGCGCGTTTGTTGTTTTTTCAGCCAGTATTTGAAATCAACTGCCGACAGATTTCCGAACAACTGAGTATGAGTGAACCCGAGCCGCTTCATTCGCATAAAATACTCGGTCAAATTTTCTCGCCATGTATCAACCGCTTCTTCAGTATCTTTATCCAATTGCCGACTGATACTTAACGAAGGGTTACTATTCTGAAATTTGCGAGTAGACATCAGAGCCAGAATACCTGAGAATCTGAAATCATCTGGAAGGACTTTAATGTCGCCTCCAGATGATAACAAATTGAAATGCTCATTCACTGCCGAAAACTCAGCCGAACTTTTACATTGATTGGCAATGTCAATCAAATTGCAAGGTAAGTTATCAGCAATGGTATGCACATTCATTTAATCCTCCGGTTCCCACTCGCCGCTATCATCGGCGGCATCAGCGTCTTCTTCCAAATCAATCATCCCGCAATATTTGAAATAATCTCTGACTAATTTGCCAATTTGCATTGGTCGGTATTCACCTAACATTACTTGCATCGGAATGCCAAGTTTCACAATGGCATTGTGGCAGATTTGCTCTGATACGTCAATCACTTCATCAAGGCAGTCACTCACTTCTTCATCAGCAAGCAAATCATCCATATCCGGGTGCATGCCTTCATTTCGCATTTCATCCAGGGTGACTATCATTTGGCGGGCTAGCGCCGACAAGACATTATGTAATTTTGAAAGTGGAATATCTGTAATGTGATTTGATTTACTTAAATCGATGAATGCAGCAGCATTATTAAGCTGCGCGCTGCCGAAACATACCGCCTCAAACAATCCATACAGATGTCCAGTGATAATATGATGCCCCGATGGAAGATGCTCTTTAAGCACTGGCGAAAGTCGTTGGTCACGGGATGAACTATCGTACAGGATGGTATATCTATCAATTCGCATATTCCCCCACTGTAATGGATTATGAGATAGTCCGTAGAACATGGTATGCAGCCCTGGTACCGATTTCCCTTTGTAGACGCTATTGAACTTTTCAATAAAATCGATTGCAGAAGGGGTGGAAGATTCAAATATGTTGGTCAGTTTCATATATTCCTTAATAGCCGAAACACGTATTGATATAGTGGTTGACGGATGATAGGTCATGCGCAGAAAAACCTTGCTTTGCTGCAAGCTCTGTCATAAAGGATTTCAGCCCCTTTTCAAACATTCCAGTATTACCCGATTTGATGACCGATTTGATGGCGGTCAGTAATTTAGTTTTACGTGATCGGTCGGCGAAGAACTCAGCAATTTTGTTAATGTCATCAAATTTGAACCCTTGGCTTTCTTCAAGTTCTTCAAGTCTGGAAAGCGTGTAAGATTCCATCTTAATACTAATTCGTTTGATATAGTCGCTGAAGGCACTGTCCGGTACAAGACCTAGAAATACACTTGGTCCGCGTGGATGACCAAATTCAGTCAGCTTGAAATCGGATTTGATAGATTTGGCAAAGTCAACAACATGTTCACAATGGACACTATCGAACTTTTTCAAATCAGCCACCGTTTTGAATTGATATTGACCACGCATGATTTTGGGTTTGTGATTTATCTGTACGGTATAGAATTTAGTGTAAGTGATGTATTCAGATTTACTCAAATCATAAGTATGAACAGCGTCACCCTGATTGATGCAGATGCCAAATCCAAACTCTGACCGGAAATCGTACCAAGAGAAAGATACGTTATCGCCAAATTTCTTTTCAACGATATTTGTTACGATTTTAGCGTGTCCTGGCATGATTTTATACACTTTCAGTTCATCTGACTCATGAACTAACACCTGTTTATGCTCACGGAGCATCAGGAACATTTCCATCAGTTTCCTTGACAGACCACCCGTGGTGGAAGGTAAACTACCGAACAACTGTTTCTGCGTCATACCAAATAACTTTGCGGCAATTTCAATTCGATGCTTGATAATTTTGCCGGCAAAGTCTTCCACTTTGTCTTGGAAATCTTCTGCCGATTCTTCATCCGTAATTTCTTTATTTTGTTGGTAGAGCCCTTTAAGTGTTTCCGTTTGAGTGAATAGAAAGTGCCCCATATCCGAGCCATCATAGCAAATAGAATTCAGTGATACTGTATCCGTAGACCAGCCGTTGATGGTTCGCTGCGAATCGAATTTAATCACCAAATCTTGCACATGCGCAAACAGCAGACCTAGGAACCCTTCATCTTTTGATAATACAAATTCGCTCGATATCAACGATGAAACATCATTTCCAGTCGGATTTTTCCAGCATTCTGACCAATCAGTTCCCCCGGATGTAGATTCAAATAAATGTGATAGTTTCATAGACTTGTCCAAATCAGTATTTACAAAAAGTAAAGGGCCGAAGCCCCTTTGTTAAGTGTGAATGCGAATCATACTATCCATCCCCGCAACTACTCGTTGGCAGTAACTCAGGAATTTAGGATAAGTCAACACTTCGGCAAAAACCTTCTCCCGCCCCTTCATGCCATCTTCCTTGAACAGTTCTTCATACTTGCCAAAATCAGTGCAATTATTAGGCCAGTTGTGTAGATTCATCAGCGCACGTTGGTTCAAAAGAGCCATCGTATCTTTCAGCAGCAAAGTTTCTTTATAGTTGTTGAATTTTTCTTCAGTCAGATTTTCAACTACTGCCCGGAGAGTATCAACAAACAGAGTGTCGAGTAAATCAGCATTCTGAGGTTCGACATCGCATGAGAAAACCATCGCCAGTTCTTTATTTGTCATTTCTTCAACACTGAATGAAATGCCATAGGTGAGGCCATGCTGTTCACGAATGATTTCGTTCAAACTTTCGTTATGGGCAGATTGTCCGATGTAAGAAGCGCATGCGCGGGCTAGAACTGACATCTCAGGCACAGGAACGCGGATAGCAGCCATGTAAAGGTGCTGGGAAGCATCTGAAGCCACCTGCTTAATCCGGTAGTCCCATTCGACCGATTTGATGCCTTCTAGGTACATGTCATACGTGTACTCCAGCTTCGGATGCATTGGGTTCAGTTTTTCCCGTTCAGCGTCAATCATGCTGAAAATATCATCCAGATTCATACGTGTAGAATCATAGGTGATGGTCATCGTCAGCGGCGCTTCGTTAATAAAGATGCGCTTCACTTCTTGCAAAGTTTCAAGGTCGAATTTGATGAGGGTTTCCGGGTCGCCGAGAATGTCGTCAAATTCATTGTTGCCATAGATATTAGGTGAAAACCTGAAACTGAACATAGTTTGGGCATCATCATGATAACGTTTGATTTCGTTATAGACGACATTTCGTTCAGTTTCAAATTCTTCTTGAGTAACTTTGCTCAAATCATTGAAAGCGATGTTAAACACCATACTAATCGCCCACATGACATTTTCTCGGTCGGCGAGTGTTTCAAAGTAATAAGCCACTTCTTCAAAGTTTGTCCAGGCGTTATAAGTGCCATACCGTTTCAGATTAGCCATCAGCCCGTCGGTCGTGTAATCAGCCGGACTCTTGAACGACATATGCTCAATCAAATGAGAAATGCCATAAATGTTCTTGGTTTCATGTTCCGGTAACGTCTTTGGATAAGACCGTTCAATATGAGCACCCATTTCAGAATGGATTTCAAACTTGAAGAAGTTTGTTCCGGGCAAATCCATAACAGAGTATTCGATGTTATGGTAGCGCGGATGAATAATGGATAGAGTTGCCATGTGTAGTCCTTTCAAAAAGTTACGAGAAAGCTCATTGTATCATGTTAAGGTCGCGTTAGGCTGCTTGGTAAAGACCATGAATATCAACCAAATCTGCAGCGAACGTTTCAAACATATGGAAAAAGAATGCTTTTCTAACGTCCGCGATGTTTTTATCTCCATACATCACGTTATACGGGAGGTCATTAACTCTACACAAATAAAGTATTTCACGAAAGTAAGTGTCAATGGCATCATTATATGCATCGTTTTCTTGCAAAACATTCTTTACATTTTCAATGGCTTCAGCACGTTCTTTGTAGTTTGACGCATCTGATATACAATCATCTACTATTTTCTGCGTAGATAATTGTATAGCGTTTATCGCTGCTTCTAATGGAGTCAATTTGATGACCCGACGCGATAAAGTATCCATGTCATACACCGCGATCTTCGTCGCCGGGTCGTCGGGGAGGTGATAGACGTTAAGGAAAAATAAAACTATAAATCCAGTTACAGATGCATCCCTATCGTTGATTGGGATGAACCAATTGCACTCAACCCATGCATCATATTTTAATGGGGGTGGCAGCGCGGCTTCAATTCGCGCGCTCACCGCTTTCAGCGAATCATACCACGGCGGCTTAATAAAAGGGGTTGAGGGTAGTTTAACCATATCAAGTAAATTTAATTTACGTTGGTGCATATTACCTCTTTCAAAAAGATACAAGAAAGCTCATTGTATCACAATGATTTGGTGTGGAACTTTTGTACCCGATTTCTCAGGTAGTATTCACTGAAAAGAAATTTATGAAGGAGAGTGCGGATGTGGGCAATACTCGCGCCGCCAAACCATTCATCATGGGTTAATGGAACGTGTGGCTGTCTGGTAAACGCAATGATTTTAGCGCACATTGATTCAACCAGTTCTTCATACTGTTCACACGATTTTAACTCACTGGCGAGACGGGTATAGTTAGGTTGGGTAGATTCATCTCGGTTATCTAGTTTAGCTATTTCGTTCTTGCATATTTCATCCATCGTTCCCCTGCATTGGATGATGCCCGAAATAGCTCCGGCTGAAAATTTCGGCATGTTTCCAAATCCTGCGTCTGCATCGTGAACAGCTATTAGTGGTGATACTAATGGGAAAAATACCACCTGCCCAGAATGCGTGAAGTGTTTTGAAGTGTTGAAATAAAAAATAATCCCTTGCGATAGATTATCTGCATCAAAAACAACTCTTAGGCATTTCTCTACTTCAAATGCTGCCCAATCTTCTGCTGAAGCCGTATTGGTAGCAAGGCGCTCAAACAATTCGATGAGCATGATTAAATCACCCACGAATTGAAGAAGAATTTACCCATGAAATATTTTTCAAGAGTTTTGCGCGCCTGACCAACAGATGCGTTATCAAACCATTCTTGGAACGTCAGCACGTCAGATACCTGTGTGAGACGAATGGCGGCAGTACAAAATGCATCAATCGTGTCGAGGTATTCCTCATCGTCAGCCATATGGGCTTGGACAATAGTGATCAAATTAGCAGGGCGCGGCTCGTTATAATCCCAAGCACTGAGGTGTTTCCATTCCTTGAACTCGGGTACATTTTCTTGTTCCACCGTCAGTTGGGCTGTGAGAGCAGACTTCAGATCGCACACTTTCTTAACAGCGTCACTCAGTCCGGGAAACAACTGAGTTGCTTCTTCAAATGACGTACCAATGCGCAAAATCGGCGAACCGTATCCATTCACGAGCGCGAACACTTGCCCATACAACGGTTCGGCCACCATCGCGCTGGGATACAGCGTGTATATATTACGGTGATCATATTCGGGTGTGGCGGTTTGCGCGCGGACAAAATTATGAAACTCGCCGAACGGATTACCAGTCTCTTTGTCAAGGTCAGCAGCGAAAGTGCGAAACAGATGAACAGCCATGTTTTTCTCTCAGTAAATTGGTATGGGTAGAGTATAACGACTGGTAGCAAGCCAGTCAAGAAACCTTTTACACTTTGTTACAAAATTAAGCTTCCATTTGTTCAGCGGGTTTTTGAAGGGGCTGCTTCAACTCAGCTATCCCATTCAACAACAGTCTGCTGGTAAAATTTATTATTCCCAATCAGATGTTTGGCCCGGTCTTCAATCCCGTACCTGTCAAATAGTTTTCTAATGGCCCCCACCGATTTATTTCCAAACATGACGAAATGTGGTAGTTCTAAACTTCTGGCGAAATCCATGATGGCGGCGAAACTCGCATCAAGCGCATCTTGATACTCATCATCATTTTTCAGATACTCTACCATCTTTTTATATTGGGTGGTATCGTTCTCGTCTGTTAATTCTGAATGATTTTCACCGATTTTACGACTTACTTCACCTAAATGCGAAAGTGTTTTCGCAAGATGTGGCATGTTTCGTACTGTGGCGGTTTTATCACCCATGTTAAATACTTGGATGTCCCGGAATCCGAAACTGAACAAAATCGCAACAAACCCACCAACTGATAAACTGTCTGGGTTATATGCTATAAACCCACCCGCAATGGAACGAACTGCGTCTATTCCATCGTATAATCCGTTGGTAACGTCCCGGCTAATTTGGTCGTGCAAAGGACGCAAAGCGTCTATCCATTTAACCGGCCCGTTAGCATATTTACGGTCTGTATAATCAAGCAGGTCAATCTTGCTTGAAGATTCTAAAATAGTATTAAGTTTCATATTATTCCTCGTAATCCTCGTCTGATACTTCTTGAGATTGGTTCGCGGCAGCAAAAGCGATCGCAGTGTGGGTTTCAATGCAATACTTTTTGAATAATTTCTTGGTGGAAGCTGGTGTATTTTTCCCGTACTTCATCCCATATGAAAGTGTGGTAGTATTAATCAGTCTAGTGGCTTCTGCAAAAAACGCATCTATGAAATCGTTGAATACTTCATCATCTTCAAGGATTTGTTTGAATGTGCTTTCGGGAAATTGCTGGGAAGGTGATGTTTGTATATATTCATGTGCTAACACCTCAACTCGTGCTAGCATCTTTTCAAAAATATCTGCCAGTTTTTCCGTTTTAATAACCGTCAGCTCATGCTGTTTTTCATCAACAACGTCTATAACAGCATGGCAGTCTAAAACCAGCAGTAATGCCATTTGACCTGCAATTCCTTGAGAAGATGGGACAAGAAAAGGTTCGCCATATAGTTTCGGTTGCATATAATTGTAAGATTGCCATCCATTAGAATACCATCCCCGCTTGACGCGAGTAACCACATTTGAAAGTTTTGAAACAATACATCCATACCCACCATGACCGTCCGCATCGGGTAGAAGGTAATCGAGCAAATCCACTGCCACCGATTCAAATAAAGATTCCAGTTTCATATCATTTCCCTTGCATTACTTTGTTGTACGCCACCATCGACGGTACAGTATCACCAAGCTTCCGCTGTTCATATATTTTGCGGATAGCACTCACGCTTTTATTTCCATACATGACAAATCGCGGTAGTTCCAACCCTTCAACTACGCGCAGCATTTCAACAAAATATGCATCAATCGCGTCACGGTATTCATCATCTTCTTCGAGCAAATTAGCCATTTCTTTTACATGACTCGCATCACGCGGGTTATTCAAGTGCGGCGCCGCCCTGGCGATTTTCCATTTTGCGTCATACTCTTTGCTAGCCGGTGAGTCCAATCTACCCATTTCAACCGATTTAATGGTTTTGGCAGAATCATCAAAAATCAGAATGCCTTTGCCTACGGTTGGTGCGGAAAAAAGCTTCACTATTTGACCGCCAATCCGTTCTGTCGGGTTGTTATAAAAAATATGCACCCACATTGACATATCCGTAATCGGATTACTGCTATCAAGGAACCTGTACCCTTGACTATAAGTGTCAATGTCGCCTTCCGGATTTCCATCCTTACCCAGCCAAGCAAGAGTACCTGCTTCTGTCCGATAACAGTAATCGAGCAAGTCGATAGAAGATGCAGCCGATTCAAATAAAGATTCCAGTTTCATATATATTTCCTTTTACTTCTGTGACTGGTCGTTAATAATGGTGGTCGTTATAGCATATGGAATGAAAGTTTTGATACGGTCTAAAAAATTCTTCCGCCAGCCCCCAACACTGACCGAGCCATAAAATTCCTGCGGGGTCATGCCGTGTTCTCGAAGGGATGGGAACAGTTTGACAGCGTGACTGAAACCATCTTCTAGTGCATCATATGCATCAGAATCATTGAAATGTTCTTTCACGTATTTTTCGGCGGCTAGTAAAGTTGCCAAATATTCCTGATCGACATATCCCACCTCTTTGATACCCTCAACGACAAAATTGCGCAAGGGGCTGCGTGGCGCACCGCTGTTGATAGTAAATGCATCCGAGTTCATGGCAGTATGAACCCGCATATAATCAAGTGCCTCAGCCAAGCCATCAATTTCAATATACACAATATCTTTGAAAGAACATTCTGAAGGTGGATAATATTTGACTAATTTTCCGCTACAAAACCACAAAGTATCAATCAAGCACGCAATTTGCCCGGTCAAGATAGATGGCGCCTTTTGCTGATTGCACACTAGGGGAAAAGATGTATTACTAGCAAATTCCGGATGCCAGACGGAAAAGAAATTTTCAATACTTGTGGAATCAATTGACCCGCCATCAAGGGTGCATGAGATAACCTTCTGAGAGGATTCAAATAAATTTACCAGTTTCATTTCAGGTTCTTCAGCTTGTAAAGGACTTGACTAATCTCGCCCTGCAGTTCTTCAAACTTGTTCACGATGAAGCCATCATCCGGTAGTTTACTCTTAAATTCTTTCAAGTCAACCATCAATTGTGTAACAAATGCAACAGGAGTCTTGGTGTCAAAATCTGCACTGGCTTGGGGGATGTTGCCAAGCTCATAAACGCCCATATACATCTCGGCCAGTGAATCAGTCATTTCTGACAGCAAATCGTATAAATCATTTAGTGCCATGTGTTCAGAAAAACTGGTCGTCTTCCAATGCTGAATATGAGCAACATTTCTGGCGTATAACAGAAATCCGAGTAGTTCTTCGTAAGAGGTATTTTCCATACTCTCTTTCAGACCAATCAACTTTTTTGTCAATGAAACGACTTCCGGCCAGTAATACTTATTCATCGGAATGGTGTGTTTAGCTTCAGCCCATTTGTCTTCCACTTCTTTCAGTGACAGGCCGGATTGATGCGCTAATTTTTTCAGTAAGGGAGTGGGCATAGATTTCACTAAGTTCATTTCCATTATTTACTTGATTCACAAAACAAAAAGGGTTGAGACTTTCATCCCAACCCTTTTATTCCATCGACTTCAGATTAGCACAGTTCGGGGAATTCTTCCTCGCACTTCACGGCAAATTCCTTCGACTTCAGATCAGCGAAAACCACCGCCTTCAGAAACTTCTTCACCGACTTGGCAGAACCTGACACCTTCAGCTTGCTTTTCATCACCTTCACTTCAACACCATATTCTTCCGCCACTTCTTCAGACGTTTCATCTTGAAAACCGAACGGCTTTGCTACTGATACAGTTACGTCAGCCACTGGATCTTTAGCTTCATTAACGGCTTCCTTCACGTCCGCTTGCGCCATGCCATAAAACTCCTTGGCATGCTCAGTCATCGCCGCCGCCAGATTCGGCTTCGCCTCATCAGTCTTGTCAAAAATTAGTGCATTAATCATTGCACGGATAAGTTCTTTACGATCAGCCATTTCATCACTCCTTTAACTTAGGGTCAGCCCACAAATAATTTACAATTCGAGCCAACACCACTCAAAGAGTATTTACGTGAATTTAACTGTGTCGCAACCAAAATAGAAACCACCCCTCCCACTTCACACTTGTAAAAAACTGGCGAAGCAATGTCTTGAGTGAAATTTATTTCTACAGACGTAACACCTATCGGCATGACGATGTTACTGTCAATTGCCGCATAAGCTATTCCTAATGGATTTCCAGTCACGTTTTTACTCGACAAGTAAATGATGCCCACCGTTCCATCAACTAGCACTAACGCTTCATTGATACCAGTTGCCGAAGTTTCTGCCGGATTGTCTTGCAAATCCATCGCAACACCTAACGCCGGAATACCGAAATTTGGCGTTTGACTGGCGGGCAGCATGATGTCCAAATTGGTGACGAATTGGGCGAAGGTGGTGTTAGCTACCGTCCCGTTAACAAACGCGCCCACAGCCCCTTCTAACGCCCGTAAAAGCTGTTCTTCATCCTGAGTCAAGGACGGCTTTGCTAACAGCTCTTTCGCCTTCTGGAAATTTTCTGACAAGGCATAGCCATAGTCATAATAACCAACACCGGACAATAGTTCAGCATCGTATGGTAAATTTGAATAGCCGGGCAAGAATCCGTTAAAATCACCATCCAAGACGATACCCGAAAAAGCATCATCATACGTTGATTTAACTTTCGTCACTACCGATTCAACCATCGTGACTGATACAGTTTCTTCTTTGAATGAATCAGTAATCAAATTACCTGCATCGACAAAGAAATGAATGCGTTCAGTCATGTTAACTTTCACCATCTCATTCGTCCCCGTATTTCCGTACAGGAAAGAAATTTGCGTATTGACCGGCAGGTAACTATCGTGGAAAGAAGTATCCCAGCTAAACAACCCGTTCGAGTTGATATTACCAATTCGTTCTCCAGTCAATGCGTTAATTTCGGTTGATACTTGGTTATTGGCATAAGTGGGTCGTTTGACATCTAGCGGAATGAAATTTCTGTTCAAGTATAATTCTGGGCTAGTAACGTTATACTTCGTCAAATCTGACACAAGCACTTGGTCAATGAATCGAAGGTCAATCGATTCAGGAATCAGTGGAGTAACGGCTGTAATCGGCGCAGAAAATGCCAGTTGCATATAATCAAACGATGTCTTTTTCAGATTGACTACATTACCAGTTTGCGGCAGTTTGTTAATGACAATACTTGAGTTGTGCCCGAAAGGAAAATCAAACGGGGAAAGAATTTGAATGATGACGGTTGCCATCGTTGGATTGGGCATCGTCACTGAAATATCAGTCGTTTGAATGGAATTAACACCAATGCCCAGCAACTGAGTACCAAGGTATAGCGCCCATTTCGACCCCATTCCTTTCAATACATACGTCCCCACTTTATTTCCCTGAACACCAATTTGACCAGCAGCTGAAATACCATTGGTTATCAAAGTGTTATTCTCGAATAGATTGATAGTTGGCGGAACTAACTTGAATCCAATTTTTCCGTTAGAGAACCATTCATTGAATTTGGCATAGCCGGTAAATCCTGAATAACTACCATAAACGGCATACTCAAAAGGTGAAGCATGCGTTTCAAACTCAAGCTTATCTCCATTTTGCATGCCAATTTTACCGGCATCAATGGTGAAATGTAGATAAGAATCTTGATAACTCAGTTCGGTTAAATTCTTCGCATAGATTTGTGAGCCGGCGTTATTGCCAGACGTGTAAAGGCCGGCGAGCAAGAATCCTGAACTTTGCTTAGTAATCGTCCATTTCGCATCAATAGCTGCTCCCATGTTTTTAGCATGAATGATGACATGAGGGAAATTGACACTACTCTTGTACCATTCTTTAATGGATGTTGGCTGATTGTCCACCGTGAAAAAATACATGTCACCATTAGTAACTGTCTCAGTGAATAATGAATTGACATCATCGGTCAAATATTGTGAATAGAAAACTTTCGTCGCCAAGTAGGGTTTGGCGGGAATAGTTAGTGTGACACCATCGATAGAAACTGTATCACCGATATTGGCAATTTGCTTTTCAACCCATCCATTATTTTCAAACGCTTGCACACTGAATTGAGCGACATGCCATAAAGTAATGTCTGTTCCAGTGGCCGGTGAATGGGTGGAACTGACATGTGAATTAACTTGGAAAGCAACTGCATCATAAACAGCTTGACTGATTGAAGGGTCTGGGGAAGTGATGTCAAATTTGTTATTAGTCGTCCCATCTTTTTGCAAGATGTTATACGGATTGGTTTCGTCAGGTAAGGCAACGAGCCGGTATGATTTTGATAGAGCGGTTGGAACAACTGATAAACTAACATCTATTGATGACACGGCCGGAAATCGTGAATCATTCGTCACGTTCAAGTTTTTGAGCCAAGCCGGTGAATTGGCATCAAAGCCATCATAACCAAATGCATCATAGCCAAAATACAGTCCGAAATCTCGAATGACTGGAGCCGGATTGACTACTTCGATATAAAACCTGTCACCTACTTGGTAATCATAACTTCCCTTGACGAACGTGAAACTGAGTACACCGTCATTGAAAGGAGTATTGCAAGAAAAGGTTGATTGATAAGAACCACATTCAATTTTGAAGGTGGAAGCAGACTGCGCCTCAAAAATCATCATTCCGCTGATAGTCTCAGTTAAAAACTGAATGGTATTTTTTCCGTTAGCAGAGGTGAAATAGCCATACGAATCCGAGTCAACCACTGGACGAGTATAATTCTTAGGATTGATTTTGACAATGTTCCACGTTTCCAAATTGGCATCAGGGTGAATGGAGATGGTATTCTTGGCCGTCAATTTGACCGTATAACCGATGGTCGGACTACCGACCATCGAGGTATTGAATGACACTTTCGCGGACGTGAAAGAAGCCCCAGCTATAAATGAACCGAGGAATCCTGAATCAGAACCATACACTTGAAATTGAGTGGGTGAAACAGCGACAAGGGAAAATTCTTCTAACAAAGTGTTAGCTGGGACAGTAATTGAACTGATACCAATCACTGAATCAGCATAGTTATTGAACGAGTATGAAGCTGCATGTTTGACTGCTTCATTTGAATACATACCCGTGAATAATCCAGAGCTGGATTTTTGCAACTGGCTGTTAAACCAAGTCAACGTGAAATCGGGGATGAGAGCTAAATCAGGTGCGGAAATTAACGAGAAAGCATATTGCAACGCGGTAAAATCAGTCGGCAAAACGTTGTTATCTAAATCGATGAGAAGCAGATGCAGTTCAGCATTGACGGCTGAATAAACCGAAACGTTCTGTGTGTAATTGAGCACATAGGTAAAAAGAGCGATGAGAAAATTGATACAACCAGCTTTTTGACTGGCTGCATCAGAAATCAAATTCACTTCGTCGGTCAACGTATAAAGAGGGTTTGCTGACCCATCCGGATTGTGCGTCTGATTGATTTGAAACTGCATGCTTCCTCTGACGTTCAGGAAATCATGATTTTCTAACAGTTCTTCTTCCGCTAACGTCCCCTGCCTAAAAATTGACGCATCGGACGAATACGTATAATGTTTCTTGCCATATTGGAAAGGGATGTTAGCCAGTTCGGTTGATTCACTGACCCCGACAGTATAGGCTGAATTTTGTCCGGGGCCGTAAAACCAACCAGTATCACCAACCAAATTCAAAGGATGTAATTGCATGCTGATAGGCACACCATTTGAATAATAGTCGAACTTTGATACTGGTCTAGATATTTCTTTCAGGACAAGTTTGTCTGTGATGGCCGCATTGACCACATCAGTGAAATGATATTCTTCGACCACTTCAGATAGTTTAGACCTGAAGGGCTTGGTATCATTAATGTAGTCAATCAGACTTTGAATATAGGTGTTATTCGACATTATGGGTTTCAGCCTTTGAAACCCATATTTACATGTCGATTTTTAAGAAACCACCCTAATTCCGTAGGCAGAAAGTCTACTGGTTTTGAACACGTCCGTCAACTCATAATTACTGGCGATGACATCTTCCAAACAGGCGAAAAACACTTCGTTGATTTGCGCCACTGACGCAAGGTTCCAAATTCTGTTCATCGTCTCCCGAATATTTGCCCCACTGAACAGCGAATCTAACTCAGCGAAATCAATGAAAGAGATATAGTCGGGAATTGGATAATCACCTTCCACGACCAAGGACGTATTTTGCACCACGTACTTGATGGTTTCAATGAGAATGTTTTTGTCAGCTAACACTTGTCCAACACCAAATCCATACTTTGAATTCTTGCCATACTTCGCATCGTATGAAACAAACTTTTCGTATGGCACTGAGTTGCCGGCGCTATCTTGTCCACAAACACTATCGACCAACTTGTTCCACAGTTGCTCAGGGATTTTAGTCCGTTGACCGGGACGAATTAACGTCCATTCCGTGTGCACATCTTTCAAGTCCAAATCATTAGAATCTGTACGAAGGGTGTAATCACGGGTGAAACGTAACTTATACTCATCCGAATTGGGGACAAGATAGTTAAGACCGGAAATGATGACCGAATCATATTTACCATTGACCAGATGGTGAATGATGAAATAAGCACTTGGCGCAGTCGTCAATTGCTGCTTGATTTGATTGACAGACAATTGACCCGAACCCAGGTTGCGATTAGTTACCCAGAAATAATACTTGTTTCCACTGACGAGGCCGGTGTTATCTCTGACCATCTTCGTCACATACTTGAAATCTCTCTTAAACTGTGTTTGAACTTTTACGTCATCTGCCACGTCCGGATTGAATGCCAGTTCTTTCTGAGTTGGTTGATAGACGGAAATGATAACTTTGACAAACGTGCCAATCGGGCAATTAATCGTCATCGTCGTGCCAATCTTTGAGTAAGTATTCGATTGCGCAATGCCATTGAAATAAACCGCGATACGGGCTGAATCAACATCCATTACTTGAATAGTTGACACCGTTGTTTGTGCGACAAAATCATAATGAGTCGGCGTCAATTCCACCCAATCATTCCAACTGGTCTTATACCGAGGAATAATAGTTGAATCAGACAGAACCAAATCAGGGTTAGTGGCATCGGCAATCATCGCAAAAGTCACTGGTTGCACGGAGACATAATCACCAATATAAGGTTTCCACTTTGAGTTGGGAGCCGGTGAATCATCATCCAAATCAGCTTGCGCGGGCATTGACCAAGAACGCCATTCGATACCTGTGTAATCCGGAGATTGCGGGTCATTGCAAATAACGCCGTTGACAGTATTCGGCACAATTTGCTGAATGGAAATGGTATCATGTAAAGTCACTCTGCTCGAAAACGCTTCTTCAATGATATTGGCTAAAGTATCAATCGGCATGTTATTAACTGAGTTAAGAGCCGTTAACGTAATTTGCAGATTGAAATTTTCGATAGTGCCAACTACCGTGTCATTTTGCACCATTGAATCGGACGTGCCATAATAAGGAGCGGAATTAACTGACCCGATAGCTGTGTTAATTGGTACATCGACAAAATCACCCGTATCAATTTCAATGACCCGAATACTTGCTGTCACTTCCCATTGGTTGACTAACGTCCCTTCGATGGCGATTCGTTGAACAGATTGAATCAAACTGGCGTTAGAATTTGGCCCGACGAAAAGCAGTTGGCCTAATTTCTTGGTAGAGCCAATTGCTTTGATAGAAACATTAACTGTCAATCCATTCTTCGTGATAGTTTGCTGATTGGGCAGGATGTTATCGAGTAACACCGTCTTAGAATCATTAGCAATAATTTTGTACTCAGACAACGGTTTTTCAACCGGCGTATTTGTCCAAGTGCCGACATGCATATTAGCCTTGATGCCCAAATCGGCGAAAGAGCCGCTTTCCAGCCATGCAGTCCCTGATTGGTTGTCGAACGTGATTGAAGGGAAGAAAGCGGCGTTAAAGGCTGGATGAGCGGCTGCAATAGCCACGCCCGCCTGACTCCACGCAATCGGACGAACTTGCCAAGCTTTCTCACGCTGATAGACAGCTTCGTTACTCGGCTGACCATATTCCGCCGGGTAGTAAGTGGTGTAAGCGGACGGAATGACATCCGATTCAACCCATTCATTGATACTGACTGACGCATAATCAGCCAGTCCACCCCATCTAATCAACCGCTGGTCAATGTCCGGATAGATGGATGAATCATCATACGGCTGATAAGCTACCTTATCAGTATCAAACCAGATACGTCCAATTTCCTTATCACTCCATGAAAAATATTCATTAACGTCCGTTGTCACTAAGTTAGAATATTTCGCCGGGTCAGTATTTGAAATAATGTCCACTGCCGAAATAGCTGCTGAATGATAACCCGCCTTCGGATGCCAATAACAAATATCGGTGACATGCTCATTAGCTTGATAGTTGAACAGTTTAATCGGATTATACTTGTCCACATCTGGATTGAGTGATGAGACATTAACTGTCCCCGTTCCAGTAATTTTCAATGTGGTATCGTTCAGCTTTTGATAAGTAGCTGTTCCATTGATGAATGAATCACCAGAAGGAATGGTAATCAATCCGGAAGCTGAGTTATTCGAGTAGTAAGTTGTCTTCGATGAAAAAGTCATATCTTTGTTCAAATCGGGGAGAGCAAACCATCGATTGTCATCAATCGGGTCGATGAACGTGAATCCTGATAACGAATTATCACCAAATTGATACTTGGTAAAATGCTGATAAGTATCTGCCGCAAATACTTTCAGCTCTGGATAAGTTTTTTCGCGGGCGTCACCATACTCGGCAATCTTCACCGCCCAATACTCGTCAATTTTCGCGCCGGAATAATTCTTGTGATTGAGTAACGCATTAACAGACGAAGTAGTTCCCTTCATCTGAATCATTCCACGCCAGAAAGCCAGTTGCGTATTCATATCGACACCGATGTTACTCAGGTAGTCTTTCTGAGAAAATCCAAGTAATGCCAAAGCATGTTTTGAAATGGTCGGGTCAAATTGCTTATCAGGATTGTACGCGTTAGCTATCGCATCAATCGACGCCTGTAAATTAAGTTTCGATGCATTGTCCGAGATGAAATGGCCACCAAATTCAGGGCGCATCGTTTCATTGGCAGAACCTCGCCCATTGAACGTTAGAGTTGAAATCCGCGCACCTGAAAACTCATCAAACAGTAATTTATCAGTGCCAATCTGCTTTTCAAACTTGAAAATGTTCTCATACTCGTCAAACTGAACATGAGCTGAATAGATAGGTACTTCCGACTTGATAACAGTCTTGTCCGCCGTTCTGACCACGAACAAATCTCTCACACTGATTTTCGCCCCAACCAAATCAAAAATGGCCGGATGCGACTTCACATCAAAAATGTCCGTGTCAACAAATTCAGCAGTCAATCCATCACCATGCTCAATCGTAAATCCATCCATGAACGGATTCATCTGAATAGGGTCATTCAATCCAACCGTATCCAAATTAGATACCATTTTTTCAATCTCTAACTGCCAATTACGGAATCTTCCGCTATCTGCTTCTATCTTGTTGTCATTGTCGTCCATCGTGAAGCCATTTGCTTCTAAAAACATCGAATATCCGAACAATACGTTAACCAAGGGTAATAGCCCTTGGATTGTGGTTGGAAACGTCGTTTTTACCAAATTGGCAATTTCTGAATAGTGGGAGAGGACTAATTCAGTGTCAAGGACGTTAAACGTAATTTCTTCTGAAGAAGGGTCAAGATGATAATATTGGAATTCAGTTTGATTGGGGTTAAAGCCATCAATTTGATACGTCCAGTTTTCTTTCGGGCCTGAGTTAGAGAGGACGGACACGTTCAGTGCTTGCATCCAGAGTGAGTTACTGACCCTATTCTTTTTCAGCTTTAGCGAGTAGGCAGATTCCGGGATGACGGTCGTCCCTGTTTCAACTACGCAATTTTCCGCAATCATTCGGCCAGTTCGATAGCCAATAGTTGTCTGCCAATTTTTGAAAGCGGATACGGCATAACTTCTGTTAGTGTCCACGCTCATACTTCTTAACGCATTAGCGAACAATTGACCAAAACCAATATATTGTTTCGTCGTCGCTGGGACAAATGAAACAACTGAATTAGCAATGATGAACATGTCGCCCTGTTGGAAGGCAGACCCGTTATCTTTGATGCCAAAGTTAGTGAACGTGACGCCATTCATTGTCCCGTTAGTGATTTGATTGGCAATCAGTTTGCCGACAAATACATCTCCGTCGAATACGCAGAATTCTGGATAACCAACTGACCGAGTGTGATTAACTAATTTAACATCCTTGTTAACAGTGCCGACTACTTGATGAGTGCGAGTTGAATCGATAGCATCACCGTGCATTTTCAGATTGGACAGACTGACCAGCGACTGTGCGTTATAGTCATATCGAATGCCGTCGATAATTAAGTAATTGATTCCCCACAGGTTTTCAATAAATCCTAACGGATTGACTTTGCAATAGGCTTTTACTTCGTTATACTTGTAATCAATAGAATTTTTCCACACGGATTCAAGTAACGAATTATCCCCAAATTGATACTCATCTTGCCAACTGGTCGGAATGACGTTCGTCAAAACTTCATTCGCCCATCGGTCAGAAGCTGGCAGATAAGGAGGTAAATTTTCATCAGTGACCGTATTGACAAATAACTTGACCGAAGTAACGGCTTTAATGTCCGCCCACATTTTGTTAGACCACTTTCTGTATTGGGCAAATTCTTGATTGGTGATATTGCCCCAAATGGTGTTAGCAAATACTGAGCCATATCGAACAGTGAAAAGTAGCTTGGTATTGAAATCAAATGATACTTGAGTCCAACTTCCGGTAGATACTTGCCAGATGCCATTATTGGAAGGTAGTGCTTCGGACGCTAACAGAATATAGTCGCCATTACTCAATTGAACTCCGTCCATCACTGGTAATCCAAATCGGGTAACGTTCGTCGGCGTTTCACTGAACGAAACTGCTGACACAGTAATTGAATTGGTATAACCAGTTAAGTCTGTCAACTTCGCCTTATACTGAATATCCCAATTGGCCGGCTTAGAAGCATGGTTGAGTAGTTGCCACGGCGCCAGATCGGGTCGAGCCGTTGGATAACTGATACCATGAGTTGATTGATAAGCCGTGATAACATCGAACCAGCGAGCTTGACCAATTGATGAATAATTCCAAGAGAACGGGTCTTCACTGGCGATGGAAGCGTATGGCTTATATTTGTTAGCGGTCGCCCACGAAATGTATTCCTGTTCCATATTCGGAATGGAAAGATTTATCGGACTGGCATAACACCTGTCATACAGTCTCGATTCAATTTCGATGATGATTGAGTTGAGTAATTCACCAAACTTCATTTCTTTCCATAGGTCAGATTTGTTTTTGTAAATCCAACCAGTGCCATCATACTCAAATGCTTGATTAGTCTGAGTATTCAGCCAAGTCGTTCCGGCTGATGGATTGCTCGGCGCATTATTCGCATCTGACGTTACATCAAACAGTTTGATAGAAGACGCGGAACTGGTGTTATTAATCCACATCGCGCCCTTGAACGGGGTGGTTGGCTCGACAGTCGTTGACAACAGGATTTCAACTTCAGCACCGTTTTTATTGACAGTCGTCTTGTTAGAAAACATCCGCTCGAATAATTGATAGGTGTCGGCAAATAACGGACTCTTGTGTCCATCGTGATGCTGGATAAATTGCCCGTCCAGTTCGTTCACATGGACGATTTGCGGCATCACTGGCGCAGTAAATCCCATCATTGGCAACGTAATCGGAAACCCTGCCAGACTGGTCGTATCATAAAACACTTGCTTGACATCTCGACTTTTCAGCAGTTCACTTAACGCATAGTCGGCAAATTCTTTCGCGGAAGGAATTTTGACATCAGCGACATATTGCAGAATTTTTGACACGTATAAATCGATAACTGAGTTAGAAGCCGATTCATAACTACGCTGCGCATAATCAATCAATGACAATGGGTTAATGTCTTTTTGCATCATCAATCCGATGAAAATATTCACCGGGTCATTCCATGATTTGATGGCGCCGCCAAACTTGTTCGATACTCCCTTATTAAGAATATCTCTGAAGTGAGAATATAACGCCCCTTCCTGCAAAGTCGCCTGATGTTCATTTTTAACATTATGAACAAAAGACATTGGCACGGTATAAGTGCCATTTTCGCTCAGTAACACCATGTTCGTTTTGTCGTTCTGCTTAACAACCCATTCCGGAATATTTTTGCCGGCAGTAACGAACGTGTACGAATCATTCACTTGAAACGGAATGCTTCCATTAACAATTTGAATGGTGAAATATTCATTCGAGTACAGTTGCCCAATTGACACCAATTCATTACCTGAAAATGAATTACCAGTCAGTTTGAACGAAGATGCATTCAATGCATTCAACGTCCAAATTTGTTCAGGGATATTTTTACCTGTTAGCTGAACAGAAATAGTTCCGTTACCAGTTCCGGTGAAAGAGGAAGAAATGATAGTTGAACTGGAATAGCCATCCGTCCAAATGGATTTCATCTGACCAGCTTCTTTGAAGAATAATGCCTTATCGCCATCCATTAGGCCGTGATTGAAAAGGAAATCAGCGGACAGGAAATCTGACTTGGCAACTCGCTTCTGTAACTTAACGTCCAGTTGTCCATTCACTGATTCTTCATAGAAGAAAATTGGTGATACGAATCCGGAATGAGTGCCATCATGATTGAATAAATCGAACAGCGGAAACTGATTGAACTTTTGCTTAGTTTGCTGGTAAGCCGTTCCGGAAGAAGCTGGGCGGCCGTTAGCCACAAATGAATTCAGTTGAACTGAATTCTTGTACTCGATAATCGGTCGAACTGCCTGTTGGATTTTAGCCAAGTCTAACCCACGTGCATTCACTTCTGAAATATGCATCCAGTAATTATGCTCTTGCCAATCATTTGTCAATGAAGTTGAACCGGATTGGACAAATGAATAGCCCCCGGTAACCGAAACAGCTCGATACCGGCTTTGCCCGTGAATGTCAAATACTTCCGCATTGACATTAGAACCGGCAGTAAAATCTTCCGCAAATGACCAGCTCTGTTCAGACACCGTATAAATTCCATTTTCTGAACCGGCGTTATTCTTGACAAGAACTCGCATACCCTTTTGCAACTGGACATTATTGATGACTTGATAAGCAGCGAGGGTCTTGACATTTTTCACTTTACCCTTGATGCCCGTTGAGCCGGTAAATGAAACAGAATAGACTGATGAGATAAATTTCGCATCAATCGATAAAGTGTCACCGACGTTAAAGGATTCATAACCAATGAGATTGGATTCAGTATCAAATAACGGGTCGCATACGATGTCGAACGTGATAAGAGTTTTAGTCACGCCGTTTTTTGAGACGGCAAATGAATGAGTATATGTATTCACTAACCCTGAGTTAATTTTAGGCATAGTGAACGAATTGGCACCACTGACAGGAACCCATCCCCCGAGGGCACCCACATTGGCTACACTGAATTGTAACTCAGATACGGTGTTATTGACACAAGTGACCGTGAAAAGTTGATTGGCAAAACCAGTACCAGTAGGGACAATAAATTCGGTTGTCGCCACATCAACGTTCAGTTTGGTTAAACTTCCATTAGCCGGCTTTTCAATGCAGTAGTATTCAGGCGCGTTCGTCTGATTCCATCCCATCACTGGTTTGTAATCAAGCGCATTTGCCGTGTAGTAGTAATTGAAGAAATTGGTAAATTTGTCCAGTGAGATTGGCGGACAGAAGTTGTTCCCTTGGGCAGCTAGCCAATCTTCTAAATTGGCCGTCAGACCAATCGCTTTCGCTTTGTTGACCAAATCCTGTTCAGTGAAAATAAATTCCTCTTTCCCTTGATTGAACGAAAACAGGGGAACGATGTGATTGATATCTTGTTCTACATCAGTTGCCAAACGTTGCGTGACCGTGCCAGGATTGTTACCCACATACCCGTAAAAAGGAGCTGATTCATTTTGAGTGAGGAATCGGTCGAACAAGTTCTTGGTAATAGAGACGTTAACTGAATTACGTAAGTTAGGGGAAATGAACTTGGCTAGTTCCTGATAAGGCAATGTGTAATCTTTTTTGGTCATTTGTGTCATTCCTTCATGAGTAGTTATTTACTCAGCATTTTTTGAACCAATACCTAATCCATCTCATTACCTAACCTCAGCCCTTACAGGGCTTCAGTAGTTGAGTAGTCCTTTCGCATCTTGAGCCTACCGGCAGCAAGCTGTCTCAAGCCACTACTCAACTAAGCTTTTCTGTGAGCTAACCAACCAAGCCACCTACCCAGCTTTTCTCCACTCATTTGTAAAATACCCTTAGGTGACAAATAAGGAATTGACTTGTAAGGGGCTTAAACGGGTCATAGAGCCGATTTCATCCGCTAGGCTACCCACGTAGCTACCACCCTTTCTAATCGCGCTATGGCCCGTTTAACAGATGTCTAACAGCGCGTTAGTCAACTACTTCTGTACTCATAACCTCAGCCCTAACGGGCTTCAGCAGTTGACCGACCACATTCGCTGTTTGCTGCTCTAACAAGCAGTCAAGCCAGCCCTGCATTCAGTCAACTGAGTCTTTCTCTGAACCAATCAACCTAACAGACCTACCAGCCCCTTCCTCACTTCTTTTGAGAAATACCTATAGGTGACAAATAAGGAAGTACCTCTAGAACGCGTTTAACGGGCTTCAGAGCCATTTTTGTTCATCTGGCTACATGGGTAGCTATCTACCTAATCAGAAGCTCTAACGTCCGTTTAGTCAATCTGTTTGCACACATCTGAACTGAACTAACTCAAGTGAACTAACTCAAGTGAACTGACTGACTGACTGCCTGACTGACTGACCTACCGGCTTTTCTAACCAATTCTGAGAAATTGCTTTAGGTGACAAATAAGGAATTGACTAGGAAGGGGCTTAAACGGACGTTAGAGCCGTTTTCTTTCAATGAGCTACCTAGGTAGTCTATGCAGCTTAAGAACGCGCTAACAGCCGTTAAATCAATTCCGGAAGCCAACCTGAAACTTGAGCTAACCAACTAAGAACCGGCTACGAACCTTTCTCTGAACGGAACCAACCGACAACCGACTGACCTACCGGCTTTTCCATCCATTCAGTAAATTCCTTTAGGTGGCAAATAAGAACATGCAGCCAGGACGCGGTTAACGGGCTTTAGAGCCGATTTCATCCGTCAAGCTACCTGTGCCCACCTTCCACTATCAAATCGCTCCTAGGCCGTTTTAGCTCGTTTGGACACCCAAAGAAAAAGCCGGGCAATGCCCGGCTTTTTGAGGATGGTTACATTAAGATTTCACTTTAGCGGTCTTCCCACCTTTTTTAGTTTTATCAGATTTTTCATCATCTTCACTTTCATCATTTTCATCGTCAGTTTTTTCATCATCAGATTTCTCAGTTGATTCGCCATCAGGTTCTTCACTGTCTTCGTGCTCAGGTTCGTCTTCAGTAGAACTTTCATCTTCCGGTTTCTCAGTCTTTTCAGATTTCTCAGGTTCATTTTCGGTAGATGATGGTTCGACATGCTCTGGTGCATCTTCCGGTGGAATTTCATCATCGGCGAATAAACTGGCTGAAGAATCAATCGTCATGTCAGTTTCGGGAGTAGTTGTAGGAGCTGTTGAATCGGGTTCACCTTCGTTATCAGTAGTGTCGGTTGAGCCGGTTTTTCCTTCTTCATCTCGGGGCCAGACGACATCCACGATATCAAACTCTTGCGCAAGGTTATTGATGGCGTCTTCGACGTTATCTTCCGTGCCAAGCATCGCCGCCATCTTCGTTTCAAAATCGTCTGCTTGTGCTGCATTGACATATACTTTAACGACTTGTCCATCATCTGTTTCCAGACCATAACAAACGGTGTCAATTTCATCATTGATGTCATGGGCCTTTTCCAGATAATCTTTGATAGAGGCGCCGGACAGGCCAGAAGTATTGATATAATTACGCATCAGATTGAATGACACGTCAGAAGTACCTTTAACATCCTTTGCCCCCGCACTGGTTGAATCAACTTTCTTCTGTTCTTCTTCTTTCAGATAAGTTTTGAATCCGGCTTGAACAGTCGTTCCCTCATGGACAGGTTTTTCCCCATCCCATTTTTCAGCATGGGCAATGGAAGATTTCCTATCCTTGAACGAAATGTACTTGACGAATCGACCCGTATCATGAACAACTACTCCGTCATATTCAGGATAAGTCTCATTCAGAAACTGTTCAATTTCTTCTGCATCTTCAGCCCGTGGCAAATCATGTTCAAGGGTTTTTACCGAATCAACCTTCTTGAAAATATGCTTGTCGAAAATCTTCTTGCATTCAGGATGCCGAGTATCGAACAGTTTTTCAATTTTCAGATAGAACGGCGTCTTACCGGAAATGTGCGCATCATCCAGCGTAATGTCCGTATCATGCACTAACGTCGCTGAAGATGGTTCTTTCGTCGTGAAGATTTTATTTCTTTTCTCCCCAGCATAGACAGCCGGATAGACAATCATTGGCCGCTGCTTCGAGTCAAGAACTACTGAATTGCCAAACCACTTGTAAAACTTTTTCAGCCCGGCTTCCGATTCAGCAATCTTCAATCCTTTCGAGTTATGAACGGCATGCCGTTTCCCATTGATGAGAATGGTGTTCTTTGCCACCGATTCTTCTAGTTGTTGTAAAAACTTCATTTAGTGTCCTTTTTGAATTGGTAAAACTTCAGGGATGGATTTCGTCTCCGGCGAACAATCTTCTTGCCATCTTTGAAGATGGGTTGTTCAATCTTCGCTACATCAGCAGAAGTTGCCATCGTGCTTGTCACTGAATTAGCAGCACCTTCGTCTTCGAGTAACTTCTTAAGCGAGAAATTTTCCTCTACTACCTCTTTTTTCATCTGAGTCCCTTCCATTCGTAACAGTTTTCTATACAGAATGCTCTTATTTATAAATTGCGCTGAATAGAAAATCAAATCATGTAGACATTTTTTCTGCTCATCGGCCGACAGTTCGTTATACGTTTTCACCCTCTCGAATAAGTTTTCAATTCTATCCAGATTGAGATGGGAAAACTTCATTATCTTTTTCAGGTAAGTTTCGTGCTGCTTCCACTTGATTTTCGTTCGCATCTGATTAGAAAAATCAAAATGGAAATCAGTAACATACTGTTTCGGAATGCGCTTGAAAATCTTGTTCAAATCATTGGCAGTATCTTTACCAATCACCGAGAATACATCTTTGTTTTTATACTGAGTGGTAACATACCCTGCAAAATTTAACGGAGACATCAATCTGTTAAATTTCTTCAGACCGAGAAAACGCCTGTCGTCCAGAATCGCTAATCCATTTCCATCTTTCATCTCGAAGATGAGCCAGGAAATGAGGCAGGTGGACAAATAACTTGACACGACATAAAAAGCGGATTTGTGATTGAACCAACTTAACGTCTGATTGGAACCCTTCATTTCTTCAACAGGTTCAACACCGTGCAGAAGGCTCACAATCGGCCCGTATTGGATTTTTACGAAGTCTTGGTAGGTGTGACTGGCATCGACCTGTTTGTACAGCTCTGAGAGCCGATTAACGGCTTCTGCATAGCTTAACAACGTTCTACCCTTCACCGTGTCCGTCATCTTGTACTCATCGAGCTGATGCTCTTGCCCGGAAAATTCTTCTAATGACTTTTCCAAAGCTTCTTTAGTGGCTTTGATGAGAGATAACATTTTGATTCTCACCCCCTGATAATCAGGATTGTGTTTAGCTAGTTCTTCGGCAAAGTTTTTGATAGTGTTGACAGTCGTCTCGCCTTTCACATCTTCAATAGCAGCAGCAACTTTTGATATATGCGCCCACTCAATGTTACCGAGTAAATCAGCCATTTTCAGTTTCAAATCACCAATCAGGCCACCTTTCAGTTCTAACTCAGCATTCGGGTCAGTGGATTTGATAGTAGATGAAATCTGCTTTCTGAACGATTGATTGAATTCGTTTCGCTTCGTGAACAAGTCCTTGTCAACAATTTTGACAACTGAATCTCCATTAGTTAAAACCACCCCTTCAATGCCGAACTGGTCATTTGATAATTCGGAAGGTAACTTATGGATGAATTGCTCTAACAGCTCTTTCTTGAACGGCAGGATGATAGAGTCATCAACTTCCTTCTGAACTTGAGCGCGTATCTGTTTCACTTTCTCTCGCTGGGCAGCATCAATTTTGTTGAGTGGCGTGCACAGAATCGTTTCGTTAGAAATGGAGTCGGTTGTTTTGGACAAAAATTCTTTCAAGTCCTTTACAGTTTTTTGAACTACCGATTGAGGGATTTTTCCGTTATCAATCTTGACTGGTTCGATGAATTTGAACGTGAAAGTTTCTTTAGAGGATGTGATGGTTTTACCGTCCGAGGATGCTGGAACCAATACCTCCACTTTACTCTCAGTTGTTTTCAGTTTTGAAACCAGCTCAGAAACTTTTTCAGGTAAGAGAGTATTGATAAGGACGATATATGAGTTATCATCTTTGTTATAGTTGACAGTATTTGGCTGATTAGAAAACATCACCTCGATTTGAATGAGGTCGTTCGGTTCTAAAACCGCTTGAATGATAGGTAATTGCTGTTCAAGGGCTAGATGGGCAGCTTGAAATTGAGTGGAAGCATTGGTATTCGGCCAGTCGGTCGCCTTGTAAATTCGGTTCGCTCGACTGTTTTTCAGCTCACGACTGGTGAATAGTTTTTTAGAATCATCGATACCGAATCCTAAGTTAGCCCCATCCATCTTTTCACGGATGTCATAATCCTTCATGTTTTCTAGAACATGGATTAGGTCAGTAATCGGTAAATCTTCAATGTGCTTGATTGACATGTAGGAAAATTATTGAGTATGGAGTTATTTACCGGACAAAAAGAAAAAGCTCCCGAAGGAGCTTTGGTCAGTCTTCAAATTTAACGTCTGGTTTGGGCGTTAGTAAATGGTCACTGATGATGATTTTCTTATCTCGAAAATGATAGTTGTCTCCCCAGATTGGAATAGACTTGGCGTTTTTCATGAAATCGTCTTTATCCACTAATTTAATCAACTCTCTCGGTGCCATCACGTTCGCATAATAGACGTGTAACCCTTTATCAAATGCATCGGCAATCCGATTGACCCAGAACCGTTTACCATCGGTGGTCTGTTGCCCATCAATCATGATGTTATGATTTTCTGGTAGAAGGTAGTTGAAAAACACATGCGCCGGCAAATCTTTTGCATGTGGGTTATCAGAATCTCGCCAAAGGGCAACTTGAGTAACACAGGTTTCTTTAATCATTGACTGATATTTGTGAACGGTGTTAATCCAGTACGCCATGCGGTCGCCGGCTCGATTGACGGCAAAGAACTGGTTCCTAAGACGGTATAATTTTAATTGGTTATAGTCTTCCAAAAATTCAATATCGGCATTCTTCATTAATCCTAACGCATGCTTTTCATTGGATTCGTCCGTGCTCAAAAACCAATCAACATCTCCAACGATTTGCGGCATTTCGTAAAGGGGAATGATTGATGAAAGTCTCATGAATGTCTTTCGTTTTGATTATTTACCGCCGTTCATTTTGAGAGAATGGGGAATAGAATTTACGTTTTCTTCACAATGTAACCCCGAACCAATTCTCGTTCAGGTAGGTTTTGCCACAGATAGAACGTTTCAATCTCAGGTTCCATTTCCTTAAAAGAACTGTATGGGTAGGCCATAGCGGCAATTGCATGGTCTTTACCGTTTACAGTAATAACGTCTACCGGCCCGCGCATTTGAACGATTTTGAGGTTTGGTGAAAATTCCATGTTTAGTTTCCTTTAGTAAATTCGGGGTACATCGCCGCGCATGGTTTGAAAATGTAAACCCTTGAGAACAGAGTCTACCGAAGATGAGACAATTTTTACTAAGACGCCATCAATCATTGCGTAAAGCAATTGGCATCCCACTAACGATTTGGCTCGTTGATAAGCTTCATTATAATTGACATTTGGGAAAAATCTAGCATGCTCAGAACGAGAAAGCGAGCAATTCCCATCATGAAGGTGTGCAGTTTGTTTCTGTGAAAAGAAGCAGTCAGTCACTTTTCACGCCGCGCTTCACTAAATCTAGGTATGTGATTTTCCATATCAATGAAATCAAACCTATCATAGAACTCTGCTGTAATCGATGATTCCCATGCAAAATTCATTTGGTCTTTACCGTTGTTCCGGATGATGTATGACAAGTAGCGTTCATTTAGGTGGAGCCGGACGCTGTAAACTGAATTTTCATAATAACGGCGATACTCATCAGCCGCCATTGGCGGAATATTTTCAAATGTTACAACATTTATTGTTCCAGGATTAAAAGCCTTTTTGAACTGGCTGAACGTCAAATGTTTGCCACTGTCGGCCGAGAAATTTTTACAGGGTTTTGCTGATGGGATATATGTTTGTTGCCCGAAATGGATTTCTAATGTCATTTGGATACTCCTTTGGATGATACCAATTCTACCACGGATATTGGAAGTGTAATCAAGCTTTCTCAAATCCTTGGCATTTGTCGTGCAGGTTAATAAATTTCAGCCCTTTAGCATTCTTCTTACATTCACTGTAAGTCCAGAAAGCTACTTTATCAGGAGGGTTAGGAAGTAACGCCGGGTCACCAGCATACTTCCCAGACCAGTTTCGGTAGACAAACCCGTCACAATAACGGACGGTGTTCGATTTACAATTTTCGCAAGCTTGATTGGACATCATACCCTCTGGTTACAAAGAAGAAACTTTACTTCTTCCGCATGTTGAAAATCAGGATGCTGTTTCAGTTCTTTAGCAACTGCCAAGGACAGAGCCAAGCAGATAGCATTACCAATGCCAAGACATTCAATTACATCGTCTGGAGATTCGTAATCCAGTTCTTCTAACGTAGTGATAAGCAACAATGACGCACCGCCATCATAACTTACTTCAAGTTCGTCGTTAATGTAATCATCGAAGAATGCTGATTGTTTATGCTGTTTGACGAACTCAAGAATGAATTGGCGAAGATAGTTATAAACACCCACGCGCCGTGACTGCAGGTAAAATTCATCTGCCGAAATGCCAAAAATTTCACTGACGATGGTATCAAGGTTAATGTTCGCTCGCTCATACGCATTTCCCAAAACGTCTCCATTGTAATTAATGGAGTATCCGTAATAGATGGCAAACATCAACTGCTGATAATCAACCAGCACCCGTTCAATTTTCCCTTTTTTGATTTCCCTGGTGATGCATTCTTCGATGATGTCAACATCTAGCTGACACGGCATGGAAAGAATATCATCTAGCACTTGTCGAAAATCAACCGCATTGATTTTTGCCAAGATTTCTTCTTGCCTGGGTTCAAACAGTGCGTAAGCCGATTCGAGCCGATCAAGCATCAATTGAGGGTTTTTGCTGCCAAGAATTTGCTGATAGAACTGCTTGACAAACGGATGTGTATTGAGCAGCTTTTCACTGACAGGATTTTGCGGTAGTTTCAGTAGCCCCGCGTTCAACGCAAAAATTTCATCATAATCAAATTGGAATTTCATTTTTCACCCTTTCAGAACAGTAAACCAGATTTCCTCACCAACTCCCGAAACCACCACGATGCGAGCGATGGCAGCATCGATATCTGCCTGAATACTCGGAATGGCCGTGGAATTGAACATGCGCAGTTCAGATGCCGACCCACCTTCGGTGAAGAATTGAACCGGAACCTTCTCATTGAAGTAGCCCCGCTGAACGTACTTCTCCCAATACTGCACTCGCAGATTGGGAAGACCGTATTCGTCAATAAAGGTTTGAAGGTTCAAGTGCATGGAAGGCTCCGGTTGAGATAGTCAATCAGCTCTTTTGCAAGATATCGTTTTCTGAACACATCAACGACCTGCGGACAATCAGGGACACTTAAGTCCACAACGAACCACTCCACTTCTCCGGCTTTCCCATAGTGGTCAGTGTGTTCACGGATACGGCGTTCAATCTTGAGATGTTTGTTCATGGGTGAATTTTAACACATGGCGGGTCATGTGTGTTAACAAAAGTGTAACAGTTGCCAAAAATTCATGTCAGGTGCCTATCGCCAAATAACTTTTACACTATAGTAGACATCCATTTTTATCCTTTCAGAAAAGAAAACAAACGGTCAACGGGTCTTCACCCTCAAAATGAAAATGCTGCACCGTTAGTGACATTACATTTTCGCCATGAAAGTATCTAAGTTGTGAAAACACTTCAGCAAATTTTTCATCAGTAATCTTTATCACTGCTTTGCCATGTTCAATGCTTTTAATGAAACCCTTAGTTCGGGCATCAACCCAATCCTGAAGTAGTTTCTTGGAAATACGGTTATGTTCGTCACACGGAAAATCTAGTTCAAGGGATGGGTTGTCAATTGCAATAGGATGCCCCGCTAGTTCATTACTGTTAAACTCTGTCGGTTTAGTTTTTACACGCACTTCAAATTCCATTTTAGTTTCCCTTTAGTTTCAATTTCAAATTGGTAATTTTGGTATCAAGCTGCATTTTCTGTTTTTCCAGCAGTTCAAGCTGAGTTTTCAATTCAGCATCCTGCACCAGTCGCTGTTCATGCATCATTCGTTTTTCTCGCAGCTCTTTAGCATAACACTCCAAACCGCTGATTTTATTAGGGTGCGAGCGTTGGCACTTGAAAATGGGTTCGCGTTTGGTTGGGAAGTCTGGAATTTGCCGTGCTTCCCGTCTGTAATCGGGTACATATGTCACATCATAACTTGTTGATGGCTCATCATCAAACCAATATTTTGATGTATATGGTGTGACCACTTTCTTTGTCCCATTCTGGACAAGTTCAAAATGAGTTTTTGTTCGTTTACCAGTTTCGGCGAGTTTAGTTTCTCTCTTAAACCATTCTTCGTTTTCTACATTTACTCTAATCTCATCTTCCAGTTCTTTTTTCAGTGTTTCGATTTGTGATTCAACTTTATTCAACTCGGCCTTCACCAATGGGTAATCACGGAAATCGTCAATTATCGAACCATTTTCTTCAGGAACGTTAGGGAATATCAGCCCCATTTCTTTGGTGAAAATATCGATGAAATTTTCTTGTGTAAATGTATATTCGATAAGAAATACTTCATTACGTCGAGCCACATCCGGAAGTTCACTGGCGAGCCGTTTTCCTTCATAATCATAAATCATCTCACGTGGGTGAACCCTGTACGTCTCTTTTCCCATGACTATGATTTGCCGTGCCCCGAGATAACAAATACCTTTAGACCATATGTTAAATTTGACACTTTTGAATCTACCTGACGGCGAATACTCAGGTAACAGATAGTCGGTGGCAGCAACACATTCTAAAAAAGCCTGGACGAAATTAATATCAACTGCGGTTTCAGCAGCAATCTGTTTATCCGTTTTTGCGTTTTTGTTCGTCGCAATAAACTTAAACAATGATGTTAAAAATTGTGTCGCGGCCACCCGTTCGATATACTTGGCTGGTTCCATCATATTCCTTTCAGTTTGTTAACTTTCATTTCAGAATGCATCCAGTGAGTTTCCGTTTGCACATGATTTGGCCTGACCCACTTGAAGACCAATTTGTTAAAGTCCTCATATGGGATTTCCCCAATAACTCGACAGACAAAACCTTCATGTAGCTTAGTGTCAAAGTTTTTGATGAGGTTCGTAATCACTGCATCATTATACTCGCCTCGGTAAAGTTCTTTCACCGGGGTGATACCAAATTCCTCAAACCATAAAAGTGTAGAGTCCCAATCTAGTGCAACATTCCTATCATCCCAAACAGAAAACCCAAAGAAATAGGATTCAAGGTCTTGGTAATGAATGGAATGAGTCGCATAAAGGTTCTCTCCACAAATACGCCACCCATCAGGAATCAGGTGCTTGAATGAACCATGAAAGTTCTTAACCCAATTACGTGATGGATGGTTGGCCGAATCTAGACTGCGAGCATGACAAACGGAGTTAGTACCAGTGGTGTTTTCGCCATCGTATTTCAGAGAAATGATAATTTGCTGCCCAATGAACGCATCCAGGGTTTTGATGACTTTATCATCCGACGAAACCCCTGGACTTTCAGGGTGGTGAAATGTGCGAGGGTATTTCATGTTCTGCTTTCAAAGCGTAAAGCGGGCCAAGCCCGCTTTTACTTTATTATAGCCCTTCCACCGTCTTAGGGTCTACCAGTGGCTCAAAGGTCTGGAAAAAATCGAACATTTTCGGCCAGTTCTCATCCATTTCGGGCTTCACCTTCAGAATTGGAATTCGCACTGAATCATTAACGGTTTCAAATTTAGATTTGAGAACATCAATGTATTGATATAGCTCGTCAGAAGTTACAGTGGGGCTTTGCAAAGCAATTGTTTGCGGTTCATATGGATGCATCACATAAAATTTGAGCATGAAAATAGGAGCGCTATTAATAGCCGCAAGTTGAGTTTCAAAAAGCATATTTTACCTTTTCAGTTAGTGGATGGTGATGATTGTTTCACAGATGGGTCATCATCACCGGGGTGACCCATCAACTTCGACAAAGCTTCTCGTAAAGCCATTTTGAAATCATCTCGTTCAGAATAAGCCGTATCATTTTTATAGGGTGGATATCCATTTCGTCGGGCATCAAATACCCAATAAGCATGTTCGATTAGGTCTTCAAAATCGTTTGAGTACATTAGAACTCCAAAAAGTTATGATGGAGCAATTCTACCACAGTATTCACTGAAATTTGATGACACCGTGCGGATCTCCGTTATAAAGTCGTTCCCACCTATCTCGACACCACGGGTCGGTGCATGTTTTGATTTGTTCAGGCATCCAGTCTAAATTGTAGACTGCATCACATCCACCCTTTGCTAACGGAATGGTATGATTGATTTGCCAGCCAGGACAAGCACCCGTGCTCAATCCAGTAATAGGACACGGATGAATTCGTTTGAAAGCATTCAAGACCGCTTGGCTGCGAAGGATGTTTCCGAATTTGTCTCTCGTAGGCTCGCCACACACCCGGTAATCCAGTGTTCGATTGAGCATCGCAGAAACAACCACGTCAGAGGGCTGCATCGGCCCTCCAGCGGGTTTAATGACAATAGGGACAGTGGCGAACACTGTCCCGCAAAAAATGGCTAGACCTGCAATCAAACGCTTCATTTACACTCCTGATTCATCTTGTATTTATTAGGCTCATCAAGTGAGCCGTGTATCAGGAGTGTAAAAATGTGTTAACGGACGTTTGCTCTAGCGTCCAGCTCAACATCCAGCTCCATATGGTAGAGTTCGTAAACATCCAGCTCCATATGGTAGAGTTCGTCATCTAGTTGGTCTAGCAGGAATTCCAGTTCCTTAACAGCCACTTCCAAGTTATGTTCATCAACATGCAGCCCACATTCGGCGGCGAGTCGCTTGACAATTTGCGACTTGAACCGGAGATAGTTGGTCATCGGGTTATTTTCATTCATTTTTCTTCCTTTCATTTACCACCAAAGGTTTTGGTAATACTTACCAAATAGACGTTGCCCGTTTTTGACACGAGCATCCCATGCTTCAATTTCATCAAGTTCTGGGTCAGCTTGTTCTGCAATTTGCGTGAACGCCCAAATCATTTCGTCAAGAATCCAATTCCACCGCTCGTGCATCAGTTCTTCACCAGCGAGATTTTCGGGAGCATCGGCATCATCAGTGACTGGGCTTCCGAATTTATCCTGTTTCAGTCGAATAAGCGTGGGCGCAATAATGAGCGCCAGGGTGTGATATGCGGAATAAGAATCCGAGCGGTCAACACTAACCTTGATTTTCCGCTGCTGGCGGTTGTTATACCAGTTACAAAGTCGGGCCAGCCATGAGCGATTTTCATCAGAACCGCAAAGCTTCAGCCCGAGTTCAAATACCGCATCGTGGTCAGGATGCTTCCAAAAGAGAATCCATTCAGCGATGGTGAATGGCGTAATGTACGTTGGGTATTCCCCAATAAACACTTTCACGATTTTTCCTTTGCAAGTTTAAAAATATCATAAAGAATACATGCATCAGCCACATTACTTTTACATGCAGCAATAGCTTTGTCAAAACACTCTTGATTGATTTCTTCACCTCGGCTAGCAATGTGCTCAATTAGAAATGCCTCTACAAAAGCATCTTCAACATTTTCATCAATCATAATTCATCCTTAAGTAAGTTTCTAGCAAAATGCCGCGTTATGGGGCGGCATTTCTTTAATGAGTCAAGACGCAAATTCAATTTGTTCCAGACTCGTCCACCAGACCTTTCCGTCCGGCGCCACGAAGTCAACGATATCGACAATGAAACCATTCATGTCCAGTCGGTCATGGTTGGTGACGATGCCGCAACGTCCGTTGCGAGTAATGATGAAAGCCTTCAGGTTCGGTCGCATGATTCACTCTCCTTGGAAATATTGACGGTCGCCGGTTTGGTTATCAACGAGGATAACAAATTTGTGATCCTTCTGAAACTGCTTCACGTACAGGGTTGCCGATTGAATGTTTTCCGTAGCTGCCCTCTCGACCGGCAGCACTCGGCCGGAATTCACTTGACGCCGGGTGGCATTAAAACCGATAACAACGTAACGCTTCGGGTCGAAAATTTCTGCAGTCATCGTGTTCTCCTTGTTGATGACGCTATTCTATCTGATTCATCAAAGTGGTCAAGAGCCGTTGCATTCTGTTACACCTTAACAAATTGCACCCATTCCATTCACCACATCTTAAACTCCCTTAAATAAAAGAAAAGGAAAAATTTGATGACCGTTCGTTACACATGGAAAGCCAGCACACCCGACCACCGAGACTACGCTTTCAGCCTCCAAGCACCTGCAGTTTTACCATCCATCGTGCCTCCCTTTGACGGGAACAATCCGGTAGAAGACCAAGGTCAACTTGGTTCTTGTACAGGCAATTCATCTACCACCGCTTTAGAAATTGTTACGAAGTCTAATCCACTTTCCCGGCTGATGGCTTATTACAATGCGAGAATTTTTGAAGGAACTACTCGCCAAGATGCCGGGGCAGAACTGCGAGATGTCATTAAAGGATTTCAAACCTATGGTGTTTGTGAGGAAATTAATTGGCCGTACATCATCAAGAAATTCAAGACGAAGCCGACTAAATCTGCTTACAAGAAGGCTTTAGCCATTCAAGCTAAAATCAAATCGTATGAACGTGTCACCAGTTTAACTCAATTCAAAATTGCGTTAGCAGCCGGTTTGCCAGTTATTTTTGGATTCTCAGTACCTGATTATTTTGAATCTGCTGAAGTGGCAAATACTGGCTATGTTAGATTTCCTACTGCATTAGATTCGATTATTGGCGGCCATGCTGTCGTGGCTGTAGGTTACGATGATACCAAGCAAATTATCTGGGTGCGTAATTCATGGGGTAAGGATTGGGGACTGAACGGCGATTTCCAAATGGATTACCAATGGTTCGATGGAATTGATTCGGCAAGTTCGTTAGTGGCCGATTGCTGGGTCATTCACCCACAATAAAAGAGGGGCCATTGCCCCCTCTTTTACATTCCATCAAACTCTTTCGAGATGGCATCCAGTTCCATCTGTCGTTTTTGTTCAGGTGACACAATGGCGTCTAGCCGAGTTTGCAGTTGTTCCAGCTTGTTCTGTTTTTCTCGCAGGTTCTGAATAGCTGCACGCTTCTTACAATCAGCCAGCCAAGCATCAATCGAATAGCCATCCACTGAATAATCGGCCGGCTGCTCAAGAATAGCTGAGGATTCTAGTTCGGCGTTTCGGATAACGATGAGTTCCCGCACGACCGCTTTAAGCCCTTCAGGGGTAGCCGTTTGAAGATTGATCGGGCGCGGCTTGGGGAAAATTCCCGTAAACGAGCAATTGGTTTGCCATTTCTGCTGTGATTCCCTCTCAGCCTGTTTAACGTCTTGTTGACGCTTGCGAAGTTCTTCAAGCAACGTACCAATTTTCGAGTCAATGGTATCAGTCATGTTTTATTCCTTTACAAAGCGTGGCATGATTTCAGATGCCATTTCGGTGAACATTTTATCTTTGAAAGTTTCACGGGTGATTTCGTCAGACCAAATCTTATAAACACTGGTTGAAATGGCTTTAGGTTCATTGGTTGTCAGCATGTAGAAAAGCAGGGTTGCTCCTTTATGCTCGGCCCATTGCTTAACTTTCCCGTTATACAGCGACTGAATTTCTTCAATTGATTTAGCTTTACTCGGATTGAGTATGTCAATCATCGCATCAAAATTCGATTTGAACTCTGAAAACGATGTTGGATAAATTCCATCACAGGGAGTATTCTTTTCCATCTGTTCCGCAAAGATGGTTTGAAGTGCATGTTCACGCAATTGCTCTCCTGTCATTTCAAGGGTAATCTTAAATTCCATTTGTTATTCCTTCAAAGTTACAGGGGTTTCACACCCTTCAAAATAGGCCCGAAGACCCCGGCCAACGTTCTGCTCTCTAAGCAAATCTAGCATTTCAGTATAAGAGAAAGTAATGTTCTCTGAACCGTCGGTGTTGGTAAGGACATTATATTTGACCGAACCATATTTTTCATATTGTTTATCAATCACCGAAATGTTACGACCGCGCTTGTTCAAAAACTCTTGGATGATTTTCGCCTGGTCACGGTTCATACTCCGCGAATGGATAAATGACAATTCAATCTCATCAAGACTCCACGGTTGCCCTTCAGCAATTCGGGTCAGGAAATCTCCGGCCGAACCCTCTTTTACAAAGTATGTGCCGTAATTATAAAACAGGTCTGAATATTCGCTTCGTACCGGAATCAACCCTTCCTGATTATTCTCGTCAAATCTACCATACACAATCTCCATCCCATTGTGCTCGCTGAAAAAATACCTCACATAGCTACCATTGTTGAGGTAACCTGTAATGTTTCCGCCATGGTTGCTTCTCATTTGCTGGATATGCAGTCGGATTTTACCTTCTAGTTTCTTCTTAATCGTTTCGTTATCAGGCATGAACACCTCATACTTGGCAACTTGCGCACCACTGAAACTGGTTAGAAACTCATCAAGGATTGAAGCATATTCGTCATGGACGTTTGCATCAACTACGCCCCCTAGTTGTGCAGGCGAAAGGTACTCAAATCGGATGCTGGATGTTTCCGGAAGTTGAATAGCGAAAACATGCTTCTTGCCCTTTTCTTTTTGCCATCCATAAGCCGTAAAATATTGCTTCCCGTCTTTTCCATACACGTAGTCGGGTTGAGGTTCGTAAAAATGGTAATATCCTAGATAGACACAGTGTTGCTCACTTTTCTTTTTGATGTACGTATAACCCTTGACAAAATCCTTCGTGGACATTTTAACTGCCTGTTTTTCAGTATGCTTCACTGAATTTTGATACTCAACCGAATTAACTGGTAACAGAACAAGATTTTTGCCACTCCAAGCATAAACGCATTCTTCCATGATGTCTCGTTTAGAAACGTCTGAATGCATTAGGATACCTAGCAAATTATCGACAGTGATTTCAAACTCGAAATCTCTCTGGTCATACACTCGAATGACATTTCTTCCTGAGCCAAAATATCCTTGCCGATGAACACCCTTGTTCAAAACGAAATTGGGCTTTGGTGTGTTTTCAAAATCGATGAAATTAATTTCTCGGTCACGCCGCTGATGCCACGACTTTTCTTGACGCAGATTTCCTTGAGCATCAAAATAAATCACATACGCCAGTTTTCCGGTAAATGTATCATCGCGCTTTTGAAACCCAACTCGAATGGTTTTTGGAATGAAAAGGTTATTGTCCATAATGTTTTAAGGGGAGTTTTAACTCCCCTTACTTTACTCGCCGACCACTTCCGCTTCAACCTTCGGAGTCTTCTTCGCCTCAAGTTCGGTTTTAACCATACCGGAAACCCGTTGATTGAGGGTTTCAAGCGCACCATTACACTTGACCAGTTCAACTTCCGCCTTCGCCCGATCTTGCTGAATCAGCTTCATGAGCGCGATGGAATTTTGAACATCTTGTGAAAATTGGCTGACAGTGTATTCAACACCTTCAAAAGTGAAAGTTTCATTCATTGTGTTTTTCTCCTAATGAGTCCCGCTTTTACAGGCAAGCGGGGAAAGCCTAACAAATGTTATTGTAACCCGAAAGACAGTGCTTTCACATCTGACACCGAAATATTTTTAAGAGCGAGCGTGCCACGTGAGTTAGCTTGCCAATAGCCGGTCGTGTGCAAATGCATGAACACATAGAACAAATAATCCGGATAGATTTTGTCAGTGGCAGTCACTTTGATACCAATGTTCTCCGCGTTAAATTCCTTTACAGGTTTGCCAACCACTTTTTCAGACCCTTTACGGGTGAGCCAGAAATCAGCATCACTCATATTGATGCCGATTTTGCACAGCGAACTAATTGACATTTGGTTCGAGCTTTCTTCTAAAACTTCGGTTGGCTGGTCGGAAATGATTTTATCAAGGAGCATGAATTATGCAGGTTTCCGTTATTTACCAGTTGACCCAAATCCACCGGCACGAGTAGTCACTTCCAGTTGCTCCACCCATTCAAAACTGGCTTGAGGGGCGTAAATCAGCATCGCCTGCGCAATTCGATCACCCGGTCTGATAGTGTAGGCCGTGTCTGCAGAATCATTGCATACCGGGATATAAACTTGATTGACATAATCAGAGTCAATGACGCCGGTTGTATTTGACAGGCGGATACGATGCTTGTGCCCATGTCCAGACCGGCTGAAAATGAGGACTACATAATTGGGCGGGATACCCATTGCGAGGCCAGATTCAATCATGACAGATTGACCCGGCTGAATAATTACTGGCTCTTTGATATATGCATGGATGTCAAAGCAGTTGGAGCCGGCAGTGGCATACTTTGGTTCAATAACGTCCGGGTAAATCTTTTTGAGCTTGAGGGTTTGAGTCATAGTTTCCTTTTAGTTGGTGTGTTAGAGTTATTGATTATCGAGCAGCAGGATGTTATCACGCAACGGCGTGGCCGAACGGCACTTAAGTAGATGCATGGAGCATACCCCATCACGGGTATTTTCAATTTTCATTACTACGTCTGCTGCGCCGATTTCCGAGAACGTGCGACCAAGTGGCGCATTCCGGGATGTAGTTTTTGCAGTAAGGATGCGGCAATCTAGTTCAAAACCGATTGCGCACATCTCCTTAGCAATGCGAGCCGTAGCCGAGGTATAAGTATCACTCGTATAAGATACATTGGGCCGAATCATGTCCAGTGAATCCACTGCGATGAAATCAAATTTAACACCAGTTGCTGTAGTAATATCAACTGCATGCTGTTTAATGGTTTCAGTGGAAGCTTCTTCGAGAGGCAGATGCTTAACACAAATCTTGCTACCGTTTTGCACCTGTACGGTAATCATTGATTCAGCAATGAAGTTCTCATCCCCGCTGGTAGTGAAGCGATTCGCTACAGATGCAGCATCTTCTTCAAACGAAATGAAAAGGCCGTTCATTCCCTTTTGCATGAATTTGGAGGACAGATTAATCAGTCCAGTGGTCTTACCACCGCCGGCCGAGGAAAGAAATAGAACCATTTGCTGCGCCCCAATGGTGTTGATAACGTCGGTCATCGCTTGCCGAGCTTCGTCTGAAATGATATGCGTCATGTGTGCCTTTCGGGTGTTAGTTGAACAAAGAATCGATTGAAGTTGATGAACTTGCGCCGGGAATTTTAGCATAGGTTGTCAGCTTTTTCTCAAGCACCGATTGTGTAAAAATTTGTACTTTCGCATCAATGTCCGTCATCAGCAGGCAGTCACTGTGCCATGCTAAGACCGTCTTCTTGCCGACTGCACTTGAGTTGCGAGACTTGAGAAATTCTATCTGGTATTCGCCAGCTTCTTCACGTTTGACTAGCGCGATTGCTAAGTCACTGGTGTTAATTTTACTGATACCGCCCTGAATGTGCTGCTGTCCCAATGATTTGTTATCAGCAATAATTTCGTGCGAAGCTCGACCAAGCTGCGCCGCTGAAATCATGATGCAATCTAGGTCGAAACCAATTGCCCGAACTTCTTCAGCAATTTGTTTTTCTTTGATGAACAGATTATCAGAGTTTTGCCGAGAATTTGGACACATGATATCCAAGTAATCCACGACAATGAAATCAATTTTGATACCACGGGATTCTGAAATTCGTTGAGCATACGCATGGACATCATTGGCAGTTGTCGTATTTTCTCGCATCCGCTTGATGAAGAATTTACCACTACCTTCACTCTTGAACGATAAAACTTTATCTTCGACCAATTGCTTGTCGGCGAACAGATTCTGTTTCTTCATGCGGGTGATGATGGAATCTAGACGATTGGCAACAAGCAAATCGTCCATTTCCAGAGAAACATAGATACCGTTCAAACCTTGTTTAAGAAGATTGAACGCTAAGTTAATCATGCCAACCGACTTGCCGCCGCCAGATGGGGCGAGGAATAGAATCAGTTGTTTTCGCCCAATACCATCGCACAGTGAATCAACATCTTTCCAAAGAGTAGGAATGGTGACAGATGATTCTTCAGTATGAGTAAGTCGTTCAGCAACACCTTCAAAATACTCGATGCCGACATCTGCATCAACTTTGATAGATACTGCCTTCGTCAGATTCTGAACCAGTAAATCAAGTTTACCTTCTTGAATCAGTTTAGCTGAATTGAGGACATGCTGTTTAACAGCCGTGAACTTGCAAAATTCTTCAATGGTATCAACTAGAAATTGACTATCTTCTTTTGAATACTCAAACGGAGTTAACTGCTGTCCAGTGGACAGTTTGATAAATGAGTTATGGGGAAGTTTGCGATACTCTGCATAATAAGACATCAGGAAATTGACGACAGGTTGATGTACTGCCGCAAAATACTCTGCTTTCAGAATAGGGTTAACTTTCGTGAAAATTGTTGGATTGGAGGCAATGGCCTCAATGTACATTAGCTGGTTTTCTTCTGATAGTAGGTCTTCTACCATAGTTCTCCTTACACATAAAATTTCAGTTCCATTTCGGTTTGCATACTTGGTGCCATGATATGAGTCATCAAATAATGAACGGTGTGAACGATGCCAAATTTCGTTACTGAGTGATTAACGTCATTTGCCCCATTTGGCAGTAACGCCACTTTCCACCCGTAAGCCAACGCCTGAGAAGCTAATGATACGCCATTTTCATCCCTGTCCACGATGACCACTTTGTCTTTTTTCACCTTCGTCAAAATCTCTTTTTGGGCGGGACTGATGGTGGAACTGAGTAATGCCACGCCATTTACATGACTGGCATTAAAAATTCCTTCAGTTAGAAACAACACTTTGTTATCGTTGAAGAAATTGTTATATCCCCAGAGGACAGCTTCTCTCGACGCATAGGCCATCTTATACTTGGGCTTTTCAGCTCCAATCGTTCTCGCTTGCCAATAAATCACTTTGTTATTCCTGTACACCGGGATAACGATTCGATTGGCAAATTTCTCGTCCAGTGAATACAAACATCGCAGTTTCTGCCAATCGATTTTTCTGTTTTCGAGATAGGTGATAAATGGGTTAGCTAACTTATCCTGCCTTGATAGTTGAATACATTTGCTCGGCAATGAAATTTCCGGCGTATCCAACTTAACTTGTTTCAAAGATTCGAGCGTAGTTATTTCTTCATACCGTTCCCCTTTATTGTGAAACCAAAGGGCGTTAGAAAAATTATCAAGCTCTTGATAAGAGAAACCAAAATCGTGCAAGATGGATTTACACGATTTGGACAGTTGACCAGATAACTCCTGATACTTGAATACTGCCTTACAGTTGAAGCAGTTATACCCGACCGACTCCGGCTGAATGATGAATCCAGCCCGAGGGGAATGGTCGTTACATACTTGACAAATGACAGGATGGAAACCCTTTGCAGTCGGGTTTCCCATTTGGATACGTTGTCTTATTAAATCACCAAGGTATAGTTGTTCCATTTTCGGCTAGTTTTCGTTGAATGGCCCTCGCATAAGGGAACTGCTGCACGTGCTTGACAGCATTCGGCCCTTTATTATAGCCTTCAACGAGGCGAATGCCGCGCAGCTTGTACCTGTCTTGCAAAATTTCGAGGTACTTGGAGACGACATCGACGTTAAACTTAGCGTCATGCTTCAGTTTGTCTTTCAACACCAAATTGGAAGTGATGTTATATTTCCGCTGAATAGACGGGTAAGTTTCTAACACATCTTTCGCGGCCACGATTTTAATTTGACCCACGCCGAAATATGCAGGATGGGAATTCATCTTAGGGTCTTGACCCGCATCAGATTCTTGCAGGATGATTCCTTTAACTAAGTTAGGATGATGACCATCTCGTTTCGCCACTTGATGCGCGTAATTTAGCACCGCCTGTTTTTGAACATATGACGTGGGTGCGTGGTCATACGTTTTCGGGATTGCTAACTCAGCGCAGCAAAGAATTGCGCAAAAGATTATCGCCTTTTTCATTTTTCAGTCCTGTAAAAATGAAAAATCGGCACGAGGCCGATTTTTCCGTTGCGGGGGTGTGATTATATCACGTGGGCATTACCACAGTCCACCCTTCGATGGCGTTTCGTTCGCATTTTGCGCCGAAGCGTGTGAAATGTCCGTAAAGTTCGCGCCGAGCAGCGGATCTGCCAGTGAGGTAGAAATACCTGACAGGGAACCGGAGACAACTGCGCCCTTCGGCCGCTTGACCTTGACGTGGTTGATGTGGAAAAAGTCAAGCATGTTCATGCCGTTCGGTAGACGTACTTGATCCATCAGTTGCCACAGCGGATACTTGTCCGCGTGCACGCTGGTGATAACCTTCTTCAGACGGACTTTATCAATCTGATGCATCTGGTCAATGTCAATGCCGCGCAGCGTACCATCTTCATCTTCCTTCACGATAGCAAATTCCTTGAAGATGCCAGTGTCATACCAATCAATCAGGTAAACGTGCTTCAGGCCGGGAACGGGACGCTTTTCAATAGTTTCAATAGCCATTTTATTTCTCCTTCTATAAAAAGTGGCAGCAGGGGAACGGTGAACGTTTTATAAAATAACCTGCAGAGTTGTTAACTCATGATTATTTAGCTTGGTGAAACAGAAAAGAAAATTCCCGCATCACTTCTCTAAATAATGAGAAATAGGTAATGTAGGATATGGCAAACATTTCTAATATTGGTATCCCTGGCGTTGGCTCAGGCATCATGCATCCGAAGCACAAGAATAAATATAGAGTGCTTTTCATCGGTCTTGGCCGTCTAGTTCCTGGCTCAAATAGTCGGGATGTGTCGATGAATGCGATTCAAGTTGACCGCCCTGATTTAACTTACAATTCGTTCACGCAGCGTCGGTATAACTCAGTGGCGAAAATCATGACCGACCATGATTTCTCTGATGTCAACATGATTGTTGAAGACGACATTGGTAGTCTTGCTTCCACTGTGATTAAGAATCAGCTTGATACTCAACAGCGTCTGGTGGGTGTTAATCTTGACGGCCGCTGGATGGCTACTGCCGCCACTGGTTCAGATTATAAATTCGGCATGAAGGTTGAAATGCTTGATGGTGACGAGAACGTTCTTGAAACGTGGGCTTATGAAGGCTGCTGGATTAAAAACGCGCGGTTCAACACCCTTGAGTACGCTTCTGCTGACGCAATCAACATGGATCTGACGATTTCGATTGACCATGCGTATTCCATCGCATCCGCCGATTCGTATGGTGGGTCGTTGGGTGGTGGTGTCTCTCTCTAATTTAGATTCAGTCTAAATGAAAGCCACCTTCGGGTGGCTTTTTCTTTGGGAAGTAAATACTGTTTTAATGAAAGTATCGAATGGGATACAAAAGTGAAATTTCCGGTGTTTTAGGGGGCGCTGGCGTTAATTTGGAAAAACAAGCGGCTAAAGCTTTTGGCGCGGCCGTAGGGGACTTTTTAGGTGGGGGTGAAACTCTATTGCCAGGAGGCGGTATTTCATCTGCGACTACTGATATCAGTAACGACCAGAACTTCTATGCGTCGAGTTATGCGATGGCGTATAACACTGAATACCGGCCGGCACTCAAGTTTCTGTTTTCAGTTGAAATCGTTCTGAAAGACCCGAAAGCTTCCGGTGCTTTACAATTTGACCCGTTCAGATCCGTTAAAAGCAAAAGCCCAAATAACGAATTTATGTTCATGGTACAAAGTATCGACAGGCCACAATTTGATTTTGAATATCAAGAGGTAAACATGTATAACTTCCGCACCAAAATTTTGAAGAAGATAACTCACCAGCCCGTCAATCTCAAATTCCATGATGATGTTGGGCAAAAGGTGATGATGTTTCTCAGAGCGATGTTACTAACACATATTCCGGTGATGCGGGCAAAGTCTGGCACAGGTGTTAACGACCTTTTAAGTTTCGCTGAAGTGCGCAAAGCGTATCAGCGAGCTAACGGCATGACTTTTGGCGAAGGGGTTACTGCTGGCATCGGCCCGCTATCAACTTCAAGTTTCACAAATACTGATACGGGTGGCCTGATTGATTTTATCAGAATCAATCAGTTCATGGTCAATCCGGTAGCAGGGGATCTTTCAAAAGCCGTTAGCATGAACTCGTTTACTTTCATCAATCCAAAAATTACTTCCATCGGAATGAATTCATTAGGGCATGATGAATCTGCTCCGGCCGAAGTTAATATGTCGTTCGATTATGATTTCTTGCGATTAGAGCCTATTACCCAAATGAATACTCCTGAGCGGAATTTTTCTAACATCCGTGCAGGAACTGGTGCCCCAGGTGATATTTCAGTGCCTTCCAGTTCATTTGGTTCTACTTCATCTCCATTAACTAATTTGATAACTGGTGCAGCCAGTCGAGTAGTTCAAAAAGTGACATCTGACCAACTGAACAAAGTTTTGAAAAGTATCCCAGGTGGACAGCAAGTGGCCGGGCTTGTTTCAAAATCGCTAGGAAACGTCGGTTCTAATTTGGCCGGACAAGCCGTTGATATGGCGACAACAGCCGGAATGAATGCACTTCGAGCATTGGGGAAATAAATGGCAAAAGGATTTGTGCAAGGATTTTTCAAACCGAAAAATCCTGAAAAGTATCTAGGGAACGTTAACAGAATCATCTTTCGTAGTTCATACGAGTTGAGAGTATTCTCAGCTTTCGACAATGAACCATCTATTCTAAAATGGGGCAGTGAGTTATTTTCCATTCCGTACATGTCTCCCGTTGATGGACAAGTTCACCAATACTTTCCCGATTTGTTGGTCGTCTATAAAGACCGTGCAGGCGCTATTCAAAAGATGTTAATTGAAATCAAACCTCATCACGAAACTTTACCGCCCAGGAAACAAACTGAACTAGCTGTTAAAACGTATGTCGTCAATCAAGCTAAATGGCAAGCAGCAGAAAAATTTTGTAACGCGAACGGATTACAGTTTCAAGTGCTTACTGAGAAATCAATCTTCTTTCAGGGCGCTCCTAAAAAGACTAAAGCCCGAACCCCTAAGCGTAAATAAACAAAAAAGAATCCTATGGAACAAACTTTCAACGTTTCTTATCAAACCAATATCAAGATTTATGATAACCAAACTGGTGCATTAATCTCTGAAGGCAAGAATGCTGTCCATCCGCGAAATATGGCAACGGCACTCGCACGTGGTCTGAGTAATGCAGCTAACGGGCAAGTATTCAAACTGAAACTTGGCAATCAAGGTACGTACATTGATGCCACTCAGCAAATTGTTTTCCGGGCGCCTAATGTCAGTGCATTGGATGCAGACCTTTATAATCCAACCTATGCAGAAGTAGTTGATGACAGTTCTTCTTCAGTTGGTATTGGCAACTCAGTGACTTATACCAATATTCCTAACACGAATAACACCCGAGTGGTCATTACTTGCGTGGTTGACGCGACTGAAGCTATCAATGCATCTACTGACACCATTCCCGCTGGTGGCACAACCAATCCGCAATCTTCCTTTTTCTTCGATGAACTAGGATTGTTTACGCAAGGCTCTGGAGTTGATTTACTGAATCAAACCGATGAAATGCTTCTAACCCATTACGTATTTTCTCCAATTGAACATACGGGCAATCGAGAATTTACCATCGTGTACAGTTTGACTATTTCGGTCAGCTAAAAAGAAAAGGAGCCTTTTGGCTCCTTTTTCATTTGTGACTCGTATTACAGAGCCGGCTTAATACTGATATTGTCCAGATAGACATAGTTCGCGGCGGAACTCGGATTGGACGAACCGTTAACCAGCAGTGCACGCAGGTTAACAGAACCAGCCTGTGCCATGTTGAATTTCACTGAGTAAGTGCAGTTAGCCAGCTTATTCCAAGGAACGAGCAGTTGGATGTTAGTCGCGCCACTCAGTTCAACGGCAACACCAGTGCCAGTAGTTGAATTGGTGTTACGGAAGCCTACAACGTCGTATGAGAGCGTGTAAGTGCCAGCAGGTAGGGTGATAGCTGGATGAGTCCACGCCTTCACTACGGGGCAATTAGCCCGGCCGGCAACGGAGTTAGGGGGCATTTGATCGACCAGTGCCAGATAGTGATTGGTCGGAGTTGCACTGTCGCCATACACGCCAACACATTGAGCGCGGAACGGATAATTCATGCTAGTCCAACCAACCGGCACGGTCTTAGTTGAAATGGGTGAACCGCCAGTAACGGTGGTAAAAGTTTCAATATCACCATTCGTGACAAATTCAGTGGTTTGCGCGCTGACTGAAAATGCGGCCAGGGTCATGAAAAGTGATGCGAGAAGTTTCTTCATTAAAAATCCTATAGGTTAAAGGGTGGAATCATATTTCGACATGTCTAATGGTAATGGCTCCCATGACACATCCGTTTGTTGTTCAGGAGGTGGTAACTCAGTGTCGCCACCCCCACAAGAAATTAGCATCATTGCTAAAATCAATTGTACCAGAAGTTTCATTGATATCAAAAGAACGTCTAGTTATTTATCCGGGATTGAGTGGCGTTGTTTTTGAGATGGTGAATTGGTATTCATGTAAAAGAGTTTTCATATCTAAAATCTGACCTTCAAGCTGATTCAGCAATTCGAGCAGTTCTTGTTTATCTTCTTCATACAGCTTAAACTGACCGTCAAGGCAAGGAATCAACCGTGCGTTAATTTCCTGTTTGAAAATGTCTGTGACCGAAAATGGATGAACGGAATCAGAACCAGTAGACGGACAAGTGACGACTACATTGAGTGAATCATCTACTTCAAAAGAAACAATTGGTTCAAATGTCATATTCAGATACCTCCACGATTTTTACGATACATGGCACACCAGAATGATGTTCTTGCGTCCAGTTATACGGATGATTTTCTTCCATGACGGGCGAAATTATTTCGGCCAATCCATACGATACTGGATGGACGGCGTGAAATAGTTCGATTTCAACCTTGCGTTTTGATTCATCAGTAATGTATGGAACTTCGTTAATCAGACCAGTAAACATAGATTTCTCCTTTCAACTAGAACAACCCGGTAGTTAGTCTACCATCAAAAAAGAAAAAGGGGCACTTGGCCCCTTTTTTATTGCTCTACCGCGCCAAGGTCGATAGAACCGCCGTTAACCGGGCGAGGGATGACCTTACCAGTCGTTACGTCATACTGCTTGTCAACAGGTGGAACCTGTGCCGGAACCTGACGCGGCGTGCTAGACCCGACATTGACAATTGGTGAACCGACAGTTGGCGAATAAGTGGTCGGATTGAAAGGCATCGTGGTCGAAGTGACAATCGGGCCAATCATATTGAGCGTACCATTCACCGCATGATATTGGTCAGAATCTTGCCAACCAGTAGAAATGAAATTGGTGTAAAGGTCGTTGATACCACCAGAAGTCCATGAAGTGCCAATGCCACCAGTATCCATGCGCAGATTCTTGTTCACGAGTGTTGGCGCGAAGTAAATGACGTTATTCCATGCATTAACATGTTCATCAGTAGTGGCTGTTTGGAAAATCCATGCATCACTAGTGCCATACATTGAAACGGTGTTATTGTAGAAATAAAGATTGCCCTTTCGGAACAGGTCTTCACCCCAAGCAGCACCCGGCGTTGAACCATAATGGTCGCCGCCATAATGGATGGTCGAACCAGTAGAGCCGCGCTTCGTGATAATGTTGCCATACACGTAAGTGGAACGATAGCTGGCATCAGCACGAGCCGTATTCGGGAAATCTTCCGCTTCCACAAGGTCAATAGCATGTGCGCCATCTTCAATGAAATTGTAACGGACGGTCAGGCCGGCTGAACGGTCTTTGATGGAATTGCCAAGTGCACCAGTACGCATCATACCGTAATGATTACCTTCTAGCAGAATCCGTTGACTTTCGGTATAAGTTGCATGCATGTGAACGTCATTAACAATACCATGACCCCAGAAATAATTATTTGAGATGGTGATATCGGACGTTACCGCAAAAGTACCATCGTCAGTAGCCTTCGTGTAAATGCCTTGTTGAGCATCTGAAATTTCGTTATCAGTGATGGTGATGAATTTACCACGTTCTACCCAAATAGCCGCCCCAAAATCAATGTAAGCCTTTTTAACACCGCCTGCATCCGTAAATGAATATTGCGGATGTGACTTAGTGATATTCAGGCCGTCGATTTGAATGTATTGCGGATAAGCTGTCCAATAATCAGGCGCTGAATGGTTTTGCTTAATGGTCACGATACCACGAGTTTGAAAAATGTCTTGGGTATATGCTGAGTTACCGTACAGAGTCAGCAGTTGAGGACGAGTAGTTGCACCATCCCCGGAAATAATGGGCCGCTCTCCGTTAACACCCTTCACGCCACAAACCCGAATTGGCGTAGTAGCAGTACCTGAACCTGAAATAAGGAACTTGCCAGTATAAGGTGTTGCCGAATAGAAAATACGAACGGTATCACCGGCCTTCAGAGTTTCCCACGGTACTAGATCGAGGGTGGCATACTTTTGACCAGTACCAACCGTGTAATCGACTCCTGTGCCCGCAACGCAGGAACTCGCAGTTGCGGGAGCCGGTGTGGGAGCCGGTGTGGGAGCCGGTGTGGGAGCCGGTGTGGGAGCCGGTGTGGGAGCCGGTGTGGGAGCCGGTGTGGGAGCCGGTGTGGGAGCCGGTGTGGGAGCCGGTGTGGGAGCCGGGCAACCGTTATTACCACCAGACGCATCCACAACTGTCATCACCGACGATTGAGTGATAACAACCGGATTATTCGTCGGCACCGGAGCTGGGGTAGCAGTGCCCGCCAGAGTAGTGAACACAGTATTCACTGAACCAGTACCAACAGAAACAGTACCTGTTGAAGTGGTTTTAATGGCGCGCACACGGAGGTTGTAAGTCATCTGCGGAGTCAGGCCCGAAGCAGTAAACGATACCACACCGCCAGTTCCAGCAGAATCGGCAGTGTTAACAGTACCCAGGGACTTCCAGTATGGGCTAGTCGCCGCGCAGTTACCCACGAAACAAGCACGAATATCAAAACCAGTTTCAGTCGTGGAAGTATCCACGAAAGAAATAACGGCCGAAGTTGAATCTGGCACAACTTGCACATTGGTTGGAATGTTCAGAGCGGCGTTAGCTGCCGGAGCAGATAGGGCCAGGACTGCTGCAAAAAGAGCTGTCAGATTTTGTTTTGTCATAATTTCCTTTTAAGAGTTGATGGGAGAATTGTCTATTCTATCACATGAATGCGAGGTGCAAACAATGCCGTGTTCATTGCACAACGATTTTATCGTCCCGGCGATATCATCAGATACTGCCACCGAGAATCCATGAAACAGTTGTTCGTAATCATCAATGAACAGATTTTCAAAGTATTGCCGAAAATATTGCGGAGGATTGGAAATTGAAATGAACGTGATGAACGGTAACATCGGTCAAACCTTCCAGAATGAAAAGACTAGCACGAACAAACATACCACGGTCGTAAGAAAAACTACCAACGTGATTAAATCAGAAAACCGACCAGTGTATTTGTCTCGCTCCAATGATGCGTTAAAATTCAGCACAGTAATCATGATGGCGGCTAAAATTGATAACTTTTCCATCGGTTCATTCCCTCCCAAGCCTTATTTATAAATTTTCTCGCTTAAGGCAAACTTAAGATTACTGAATACAGGTACAAGGGATCTTGAAAAGAGGATATGACGATTGACGCATCTTTCCACCCTCCTTTCAGGATTTCTTGTCTACACTGATGAATAGTCACGTCCTGCATGTAAGAAAATGCAAGTGAAAATTGGACATAACCAGAAATGATGCCTTCTTGATTCAATCGAATGGTAGATACTTTCCCACTCAATTCCTTCAGTTTCAAATTAGCCAGTTCGATAAAGTCATTTACTTGCTGAGTGATAGTTGATACCACAATCGGAATATGAGCTGCAGAAAATTGCGTCACATCTAAAACCGGCGTGACCGGCTTATCTAAAATGGAAATGGAATCAGCCGGAATCACTTGTGATACAGGAATGATCACTGATTCCGGCGCTTTAGGCCAAACGAAGTCCGTCATGACGGTCGTTGCGTCATACACCATGTCAAAAACCCTGTCCTATCAGATTCCACATATTTATTGACATATGCAAAATCTGATATTCTTACATGGGGCTTAAGACATGACGGATGTTAAGATTGGTTAATTCTGTTTCATCCGTTAATTGCTTGCATAGCCACCGTGAAACCATGCAGTTTCGGCGGATTGGAAGAAACCGAATAGTCATTCGGTTCAGTGACAATTAGTTGATGCTGGATAGATTGAACTCGCCAGTTCCTCACTTTCAAAGCAGCCGATACTGTCTCAAATTGCGGATTGCGAAGCAGGTTTTCGTGCCCGTTAAATTCACTTGCTGCAGCCATGACAATGCGGTCGATGACAACCATTTTGAAATCATGGTCGATAACCATCCCACTCGTTCCGGGGTGAGTTTTTTCTTTTTCCAAACGAGCATAAATATGCGCCACCAGTTCATGCGGCTTGAAATTGGAAATGGTGGTGGTAGAATTGAAAAAGTTGGATGAGTCCATGGAAAGCTCCTAGAGCAGTTGTTGATGGATGAACTTTATCAAAGCATTCATCGACTGTCAACACCGTCTTTGTAACCAATTGTTAAAACAGAGTCAATGGGTATGTACCTTTACTAGATGTCATCGGGTCGGTGATAACTAATTCACCATTCGCCCGGAACATGATGTTGCCTTCGTGCATGTCCGCATAGACATCATATTCCGGGTCGATTTTGTTCAGAGCAGTACAGGCTTCATGGATTTGAATAATGGTGTCAACCAGCTTATCAACATCCATTTTTGAAATAGCCAGATACGCCGCCGCTTTACTGCGACCTTTCATCACTTCATTTGAAGCGACAAACGTGCGTGTCGGATTACCATTAGCTTTTTGTATATAAGCCAGATTGGCGCCAGTTTTAGAATCAGTCTTGAATCCGTTATAGGCAATTTCTAATTCCTTGATACGCTGAATTACTTTTTCTTTCACACGGTCTTTATTGGTATCACGTTCCAGCGATACGAATCCAGCTCGAATGACACTGGCTAACGCCTCATTTTTCAATTCTGACAAATTTCCATGTTTCAGCTTTTCCAATCGAATTACTTTGATAGTTGGAATAGGTGGTTTTCCTTCAGCAAAGATGTTTTTCAACTCAACTACATCTCCAATCACTTTTGGGAAAAATGGGTTATCTTGGTGAGCTAACACCAGTTCAATATATTTTTCATACGCCGCGTCAGCTAACCAAACTTTGTACACATACGGTAATGCATCTGCAACCAAAGTGATACCAAATGACCCGCTGAAAGTTTTGATTCCGGCTGGTGTTCGTTGCACAATTTGCTTGATAGCATTGATGATGGTCATCCCGGAATATTTCTTGATACCGATGAGTTCTTGAAGAAGTTGCATACCATTGTCATTTTGAGTTATTTATTGATAAATACTTCTAAATGAATAGACCTATGAAGCTAAAGCATATTTTGGAAGCATTCACCGACCCTGTGTTACGTGAATCATATTGGGGAACTGATTATTCAGATTATTACAAGCAGTTTTCCAAACATCGAAAAGAGAACGTTTATTTTATGCCAGGAGTATATGGGAAAGAGAAATATGCCCAAGGGTTGATTGGGGCAATCGTCACACCTTACGTTAATATCACGGCGGATAATAGCAGCGGTACACATAACTTTTCCGCGCTGGCCATGCAATTCACCAACTATAATCGTGCAACCGACCCGGCACTTGATCCACATTTCACTTATTTTCTGAATAGATTTGACCGCCAATCATTCCGTTTCAAATGGGAAAAAATCGTCACGACAGTTGAAGAAGATGTAGACGTGGATTCTGACGAACTTGAAGACGCGATTGATGACCTTGCCACCGAATTTATGCAACGGTACAACCAAGCCAATCGAGACATTACCGAACGGGTCGAGCAATCGGAAAATGGTATTGTTAAGGGGGCGTTTTCATTCCGTCGATTCATCTGGGGGAAAATGAATCCTACGGTTGGCGCAGTAAAAAACATGATGACATTTATCATCAATGCCATTCAGAAATCAAAACACAAAGCTGTATTGGCTGAACGACCACATGCTGAACATGGCGTGACTGTCTATGACACCCATTATAACACCCCTGCCATCATGCAACGCATCATCAAAGAACATTTCAAACTTGATGGAGATTCAAAACTTCTGTCAGCGTTCGCCAATGCTTCTTTAGCCGCCGCTGAAACAAAATCTTTCTGGAATGATTATTCACGACACTGGTTTTTCATCGATAACGCAAACCCAGCAAAGAACATCATCGTGCTTCAAAAATCTGATTTGGCTGATTTGGCTGTCATTCAACAAGATGGTGAACAACTAGCCATGATTGACGAACCACAGAATGAGTTTAATGGACAGATTTTATGGGCACTTGAGTTTGAACAGAAGTATCCCCATATGGATATCGTGCGCGAGTATGTACGAACTTCACCAGATTTAGTTAATCACATATTGGTTGTATCTGATGAAGATATGAAAAAGCATGGTGCTGAATATTTCGACCGTGACCTGCAGCCATATGTAAATGCACAGGTGGAAGAATACAACGACGGGTATAAGAGGTATGAACAAGATGTTGATGCGGCGCGTGATGCCGCTATAGAAAACGACGAAGAATTTGATGAATACTCAATTGACATTGCCGATTATCTTCCGCGAGATGTCATCACTTGGACAAATCAATTCAACGAACATCGTTTAACCCAAGTTAAAAAGTTTTTAGCAGAACCGACTGCCATCCGAAAAAAGGTTAAAGAAACTATGGATGAATACCAAAATACTGAGTTAGACATCACCAACTATGAACTTCTTCAAAATGTGGTGTTCATGCGTTTCCTTGACGAACATGACAGAATCGAACTTAGAGGCTATTAACACCTAACCTTAAGCCCTAAAGGGCTTTTCAGTAGCCGGGGTAGTCATTCGCTGTTTGCTGCTCTAACAAGCAGTCAAGCCAGCCCTGATCACTCCGGCTAACTTTTCTCTGAACCAACCTAACCAACCACCCTTCCTCTCATTTCTTCGACTAACTCCTATAGGTGACAAATAAGGAATTGACTCGTAATGAGCCTTAACGGGCTTTAGAGCCGTTTTCATCCGTTAGGCTACCAGGGTAGCTACCTCTCTACCTAATCGCTCTATAGGCTCATCTATCAGATACTAGACATCCGTTTGTTAACCTATCTGTACACATAACCTCAGCCCGTTAGGGCTTCAGCAGTCAAGCAGTTCTTTCGCACCTTGAGCCTACCGGCTGCAAGCCGACTCACGCCACTGCTTGACCGAGCTTTTCTGAGAGCTAATCAACCTAAGCCACCCACCAAGCTCTCTCCACTCATTTGAGAAATACCTATAGGTGACAAATAAGAACATGCTACCAGAATGCGTTTAACGGGCATTAGCGCCGTTTTCTCTCAACAGACTACCCAGGTAGCCAACAGGTCAACGAACGCGCTAACAGCCGTTAAACCAACATGTAGCTAACTCGCTTGAGCTAACCAATCACACAAACCGGCTACCAGCCTTTCTCTGAACGGAACCAACCGACTGACCTACCGGCTTTTCCATTCATTCAATAAACTCCTATAGGTGACAAATAAGAGCATGGGCCGCGAAGGCACTTAAACGGGTCATAGAGCCGATTTCATCCGTCAAGCTACCCATGCCTACCTTCCACCAACAAATCGCTCCTAGCGCGTTTTAGCCCGTTTGGTTTCAGCATCCGAACACCGTCGCCACCAGACACAGTCCAACTGGCTTCAGCCGTCATCCTAAATAAAGGCAAACAAGGAAAAAGCCACAATGAAGACTCTTTCAGGCTCGGCCGCCGCTTATGGGGACACTCTCCCGAACAATGCAGACAGCTACGATGGCGCGCTGTATTACAAAACTATCTCTGACTCTCAACCTACTGGCCTGTATCTATATGGGTTCGTGCAGGATTTACTTCCATCCACGCCCGGTTCACAAGTGGGTCAAGCATGGCAACGCGTTGGTTTATCGCCGGCAGATTTAGTAGGCGTTTATGTTGCTATCGCGGGTGACACAATGACCGGCCCGCTTTCTGTGCCAAATTTGCTTTCACTGACTGCCGCGACGGGTGAACAACGGTTACTGATTGGTAACAAAGATTCAGGAGGTTTGAACAAACCTGCTATAATCTCGGGACAGAATGGTATTGTGTCGATTGGACAGGGCAATTCATGGGTTGGGAATGGGGGCACTCTCACCAATGGATTAGTTATCGATGCATCCTCTGATACGGGCCTGACATTCAGGTCTAATCAAGTATGGCATTCCGCTAATGACGGTGCTGCTTCTGGACTTGATGCTGATTTACTGGATGGACAACATGGCGCCTTCTATCAAAATGCTGGCAATCTGAATGCTGGTACAGTTCCATCGGGTAGACTGGCCGGAACTTACTCAATCAGTATTTCCGGGTCAGCATCTCAACTAAACGGCCAATTAGCCAGTTTCTATCAGAATGCAGATAATTTAACGTCCGGTGTAGTTCCTGCTGCTCGGTTGTCCGGTTCGTATGGAATTTCAATTTCGGGAAATGCCGGAACGGCAACTCTTGCCACCGATGCAGTTAAGTTACAGACTGCCAGAACAATTACCCTTGCTGGAGATTTGGCGGGAAGTGTCGCGTTCAATGGGTCATCTGATGTGACGTTAACTGCCACTGTTAACAGTTCCTCACTGGCCGGATATGTTCAAAAAGCGGGTGACACAATGACGGGTGTACTTATTTCGTCCAATGCGACTAACTCAACAAGTACCAGTACCGGGGCAGTTATCCTGACAGGCGGCATGGCAGTTGGCGGAAATATCTATTCAGGGGGTGATGTATCTGCGGCCGGTGATGTTATTTTTGGCGCTTCAGATGTTCGTCTGAAAAAGAATATCAAACGGATTGAAAATGCGTTAGATAAAGTTTCTTCGCTGACAGGTGTTGAATATGATTGGGATGTGGAAGTTTGTCAGTCTGCAGGTTATAAACCGAGTAGGACTCATGAGCATGGATTGATTGCACAAGATGTGCAGATGGTCGCGCCAGATATGGTTGCTCCAACTGCTTTCAATCCGGACTATATTACAGTCAGGTATGAACGGTTAACTTCGTTACTGGTAGAAGCTGTTAAAGAATTGTCGGCCCAAGTGCAAGAGCTGAAAAAGAAGATGGGTGAATAATCATGCCTAGTATGAAAAATGATGTTGCCCGATTAGGGGCAAATTATTCAACCAGTGCAAGTGGGTCAGCAAAACATTATTACCGGACAAGTTGGCAAACTAATGCTGGCGGCCCTACTATTTTCTATGCAGCCAATCCTTCCAAATATTCCGCATCGTCAGAGTTGGGTACTTATTCAAATGTGTATAACTCATTTATGCACATGGCTTCGCCCGGTTTCTTTAACAAGAATGATTACCTTATCAATTCCACTATTTCAAAATTACCGGGCGTTTCTACTTATTCAAATGTGCCGGTTGCTTCTAATCAGATGCGAATGTCTTATTTGAATGACGCCCGAGTTAAGCATTATGTCGGTGGGTCAGTAACACAGGAGGTAAACAGTCATTATCCCTATCGAGGATATGATGCAGGATTTGTTAGAGTGGTTGATGTGCCGCCCGGTGTGAAAGAACTGTCATTCATGTTAGTAGGAGCTGGGGGCGGCGGCACGTTGTCAGATGTGGCAGAAGGAGCGGTCGGCGGCGCCGGCAATTTTGTCACTGGCAAACTTGATATTTCTGCATCGGCTACCCGGTGGCGTCGATATGTGATGGTGGCAGGTACGCCCGGATTTAGCGGGCTTGGTGGGACATGGGTGGAAGGTGGAATGGGTGGAAATTCCGGAGAAATTTTCCCGGTGGATGATATCATTCTGAATTACCCAGAAGCGAATAGTATGGCGCCTTATTCAACGTTTCTGAAAACATATGCAGTGAGTTATAAGCGGCGCGAGAATCCATACATGACGCGGCCAGTGATTGTTAACGCAAATCATTGGGATAGCAATATCTTGTCCACCACTGAAAATGGAATGGTGAAAGACATTATCACGAACGGACTTTCGCAATTCAACCATCGATTCGTTTTTTATGTTCCATACACGGCCGATGCTGAATTGACAGGTTATACCATTTCATATGAAGCGGATGACATTATGAAATTTCAACTGTTCGACCCTATTACGGGAAGCAGTACAGGTATGCTTGGAACGGCAAATTTACACAGTACAGTTATTGACCAGTCGTTAGATTTTTCTGTCCTACCTTCCACAAAACATTCATCGGGTGGTGATGGCAAATATATGTTAATTGGCCTGAATGTGTTTGTTGAGAATGCCAATTCACCATATCCATCGTTCAATCCTTGTATGTTTGCTATTGTCATCAAAAATGCCAGTGGCACTATCGTATGGACTACTCGGGATAATTACCCTCAAGGAATTGGGGCTATTTCAGCGGTTGGAAAAGGGGCTGCGGGTGGCACTTCAGGATTTTTTGGTACATCGGCCTCAGGCGGCGGAGGCGGCGGCGCCTCTTACATCATGGAGATTGAAGATATTGAATCGACTAACGTCGCATCAGTCAAGTTTTCTGTCATTGCGTTAGCAGGTGGCGGTGGCGGTGCAGGTGGTGCAGGTGGTGATGGTGGATATTACCATCCGGGTAATGAATCATTGAGAGGATTGAGTCAAGATTTTTCAACTTCAATCGGAAACGGGACTACTGCTTTCCGCCGCGCAACTGAAGGGTTTTCTGTCAATACGTTTGGCTTTTTCACGGATGATGTGTATGGCAACTCAGTGCCAAATGGCCCGGATAACGGCGGTGGCGCAGGTGGTGGCGGTGGTGGCGCAGGTCTTGGTGGCGCAATTGGTGGATTTGGTAATACGGCCGGCGCGGCTGGCACCAATGGCTTTGACTATGTGATGCTAGGATGTACGCAACTGGCATCATTAGCCATGAGCACTCAGAATCCCGGTTTGGCGTATGGCGTGCCGGGCTATTCAATTCCGACGACGACCATTCGTTATAACTGGTATTTCCCTTCAACCACCACGTTAATTTTCCCTGGTACTGGAACAGATGTTACTGGTACTTATACTCAAAATAACATGGGCATGGGAGGATACTCGCAAGTTGGTGCGCAATTATCATCACCGGGCAAGCCCGGATTCTGCTACTTGGAGTGGGGTGCTCCAAACTAAAAAGAGGGCCATTGGCCCTCTTTTTATATCCCTTCCGGAATTTCTAGTTTCCGTTTCTCCAATCCTTTTTTAGCATCAGCGAATACTTTGACAGCATCCGGGCGTTTTTTAATCAACGCAATAACTTGCTCTGCCGTCATGATGTCTTTTGCTTTAACACCTTCGCCAAAAAGCATACTCGCAAATTTATCCGGGTCTGTAATCAAATCGGCGTCTTTACTGTAAGACCCTTCTTTGTCTAGTTTTTTCAGCTCGGCATCAATGGCATCCGGTTCCACTGATTGCATGGATTTGACACGTCCTTTCCCATCTTTTCTCTCAGGTGCAATTTTGAACACTCGCTCAAATCCTTTATCAAGCCTGAAACTTCTGGCAGCTTTCACGATAAGGTTGCCATTCTCATCCTTGACCTTCAAATCTTCCCCATCTTTCGGCGTGTATTTGACGACTGAATGTAAAAACTCGTTCCTTACGCCAGATTTGTATTTCGAGTTCTTGTCCGCGTGATAAGAAAATTTTGCCCATTCGATATTGTCAGAGAAAGTAAAATCCACTTGAACCATTTTGGTATCTGAAACTGGTACAGGGAATGAGTAAGTGACGTTAGCGATAACACAGGGTTCGTTAGTGGCTTCAGACATCTTTTTGACATACTCATCTTTATGCTCAGACTCAAAGACGATATCAATGTCGCCGGAATCTTCCCTATCTCCGTTATAAGTTAACACCGTTGAGCCAACCAAATTATCAATGATAGATTGCTTGTCAATACCTAACGTCGAAGAAACAAACTCGATTGCTGCCTCAATATCTGGTTTTGTCGCCCGCTTAGTATGAAATTTGGCAGTAGCTTTTCCGCCCTCGAATAGAAATTGCTTGAATGACATGTTACACCTTAATTAATGTTTTATACGGTTTGATTTTGCGAATTGAGAAATAAGTTTCTTCTTTCTCGATTTCATACGCTAGGTCATCAATCTCGTTTTCAAGCTCCCAATACTTATCATCTTTTTTAGATAATACCTTTTGCTGCTGGGTCAACCGTTCCCGGTCAAGTTTCATCTGGTCTAACTTTTCAAAGTCTTCAGCATAAAGTTTGTTAGGGACTTTAACAAATGACAATGATTGATGTAAAGCTGACCCATCAGAGGTTAGCATGCCAAAATCAATCTCAGTATCAGGATTATTTTTTTGAAGATGCTTTAATGCGGCCGTCGCATACCCCTTACGTTTAGCTGAGGCAGAAATCTCAATCATTGAGATATGAATTTTGTCCTCATAGATAACATAGTCGATATACCCAACTGCTTCACCATTAACAGCAATGTGCAGGCGAGCATCAGTTTGCCCATGATGATATCCGGTGGTTTCATCACTGAAAGTCAACTCATTAGCCTCAATCAGAAACGCTCTAAAACGGCCCATACGCGCTTTTCAACCCTTCTTGATGGTGTCTGGCACCTTACCATGCAAATCGGCTTCTAGGCGCTCTAATTCAAAGTTGAGGGCGGGCCAGTGTTCAATGGTCTTGCGATACTTTTTAGCTTGCTCAGGGGTTGGTGACACTAAATTATGGAAATCAGTATGTGCTCGTTCCAGCGCAGCAATTTGTTTTTTCACCTCTTTGATTCGATGCTCGATTTCAGAATCTGACGAAAACTGGTCGAGTGGAGCAGCCGGCTTGAATGCTGATTTATTGACCGGGATGACTTTGTACTTCTTCAAATCGGCATTCACCGACGCAAGAAAATCTTTGAATTTAGCCATTATGTATGTTGGTTTCATCTATTTACTCCAATCAGGAAAAAGAAAAGCCGGGCAATGCCCGGCTTTTTCACTTGATGAATCCGATAAGTTCTTCTGCACTTTGCCCGGTTACTGCACACACGATGGCAATCGGGAACAGGACGAAAACTGTACCAATTGGAGAAAGAAGAATAACGGCCGAGACGACCAGCCATGCCAAATCACCAGTAGTGCGAGTGGTTCCCCAGAAATTCAACTTTGGAAGTTTATCAAGCATGGTTTTCAGGCCAAGGGTGTTATTGGTGTATTGAAACATAAGCAGTTCCATCATGAACATGCAGGCTACGGCAAAATATACACAGGCCCAAAGCTGAATGGCTTTCCCGGCATCTTGCAGGAAATACATCATTGTGCCAACTGCGACAGCCATCGCAAACAGTTTATAGTTGAGGGATTGAAAAAACTTGTTCATGATTACCTTTCAAAGTGAGAAGTTGGAAGACAGATTGTAGATCACGTTCCTGCATCTTGGAAAGCGCCTCGACCAAATTATCCGCATCTACGCGTGTTTTGATAAAGTCGCTCGCCAAATTAAAACAGGGTGCAAGCATTGACACATGAGAGACGCCCATCATGCTCAAACAGGCGTTCATCAGATCATGCTTGCTCATTTTAACCCGTCACCGTGTAAAGTTCAACCGGATATCCCCACAGTTCATCAATGTACGAAATGACTGCTTGCGTATCTTCAACGTCCAGTTCTCGATTTTTGTACGGATGATAGTGCAGCACCAGCGTTCGATCGCCCTCAAAATCAGCACCACTAACCCTGATTTCAGGCACGTGCTCAATCCGTTGAGTATTCTCAGCCATCATATTGCGCAGGTTGCGAAACCCGTCCAAATCGGCGACGTCCGTTACCAGAGCAGTTTGCTTTTTCTGCCCAAGGACATTTTGCTTGGTACTAATTTCTACTGAAAACAGCGCCAAATCCCGCGCCACTTTCGGAGACATGAATTGCATGATGAAACTGTCATCACGATATTCAAAAGCGGCCCGCGTAACAGCATCTTGCCATTTCTGCCCAATGAGATGCGGCATAAATTTCTTATCTTCATTAGTTGGATTTTCGCAAATCCGCTTGATGTCTTGATAGATGGCAAAACCCACTGCGTAAGGATTCACGCCGGAATAATACTGCTTGTCAAACGTCGGTTGGAAAATAACACCCGAATGGTCGCGCAGGAAAGCGAGGAACGCATCACTGCTAATAACGCCCTTTTCTTCAAGTCGAGTCATGATGAAATAGTGGCAGAAACTGGCCCACCCTTCATTGCTAATCTTCGTCTGCCCCTGAATATAGAAATATTGGTTAATCTTCCAGACGATACGCAGAATTTCACGTTTCCAGGTCGGCATGTTGGGCGCCCGCTTCATGATGTAATAAAGCAGGTTTTCTTCCCCGACGAGCGGGTCATAAGTTTCATCCATCCAATCTGGACTCGGTTCATCCTTGTCAGATGATTTCAGCTTCGTCCGGTTCAGGATATAGTCCGATTCCTGCATCTCACGTTCTTCTTTTTCAACAAGCATTTGCAGGTACTGAGATTCAGTCATCTTTCGGGCCGACTTGCGGGGATGCTTGTCAACACCATGTTGAGCTAGAGAATGCGCGGCATCAAGTACCCGTTCAACTTCTTCTTCACCGTACCGCAGTTCACATTGCGTGATGTACCGCTTGGCAAACGCTAGGTAATCAATGATGGAACCGGCGTTAGTCCATTGGACGAAATAATCATTGCACTTGAAAAAGCTGTTATGACCGACACAATGCGCAATGACCATCGCCTGTTGGTACATGGCGTTATCTTCCATCAGCATTGTGGAACACGGGGAATCGTTTGTGATCAGCTCTAGAGCTAGCCCCGACTGCCCGTTGTCATATGCGTGCTTATTGCGCATATATTCCTTACCAAAACTCCAGTGTGAGTACATGATGGGCATGCCAATACTCGCATAGGCATTAATCATTGAATCAGCCGTAATCATCTCGATTTGAAATGGGTACAGATGCTCCGGAAAACTAATTTCCAGTTCTTCTTCTGCAACGATTTTAATTTCTTCCCAAACAGCTCGAATGAGCTGTTCAGACCAGACGGTCTTGCTAGTAATTTGCTCCATCATCAATCCTTTCATTGCTTGTGATAAATTGCCTTGAATGCGTCGAACACTTCTGCATCAGATGTGATTTGCTGCATACCAAACTTTTCCGGATGGGTGTGGGCGATACTTTGCAGTACGTCCCACATCCCATGCGAATAATGCCATTGAGATTTCGGGCACGTTTGAATGTAACTCATGTGCCGAATCTTGCTCAGAAGTCCCGACTGTTCCAGAGCCGGAATTAGATTCGCATTGTCAGACTCCATGTTATCACCATCACTCGCTTGTGACAAGTAGATATTTGAAACATTTGCATCAAATCGTTCCTGAATGATTTCCAGAGCCAGTTCGTATGCAGGGGAAACGACCGTGCCACCAGAAATGCGAGTGGAGAAAAATTCATCCTCATCCATTTCTTCAGCAGTTTCAGTATGAGCAATGAAGACCAGTTGAGTGTCAGGATAATGTCGCTTCAGGAAAGCGTATTGCAGACTGAAAAACTTGCGTGCCATCGTTTTGCGTTCCTGATCCATCGACCCGGAAACGTCCATGATCATCACGAAAATAGCATCAGCCGTTCGTTTCGTCTCTTGCTCCATTTTCCGATACCGCAAATCCATGTCGTCAAAAAACATGACTTTGCCTTTTCGGGAAGTCAGTTCAGTAATTTCTTCCTTGATACAAGCTCGTTCAAGTTCAATATCCTGGCTTTGAATCAGTTCGGCAAGGACGTTATCTTGTTCGGTCAGTTCATCAATCCGCGACTGGAAAGACCCCTTGATGGCAATTCTGCGTCCGAGAGAGTTTTTGAAGCTCTTGATAACAGACAGAGTGGCCGGACTGCCGGACGTTCGATACCCGGCTTTGTGGAAGGTTGGCAGCTTCAATTGCTTCTTTGAGTTATGCTGCATGTTCGGCAGCTCACAATCTTCAAAGAAGATATTGAGAAATTCATCTTTCGTGACATGCACGATGAAATCATCTTCGCCATTGCCACCATTGCCAGCACCATTTCCCGAACCGTCCCCTTGCCCTTCCGACGAATTCTTCATGGGAATTTCATCACCTCGTTCAAAAATTTGGTTGCCAATCAAAACGTTCGTAATGACGCCCGTTGAATGGTCATAATGGAAAGACGGTTCATTAAGCTTTTGCCGGGCGACGGTGATCGGATTGACCGTTTGCTTCGTGTCAGATGTCAGCCCGCCGAGGGCAATATTTCGCGCAGCCTTTACTGATGCCTTAATGCGCTTCAGATACTTGTCTCGATTGGCGGCCGAACTACCGCGACCAGTCTTGGTTCGGTCGATGAAAATTAGCGAAGGTTGCGAAGGTTGCACACTCATTTCAATTCCTTTCGTGTAATAGACCCGCGAAGCGGGTCGTCGGTTCAATGGGCGATGTCCAGGGAGAAAGCTTTCACCATAGCATCCATTTCATCACACTGTAGCATACTTACGCCGTAAAGGCTATTGGCAATAATGTAAGAAAGTAATTCTGCTGAACCTGCTGACATTGTAAGGCCAAGTGACCCATGCCCGGTGTTCAGAAACAGATTTTCATAGTCAGTTGAACAGATGTAAGGTCTGTTACTAGGTGTTAGCGGTCTAGCACCCGACCAGAATTCATACTCATCGGCTCGAATGTCAAAGATGCTTCTAGTTTTTTCAATCAGAGAATTGCACCGAACCATGTCCAACATCCATGTCGGCTCGTCTGTCAGATGGGCTGTGCCCGCAACTCGCAAAGTATCGCCTAGACGAGAAAACACTAGTTTGTTTTCATCATCGGTCAAACTGACGTAAGGGGCTTTATCAAGTTCATCAGGGTGAAGTTTGATAGTAGCTGAATACCCCTTGGCCGGATACATGGTCAGATTGATACCTAACGGCTTAACCAAATCATATGTCGAATTGGCCGCTGCAACTACAACGACATCCGGATTATCGGCAAAATGAACGATACCATCGTTGTCTTCGTCATACACGGTTAAAGAAACAATTCGACCACTATCTTCATCACAGACCAGCTCACGAACGTAATGCCGGAGTTTATATCTGATTGACCCACCGGAATTTGGAAACTCGGTAATGGATGCAATAGCTTTTGTGAACTGATGGACATCGCACGACGCATCACCAGGAGTATATGTGCCGCCGATAATGTTTTCATTCATTTGCAAACTAGGCTCAAGTTCAAAAACTTTCTCTCTGGAAATCAGTTTTCGTTCAAGGTCACATCCATTCATGAAGATAACATCCCTAACCGCATCATTGTATTCTTTTTCATTGCGATAGAAATGGATAATACCGTTGTCCAGTTTGCTAAATTTTTCATTAGCTAGAACTTCAGGATATGCCGCTTGAAGATTTTGCATCGCATCTCGTGACAGCATGCCAAGATTGATAAGGGATTCGGTATTGAAATCGGTATTAGACCGAGTACATTGCCGGAAGAAATTGGCAATCCATTTCAGTTGCTTAACAGAAAAACGTGGCGTGAAAAGGAGGGGTGCATCTTTTTGAAAGAGCCACTTAAGGACTTTAGCAGGCGCAGATGGATTACTCCACGGAACACAATGGCCGACAGAAAGCTGGCCGCCATTTCTATAAGAAGTGTCAAGGGCGACATCATGTTCCGAATCGAAAACAGTAACGTTAAAACCATCGGCAGCGAGTCGGTGAGCGGTGTTAATGCCAATCACGCCGGCTCCGATGACATATGCAGACATTTTATTCATAACTTTTCCTGTAAAGAAAAAGGGGCTGAAGCCCCTTTGATTTAGGCTGCCTTTGTATTGGCACTCCACCATGCAACCAGAATTTCAATCTGGTGCTTGGTGTACCCCATTGCAATCATTCGGTCAACGAATGCATGATGCTTCGATTCAATTTCAGAATCTTGCTTCGTGCCGAACGAAATGACCGGCAGAATGTTTTGCGTGCCGGTGAACAGCTTCTTTTCAATGACCGTCTTGATCTTCTCATAATCCTGCCAACGCGGTGACGCACCGGCATTACGCGCCTGATACCGGAGCACATAGGTCACGATGTTATGGCGGAAATCACTAACATTCATAACACCGGCTGGCCTTTCAATTTCTTCAAGCTTGCCGTTAATGGCTTGTCGGTCGAGAGTCATGTGAGTCTCAGGATCTCGAATGACTTCAGCATCAATCCACGCGGCGGCCAGACTGACGTATCGGTCGAACATATTTTGCCCATAGGCGCCAAAACTTTCCATGTACGCTTCGCGCAGTTGCTTATCCAGCAGCTCGAAATACTCAACTTTCAGGTGGCTTTCAATGAAGTTGAGCAGTTCTTCCCGTCGAGCGTCAGCCAGCGTTGAATCCTTCTTAATGGCTTCTTGCAGGACAAACATCAGGTCAACCGGATTCGCTTGCATTTCTTCCGGACGAAGGTCAAACGTATCTGCCAGCACCTTGAACGCGAACCGGGTAGACATCCCCGTCATACCTTCATGCAGGCCGGCGGCGTCTCGGTATTCGCCAATCGGCTTGGCAGTCGGCATACGATCCTTGACGTTTTCGCCGTTATAGACATGCAGCTTGGCAATGATGGACGAATTAGCCGGAGCCGACAGGCGAGAAAGAACACTCCACTTTGCCAGCATTTCAATCGTACCCGGAGCAATCGGCACATTTGGCGTGGTGCTCTGGTCAATCATCTTCTTGTAGATGGCGGCTTCTTCAGCGTGACGAAGCGTGTACGGTACTTGAACAACACACAGTCGGTCGAGGAATGCTTCATTCTTCGGATTGGTGCGGAATTCGTCCCATTCACTCGAATTGTGGTGGGCGATAATCAGGCCATCGAAAGGAAGGGCGCCAATGTTTTCAGTGCCGTTATAAATGTACTCCTGAGTTGCGGTCAGAATGGGATGCAGAGCCTTCGTCGGTGCCTTGAAGATTTCGACAAATTCAGCGACGCCCCGGTTGGCGCGGCACAGACCGCCCGAATAGCTGTACGAATACGGGTGCTCTTGAGGATACTTTTCCAGCGAGCGAAGGTCAGTCTTACCAACAATCGTGGAAATATCCTGATTGTTTTCATCACCCGGTTCGATGCGAGCAACTGCAATCGACTCCAGCACGCTCGGATAAACCTTGCGAATTTGGAACTTGGTCAGGTCAGACTTAGCATCCTTGAATTGCTGAACAAGCCACGGCGACGGGAAAACCTTTGACATGACCGAGACAGGAATGTTAAAATCCTTGCACAGTGATTCAGCATCGCCTAGCAGTCGCAGGAACGCCAGCGGATTGTCATTAACGGGGCTAACGTCACCCTTCGCGGTAGCTACCACCCAGATTGGTTCCTTTTCAATTAGGCTGACGAGACGGCGAGCCAGTGAAGACTTTGCCGAACCAACCGGGCCAACAAGGTCAAGAACTTGGCGAGCCGGTTCTTGATTTTGCGCGCCAGCGCGCAGCTTGCTGATAATTTCATCAATCGTTTCTTCGATGCCGAAGAAATCCTTGAACGGCTCATAAACCCGGATCTTGCGACCCGAGAAAATGCGACTTAGCCGCGCGTCTGCCTTCGTGTCAATGATGATTGGATCACCAATTGCCTTCAGGAGCCGGGCATGAACCCCAGCATACATATCCGGCGCGGAAGCCGCTTGTTCGTACCATTGCTCGACAGACAGCGCAACGGTTTCATACTTTTCCGCAACGCGGGCGGCCAGGGCGGTAATACTCATGGGGAGACTCATTGGGTTTCCTTTCACGCAGAGATAAAAAATAGAACGTACCCGTCTGCTTCAAATACGCCTAAGATTAACAAACTTAAAACTTGGATGAGAATCAGTCATCTTGACTGATTCGGAATTGGTCACTTGCCATTGAACGCCAGATTCTGCCTGACTTTTGAGGAACACATCTAGTGTTCCTAGTTGATGGGTCAATTTTACATCAGCATTCGATGACTCTCCTATCAATGTTACATTTATTACATCTATTATTTTCGCATCTAGCACTTGGTCGTATAACGAAGCGCCGCCAATGATAACGCAATTTTCAGGAATGTCTCGTATCGAATGAATCAACTCAACCGCCTGGTCTAGCTGAAGTTCTTCTCGATTTCTTGAACTCAATACTACGTTAGTTCGACCCGGAAGTCCAGTCTTGTTACAAAGACTTACAAATGTCTTGTGCCCCATGACGACTGTTTTACCCATCGTGTTCTGTTTGAAATGTTGCATGTCCGCTTTGATTCGCCATGCCAATCTGCCATCATGATAGCCAATCGCGTTACTTCTATCAATAGCTAAAATCATTTCCCGCATTTTTTGATAAATACTGTTTGCAACAATTCTACCATAAGATGATTCTCATTCAACAACTACTCTCTGAAGCGCGTATCCCTGGTGCGAAATATACTGAAAAGATAGCTAAAGGTGCTATTGATAAAGTTACTCTCGCCGCCGAAGGTTCTACGGCAACCAGCATCACTAAAATGCTTGCCAAGTATAACAAAATTTCGACATTACTTGACCGGCTTTCATCCTTACAAAAATCGTTGCACGCCGATGTGCGAGTGAAAGTAACTGAGTTATTTGACGCGACCGACGAAGTATATACCCGAGTAGTTGAAACTGCTCGATTTTCCGCATCAGTAGCTAAAAATGTAGAAAAGGCTAGTACCAAATCTGATACTGATTGGGAAGCAGTTGCACGGGCGTTATCAGAACTGATTGAAGATGACCTTCAGCCGCAAGTGGAAGAAATTGTCGCCAAATACACGAAAATTGTTCAAGTGGCGAAGAAGGAACCGGCGTTACGGGTCACCAAATTGGATGAAGGTCTTAAAGAAGTGTTCGGGCAGGTTAAAGTTATTTTGGCCGGTTTAACGCGGTCTATGACGGTATGGGGACGGTCGTATGACCGCAAGCTGGCATCCATTAAAGAAATGGTATGAAGCTCATCAAGGAACTGTACCAAACTCGCCTGGAGGAAGGTAAGTTAAAAACGGGTGTGGCGACGGTAGCGACGGCCGCTGCATTATTGATGCATGGCGGGAAAATGCATCAGCAACAGAATACTGTTCATAAAATGGTGCAGCAGCAAAAAGCTGCGTTAGAAAATTTGAAGCAAGTTGTCATTGATTCATATGATGTCGCTCCTAGTCTAGTGGACAAAATCATGAAATCGGTATCACGGCATGCCAAACCTGATTTTCCTAAAGCGGAAGATTTGTTAGCTGTGATTGGGGTTGAATCAGAATTTAACCCTCGGGCCAAATCAAAGTTAGCATCCGACCCGGCGTTAGGATTGATGCAAATTCGACCGGGTGTTAATGATTTGGACGCGGTGAAAATTGGCTCGGATATTGACTATCAGATTAAAGTCGGTGCGCAAATGCTTGCAGATTATTATCGCCAGCTTGGCTCAGAGAAAGCTGCACTGGAAGCGTATAACGTCGGTATCACGAGTTATAAGACGGGTAAAAGAAAGAATCCGCGCTATTCAGCAAAGGTGATGCGAGAAAAACAGAAGTATGAATGAGAAAAGCCGGGCATTGCCCGGCTTTTCAGTTGTGGAACTTGCGCCTGAGTTTTCTAATCAGGTACGCAGAATACGTGGTGGAATACTTGCCCGGGTACCAAAGTTCACGGTCAATCATGCTTTTAACAAGCACGATAGGCACGTAAAGAATGGTTGACACGAAAATGCCAATGGAACAAATTGCCAAAACCGTGTAACGTACTTTTGCCGTCTGAAGCTGCAACCTATCTTTCAGCAAATAGAAATTGAACTCCAGTTCGGTGACGGTGTAAACCGTGTCAAGCAGCGCGAGGATAAACCACACGCCAAGGATTGATTGAAAAATCACTTCATCCATATAACCTTTCAGGTAAATTGATTTTGTTGTTCTTGTCCGATGATGAAATCGGCGATTTCCTTCGCCGACAGGTTATTGCAATCAAGCTGGTAAAACAGGGAGCCGGCTCGCTGCAGCGTCAGCAACGTGATGTAATCATTCGCCCCGTTCACCGCCGCGTCGAGCGCCTTATCCACATCAAACGCCGAATGAGTCGGCATATGGGCGTGGATGTTATGCGGCTGCATGGTTTCGTAGTTGAAATAAGAGGCAATCATTTATCTTCTCCGTGATAGCAAATTCCGGAAGTAAGCACGACTGTCGAACAATCTTGCTTGGCGAGCAGACTCTCAGGAACGTCCGCAGGCGAATTAAAACACGAATGGTACGGTAATGTCAACAGCTTTCCAGAAGAAAGTTTGACGGTCATGAACTCAAAAATGTCTTGGTCGTTAAACCGGCCAATTACCACCCCACCCGTGTTCATGTCAATCACTTCGTCCGAAAAGTCTGCTTCATCCGATGCTTCATGCGCCGGTTGCCGGCGATGCATTGCGATGAAAGTCGCAACTGAAATCTCGACAAAAGTCAACACAATCCATGCGGCAATGAATGTGCCGAAATCCCAATCTGTCAACCATGCGGCAAGAAAGCCGAATAAAACAAGCGAAGGAATGAGAGGCATCATTAATCTCCAACAGTGATTTGGTCGAGGACGTAGTGTACTTCACTTTGCTCTGGAAGAAAAGTCCGCAGGTATTCAGCCTGTTCATTGAACAGATGTCGGCCCTTTAGAACGAAATTTTCCACATAGCTCGGTGCATACGGTTGATAATGCATTTGCATGCCGGTTCGCTGAATCAGTCGATTGCCCTTGAATCGATTACACGGAAGACATGCCGACACCACATTTTTCCAGGTATCAAGTCCACCTCTCGACGTTGGGATGACATGATCCCGCGTCAATTCAGACGTGGCGAATTGTTCATTGCAATAGCAGCATGTCCAGTTATCTCTGGCGAACAATTGCTTGTTGGAAAAAATGGTGGTAGGGGCATATCGTTTGTATGGCCCAGGTGCACCCTTGACTGCAATTACAGCGGCAGTTTTCAATACAGATTGCCGGCCATTTTGTTCTCCACCCCGGAACAGAAATTTTGGGGAACCAAGTTCCCACGCCACCTTTTCTGAGGCGTGATATGAAATGGCTCGTTCAGGTGAAATCCACCCGGCCGGGAATCCATCTTCAGTTAGCATGAGCACATTTCGCATTTCAATTTTTCTCCGTTGAAAAACCACTTGGTTAGTGTAAAAGCATGGAAGAAGAAAGTCCATGCTTGTTACACTTTGTTACTTATGCAGCTTGAGTCACATTCATGAATGACCGACCGAAACCGATGTTATGCTCAATCATTTCCAGATACTTGTAATGGTCTTTCCGTCCATTTTCTTTGAATTCAGCAAGAGTCATCCATTGGGTATATTCAGTTTCATCTTCCCACATGCCAAAATCTCGGCGACTGATAACTTCCACTGCATACACCGACAGAAAATAAGTACCGCTACGCAGCCTAACTTGTTCTTCAGCCACCAGTTTAATATCACCCTTGATATTTGATTCAAGAAGGCCGAGTTCTTCTTGTGCTTCTCTAAGCGCAGTTTCCATTGGCGCTTCACCTTCTTCAATTTTGCCTTTACTAATCATCGGCTTCGGCCCACCAAACATCGGGTCTGAAGCGACCATCAACAGATAAATCAGTTCCCCACGTTCGTTACGGGTATAAGGAATTAGGCCAGCGCGGGCGCGCTTTTCGTATGTGCTTTCACTTTCGTCAAACATGCTATTTCTCCTATCAAAATTTTGTTAAGCATGTGATTTCTCACACGGAGATTGTAGCATGTGTAGGACGAAATTATATCTTGTCAGCGAAATAAGTGTAGAGCGCCCAACCAGCCGAACAGAGCACCATGGCGATTGAGCCAATTTTCATTAACGTTTCTGCGACCGTTTCGTACTTCATAATTTTTTGCTGATAGTTGTTCGAGCTGTCAGCAATCAATTTAAGACTATCGGTGGCCGTCGCCATCACTTGCGATAAGTTAGTTACGGCATCAGTGACACGATTTAGGTCAATTTGCATCTGGGCGTCTTTATTAAGTCCATCTTGGATATGTACCTCAACCCGATCCCCTAACTTGCTGACCGTTTTATACGAGGTATCCATCTGTTCTTCAATAAAAGCAGTTTTTTGCTCCAATAGCGCAACTCTGGTTTCTAATGTATCTGCCATGAACTTCTTTCCCTAAAGACAAAATAATTTGAGATAAATTTGGTTACATGTATTTACGCGCCCTGTAAATACTGGTTGATAACCCTTACTCGCACATGACTGATTCTAAGCATATGACCACTTCTCTTGACATGCGAAAAGCTGCAGTTCGCGCTGAATTACAATTATCACCGGCCCAGCAAAATGTGTTAACTAACTTACTGAAGAAAGTTGGCATCGCATCAACTCATTATGTTCAAACTAAAGCTGCGGCAGATTTGAAGCAAGCTCTGTTACTCATCGAGACTGTAGAAGATTTCTATCAACTGGTCGTAAAACACCAACTCTCTGAATAAAAAAGCCGGGCAAAGCCCGGCTTTTGTTTTTATGGTTTAGTTTGTGCTGGTGCCGGTGAAGGTGCTACAGACGCTGCTGCAGTCGCTTGAGCCGGTTGATTTGTTTGAGGGGTGTTATTGGTGTTAGCATCCGGGTCGGTACTGGCGTCATAATTGACGGTATCTGACGCATCAACCATCCCCATCAAATCAGCCATTTCGGCGATTAGTGCAGTTGCCCGTGTGTGTAAAATAGAAAACCTGATATAAGCCACACGAATATATTTCACGAGATTGTCTTCTCGTGGCAGACCATCTGAATCACCAATTGAATCAACTTTCACTTTAATGGAATTTTTGAAAGCTTCGCCCACTGCATCTGGAGCAGTGCCACGCATTAATTTGATGTACAGCTCGCGCTGCTGCGGATTGGAAGTAGAACCAAATTTTTCACATGCTCGTTTTTCAGCCTGTGTAAAGTCCTTTGAAATCTTTTGCCGATGGGAGACATCCGCCACGATTCCATTTAATTCAGGGTCTTTTTTCAAACTCTGCAAATAAGTTTTACTTTTGAACTTCTCAAGGTTATCCGAGATTTTCTTTAACGCATTAAGAAAGGCAGTTTTGGTCGCGTCATTCGTTCGTTCTAGCCCTTCAAAAGATTCTAACGAAACATGGGGTGACAACAATTTCTGAGCAATCAAATTAATCATGCTCGGAATGTTAGTTGAATATCCTGATGACATTACAGCCCGCTCAATGGCATGCACCCCCGGAAAATGTGCATGTCGAATATCGTTGGCAAAGTTACCCGAGAAATCATACTCGGTAAGAAAGTTTTTGAATGAACCCATATGGAGTATTTTACTTGTTAGCCATTATTTACCACTTGTCAATCGGGCAAGATGATTGAACAAGTTTTGTTTTCAGGTCGAGAAAGCAATGGCACAGCGAACATTGATTCGATAATTTAGTTTTGTACGAACAGTCGTTACAGACTTTCATGCGTTCTACGGCAATTTCTTCTTGGGTGATAACTGGTAATTTACCACGCAGAAAATCTTTAGCGATGTCTTTGATTGAATAACTCATGATAGTAAATGCTAAAGGGGCCGAAGCCCCTTTTGTTAATCGAACGTTACCGTGCGCTTTTGCTCCGGGTTTTCCGGCCGCTTGACCAGCTTCATTGAAAGAATACCATCAACAAGGGAGGTATCTTCAAGGTCATAACGGTCATACTCTGCGGCAGTTGACCAGCGCCGAACGAACTCGCGTTGAGCGATAGATGAGCCGCGCTGCAGTTCACCCTTCTCGGCCTTTTCAAGCCCTTCTGGGGTGGTGTAGGAGACGGTAAGCGTCTCGCGTGCTTTGTCATGCACAACCTTCAATCCGGCCTTCGGATAGCCAGCTACAGCCAGCTCAATCAGAAAACCGTTTTCCTGCCGATAGCAATTAGTCGGAGGGAATGAATGACCACTGGCGCGGTCAAATTCGTTGAAAATACTAGAAACAATAGCTTGGAAATCAGACATGTAAAACTCCTTAAAAGCAAGTTAGGTTGAAATTTGGGTTCCTTTCGGCAACCCGGTTTTGAGGGAATCCCCTCACAGATTCATCAGTTTCCGAACATCTAGCCAAAGCTGAACATAGTTCCCGCCTTGCTGTCCAATCGGCATCCAAGACCAACAATCCGTTTTAATCTTGGCTGATGAAAGTAAATTATTTAGCGCATGCTGAAAATTTTGGTCAGTGCAAATATCACCACACGTTAAACAAGAATAGTTATCCAGAACGATTGTTAGCACCGCTGGCGGCAAATCATCGTCATTATCCGCATCGATGGAAACATTGACATTGGAGATTGTGAAATAAAAAGCACTTGATGACTTGCCATATTTCCCATATCCATCCACGCCAAAAGCAAACACTTCTTTGTTAAGAAGCGCATTGGATAAAACGGTTGTGCATTCGTTTTGCAATTCTTCAATGAAAGAAAGCATCGTTTGGCTCCTTCCGCTTGTCCGCCATTTTACCACCTTTCTTTGCCCGAAGAATGTCGTTCACTACCCGAGCTGCCGCATGATTTTTACCCGGCTTCTCGATTTTCTTTGTTCGCTTTTTCATGCTCTATTCTCCATACTCCAATTTCTAAATCAAGGTCTGCCGACACGATTATATGGCCGGGGTAAGTTTCATTGACAAATTTGATTAGCCGTTTGTATTCGTCAGGGTCTACACCCAGCTCATCAATTTCATCTGCAGCGTATGCTTCAATGATGTCCCATTGGCAATCACTAAATTCAAGTTCAGTAATCATGCTTCCCTAAAAACGGTTTCTCGCACATTGTTCTGTTTGTCCACACTGAAAACACGGTCTGTTCCTAGTTCAAGGAACGTTAGATTTCCAGACGGCATAAATGCACCAGTGTCGATATTTACATGATGAGGTAATCTGACAGGCTCTCGTAGAATGGTATGACCAGAAATTACCGTGCCAAACTGCTCACCAATATGCGGGGCAATGTATTCATCAAAAACGGCACGCAAACCGTTTAGACGAACGGGTGTTAGTTCAGTCCAAGCAATTTGCCGCCAAATGTTTCTATCCCAAGTAATCGGTAATGACCCAGAAGAATCTTTAGTCATCAAAATATCGTTAATGCATTCTGACGCCATCAACTCATCCGTCCATTTAGTCTGATATTCGGCTGTATCAGAATATGCGGTGATTGGTCGATAATACGGCAATTCCGCATGAACGATGTATTTCCATTCGCCATTTACCTTCATACGAATAACATCTGGTGCAGACTCTAGGATGGCCGTTAAAGCGAGCAGGTCGGCAGATTCATCTAGATAAACTTCATTCCGATAAATCTCGCCCAGATATTCCATCGCCCATTCACCGCCGTTATAAAAGAACAAATCACGATGCCCTTCATGCTTGACAGCTTGCATCATCAGATGCTCATGATTACCTTTGATTTGGCGGAACCACGGCTGGAAATTCAATTGCAGGCACTCCATCGACTTCGGGCCACGATCGATTACATCACCCACCGAAATGACCCGATCATTCGCCGGGTCAAATTTTAAGAAATCAAGGCCAGCCATGAACATGTCATAATTGCCATGCAAATCTCCAACCACGAAATCTCGCCCGTTATGATTTTGCTCTAGAGTATGAATCATAGTCGTTCCTTTGATAAAAGACTGAACGGCACAGTAACAGATTCTTCGCCCACCTTGATAATAAAATCAGCACCAGTTCGACCAATCACTTCACACGGAACCTTACCATTCGACGAATGGTAAAACCATTGCTCACGCTTCTGAGTAAAAATGGATGCATGATTTGAAACATAAGCTTCAGTAGCCAGCTTCGATTGAATTGCATCACCAGTAATGTCGTTATACGCAGTCATTAAAAATCTCCAATGAATTTCTTGAATGCGGCATCAAGCCGCGATTGATAATCTTGTTCAGATTCTTTACCAGTATCTGACACCTCTTTCGCATAGTTGACTAACCGAACAAAGAACGGTTTAGTGTCTTGCCCAAAATCATAAGCGAAGTGAAGCTGTTCGCAAAAGACGTTAAATGCATCTATCTTCGCCGCATTGGCGTCTTCTGGACGAATCTTGCGTGGACGACCACGCGACCGCTTTACTTGTTCATTTTCGCTCATTGATACTCCTTTAATGTAGTTACAAGTGCTTCATGCATGATAGCACAATCAGAATAGGATTTTACCAGATTTCCAACCCAAATGACCAACTCTGCTTCAGTGCCGTGCTGTAATGGTGTGGTATATGGCACACAAGGTTTAGTCAGTTCAGGATTTATCGATAGTTTCTTAACGGGTAAAACTACTTGCACGGGTGCTTTTACTGGTGATGCACATCCCGCTAAAATGGAAAGTAAAACAGCTAATATGTATTTCATGGAATGGCAATCAATTCGTTAAGGGTTTTGATGGCCGGCGAAGACAAAAAGCATTCCGTAGGTTCGGGCGGCCGGTCAACAAATTGCGTAACGATTTTAGTAATGGTCGCCGACTTTTTGATACTAGCCATGTCTGCAATTGCTACTTGCTCATTTGCTTTGGCTTGTAGTTCATTCATCGCCGACTCTTGTTCAAGTCGGTAAGCATCATATTCGGCTTGCACTCGATGAGTAACCATCGCCTGTTCGGCAATGCCAAACTTTTTGCCATTAACATAGGCAATACCTAACAGGCCAATAACTAAACAAATTTTAGCAATCGTGAAATTCACAGGTCAATCCCCCTATTGTATGCAATCTCTTTCAGTTCTTCCAGACTCTTAGGGACATACTGCATAAGGTCGTTATCACAAGAGACATTGAAATAACGGACATCGGTAAAAAGATTAGCATGCCGCACATTTTTATCATGCAGATGTCCATGAATGTTGAACTTGAACCGTTGTTCAAGTTGACTCGGATGGACGGGGATATGACTGACAATGATGTCTTTGTCAAACTGACGATAACCCACAATCTTTTCAAAATATGGTGCGTACAGCTCCATGTTAAAAATGTCATGATTGCCAAGCACCAGCCGCTTATGTCCGTTCAGACGGCCAGCGAGGTAGATATACTTTTTGCTCATTGCCAAATCACCAACGATGTTAAGATGGTCATTCGGCTTGACAACTGAGTTAATGCGGTCAATGATGAATTCGTTCATTTCTTCAACTGACGAAAAATTGCGAAGCTTCGTTCCGTCTTCCCGCATAAATGTCCGAATGGCGTTTTCGTGACCAAAGTGCAGGTCGGAAATGAAAAAAGACGTAGCCATGTTGATCCTCTAGAAGTTAGCAATGACTGCATTGTAGCACATCCGACTGCATGGCTGCAAGCTCATCCCGGATTGCCATGATCATTTCACCCAACACATTTTTCCCTCGGCCGTTATAAACTCCCCAGAACGTGTCTTTCCAGGCGTTAGTTTCCTCGATGTAATAATTTTCTGTAGCTAGAAGTAATTCATAATAGATACCATCCGTATATTTTTGCATCAAGCAATCGAGCATGATATCTATTTTATATGAATGCCATTCTGGGTCAAGTAATCGGCACACCGATGGTTGCTGCACATATTTTTTAGCAGCGCCTGCAGACCGAAATTTAATTTGCTCACGGTGATACCCTGCCGGCATTTTAGCAGCTTGATAGGCATGTTCAACTGATGGATAACGGTCGCCATCCATTTCGATACCGCATGGTGCAAAATTACTCAACCATCTGAATTCATCCTGAAATCCAAGGATGCAAGGCATGATAACGACCTTCAGGCCCATTTCTTCGGCCAGACCTATCATGTTAGCTGGCCCGGCTGATTTCATGTCCCAGAGCGCGATTAAAGCGTTTGCGTATCCAGCCATCTTCTGATTTCTCATCATCCCCGCGCGTTTTCCATACCTATCCCAATCGGCCGGAAATTTCTTACACATCAAATCCCGCTGATACACATATTGCTCGCCGAGTTTGTCCGCGCCATTTGCAGTACCTGACACCACTTCAGTGATTTCCCAATCAACATATCGGAGGGCGTGAGTTAACGCCCCATAGTTAGTAACTGTTCTCGACCCAGCAATAATTGTACGCATCTTTCAAATCCTTATAGTGACTTCTCCGTTTTCAACGGAGGAATAGATTTTAACATCTCCCGCCTCCGAATCGTACAAGTGTTCATTGGCATCTGTTAGACCGTAGTCGATAATAACTAAATTACCTTTCAGCAATCCCCAATTTTCATACGCGAATAAATCACCCGCCGACATTTTGAGTGAATCGCACATCCGTAAAAACTCGCTGGCATTCGACTTGGTATAATTCTTTTTACCAGTTTGTTTAGCGTGCAGAGCTAGTAAGCGAAGTTCTTCGATTGAAAACCCAAACTCATCTTCAAAAAGTTTGGACAATTGTGCGTCGGACGTTAACTGTTTTACCGCCGCCAACTGAATCCAAAAAGGGGCTTTCTTATCTCCGTTCTTCGCCGCAAAGTTTTGCCCGTCGATAACGTACTTCGTATCATTCTTATACGCTGGATTACCGGCCCAATCAATGATAGGGCAAAGTAACGTCTCATGCCCAAGTTGTTTCGCCAGATGCCATAGTTTCAGTTCTTCAATGTTTTGAGCCAATCCTTTTTCATTGAATGCCAGTTTGATGACTGTATCAGCTTTGCCATCTTTTTGACTAACGTTCGTTAAATCATCGGCTTTGAATACATCAATATTCATAGGGGCTGAGAAAGCAATTCTTGATGACCCCTTTCCTAATACTTGGTAGGTTTTTGAAAATGATTTAGTGGTCTTCTTGAAATCCATCTTGGTGTGAGATGAAAACCAAGATTTAGTCGTGTGCATTTCTGCCCCATCATCAATGGGAGTTTCTAACAATGCGCGCAGTTTCATTCTTCAATACTTATAACTATTTCGTTATTTACAACGGCAGTTTCCATGTTGACATGCCCGGAATAAGTATCCTGCACGTCTTCCGAATATCCGAAATCGATGATGACCAGCTTCCCATCTAAAATGCCCCAATTAGCGGGGTTGTTCATGTCTACGATTCCTGTACCAAATACTGCGTTAGCTAACGAAAGGAAATCGGCAAATTCATCCTCTTGCTCTTTCGTGCTAGAAAACTGGTCGCACGCCTGTGCATATACATCCGCCGCCATTTCAGCATGAGCCTCATCGGATGACATGTAATTATATTCAGTCAAACTAAACTCTGGCACAAAACCAAATTGCTTGCTGAAAAACTTATCGAAGGTGGATACAGATGGAGATACCACCTGCGGCATTTGGAGCCAGAATGGAGCTTTTCTAGAACCATTCTTCGCTTCAAAATCATGCCCACTGGAAATGGTATAAACGATATCATTCTTATAAGCTGGATTACCAGCCCAATCGATGATAGGGCATAGGAACCTTTCTTTACCCATGTGTTTTGCTATTTCATAGATACGCAGTTCTTCCGCGTTCTGAAATAAGCCTTTAGCATTTTTAGCTAGTTTGATGGCGGTTTTAATGCCGGTTTGTTTGTTACCAACCTTCTCTATATCATTTGCTTTCAACCAACTGATATCGATTGGTGCGGAGAAAACTACTCTCGATGACCCTTGCCCAATAATCGGAAATCGTTTCTTGAAACGGCCGATGTTTTCACGAAATGAAAAACTCCCTGAATGATGATAGAAATCATTCAGGGGGTCGGCGTCAGGAATAGGTGACTCAATAATTTGGCGAAGTTTCATAATGGAGGGTGTTTCCATTATTTACTTCATTGATAACGCCCTTCAAAATAAGGTGGTCGATAATTTGCATGTCCGCCGAAGCATCGCCCGAAATTTCAATGAACGGAATGTTAAGAGAATTCAGGAATGCTTTCACTTCATTATCCTTCTCAATCGCTTCCTGCTCAGTTTGATTCCGTCCTTTCGGGTTATAAGCTTTGGCCCGCTTGATGAAGAAATTGATGTTGGTATGGCGATTGAACTCGTGAAGCAAAACCGTCTGGAAAGCTGATTTATACTCGGAGGGTTCATCGTCAGAAATATAAGCCAGCCCTAGCAGAATCGGCGAATCGGATACCATGAATTCCACTTCATCGGCTAGCCGAGCCTGTTGCCAAATTTGTTTACCTGTGATATACGGTTGGCAAGCAAACAGCTTTTGACTTCGCTTTTCCCACACAGCCCCTTTGGCAAATTCCTGCACCAGTTCAGCATTCTTACCCAGCAGCTTCAGGGATGAAAACAAACGAGCCGCAGTGGTTGATTTACCAGCTCCAGGGCCGGCGAATAGGTTGATGACTACTGAACGCATCATTGTGCCTCAAAAGCCTTCTTGGCCTCTTTGCCGTCATAGCGGCCGGGATAATTTTGTTTGAGCCATTTCATCGCCTCGCCAAGATTCATCGCGTTCAGTTCTTGGAAGATGGCAACCAATTCGTTATAACTCAGTTGCGGTGGCATAATCTTTTGCAGGATGTCCAGTTCTTCTTTCAGCACGTCAGAATCACCCGCCAGTTGTGCAAATTCACGATTCTTGTCAATGAACTTTTTAACAATGGCGATTACTTCTGCGTCTGTCGTTTCTCGATTACCGGCGTTCTTGCCGACCATTTCAGCTTCACCAATCAGGGTGGTTAGCAGGTTCCGGGCAACGACGTTATTAGCACGTCGATGGGTGAACAGTTCAATTTTCAGGGTTTGAATGAGATTCATCATTTTCCTTACATGGTGTATTCAACGAATTTAATGCCGGCTTCTTTGATAGCCAGCTCGCAAATTGGGCACGGTTTTGCTAACACCGGATTGCCACAATTATCATACCGTTCAACTTTTATCTTGTACGGTGTTCCATTTCTTACTTTGATAAGCGCCGCGATTTCCGCGTGGAGGAAAATTTTATGGTGTAAGCCACACCGATACGCTAATCGTTTCTGTTCAGGATGGGTTTTGGAAAAACTATTGCCGGCAATGCTCAACACATTGCCTTTCTTATCAAAGACCGTTGCGGTCAGTTGGTGTTTTTTCTGTCTGCGTTTCTTCTTTATCATAGAGGTACTTCTTGATAAAACACCAAGAACTACCGGAAATTCCGTTGACCATTAACACGATGGCCGCTAATCCGGGGACGAATTTAAAAACCAATAAGTCTAAAACACACACCATCATGGCTATAACCCACAAAATGACGACCACTTTATCAATGGCACTTTTTAGATGAAACTCAAGATGGTGCATGTCTCTATTCTCCTTATAATCGACCGCTATTAACGAACACTTGCTCTAATGCAATCAGTTTCTCCTGCTGTTCAGGCGTTGTATCTCCGACGATGTTGTAAAAGTTTTTGGCTAATACGGCTGAAAGCACTTTCACTGAGGTTTCAGCAATTCTCGGCGTAATCAAAACTTTCTTCCTTCCTGGCATGTATTCATACTCTCTGCAAAATACTTGCCCACCATAAAAATGCTTTGAAAAAATGCCCTTTGAAACCTCAGTCAATTCTGCTACTTTCCACATGTTATACTCCTATGTAATTTTTGTTGTAGGAGTATAACACATTACTCAAAAATCGGACAGATTGAACTGTTCAATCCATTCATCATTCCAAACTAGCATTACCTTCGCAATACCATCTTCAGAAAAGATGTTGACGGTTGAAAGATGATACCCCTGTTCATGGCAGAAAGACCATACCTTGTCGATATTGTTTCGTACCCGGTTCTCAAACGAAGACAGCAGATTGTCCATCAGTTCAACCGTCCCATCAACATCCGCTGATAGGAAATGGTCAATATTGGCGGCCAGCTTTGCTGTGGTCAGCTTACAAACGTCCACCTCATTGTGCAGGTAGTCGGCCAGATGTGCAGTAATCATGATTCGGTTCCTCGCAAAGTTGTTGATGGACGTTATTGTAAAAGACTATCGAGGGAAACACAAGGGGTTAAATCAACTTTTCACGAGTCAGCAGGTCTACAACATGCTCTGGATAGGAGTAGTTCGGCGTACTTGACATCCCGCCGCTAAACGCCAGATGTTTAATCCGTCTTAAAGTCGATTCATCCCAATCCTTCGCCATTACACGAATTTTATCTAACACCTTTTCAAGCTGTGGCAAATCCATCCGGGCGGGTAACTCATCAGCCAACGACATTACAAAATTACGAGCAATTTTGGTGCCAATATTTCTGAGGTATGATTCTTGCTGTAATGCCTCATCTTGCACTGACTCTTTAGAATCAAAATAGAACGGTAACGCCATTTGAATGTTTTTGAATACCCATAACACATCAGCTTCTGTAGCTAAGTTATCAGGGGTCACTCCGAAAGCATGATAGAACTTTTCTACACCTTCTTTAATCTTCTCCGTACCTGCAGCCATGTATTCGGCGCGCGCACGTTTTTTGGCGGCCAGACTACTCAATTTGGCCTGATGGTCTGTATATTCTTTGGCAGAATGGAACGGGGTAAAGGTTTCAACGTCATCAGCCATTTCATAATACCGCTTGATAATATTAGCCATTTCCTCAATCGAGTAATCAATACCAAACTTTCCCTCAACCTTTTGTTTCTTTCCAGTAACTCGAATAGCCACTTCATGCCTGTCATTCTTCTTAAATTCTTTATGTTTCTTCTGCCCCATTTTCAAACCCTCTCGTTCGGCAGAATTCTGCATGTCAACCCAAATGAGTTGTCCAGACTTCGTGAAAAATACGTTATAGCCGCCCATGTTATTAGTCATTGGTGCAGTTGAAAGTAACTTTTCACCGATACGCAATGCAACTTCAGCAGCAATCTTTCTACAAGTTTCTTGCTCGTGCGCAGAAGAAATGTTAGTGATACTTTCACCACGAGTTTCTTTAACGTCCCTTAGATTAAACACTTCCACAGTTTTGAAAGCGCCTCGGTGTAGGAACACAATTTGTTCCGGCTCACGGTCGTTGATAATGGCTTTTTTGAGATTAGACGCCGTATCTAGAATGGCGTCAATGTCAAACATTCGGAATCTTTTTGTTTGCTCGCCAGCAGATAAAATTTTCAGGTCAATTCGTTCCCTGTTTTGTTTTTTAGTTTTATACCAGCTAATCAGTGTATCCATTTCAGTCTCGGGTAGCTGCATACACGAAAACCAAGCTGAGTTATCATTTTCTAGATTCCGATGAGTGCGCATGGCTTTAATCGCCGTTTCCATTTCAATCTTATGAAAAAACTGGTTGAACATTTTCCGCTGTTGGTTTGGCATCATATGTTGAAGCCAGAGAATGTTTGCATTAGAAGAAGGTTGTAACACCCGTAAAAACTTCGCCGACACCCCATACATCAGGTCACTCGGATGGTCAATCACATATTTCAGTGGATAGCCATATGTGCCTTGCGGGTCATGATGGTCTGGATTTGCATAAGAAGTTTTGTCATCAACGTTACCAATATGGTTTGAAAAGTTGACAAATAGATGCTCGTCTTTGAATTGTTTCGTCTTGTACTTGTCGTGAAACTCTTTGAAGCCTTTCGGCATCACTTCGGTAAATTTCATCTCAGCTAAAAATTGTTTGAATGCTGCCATGCCAATGATAGTTTTTATTATTTACATGGGGTTAGAAAAAGAAAAGGGGCCGAAGCCCCTTTTCTGCTGAATCACCACAGTCCCGTGCGAGCACGGATGGTATCCAGATTTGCCATTTCAAACCGCTTTCCGCAATCATAGATGGTTTCCATGATATCAGAAGCACCTTCCGGCAGACCAATATCAAGGTCATACCAACCATAACTTCCATCCGCCATCTGGCAAGCCGCAACACGACCTTCCTTGCTGCGCTTGCCAGGGTCAGTAATCGGCCGCTTCGACATACCCTTCCAAACACCATTCACCAGTTGGGCAGAACCCTTCATGGCAAACTTGTAAGTGTCACGGGTGCACGATTGCATCAGACCACCACCAGAACCGAGAGTGATGTTATTTGCAGCCCATCCGTTAGCCACAACGAAACCGTACAGGCTCCGAATGGTCATTTGATTGATGCCATCACCCCACAGCACCTTCACGCAATTGAGCTTTTTGTACCCCTTCGCGTTAATGGTATAACCGAACGTCTTAGCCAGTCGATTCAGCAGCCAGCTAATCTGTTCTTCGGCGAGGCCGGAATCATGACGTGCACAAACCAAAGCACCACTCGTTTTGATGAAATCGCCAAACTGTTCACACAGCATGTCAACACACTGGTGTGCATTATATCCATCAATGACAATGCTAACGACCTTTCCAGGCTTGGCATACGTGTCCAGCATCTTTTTCACATATTCATATTCGTTTTCTTCCCCAAACGAAATTTGATTATTGTGTTCGGACGCTGGGACAGAAAATCCTGCCATTTCACAGCCGTACAGGTTGTTAGTGAACAGAACACCTTCCATCGTATCAGTGCCGAGCCAATTGTACATGTGCGCCATCGTGCCAAGTTGCGCCTGTTCGCCACAAGTAAAACCGCGGCCAGCAAAATCTAGAAGACCAAACGCCAGATCACTCATTTCTGCGCCAGAAATTTCGTAATACCGCTTGATTTCCTTTTTCGCTTCATAGCCTTGCGAAGCAATGGTAGTAGGATACCACACACCTCGCTGACACCATGTTTCAATATACGTCGCAGCGAATTTAGCCTTCTTGTCAGAGCATTCAACCGTGAACAGCGGAATGCTCGACGGAACCGGCATGCCTTCCGGAATAGCTCGAATCGTGAACGGAAGCCAACCGCCATATTGATTCAGGATGTATTCCCATCCTTCACGGTTAAACGGCTCGCCATGCCCGGTGATGAACTGTTCGGCTTCATCAATCATTTCCTGAGTGATTGGCGTACTGAGATACCGTTCAAGCATGGCCTTAATGCCGGCTGGAACAATGATATCACCCTTACTCCGCGCCTCAATGTACACATACAGCCCTTCTTGGCTATCCGGGAAAATCGGATACTGGCTCGTCTTATACGAGTCAGCGGCCAGGATGAGATTCGTGTTCATGAAACGGAGGGCGGGATTATTTGCATTCATAGTAAAACTCCTTTACTTTAGTTGAGAGAACAGTTATCAAGACCCCCTTGATAACTGGTGTGAACTGATTTCTCAGTTCATTTCAGAATCGACTACCATCACTTGCGCTTAACGAACAAGTCGATAATCGCCAGCCACACAAGCAGCCATCCGAAAATTGGGATAAGTGCAAATGAACTGAATACCGTTGCCAGAAAGCTTTTGCGAAGGAACGGCAATTCATGTTCAGTCATTCTATCATAAAGGGCGGCCCAGCAGATAGAAACGCACGCCATTTGCACCAAGGTGTAAAACATTTAGACTCCAGTCAACGTTTTGATAATGTCGTAATGGTCTTCAAAGAACCTGTCCTGAATTTCATCAATGCGGCTCAAAGGGAACCAAAACGCCTTCTTTGCATCATCTGCCGCCTTGACGGCCGGCAGGTCTTTTGTATCGTCCAATTGTACCAGAAAAGCTTTCGTGATGACACGGCCCCGAAGGCTTCGATTCGGATCTTCAAATTCTTCAGATTTAACCACCGACCGCCGAATAACGGGTTCGGGAACTTTCATCCTAGTTTCTTCCCGCAGTTCACGAACCATCCCGTCAATCCGCAGTTCATTCGTGTGCAGGAATCCACCAGGGAGCGCGAGAAGTCCTTGGCCCGGAATGTGCTTACGTTCGATTAGTAGAATGTGTCCAGATTGGACAACCACCGCATCAGACGTTTGGTAAATGATAGGATAAGGTGCCACCGATGCCGCTGCTTGGTAATCCGTATAATACTGCTTTTCAGCTCGCATCAAATTGAACGCATCAGATTGTGCATATCGGGATAGAAACCGATAGGTACTTTCCGGCACACCCTCTTTGATACTTTCTAGCTGCCCGTTAAACAGTGCTTCACGAATATCGGTAGCAGACAGTACCCGGTTATTGAAATTGACAGCGTCGGACAGCAGATATTTCTTCCACTTGAACATGTGTACATAAGAAGAAGTTTCATCCTTCTCATATCCAACCAGTGTGATTTCATGATTTTCACCGGGCATAAATTCGGTGATGGCTTCATGGACGACTCGTTCCGTTTCGGCAATCCACTTTGAGTTGTTAGCATAATCACGAACGCCAACCACTCGCAGACCGACGTTATTCATTGATGGCATCGCTTCAACTGCTTCTTGGAGCATGTATCGCCGGTCACTAAAAGAAAACGGATTTTTTGGATTCGGGGCGATGAAACTACTCCCAATAACAACGATCACAAGGTCAGCATCGGATGCAGCAACATTCAGTAGATTGATGTGCCCATTGTGTAGGCCACTAAAACGGCCAATAACTACTTTTACTTTTTTCATTTTCATTCTTGACTCCTTGAATGAGGGTTAATGAAGCATCGAGAACCCCTCCCGATGCCTAGTATAACATTTATTAGATGTTATTCTGTATGTAGCTCAGGATTTAGAATCTCACCAAGCTGGAAGATGCTGTTAGCAACCTTACCAATTACATCACTCGGTTGCAAAGTGGTCAATCGGAAAATATGCTCAAAATACTCTTTCTTCAACACGCCGGTTTCGTCATACATGTCCGGGTTATTGATGTCAAAGATTTCGAGTTGTGCCATAGTGTCCTTTCGTTCAATTTAATTCATTCTACCATACCCGCTAACGGAATGCAAATGTTAGCTGGGAATACTAGAAAACGTCTTTTCGATGGTGGTGATACGCTTGACCAACATGTCACGCAGTTCCGAAAAGGCTTGAATAGCGAAAGGATGGGTAGCTGCCTTCAGATTGGCTTCAGCCTGATGAAGCTGTGCCTTTAATGAAACGAGCTGATTATCGCGTTGTTCAGGGGACTTATCGGGCGTGAACATGTTAGTCTCCTGGGTTAACGCTTGAGCAACGGGCCGGATTCAATGCCGGTTCGGAAAGCTTCATCAGCTCGGACAGTAGTGATGACCTTACAGTATTTGTCAAGGTCAATACGGGGATAGCCGGCAATGCGCATCATAGTGCCACCAAAAACCGTGCCAAGCTTCGTTTCATAGGCTTGACAAATAGCCATTCGCTGCGTTTGCGCACTTTCAAACCGGTCACGACCGGCAGCAATCATGGTTTGCAGATTGCGATACAGCGTGGGGGCGATAGTCGGATTTTGTTCGGTAATCATCTGCATGACGGCAGTAGACCCGTTTTCACCGTATCGGCCGGAAATGGCCGACTTGATGGTCTTTTGCAGGTCTTCAGCAGCAAGCCCCGTCACGCCCGCCGCCTCAGTAATCTTTTGCCCATACTGCGCAAGGACGTTTTCATTGTCCTTGAACTTGTACTTGATTTGCTGTTCAAAGGTGTTGCCAGAATTGGCCGCACCAACATAACCGGCGACCGCGACAACTGCCAGTGCAATACCAGCACCAATCATAATCATCTTCGACATTTTCATTTCCTTTCAACGGAAGTTACGGAACGACTTGGGAGAAAACTTTTTGCGGTTATTGTATCCGCTGTATCCATACGATGCAACCGTCCAGACCGCAGCACCGCACAGCATTGCCAGATAAATCATGACCGCCCACCAGGGCAGTTCAATCATCCCTTGCATGTAAGCAAAATCTTTCATCTGCTTACGAACGAATCGCTTATCGATATTATCACCGATAACACGCATGAAGTCAACATGATTCAGCGGAGTGGTTAGCAATTCATCAGCGAGCATAATTTTGAATTCGGCCGCATCAGTCCACGAAAACACACGCACCCATTTCGGTTCGTTGAATTCTGCAGTGACACCAACGACAATGACGACATCATTCTTTTTCGCACGATTCCATGCGGCTTCCAGTGCCTCACTATACATCGAATCGTCCAGATTTGCAAACACAAGTACCACGTTCACTTGCTCGGAATTGCCACGTAATTTCAGCATTTCTGCTAAGGCGTTATTCCACCGTTGCGCATTTACTACAGGCATGTTCACCCACAGGACACGATCAACTTGATACAAGTTATACACACCACTCGGGTAAGGCGGGATATGCTGCTTGAACATATCCATTGCCTGTTGATTCAAAATGGAATGTTCATTTGCTTTCACCCAATTCATGTAAGTATGCGTTTTTGCAACTGGCTGTCCGGGCTGAGTGGCAATGAACAACTGCGGGTCAGGGGCATTATAAACGGATTGGGAAGTGCTGTCCAGTTCTTTGACCGACATTTTTCCGATAGTTGTGTTGAGCCACCACTTGACCGTGTAATGTTCTTCCGTACAGGTATCACACCGATTTGAGCACGACCTATCCTTTCCAGACCCGGAGCAAACTTGGTGGCAATTACAGTCATAACGCCGGGTATAACTATCGTGCACCCGGTGTTTAGTGTTCACCATCCCATTCCAAATTTCAACATCGGCCGCTTGAGCATATACGTTCATTCCCCAAATCATTACCAATAGGGCCAGCCCACCAACGAAAAAACAAATCGGAACGACCAGTGCATAACTGGTCTTGTTGACTCGAAAAGCGACAACGCCCGTTACAACCAGCAAAATGATTCCGCACAGGAACATGTCCATTATGAATCCTTCACTTCACTACAGGTTGATTCTATTCCACCCTGCTCACCATGCAGAAATCGATTCAAATGACGCATCACCAGTTCCTGCATTTGACTGGCAAGCTGCGGATTGTCAGGTGGAATTTTCTTCAGGGCTGCATACATTTGGTATGCAATCACTTTACAAAGCGTTTGCTGATTTTCGTTCATATTTTCCTTTCACATGAACCAAGGGGCGATGAACATCGTTACCAGACCGACAATGATGCCAACGTAAACACCCTTCGCCAGAATTTGTTGTTTCTTGTACATCGGGATTTTGAGCCAACCAGCAATGTAATTGGTCAGCACCGGAATGATGAAAGCAACCAGTGCGCCGAACAGAATGTACTGCCAAATGCTTGCCTCTGTATTAGCGATGGCATGCCACATCGCAGCTTCGAGCGGATTGCGATAAACGATAACTTCTTGCATGGTAGCTCCGAAAAAAGAGAACTTGATAGACAGTGATTGAATTGTGCCAAGAACGAGGCTGCAAGTCAAGGACTGTTACACTTTTGTCCCACCTAAAGAAAAAGCCCCGGCTTTGCCGGGGCTAAACTTATCACACCATCTTACTTCTTTTTATTCATCGTGTCAATGTACACAGGCAGGTCACGCTTGTACTTCGCAAAAAACAGTAATTGCCGGTCTTCGTGATAGCACGCGAAACCTTGCATACCTGTACGAAATGCGGTGCCATCACCCGGAATACCGAGTGTCTGTACCAGTAGTTCAACGGCCGGATTATCATTCTTGATGAAAAACACCTTGCCGGTCGTCTTAAGGTCGTCAGATTCACCCATCAGGATACCAACCCGTGCAACCTTACTGATGATACCTTCTTCAAGCATTTGTTCAGAGATTGATGTCCCTTCGTTACTGATGCCAGCCAATTCAACTAGACGTTCAAATTCCATATAACTCCCATTTGGTTTTCTCTATTTACATCACATGGCGAATTTATCAGGACGCATCTTTCTAAAAGTCGGGAATCGGAGCGAGTAGGTTGATGCATTTTCAGCAAGGGTCAATTCTTGGTAACGAAGTTCAACCATCTTGTTGCAATACTTTGAAGCAAAGTTGGTGAGGATATCAGCACGCAATTCATCAGAAAAACCTGAGCCAACATTGGTATCGATTTTATTACCATGCTCATCAGCACCCCGGCATTTAATTCCACCGACAGTATGTTCTAGACGAGTACCGGGATTGCCATAATACCAATCATAGATTTCAAGGTCTACATCAAAAAACGGTTTCCATTTAATCCACGCACGAGACTCACGAGAACGGTCGAATTCATAGTGAGCCATTGGATTTTTCAGGATAAGACCTTCTGCAAATTCAATGACTTCTGAAAAGAATTCCTGAGCTTCTTCAAATGAGTTAACAATCTTTCCTTCTACTGGCACGATTTTAGATTTTGCGGGAGCCATAACTTGATGCAGCGCGGCCAGCATGGCATTGCGTTCAGTTGCCATCGCATAAAGCTTACTAGAAACCTTTCGAGTTTTCCATTCATCCATTGGGATGATATTGAAAACATGGAACACCAGTGCTTGTTTTGCATCGTCATTACCACCCTTCTTGGCATTAATGGTTTGGGTGAAATACTCACCCATCACTTCACCGTCAATGACAATATCATATCCATACATATCACGCAGTAGTTGCAATTCCGAATCAAACAACCCATTCAGATGTTCAGACAGCCTGCCGCCTCGGGCATAATACACGGTTGAGTTATTATTACAATGGAACGCGATTGTCCGCTGCCCATCAAGTTTGTGTTCAGCATATACCGGGAACTTAATGTTTTGTTTCAGTTGTTCATCCGTATCATATTTATCAGCCAGCATGATATCAAAAACGGGGACAGCATCCGGGAACACTTTGTTATAAGTGTTCTCCGTAAAACCGGCTCGAAGATTCTTCATAATGACTCGAATAAGCCAATTCTGTTCTTCTTTACTGTATTGACTGAGTACAGATTCGATACTGTCCTTCGCGGCATTCCCCGTCAATTCTCGCTTTTCCAGCTTGTCCAAAAGGCTCAGGAAGGGGTCTAGAACGCTGCCAGAGCCGTTAGAACCTTTCACCTTCACCTTCTTCACTCCAAACGTCCTAAACGGGTTTAGCGCGGCTTCTACGAGCTTTTGGCCCGTTTCATCCAGCAGGGTTAGTTGTTGCTGAATGCGTTCCTTTGCTCCCTTCCCGGAAGTGGATTCGCAAGCGTGCATGATTTCAAAAAAGTTGGTTTTACTCATTGAGGATTCTCCTGTTTTGGTGAAGTAAATAATGAAAATGTGAAAAACGATGATTGATTCAAAATTTGTATATGTGAGCGACGAGTCTAACCAATTCATTCTCAGTTTTATCGACCATGATAACAACTCGTATTTGGCAATCGTGGACAACATCAAAGATGAAGTTTTGTTCGCATACATTCTCGACTATGCCGATTCTGAAGGGTTAGACCCGCACAAAATTATTGCAGTGGCGAAAGAATGGGAACAAACAAACTCAGCAAAACATCCTCTGTCAATCGAATTCTCCCGCCGAGGATTAACATCCGCCACCTCCCGCATTTACAAATCATTTGATATCCATACCATCAATCGCTTTCACGGTAAAATGTTCAAGTTTGAGTTTGACACCGAAGTTAAAATTCGCAGACGTAAAGCAATTTTCAGAGCCTGTTAAGCTCAATTAGGTGCAGTTGCAAACAGATTACTTTCGCATAGCTAATCGCGTGCGATTTCTTGAATGCATACGCTTCCGACAATTCTTTCAAAAAGAGCAAAGGTCGAATTTTCCCTCGTTGCGCCAGATACAAATCTTCGTACTGCCGTTTTGCAGGTCTGATGAGTGCAAGGACATCGGCCAATTCTAACACCGAAGTCGGTTTAATTTTTGCCAGCAACGCATGATGTTTAGCCAACTGGAACAATTTGGGGCAGACGGAAGCTTTCGTAAGTAACTCCCATTTCGGTTCTTTCGCGTCCAGTTCTAAAATCTCTTGTCTAGATGTGAAATTATCATAGACGGCCAAATGAAGGAAATCTATTTTATTGTAGCCGGCCAGCTCGGCAAAATCGTATGGCATCGCCGCCAGTCCCGTTAAGTGGTCAACCGGAATGGGTTGTGGATAAACTCCGCATGGATGCGGAGAGATATTTTCATCAATGACTGATGCTCTCGTCCATCCGAAAAAAGATGAGGCGTTGAACGAGGAACAAGTATCAATATCAACGTCGGCTGAAAAAATTACAGATTCATCGCTTTGCATACTTCGGCAAACTCCTTAATCATCGCTGTGTTATTTTTGATTCTGATTCCCCATGCGTTAACATCGTATGCCGAAATGAATTGATTAAAGTCCGGGTCTGATTTGGCACGGATGATAAAATCTTTGCAGGCGGGTGATGCTAACACAAACCACATAGATATTTTCCGTTTCTTGATTAGCTGGCCGAGTTCTCTGATTCCTAAATGCTCAAAGACATTGCCAGTAACATGATTGGATTCTAGGTAGCTTTCAATATACTCGATTGAATCAACAAATGCATCTTGGGGCGATTTTGCGTTATCGTACCATTCTAGATACATGGCATGCCGTTCAGCATCAACCCAATAGTGGGGGTTATCAAATCCTTGGTCAATCATCACCTTGATGTAATTAGTGATTGAAGGTAGATTTACTTGCTCGGCCCATTTGGCAAATTTAACGAACGACGTGTAGTATTGCGACGTGGCAAACGTTTCTATTTTTGGAACACTGCGATGACGTTGTTTCATCCATTCACCATAATACCCATACGCTTTTTGCCCAACAAACGATTTCAGTTCAATGGCTCGCTCACGCTCCCGACATGAATGCCGCATGAATGTAGATTCTCGGGCAAATGATTTCTGGCAATACTCACACTTCCATCCAGAAATTTCAGGCTCTTTTTGTTCGCTTTGCTCGTTTCGTCGGCTCGCTGCCTGTGAACGTAGTTTTTGCATGTCCATTTTTCAACTCCTGAATAAGCTTGGTTAACGTCGCATCATCCATTCCCTGCATTTCAGCAGATTCATAGATATCATTTGCATCTAACTTAGGAAGATAACCGATTGCTTCCCTCTCACTGCAATTATAAGCCGTCATTATCACTTTCAAGCAGATGGGCGCAGATTGTGAGCCAGCCGGTTTAATCCATTTGTACCGATAGCTTTTCCCATCGCATGCAGCGGCCATCAAATCGAACAGAGTCGCTTTATCAGAGATGGTGAAAATGAAATGGTTCAGCTCGGCCAGTTTTTGAACTTGATGCCCTGAACTGCATCCGGAAAGCCATCGATAAATGATGACTGGTTGCAGTTCTTTCTGTTCTATTTCCGTCATCTCTCTATACGGATTAACACCCTTTGACAAGCTATTAAGAAAACCGAACAAATCGACGTTATAAGCCATTTTCAGCAATCCGCCAGCGAGAAAAACATTGCAGCCAGTTGAATTTCAGGGTCTGCCACAAACGCACTTCGATACTGGTATTCAGCGATGATTTTGCACATCACGTTAAATTTTTGATGATTGCGCAGAGCCGTGAACAGGAATGGGTAAATCATTGGCAAATCTTCTTTACTGAGTGAAGAACAAACAACTTGCCGAGCGGCCTGCCAATCTGAATTAGAAAGTGCATTAAGGAGTGCAGGTTTCCAGTCAGCTTCCAGTGTATCGGTGTTAATTGTTAATGCGCCAGAAATAGACGAATCCTGCAAAGCTTGAATGGTCTGTCTAATATCCGGGTAATGCATCTGAATGATTTTGTCAAAATCTTCAGGAGTGAATGATACCTGTTCAGCAATGAGAATGTCAGCCAGTCTAAAAAATACTTGGTCGAAATCTGGTTTGGCGAAATGGAATGAAGTGAATCTAGATTTGATGGGAGGAATGATTTTATGGGGTTCGTTACAGGTCGCAATGAACCGACAATATTCCGACACGTCTTCAACCAGGGTTTTAAGCAGACGTTGCCCATCCAAACTCATCCCGTCCAGTTCTTCAAGCTGTACAATTTTCAGCTCGCCGCGCGGCATAGACCGCGAGAACAGGTCTACACGGTCACGTAGGGCATCAATCTTATCCTTCGAGCAATTGACACGTAGGATGTCATCAGGGTCGATTAGAAGGTCTGTGAGCAATGCGGAACTGATGGATGATTTGCCTGTTCCGGGTGAACCGTAAAACAATAGGTTAGGGATGGTTTTCTTTTCAACATACGCGGCAAACTTTGCCTTAACGTCCGCTGACGAAAACACGACATCTGCCACGTGGGCCGGTCGATACTTTTCGACCCAAAGAGAATTTTTGTTGAGCAAAGCTATCCTTTCAAAAGTGTAAAAGCCCGCAGATGCGGGCTTTTAGTTTAGCACAGTTTCGGTTCAGTCAGCGTACAGGTGACGAGTCGAGCCAGATTCTTGCGCTGCAGCTTCAGCGGCTTGTTGAGCAGCCAGGCGGGCAGCACGTTCAGCATTGGTCGGCCGGCCACGCTTGGCGGCAGGCTTGGCCGGGGCAGAGAACTTCGACGTGAACGTCAGTTCCGGGTACAGTTCTTCGATGTGAACTTCCGGCGCCGGTTCTTCAGTAACTTCCGGTTCAACTTCCGGTGCAACCTTTTCTTCAGCAACAACCTTTTCTTCAGCCGGCTTTTCGTCCGATTGGTTCTTGATGAAATTGCCCAGCAGCATCAGGAAGAAAGCCAGCGGCGTGAAGATGGACACCACGAAGCCGACAACCCACTTGGTAGCTTGCATTTCAGTCAGACCGAACATTTCAGCAACAAACATGATGGTGCCACCCTTAGCAGCCGTAGTGACGTGCTGCTGTTCAAGCGTGTTCAGCTCGGTTTCAACGGCGTTAAGACGGTTGTCTACGGTTTGCTTTTCAGCAGCGAACGTATTTTGCATACGAATCTTCGCCGTCACCATGTCTTCGCGCAGAGCAGCAACTTGCTGTTCCATGCTGGTCTTGCGAGCAATCAGGCGCTGACGTTCAACTTGCAGTTGGTCGATACGCAGTGCAGATTCCTTAACACCGACCGCTGCCTTTTGGAAGTCAGCCATCAGGAAACTAGCAACACCCGATGCAGAGAAAATCATCGTGCCAGCGCAGAGCGCGACGCCAATGGTTTTCATTTTGGCATTGAGTTTGTTCCAGTATTGATAGGTGCCAATCCAGCAAGCAATGGCGCCAATGTCAATCGTCGCCGCCAGGGCCATGATGATCAGGTTCATGCCGAAATATGCTGCCATACCGTTGACAGAAATAATCATCGCCAGGGCTTCGATGAGAGCAGCGGCGATGAAGCAGAAGTAAGCGATCATTTGTTAACTCGGCGGTTCGTGTTGCGATGGAATGAATTCTGACAGCTTAGAACTGATACGTCAAGCTTTCATCGTCAGTAACCATGAGGATGTTATGGTCAAACGTCCGCCAGATGGGCGCGTTGCCAAATTCTTCCATCGGCTCAGTTCGGAATGACCATTGCATCGGTTCAACCAGGGCGAAATCACCGACAGCAACACCGTCAGCTTCAGGGCCGACAGCAACAACCTTCGCCCATCGTGGCACGCCATGTTGGTTAGAGTCTAGTGCAGGGATAATGAGAAACTTGGAACCGCGTTCCACAAACTTTCCCTTCGGCCCCTGAGTTTCGTCAAGGAACTGGATTAGTACGTTATTCTTGAGTGGCTTTAGCATTTTTTCCTTTCTTTGGTTCTGGTGGTAGTGGATTTTGTTCCACTGGTGTTTCTACGGGTTGCTCCACTGGCGCTTTGTTCGATTCCTGCTGCGCAAGCGCAGCTTTAATCGCCATCAAATCAAAATCAACCAGTTTAGCACCTCGGCGTGATGTGGTAGCCATCGCTATGCTCCTTTATAAATTAGCGTCAATGGAAAAATTCTTCCATCGGAATCTCATACTCAATCGGATTAACAGTGTGTAGCCCAATCATGTACAAGAGAAATGACGCACAAGAAGATCCCCGCCCAATACCGTACACAACCTTTTCCGCATTCAATCTATCCACAATGTAAATGATTGTCCGAAAATAGTTTTCTGCACTGGTTCGCTGAATGAAGACCAATTCATTTTCTACCCGGTCAATTATAGCATCATTCAACCGCCATTCTTCCCGAGCTTCAAGTTTGTCTAAAAAGTATTTACACACGTCAAGTTGTTGATATTCAACGGGGATAGCGTAAGATAAATCAAAATCAGGCTCTTTAAGCTCAGATACCGACAGTATCTTGTCTACGCTACGCCGGTTATGCTCAATAATATCTGGAGTAAGTTCTTCAACCGCAAAATGAACAGGTGTCAATCCCCTTAGAAGGAAATTAACACACTGTTCAGCCGAGACAATTGATTGCCCGTTTGGGTGTAAAACTCGGTCAGGCAGATTGAACATTTAGAATAAACTTGACGTAACGGTCTTTAGCCAGAGTTGGCACATCCAGATAGGGCGCTTCGACTGCAAACTGGATTTTCCATATGCCAGTTTGCAGCCAGATTTTCAAGGCTTCGACATGCTTTTTATTAGCAGGGTTGAACTGTTCGATTGGTTTCGGAATTGGCATTTGAGTCCCCTTCATAGTTAAACAACTGAGTAAAGATTCCTCGCCTGTCCAGATATGCTAGACCATCAGCATCTCGATAAACTTGCCCGTAGACAACCCGATTGATACCTGTTCCTTCAATCAGCTTGGAACATTCTTTACAAGGACTGTGCGTGATGTACATCGTTGCGCCAGTGATGCCAAGTGTACCATGTCTGAGAAGCTTTGCAATAGCATTCCACTCCGCGTGCCTAACTTCCCATTTAGTAATCAAGTTGCCAGTTGCGTCAACGTATTCACATGCATTATCTTCACCCGGCGCAGTGCCATTCCACCCATATGAAAGGATGTTATGGTCTTTAACAATGACTGCACCCACTTTCAACCGGATAGCTGATGATTCTTCTGCAACCCTCGAAGCAAAATCGAAATAGAGTTTGTCTTCAGCTTCGGGAGACATTACAAATCGGGAATGCAGATAGAGGGCGCAAAAACCCGAATGACATCAGCGTGTCAGGAGAACAAATTTCAGTTTCGTCTCCATTATCGTCAACGTCATCTGCGCAAACGTGCCAGCGGCCATCAATGAACAGGTAGTTATATTCCTGCCCACCCGTGTAACGATAACGCTGCAAATCCGGTTGACCATTAGCCAGCGGAGGGAAATTGTAATATGGTCGGCGCGAATCGCCGTTAATCTCTGAGGATTCAATGGATTCCGTCAGACTTGCAATGTCGCCGACAGCAACCAGGGCGCCGGCCATTTCGTATGAAGCATAACACTGGTTCAAAAGCCTGCCAACATGGGACAGATAACCATCGAAATGACAGTAAGTGCCAACAATGGAGCCATCGTCCATAACAACTGAAATCGTGCAGCGAGTAGCCATTTTATTCTCCTTTGATGAAATAATTGAAAGCCTCAATTGCCGACTGGCAGATTGAGGGAGTTAGTTGAATAGCAACATCGGCATCTAGCGGAAAAATAACTTCGGAAATCCTCGGTTCTTCAGCTAGCGTTCGGTGGCAAAAAGTGGAGATGATGCCCATAGTTCCACCTTCAATCGGAATGGACTTGAAATTCAAATCAAAGGATGGACGGAAATTTACCGCCCGTTCTTCTGCAGTTTGTTCCAAATCGAAATCATAATTTTCAAATTCGATTTGGTATTCGTATGTGTTAGCTAGGTCGGAACATTCCATGCATTCAGGAATTTCAATCAGTTCCGGCTGGAATGAGTAAGACCAGCATTCCAAATGACTGAGGTCGGTTTCTTGAAAAGGAGTAAGTATATGAGCAATGGTGCTACCAACGATATGTGCGAGATTGGCTGGCATTGGTTGCTCTGAATCCTGAACCCACAGTTCAACGTTGTACAGGATGGTTTCAATTGATACTTTCATTAGCACTCCATCAGTTCATGATAAATTTGGGCACCGAGTTCGGTACAGGCGGCGAAACCAGTAACACCCTTACAAACGATTTTGCTCGCCAATCCGAGGTTAATCAGAATGGCCCGTTCTTTACTGAAAAGAGGACGGTTTTCGTCACCAAATGGCCCTTCACGAAAAAGTTCAATCAGAGCATGTCGTTCGTATAACTCAAGTTGCTTCAGGATTTGTTGCATGGTTAACTTTCAGGTATCAAGAAAAGTAACAATTCGGATGACAGCCATTGGGTACAACCGTTGCATCAAGTGTACCACATCTTTTCCTTCTTGTGTCAAGTCATCAAAATGACAAACCCAATAAACGAAATCTTTGGCTCGTCCAGGAATTTCCATTTCCGAACCATCACTTGAATAATAACTTCCACTCCAGCCGGTAGCACCCAGAGTGACAGACGCAACTAACGATGGTGAAAATTCACACCATTGGCTAGTCTTAAACGCGGTTTGATTTGGGTTTTCCCAGGGGAGCGGTTCCCGTTCTTCTAATTCGTACAGCCAACCGGGTTCGTTGGTATAGCAGTCGAGAGTGGGTGTAATTAGCGTATGCTCACCAACAACGCACACCGAAATGGTTTCTCGAAAAGTGTGCCCACAGCACATTTCATCTTCAAACCCCATTTCAGCCCATAGGCGGACAATCATTCCGCCTTCCCCTGAACTCTTAACCGAGTCCACCGGGAAATTAACCATCCCGGTCATGGCGTTAGTTCTGCGTTGCATGATGGACGCTCCATTTGTTAAACACTCGACGGATTATATACGACCGGATAAACGATGTCACGGTGAAAATTACCGTGATGGAGAAATTTTGTGCCAAAGTGAAATTCACGCCGTATGCGCTCATGATGAGCGTCTGTACAATGAAGCTGATAATGAAGCCGGAACCTACATTTACAGCAGATTCCATGATTGATTGGATTTTACTCTGCATTACATTCCTTAAACTCATCCATCACATTCTCCTGTAAGTTGATGAATGAATTTTACATTCATTCATCAGGCAAGTCCAGCACTGTTACACTTTAGTTGGTTCAGCAAGTTCTCGGCCTTTTGTGGCATAGTTCAGAATGAGTTCCACTAGCTTTTTATGAGCTTCAAGCTCATCTAGCTGTTTCGCAACCTGCTGCTGATAAACAACCCATGCGCCATACTCCGATGACATGGCCTCAATAAATCCGGGTTCATCAAAATAAACTGGAACTGCCTCCAATCCAAACAAACCGTTCTTTATAAGAGGATTATGGGTGATGCGGTAACGTGGCTCAATAACTGTGGACTCAGGCATTTCAAGAAATTGTCGAATGCTCTTAAGTGGCATAAACTTTAACAAATGCTCAAGCTGACCAGAGGCTTCTGAGATATCAAGCACTTGACCATCATATAGCATTTCAATTACCATTTCTCCCTCACATTTAATGAAGAAAAAAGTGTCGTGCTTATCTACAAGAAACAGATCACCAAATGTCTTGAGAAGTGCCGCTTCTAAATGTTTAATTGTCATTTTCAAAAGCCCCCTTTTTGAATTCCTAAGAGATGAGATTCAATCATTGCAACTTCATCCATTTGCGCTTCAACACGTTTCCTTAGGTTTTGCAATTCATATTGAGAATTCTTTAACAGAAGTTCAACTGCTTTTTCTGGATTTGATGCCGCGTAACTTGAGTGATCATACAGTGGATGAATTGCCGAAATCTCTTTAACTTCAATTACCCCATCAACAATATCAGCAACAAACATAACCTGGAGATTAGGGTTTTCACGTGCATAATCAAGCAGTAAATTGATTTCAGTAGACGTGAAAATACCAAAACCCATTACCGGAGAGGGATTGACAGAGGTGATCCCAGAATACCAACCACCATCAATTTCGGTCACTATGATGTTGCAGATACATGCTCGTGAAAGACGACCTTGAAAATAATTGAAATAAATCTCTGCAACCTGTAGGTCGGGAGCGCACTCATGAGCATCAACGGTAATAGCCAGTTTACCAATAGGGGTGGCGTATCCAGCATTAATCCGGTTACTTACAGTATCCAAAAGTTCTTGTATCTTAGCGATATACATTGTTCAGTACCTTTCTTAAAGAAATTTATTTACCTACGGTTCAAAATTTCCTTTTTGATGATTTCCATTCCATGCTGAAGTTGAATAAGTCGATGGTGATTGTCAACAATAGCCCGATTGTAAACGCGTTCCAAATCTTCAAGCGCTTCAAGCACTGCCAGTTTCGCATCAGGATAAGTCATGTGGTCATGTGGAACAGATTTGACAACTAGATTATCATGCTCATCAATATACGCGTTATAACGAATTTGAACAGCATCATCAAAAGCAAGTAGCTCTTGAATTTTTGCAAGAGGGAAACATTTGAGAAAGTTAGTTAACACCTCAATGTTATTGGTAGCCCGAACAACAGAGCCATCATTTTGCAATTCCATTACAAAAATATCCATAATATCATCAATCAGGATTTGAAATGAGCCTAGCCTAGACGGGTCAAAATCAATCCAATAATTTTCAGTTTGACAAGATTGCAGCGCGGTTTCTAAATGTTTAATTGTCATTTTGAATCCTTTCACAAAATTCTTCAGGGAGGTCATCAGCGAGATACCAAAGTCCTGTTTTAACAACAACACCACCATTAGCCATCACCGCGAAAACATGTTCACCATCCGGGTAAAACTCCACACTGAAATAATTACCCGCAGTCCGAGAGTAAATCAAAATGGTATTGTCAGTTTCGTTCCATGCGTGACCAAAATTTGCAGTCGGGTAGCGTTCTAGCAATTGCTCTATTTTAGGCCACATACGAGAGTATTCCCGTTCATTGAAATACTGAATGTAGTCTGCAAGGTCTTCAATTTTCATTCATGTTCTCCACGGGGATAGATGACAGCGAATTAATGATACTGAGTTCACGCTTGTCAATCTGTGCCAACTGTGCCCGTATAACATTGAATTCGTTGGCGATGCGCTGCTGTAGTTTATCACGCAACTCATCAAGGGAATCCGCAATAATCGAGTTCTCCAGCCAAATGTTAAACAAAACGAAGTGTTGATTTTTCGTAAAACCCGCTGTGTTGGTACAGTCGTCAGCTTCACAAGAGTATGGTGCTGAAATACTGAAAATGCGAAGTTCGCTAGTAAGCTCTCCATCATTGCTGATATAGCCACTTGTAAGCTCTCCATTATTGCTGATATAGGCACGTTCCGGTTCAGGGCACCAGTACCATGTATAGGCATTAGGCTGCCTTTCATCAGCGGCCATGAACCATTCAGTAATATGCTTTTCCGCAAAAACACGGAAAACCGGACGAATAGCAATGTAATTAATCGAGTGGTGCTCATACCACCATTCACCATCCGTTTTTTCATATCGGCCGATCCGTTCCCCACTAACACAAACCCACAGGTCATGTCCATTTGAATAATCAACGTCAACGGACGTTACACTGAAACCATTCGCCTCAAGTGCCTTTTTCAGATTTGCAGCAACAGTCTTAATTCCCATTTTCATTCCTTTCAAGCCAGTTCGTTTTTCGGTTCACAAAACCATATCAGCCTTCGTTAATCGCTTGCTGCAAGCGTTGCAGGCGCTGTTCTTGCAGGTCTGCGTGAGCACGCCACTTTTGGGCACCATCGGCATACTCGCGCAGCAGTGCCGCTTTTGCTTCTTCTGGCGTATCGTATCCAGTAACATCAAACATGATGTCCGCTTGACTCAATTGATAGATTTCAAATTCGTCACCATCAAAATTGGCAGCCCACTTGGGAGCTGAGGTTGCATCCATTTTAGCTGCTGCCAGAAGTTCATCAGTGAAACCGCCAGTATGAAACATCGTGAAATTATCCAGGCTATCAATACCAAAAAACTCATAAAATCCAGCGACCTTTCCAGTCTCAGTCTCAGACACGAAAAATGAACAAACTGGTTCACTTTCAAGATCGCCTTCTGAGTCACGATAGAGATACGTAACCCGAAAAGCGTTGGTAGCTGAATCTTCTCGGACAAGTTCGCCTTGGAACCATGCTTCTGCGCAAACAGTCAACTGACCATTGGGTTGCTGCCAATGTTCATTCATGTATTGACTGGCGCGCGCCAGAACTTCCTTGATAGCTTCCATGTTCATGATATTTCCTTTTCAAGATGAGTGGTAGGCCGGAATGGAATTGAACCATTGACCGTCGAATTATGAGTTCGCTGCTCTGCCATTGAGCTACCGGCCCTAAAACTTTATTCTAACACCGGCTGCAATGTTTTGCAACCGATGTTAGATTTCAACAGTCTTCATTTTAACAGAGACTTCAATCACTTCAAAGTCTTCCAGGGTGACATATCTGAACCTTTTGGTGAATGGGCAAAAGATGTTGATGCTCTCGCATCGATAGAATGCCAAAATGATGTCTGACAACGAGGCAAATTGAAGTGCTTCGGAAAGGGCGCTAACGAGCGTATCGCTACATACTGCGGACAAATCTCTTGATGTGTTATAGGCTTGATCAACGCCGGTGTTCCACGGCGACAGGAACACATTGTCTCCAAGAAGTTGCAGAACATAGTATTTCATGGTTACCACTCCAATTCAATGATTTCAAGCGTTTCAGCAGAAACGATGTGACACACTGTACCCACCCAGACGTAATAAATTTCGCTAGGGTAGTTGAACTTTAGCGCCGCTTCGGCCAGCGGCTTTGTGGAAAATTTGACCGCTAACTCACTCCCTTGCCCAAGCGTGAACGTTGCACCGTCAAGGATGTTTTTAACATCGGTTGCAACGGTTTTAGATGAGCGGGGCGTGAGGAACAAACTGCTAGGTTTGTGGCGGATGGCGAAATAGTTGATAGGTTGCTCCTGTTTGGGATTAGATGGTTAATGATACCAATGGTTTTCACAACGGTCAAGCCTCGTTACACTTTATTACACCACCCGAATAATCCCAGGTTCAAGGTCTACCGGGTAAATGGTCACTTGGCACCCCGTAATCGACCCACAGCGGTCAAACGTGTCATGCGAAATCAAACTGACCATTAACGGAAATTCCAAATCCGCCGCCACTTCAAAATCGGCGATGTCATAAACAGGCATTTCAACTTTTTGAAAATGAAAACGCCGGTCGCCACGCTCATCCCAATAGAATCTATTGAAATCAAACAGGTATTGCGGTTCAGATGCTACCTTGTAAGGCATCACTCGGTATTCTTCAAACCCAAAAACGTTATCCAATTCTTCAGAGTCAAACGTACACGAATCCACCAAGCATTGCTCTGGATGCTCCTTGACGATACGTTCAATAGCTTCCGTCGACAGCCACAGATTCCGCTTTTCCCCAGCGTTCACAAAATATGGCGTACCGTTCATCCAACTGTGCGGGTCATAATGTACGGCAGAGCGTAGCATGAAACTAATAAACTGTTCGCGTGTATCACATCGCTGAATGATTTCCATTCCGAGGCCGTACTTATAATAAATGTGTTCAGCGTTCTCCTTCATGAAGACATCAGCTTCAGCGCGTGAAAGAAGTAGAGTATTTTCAGACCATTGCTTAAGTGCCGAACGTTCTTCTTCATCAATTTCATTTCGTGCCGGTTTCGGCGGTTGCTGGTCAGCCATGAAATTTTTCTCCAGTTGGTTTCGATTCATCGATTGTAATGGATTCTGAAACGCGCTTCAAGCATTTGTTGCATCTTTTTCAGCTCCGGCGCAGTAAGTTCAAACACCCCTTCTTTAGCATACCCAACATCCATCACCCCCGTTTTGTGTAAATCAGCAAGGTGTGCTTGTGAGTAGCATCTTCACTCCAAATACTCGAATCCGGAATGTTCTTGCCATCATACTCGATAGGTTGTCCATCACTATCAGAGAGTAACTTCCCTTTCTGCATGACATAGACCACTTCATCAGCCATATGCGCTTTCGCAATCTTTCGCCAGAGTGATTGTCCGCCAAGATATTGTTGATTGTCTGAAACCAACGTCAAGCCAGACTGCACCACCCGATGATACATGAAACTGCCCAATCCAAGCTCTTTGAATTGGTCAGATACCTCAACCAGTTCCACCTGCACCATTTGCCCTTGTGTATGCAGGTCGATGCCCAGATTGAGCTGCATTTTGAACTCTAACATCCCTAAAACCTTGAAACCAGAAGTTCCATCATGCCGAATATCTTCAAATCCAGCCACGCAGATTTGATTGTTTTTACTGAGCATGATATGAACTTTACCCTTTTTACCTATCTCTCTATATCCACGGCGTTTCATAGTGTCATCAGACATGAAAAAGACCGTAAAAGGTTCATCACCAGAATCGACCAATTCGGTGTTAATAGCTACTGGCATTTCAGAAAGAAGTTGTTTGAGAAGCATAGGAGTATTGGTTTTAGGTATTTAACGGATGGTTAAACTGGTTTTGACCGACATTACCAGTTCTGGCAAAAACAAAGTTTAAGCACCATCGTGAGCACAGTTTTTACGGCCGTTATGAAACGCATGATGTTGGAATGAAAAAGAGACTCGTTGGAGTCTCTTTTTATTTGGTTGGGGCACAGGGAATCGAACCCTGATAGGAAAATTAGAAGTTTTCTATTCTAACCAATTGAATTATACCCCATTTGTTCTGGGGCGTCTATTAGGAATTGAACCTAAATTTACGGATTAGAAGACCGTTATACTATCCATTGTATGATAGACGCGTTGTTCTGGTGGGAACTCTGTGTAACGATCACAGCGAGTCCTTTCGGACACCGGATTTACAGTCCGGGCCTTCTCCTTAGAGGTATACGTTCCCATTTGGAGCGGGTAGCCGGAATCGAACCGGCGACTTCTGCTTGGAAGGCAGTAGTTTTTCCAACTAAACTATACCCGCAAATATGCGCATAGTCCGCCATACAGGATTTGCACCTGCAAGCCCGTCAAGGGCGGTGGATTTTAAGTCCACTTCGTTTTCTAGTTTCGACAATGGCGGACTATGCACACATTTCAATTATAACACAGTGTTCATCAATTATTTACACGTTCAAAACAGTTACAAGCTAACGCCGGTTTGCATCCATCTCATAACTGTTTCAAACGTATTGTAACACGGTTTTACCGTTGCAGCAAATCAAGCACTGTTACATGTTCAATTTACGCTTCAGTTCGTTGAAGGCTCGAAGGTCATTTTCACGGTTTTGCGCCGCGAGCCGCCTAGCCTGTTCAACAGCAGCATTTGCACGCCGTTCGCGTTCTTCAGCCTCAGCAGCCACCTTGGCGGCCCGCACAGCGGGGATATACTGTTCACGTATTGCCTTTTCAAGCACGCTAAATTCTTCCCACTCTTGGTCAGTCATATCATGCTCGTTGATGCCATTCAAAAGGATTTCAAAATGGTCATATTCACAGAAAACATCTTCATGCGCCCATTCTTGCATGAATGCCTCACGCTCATTTTCTCGGAATGATTTGATGCGACATTCCATGGGTTTGTCGTTTTCATAATCTCGTTCGCGGTTGCGCCAGGCGTCATAACCGTTCTTGAAACCAATAATCGTGTAAATCATCGCAAGCTCCTTAAGTTGATGAATGAATTATAGCTCGGGTTCTTCGGGAAGTCCAGCACTGTTACACTTTAAGTGAGTCAATGAAATGCGCTCGGAAAGCTTCTTCATTACCTTCTAGCATGAGTGGGTGGATGACAATGTGGAAACCGTATGTAGTGCCACAATGGGAGTCTTCGTCAATCACTTGACGGCATACAATTCGAGTATCTTCTAACTCAACCTCATACCCCCAAGTGGTTTCTCCATTTGCCAGTTTGTACAAATCGGCACCGAACTCACACCCCACCCAATACACATTCCAAGACATATTTTCTAAAGCATCCCACATAATGTCATTTTGGTGAATGGCAATTTGTGCCAGCTCGTTTTCAATATTTGAAAGAGCAATTTTGGCCGGTGTGTACTGGTCGTATAGGTTCATTGCCGTTCCCGCGTGGATTCAATAATAGCGCGAAGCTCTTGGCGAAAACCTTCTTCATCACCGTTAAGCATCTTATCATCGATAATGATAGTTGCCCCATATACACTGCCATCTGAGTCTTCGTCAATAATTTCACGAAACATAAATCGCCCCTTACCTCGATATGGAGATGGATGGCGGGTTATGGCATATTCACAATCCGCGTCAAGTCTGATTAATACCTTTGGAAAATCATTCCCTAGATGCCACAACAACTGTACATCAAATTCAGGTTTAGTATTTGGGGAAGTATGTTCCCATTCTTCAAGCATAATTGCATGCTGCCGGACAGCAATTTTAGCAACCTCATGTTCTGCATGCTGTAGTGCGTCAAGCGCATTTTCATAAAGCCCTTTGATGTTCATTTTCAGCCCTTTCATGTTATCGAAGGTTTCGGCCAGCATACTCAATAAGTTCTGCCCGAAAAAACTTTTCATAGCCAACGGTATTTCCGGCCACAATCAATGGATGCAGCACAAACCCCATCGCAAAGGTCATATCAGGGAACGCAACACTAGTGCTATCGATGTTTTTATATCCATCACAATAAATGTGATATGGATTATCGTCATCGTAAAACCGTTTCTGAGTATCCACTACACTTGTGAAAATCCATCGTTCTGGTAAAACATTAATACCATCTCGACAACATAAATTCACACCAGTTTCCTTCTGAACATCCAGAATAATTTCCGCTTGGGCCTTAGCCCATTTGATAAGCATCACGTGAGTTGTTTGGGCCGCAAAAAGTTGCGAGCCGATCATTGCCATAGTTTGTTGGGTGGTATTCATTTCAATTTCCTTCCATTTGCTGCTGCAGACGTTTAATCTCAGTCTGGAGTTCTTTCAAGCGTTTAGCATTCGCCCGCTTAACGGCTTTCTTTTGTGAAGTCTCTCGTTTCTTTGTCAGTGCTTCCAGCGATTCAGAATAATTAACGCGGAATGTATCAGCATCCCCACTGATGATATCCTCGTCCAACCAAAAATTGCATACCACATCTCGATGTTCGTTGAATCCAATGCAGAAAAGCCTGTCTGGAAATTTGGTATAATCACGAACCTCAAATTTCCAGTCAATTCTTGATTCCCAATAGATATCGATGCAGTCGCTTGAAGTAGAATCAAAATTCATTAAGGTTTCAAGGTCGTGCATGATTTGAAACTGCTTAATAGCAAGGTCTTGCATATACACATGTTTCGCATTGACGACCTTTTGCGCTTCAACAAACTCGGTAACGGCCTGTTTATAGTCAATCTTCTTATCAATCATTTTCCGTTCCTTAGCAGTTGTTCAAATTTTTCCGGTTCGCCAGCAATGATGTACTCGTGCAGAATACATCTATTAACCTCTCTCGGATGGTCACCAAAGGCTCCAGGTTCCTCATAGCTGATACACAGCAGTGAACCATCATAATGCTGACGGAACTCAAAATATTGCCCTAACCAATAGTTTCGACCATGCTTGCACTGGTCATAGATATTCATTTGCTGGCGAGCAAGTTGTTCCAGCAATGGTTCCGTGTCGCCCAGCACTTCTAGCGCCTGCAGATAGTTTTTAACTTTTTCAGAATGCATGATTAATCCTTACAGCAGCTCGCTGAGAATGGCATCAAAGATATTGTAGCAAGAGTGATGCGGCTCAGTGTAATACCCTTTGCTGATAATCACCGACTTGCCATCCATCACCAGTTCAAAATCCTTTTGCCGGCGTTTCGCAATCAATCGCAGAGCATCAAGTTGAGTTGCTTGCGAAATGAAGAACGTCGTAAAAGCGCCTTCGCTTTCTTCATATCGGCGAAATACATATTCTGCATTTTTCAGCAGAACACTGTCATTATGGGCGATGATGCAGTTATGAGCCTCATAGTCTCGGGGCTTTTGCATAGCTGCGTTGAAAACAATTTTAAGCATCTTACATCACCTTTTCAGTGAACATTTGATAGACAATCAGGCCACACACTCCGAACAGCATTCCCGCCAGAGCGGTGTACCCCACTCGTTTCCAGTCAATTTTAACACAGTTGACCAAATCGATAATGATTGCCCAGCAGGCGGCTGATGAAAACAAGGCCGCTAGGAAAAGAAGTTTTGTCATTTAGACCACCTCCATGTTGACAGTGATTTTTACAATCTCCACTTCATTACGTTGCAGGTTCAGAAAACCGCCATTAATGTCTTCTAGCGCGGGCAACCAATAATTAGCCAACTCGTCTGATGAAAATTTCAGGGCGTTATACCAGCATGCAGTATAGCCAGTATCGCAGACGGCCATATAGGTAAAATCATCACGAACTGCCAAGCGGTTTCCTTCATGGAGTGGCTGAATGTACTTATCAGTTCCAGCAATTCGGATGACGTAAAAGGTGCGTTGCATGTTCTCTGCTTTCAAAAAGTTGATGAATGAATTCTAACACCTCGTTCCTAAGTTCGTCAACAGGTGTTACATATCTTTCAAAAAGTGAATACAGTCATAACACCCGTTACCACAAAGAATCCGAGAAACGCCCAGATGAGCAATTTCACATCGTCTTTAGTGTACGGAGACAGGGTGCCCATTTCATCATGTATGAGGATGTTAGCACTAACCAAGCATAACGCCAGTAGCGCCAACAGAGCAAAAATGGCCGGAAAGATTACGAACTCAATTTTCATTTTGGCGAAGCTTGAGGACAGTGTGGCCGATGTCAACCAAATGAATCAGGTTGATTTTCAACGCATCGAAGACGCCTTCCAGAGCCGGCACCGTGCGCCGAACGCGCTTCACTTGCTTGATCATGTACTCAGACTCGTCAAGATAACGTTGCAGCCTGTCGGCTTTGAACGTGCCAGGGGCGGTGCTCATGTTGTTAATCCGGTCGATGAGCTTGAGCATATAGGCTGGAGCCGCAGCAGAGTGTTGAAGGATGCTTTCGATGTAAACAGGAAACTCAACCTTCGCAGCCGGCTTGGAAAGCAGATGCACCAGCATGCTAACAGGTTCGTCAAATTTGAACGAGTTGGCGGCCCAAATGTCAGGGAAGTCTTCTTGCATATCGTGTAGCAGGATCGCTGCGGCCAGACAATCGAAATCCCATGCATCAACGTCTATGCTATTTTGGTTGGCACTGACGAAACTTCCATTCAAGACGAAACTTCCAATCGTATCCCGGAAGCTTCGCAGATGGTGAAACATCGAAATCTGATGGATGATGGCCGGGCGGCCATCATTGCGCACTTGTCCATCTAGCGTTGATACCACAAGTTCAAGAGCGCGCTGGGCATTCGTGTAGTTGCCGCCAGCGAGGAAATAGCGGGCTGCAATAACCAGCTTATCAGCATTGGGATGGAGAGACATTGGATTATCCTTTAGTGGACGTTGGCAAATTTTATCAGATGAACACGTGACGCCGAGCGTTAATCCGCGCAGATCAAAATGATACCGTTCTTCAGGTCATTTACATCAAGCTGCCAGTCGCCAGCCACATCATTAAGGAATCGACAATCAGTTGCATGCACGATGCCAAGCTGGTAGCCCTCATCAGTCAGACATGTAGCGTTTCCAATTTCTGCGCGCAGCTCTTGCAGACGTGCGATAACCGCATCAAGGGTGGTGTAACTCATTTCACATACTCCTTTAAGTTTGAAGTCGCTAGTTTAACTGAAGGTCAACACCGTGTCAACTGTTGTTACATTGTGCTTGCGCTGAAGCTTCTTAGCAAACTTCTCAATACTGATTTTCAACTCTACTATTTTGCTCATGTTAAACCTCAATTTCCAGTTGCTTATAAATGTGACGCCACATATCTTCTTCTGAATCATCAAGAGAAGTGTATTCAACCGTGATGCAGTCTGGACGATGATAATTTCCACTATAGTCCGTAACCTTGCCCGGCCAGTAGACGCCCATAACTTCTGAACCACGAAATAGACGAAGATTGTTTTTGCATTCTTCTTCTGAAAAACGGTCACGAATGATTTGCATGATTTCTTGGCTATTCGGCAGAACACGATTTGACGCGCCATTCATGGCGGTGGAATTGGCGGCAATCATGAGCTGGCGTTTCTGCTCATCAGACAGTGCAGTAGTGAGAAGGTTTTGCAGTTCCTCTCGCCACGCTTTGAGAGCTGTGAACTCTGTTTGTAGTTCACGGATTCCAGCAAGCAATTGCTTTTGGCGCTGTTCAATTAGCCACTTTTCATAGGCCGCAACAATCTGCTCATCGGGATAATCCAGAATATGCACTGGAAGTTCCATACCGGGAAACCGTGGGTCGTTAGTGAACCAGTAGGTAACCCATTTGACAAAGTAGACGCCATCTTTTTCATAAACCGTGATGGCTGGGACATTAATTGGTCGCATCGCTTCCGCCTTTTCCGCCAAAGCGTCCAGGATGCTAATGAATGCGGGCGGAAGATTATTAGTTTTAATGGCAGGCGTGAGGATGCCATTAGCAACGAAATCCTTGAAAGTCTGTCCGAAAGACATGTTAAGTCCTTAAATGATTGAGGGCGTCATTTAATGCCCCGTGGTTTAACTCAGCTTTTTGATGTCAAAGTTACGCTTGTTGCTGTTGCGAACCCACTTCTGAACCTTCTTATTAGGTTCCTTACGAACCTTCGTCTTTTCAGTCTTGATGATGGTCTTTCCAGTTTGCATGAGAGTTCTCCTTAACGAACGATGTACGAAATGAAAGAGTAGGCGGCATAAATGCCACAGACGGCAACGATTTCCATGATGGCGATGAACCAGTTCATCACGGTTGCAAAGCCATATGCAAGACCAGGGGTTGAGCCGTAGCGAATTCGGATGTAAAGGGCAAGCCACGGCGAAGCAAGCATTTGAAGGAATTTCATGTTAGTTCCTTTGTCAATCCTAAAATTTGATGTCCATCTTGAACACCAGCGTCATCGCTTCATCAAGCTCCAGATCACAAATCGAATTATCAAACGGAGAAAAAATCCGTTGTTCAATAGACAGCAGTGTCAACTCAAGTTTGACACGGTGGGTGTCTGCATTTGGGTAGTCTTTTTTGACACGTTTCATCACCTGTTCCCATCGGGTCGGGCGGATGGTGCTTTGGTCAAGTACCATAACGGTGCCGATTTGTGGCACGCTTTTGACTCGAAGTAGGTCGAGTCCAAGGATTTTATACAGTTCCTCATAACGACTCTCGTCGCTCCATCCCTTGCAGTTAGAAGTGTCAAGCCGCGTGTTAACAGTTTGCATCATTTTGAAAGTCCTTTGTTCAGGTCAATACACGTATAACCAATCATTCCAGTTCAGAAACTTGCACATTGATGGCAACATCAATGCTGACAATTTTTGCAAATTGACTGTCTCTCAACTTCAACCCACGAACCATCTCCAAATGCCTTTTGGCATCTTCAACATTTTCAAACGTTTCACCAATACGACAAGAAGTGAAATCGAACATAGGCTGCCAAGAGCCGTATCCAAATTCACTATTGAAACACAGGAACAGTTCAGGCTGTTGACTATGCTGGATTGCGAAGAACTTCATGCGGCATCCTTTGAAAGTTGATAGATGAATTGTACATCCACCTATCAAGAAAGTACATCACTGTTACACTTAATCACTTCGGAATTTGGATTGGGCCATGCAGAATGAGCTTATCTTTCGCTGCACTCTCACACTGCGCAAAAGTGCCACGAATAGTTTGAACATTGTTACCTTGCATGAACACGATGTAATGGTCATCGACAGGAATCACCGTCCATTGTGAAGGTTTGAAACCGTATGCTACCACATTGGCAAGTAGACTCACGTCCATTTTACTAAGGTCGTTAATGAGGCAGTATGAATTACTACCCGAATCATGGAACTCTAGGTGATAGTGATTTAGGATGCTATCACCGCCATTCGGGGAAATAATTTCAGCGGCAATCCGCTTGAGAACTGCTTCAGCAGAAACCTGCTCACTTTTCGGTTCCTCAAAAATTTGAATGAACTTAACGTAAGTTCCTTTATTGTATTGCCCTGAACATGATCTGACTGAGAGTGGGCGAAGACATCTACCGTCGTCTGCTTGGTCAAAATAGCACCCGTTACAAGAATATTCCGAAGATTTTTCAACCCGCAGCATAACATCCCCGACAGTGCCAACCTCACCCACCACATACGGGCTTTTTCCATTTTCAAAAGATTGCATGATGTATCCTTACAGGTTTCTTAATGGTAAAAGTGCGATTACCTTGTTCAACTCGAATGTTGAAAAACTTCAACACTCTTTCAGGAATATCGTAGTACACCGCTGTCCAGTAAGTTCTGGAAACAACCGCTTCACGGGTCATTCGTGCAGAACGGTCAGTCGTATTGAATTTACGCTTTTCATCTTTTGTCAGAACGCGTGGGGTAATTTCCTTCATCTTCCGACGATGCTTTTCGAGCGAGTAGACACGAACAACTCGCTCGCCATCCACGCTAAATGAAATAACATTGCTGTAGTGGCGGTCACTACTAAACCCAATAAACTCGCCCCAAAGGCGTGAACACAATGTATTCACAATCGATTCCTTGGTGCGATACACACCGAAATCCAGGAAATTCTCATCAGTCGGCTTTTGACCGACTGTGTGAGGTGACATCTTCAGCTTAAACTTGCTCATTTTTTACTCCAGTTTTATGGAAGAATCGTAAGTTGTTCTTCCATCAGCGTCAACAACCGTTACATTTGCAGAATGAAAGGTTCAACCTTCCAAAAGTCATTCTTCATTAGCTGATCGAGAGAACGGTAAAACTTTATACAAATTTAGGCCAATTCAGTATCACTCGGGGTCAATAAAGCCTGTTCAAAAACTTGTTCCCACTTTTTCACTTTTTGTGAAAAGGCATCGTTGCACAGTTCTTGAGCCGCGCCGCGGCATTCATCCAACATTTCAGCATACGCTGCCATGATTTCTTGGTGTAGGTGATTCGGGATATTCATGAAAATTCTCCATTAGTTGATAGATCAATTGTACATCCATCTATCATGGAAGTACAGCACTGTTACACTTTAGTCAACCGTGTACACTTCGACAATCACATTGTCAAGGCTTTCAAAATAGCCATCCCACGGGCAATATCGCTTAACGACTGCACCAGAGTCATACTCGATTTGCATTTGCGCATTTTTGTGCAGTTCTTGTAGAGCTTCCTGATTTTTCATGGCGATGTCATAATTTTTATGGAATGAAATCACTTCAAAGTTAGAAGACACATCTCGATGAAATGTGTCGCCACTGCTATAAATGGCATAGACGACATAAACTTTATCACCCACCTGAACAGGAAAATCTACGGGAAGCGCGTACTCTCCATCCTTATCGGACAGAGAAATACCGTGCACGTCCCATTGCGTAACCGTGTCAGCGCGATCATATCGAACATATGGGTCAGCTTGTCTGGTTTCCCAGGTGAACTTGCTGACATTTAGGTGCAGATAGGTCATTTTTTTAATCCTTTAGTAAATTTTGAAGGCGGTCGATTTCGTTCTGAATCCGTTGACGGTCATTTACAGCCTTTTGCTCAATTGCCCTCTGAAGCTCATTTCGGAGTCGTTGCTCAAACTTTTCTGGGTGATCATCCAGAATATCGGCATCAAGGTCAAACTCGCGCATCTTTTCATCAGGTTGGCCGCGCGACCATAGTTCAACACTGATAATCCCATCTGAAAAAGTCACTTCAAAGTAATCGAAAAATCTATATGCCAGCCACGCATAGTCTTGCGGCATTTCTTGCGGCATACCAACGTCATTCAGTACGGAAACGGTAATGTCAATTTGCTGCCGCGCGTATGCGCGGATTGCGTTTTCTGCTTTTTCGAGCACATGATGAGCATCAATGTATGCCTTCACAGTTTCAAGTCCATTCATTTGTTTCTCCTAGTTAATAGTACCAGCCAAGTTCGCGCATCAGCATCGTCTTGACCCGCACATTCGGTTGACGATTGTTATGCAGCGGCTTGAACCCCATCATTTCCGCAACCTCAACCACTGCACCGCTTCGGCAACGCCCAGCGTGACAGTGAACCACAACATTCTTTTCACGCTCAAGTGCCGACTGAAGAACACCCACAATGATTTCTGCTTGGCGAACAGAAAACTTTTCATCCCCAGGAACAGGGGTATCGTTTTCCGCATCCCAAAATTGAAACTGATGAATCTCGCGGAAATGCTTTGCGGGATTGACGAATGCTTTGACATCAGGATCGGCAATCTGAATCAAAATATCGGCATCAGGATGGTTGCCGTTTACAACCTCGATTTGCGGCAGATTGGTGATGAACATTTTAGTTCCATTGAAAGATAACTTTGATAGGATGGTTTTTTAACGTCCATCCCCAATTCTGTCAACCGGTGTTACATTTACTTCAACTTGGTGATGCCTTTGATAATTACAGCATTAGTCATCACCACCTCAGTTCGTTTGGCTACGCAGTCATTTTCTGAACCGTGAAAGAAAATCGGTTCAGAATCCTGTGTTTGCTGATAGCTGAAATAGAAAATTGTTTTCTTAACAGGAACAACTTTCCAATCAGAGTCGATTTTGCCGCTGATGGCGTGAACCATGATTTGATTTTGGTATGTCACCATATCCCAGCTAGTGAATACAAGAGGTTCACTTCCCAGGTCATATTGAATCTGATAGCCAATGGTGTCAGAAGTTTCACCTACAATCATACGGCGGACAATTTCCAGCAGAGTCGGTGATTGGGTTGAAATGAGTTGTTCCTGTTTTGGAGTGGTGCGAACAAAAATCACTGGCCGTTCATCAGGCCGCGCAAGATGGTCGCAGGCATGGGTTTTACATTTGGTTTCAGCGGCGGCACTAGCGTATCCGATCCCGCCATCAGCGGTTGTCTTCGTGAAAAGACAACCATCACAACCAACACCCGCTAGTTGAGCGGTGTATGTAATTTGTTCCCCATCCAACACCATCGTTGCAATTTCACCAATAGCTAAATCAATCATGTTTCACTCCAAATAAAAGTTGATGGAATGGATTTTATCGTCCACCCCCAAATTCTGTCAACCTTTGTTACTAAACAACCAAGTGATGTTGGTCAGTTCATGAAGAATTTGCTTCCCTTCTGCCGAGATTTGTTGGTATCGTTCATAGCATTGTTCTCGACTACCAGTAAAGGTTTTGGCTTCACCATCCAACCACACAAAAAAGTAGGTGTCGGGGACATGCTCTTGCACCCGAAACTTTTTTCCACTGTTAGGGTCGCTACCATCAGTTTCAATAAAAATTACCGACTGCGAATCGGTGCGGCGGTGCAGGGGTAGAGGATGAGCAGAGCTGCAGAGCGGCACGTCTCCAATCAGAACGACTGCTTTTGTACATTCCAGACCATCTTCACGATTGCATTTGTTAAAAACGCACCCGACACACCCACCGACTTCAGCAATGGGACGAATGGTAATAGAGCCACCACCACATGTCGGCAGTGTGCGTGATTCACCAATCGGAATAAACATTTCAATTTCTCCTGTAAGTTGATGGGATGGATTTTAACGTCCATCCCAAATTCTGTCAACCGATGTTACTTTTTTCTGGCTTGAACAATTCTTCAAAATAGGCTACTGACCCGCTGAACTCAACTTCAATCGTTTCCCGGCCCATCAGCATGGCTGCGGCTGTTCGATGATTCCCATCGTCAATCATCCATTCCGGAACGAACCCCAGACTAGGAATACCAACCTCAATTGAAATGGGTTCTTGCCACCCATTTTCCATCAGCCATTTGATGCGGGCGAAATGGTTATATTGTTCATGTTTTTGAATAGGCACCATTGCAGAATAAGGAATGGCGCCTTCGGATGAATTTGCTTCAGCAACTCTTTCCCGAAGGGTTTCAAGATTGCCGGCCTCAACGTAAAGGAAAACGGGATTGCAAAAGCTAACGAGGGATGCAAGTTCGATTTGCATTTGAAATTACCGGGTGGGTGTCGATGGAATGAATTGTGAACCTATCAACAACCCTCGTCAACCACTGTTACATTCGGTTACGTATGGACGTTAAAAACGGCGCGTATCATCTGCACTTGACGCTGCAGCCAGAACATGTCCATGCGATTTTCATAAATGCCATCGTCCAGTAATTGAACTGAATACTTGCTCAACACTCGGTCAATCAGCTTCTTATGCTTGGCAAAAGTCTCGTCTTCGTGAATCATATCCTTGAACACTTTCGGGCAGACGTTATAAGTGACCAGTAGATACTTGACAAAATCTTCGGATGAAAAAACATCGCCTTCACTGATGCACAGTTGCTTATAGGCGGCACACAGTCCATCATAACCTTTCAGGATGACGCGCGTATATTCCTCACGATACATGTCCAGTGCTTCAGGTAAAAATTCTTCCCTGACTTCATAAGCAGATGCGCCTGCTTTGATGCGGGCAGCAATGTGCGGGACGGTTTTGACATAAGCATTCATTTGATATCCTTTTTCTCTTTAAGATGTAATGATACCACACATCAAAACGGAATTTCTATTGACGAGTGAATAACTCCTATTGGCGAGAACGGCGAAAAGTTGGGCACTACGGACACCCGCATTGAAAAATTTTGAAAGGTGAATACCTTTGAGGGGACGATGATTGGTGAGATGACCCACGGCGAAAACCCATCTATCTCACACTGGCAATGTTCACGTTTGTAGCCAGTGATGCCCCCAACGATGAAATCAATTCCTTGATACTGATATCTGTACCCAGCATAGAACGAATTCCTTCTTAACGTATTTTTGTAATATCCAATCTCATACTGCCCTGTTTGCCAATACAACCCGAAATTGGCATTGTTCTGATTGGAGTTGGATGGCGTGTGATGTGACCATGCATGGATGCCCAATGTATCAGCATATGTGGATGAACAGAGAAATGAAAGGATGATGAAGAACAGTCTCATGGGAAGGGTCATAAAACCGTATTTACTCGGGCTTAAATCGAGCTGTAGGCGATTTGATGAGTGGGTTGGTGCATGGGTAGCCTAAAGAGTGAAATCGGCTGTAACGGCCGTTAAACGTGTTCTAGAGGTATTTCCTTATTTGTCACCTAAAGCAGTTTCACTGGAATTGGATAGAAAAAGCCGGTAGGTCAGTCAGTCAGTCAGTCAGTCAGTCAGTCAGTTGGTTGATTCCGATCAGAGAAAGCCGGTTCCGTAGTTCAGTTAGCTGTGCGTGTTGGGTTCCAACTGATTCGTTTAACGGCTGTTAGCCCGTTCGTAGACCAGTTGGCTACCCATGTAGCCTGATTGATGAAAACGGCTGTAACGGCCGTTAAACGCGTTCTAGCCACATTCGCTTATTTGTCACCTATAGGTATTTCTCAAATGAGTGGAGAGAGCTTGGTAGGTGGGCTTGATTGGTTAGCTCACAGAAAAGCTTGGTTGGTTCTGTAGCGAGTCGGCTTGATGCCGGAAGGCTCAAACGCGAGACGGAAGAACCAACCACCTAAGCCCTTTTTGGGCTTAGGTTATGAGTACAGATAGGTTAACAAACAGATGTTAGTCATCGATTAAACGGGCCGTAGAGCGATTAGAAGGGATGGTAGCTACCTAGGTAGCCCAACAGATGAAATCGGCCCTAACGCCCGTTTAAGCCCCTTACAAGTCAATTCCTTATTTGTCACCTAAGGGTATTTTACAAATGAGCTGAAGAACTGAGCAGAAAGAGCTTGGGTGGGTTGCTTAGTTGATTGGCTCACAGAAAAGCTTAGTCGGGCTGTGGCGTGAGTCAGCTTGTGGCCGGTAGGCTCAAGGTGCGAAAGAACTGCCTGACTACTGAAGCCCTGTAAGGGCTGAGGTTAAGTTAGTCAATGGGTATGCGGTTCATAAATACTGGTTTGAAGAACTGAGTTATCTAATGAGTTGTTGCCCACCTACTCCGTCCGTGTTCGCTGGTTCAGCTAGTAATGCCGATTCGAACGGAAACAATCATGCTTACCGAATGGGTGAAAACTTGGATTGCTATGTGAAACGAGCTGGTAATTTGGAAGGTGTTCATGACCAGTACACCGACTACCCAGATGGACGGATTGACAACACAACTATCCCCATTTCAAAAGGAGGGTTAGTCCATGTTCAATTCAAATTAACTGAAGGGTCAAATCCTGCCGACCATTGGGAATTGGTACTGAGCAATCAGATTGTCACTTCATTTGCCGGCCTAACTTTTTTATCAGATGGATTGCTCGACGGGACATTAGACCCTGCCACCTATGGTAAAATCTATAAGCTGAAAGTGAAAGCGTACTCTGCTTCAAATGAAGTTATTGACATGCGCACGTTCAATTTCTGCAGTTCAGACGGAGCAGATAACAAAAGTATTCATTTGATTTGTCCGTTACCGGGCGCAGTTGTCACTTCAAAGTTTGGCATGCGACTTCATCCGTCTGATAAATCAAAACCAGCAGACCAGCAAGTTCCTAGATTTCACTATGGAATTGATTTGGCACTGAATGGAAATAAAACCACAGATGTCATTTGCGCTTGTGATGGAAAAGTGACGTTTGCTGGAGGGAATCCGTCTGGTGGCTACGGGTACTATGTCGATATTGAGCATGTTGGCTCATCGGGTAACGTCCTTTGCTCAACCCGTTATGCTCACTTGGCTAAAATTTATGTGCAAGTTGGGCAGTATGTTCCTGCCAATCAAAAAATTGGTTTGGAAGGGAATACGGGTGGGTCATTTGGCAATCATTTGCATTTTGAACTAATGCTTCCGAACGGCGTTAAAATCGACCCGTTACCATATATCCGTGGGTCGTTGAATGTCGCTAACAAAACAAATGAAGATAATTCAGCAGATTTGAACTCGATACAGAATCAGAATTCAAATGCAGCTTTATCTGAAGCTGAGATTAAAGCGAGAATGGATGCTTGCGAAGCGTTTTCCAATTATCCACCAGATACTTCCAATCAAAATTTAACACCACCTGCCAACTCACCTTTCGATACTGCGTTCAATCAGATTATGAAATATGAAGTTGGACAGTTTTGGAATCCGACGTTACCGTCCGTTATCTCAGGGTCGATATCTACTTTGTTCGATAGGAAGAATGTCGGCTATCAAAAATCACCAGCTATCCCTGATGGAGAAGTAAAATTTGGGGTAGCTAAACATGCCAATCCTGATATGGACATTACTAACTTAGTATTGGATGATGCGAAGAAACGTTATTTCAATCTGTATTGGTTGAAAGGTAAATGTGATACGTTACCTCCTAAAATTGCTGTATTCCATTTTGATGCATGTGTCAATCATGGCGTGGAACGTGGCTTAAAGATTTTGAGGGAAGCAAATGCGGAAATTGCCGCTAACTCATCATCGACGGATGAGCTTAACGCATTGAACCGATTGTACGATGCCCGCGTAACTGCCTATGCAGATATTGTCAAAAGTAATCCGGATAGAGCTAGATTTCTGTCGGGATGGATGGCTAGAATTAGGGATTTGCGGAGTGAGTTATGAAACTGGTTCGATTAGGAGATGAGATTTCATGCGGGTCAGTTGTTGCCGAAGGAAGTAACAACGTGTTTGCTAACGGAATGCCAGTGACGACCAGTGACACATTCATCACCACTGGTCATGGCCCGTGGCCGCCTTCTCAATTGATTGGCCCGTATAGCTCAACTGTTTTTGTCAATGGATTTCCAGTTGCACTTGCAGATAAAACTAAAATGGTCGCCCATGCATATTATGACAGATGGCACAATGGGGTGGTTTCTTCAGGTAGTCCGGATGTGAACGTCGAATGAGCAACTTACCAACCTATTCATACCAACCGCTTAAATCAGTTAAGCCATTTTTGAAAACGTACAGTTTGGTAAAAGCAAGATTACTGGTCGGTTCATTCATGCTTCGCGCAAAAGAGTATGGAGACAAATATAACAACCTTTCGTTCTCGTTCATCTCTCAATTACAGGCCGGCTATTTTATTCTTCACTTCAAAAATGAGTTACCTACTCAACAGATGTTATTCAATAACTTAGCGTATAACGAACTGGTCAAGATTGAGAACGGAACAGCAAATTTATACCGGAAGAACTTTTTCACGAATGAACTAACACTCCTTTTTTCAACTCCTGCCAGAAAAGGAGTATTGACTATTTCACAAAAGCTGATAGTGAAGTTAACTGATTTATCCGACCAACAGTTTGAACCTGACTTGGAAATTTATCCTATCAGTGAAGTATCAGAAATAGACCCTGATACTCATGCCACTCATACTTATTGGAATGTCAATCCGGTGATAACTAACATCCATACCAATTCAAAATGGGTTGAATGCTTGACAGACGGGCAAGATGTCAATTTTCCGACATTAGTTTCACTTCCTACCTTCCCATTCATCAGTTTATCACCTGTCGAAAATGCCAAACTGGCTGGAGGAATTGGTTTTCCTCCATTAGCTGAAATTGATACTGGCCCGACTAGGAGTTTGATTCATATCAATTACGCGGAAAGTGATAAAGGAGCTAGAATGGAAATAAGTAAAGTGTATGAATGGAAAGGTGAATCATCAACCAAAGGGTCTTGGCAACCTAGATAGCTGAGTTATCATGCGTGAACTTGTCACGTTCATATATCCATCTGTGCCCATTTCCATCCATCATGTCTATCTCGATTTTGAAGTAGAGCAAATCACCTAACTCAGTAGGTAGAATTTGATTGGTGAAATGACGGGTGGCCGGCATTAACATCAGATGACCTGCTTCTTGGGCGAATTTGATTCGATAGCTGGGCAGATTGAAATCTCCACCAAAGACGTGTAATGATTCTGAAAATGGCATCGAAGTCTGTTTCGATTTAATCCAGATGATACCCATCAGTTCGTGAGAAGATGTTAGTTCAGATTGCGAACAAAGAGAGACATGGACGTTAGTGACTATACTCCAATATCTTTCCTCAATCATCGGCACTTCATCCATGACCAGTTGGTGAATGATTGATAAATCAGCTTGCGCGGCAATGCACTCAGCCTGAGTTAATAAGTAATCAGAGATATAAATGGGATGATGCATAAAGTGAAATCCCCGGCTAGCCGGGGATTTTTGATTAGCGTTTAATAACTAATACGTTCTCTCGACCTTGCCGAATGACGACATTCGATAAACGGAATGAACGGCTTTCGCTGATAACGTCCAGATTAACGGTTCCATCTGCATTTCGGAAAACTTTGCACTGCATGTCATTCAGTTCAAATACCGCAAATGGATTCAGACCTTCACTGATAGCATATTGATTGACGAACAGAACAGATTGTTTACCAAACACAGCCTTAATTGGTTCACCGAACAGCTTGACTTCAAATGCTTCTTTAACTTCCTTCGGAGCCAGTGAATCAAGGTCATCAAGTACGCCGTCTTCGTCACCCTTCGGGGTCTTGTCAGTTTTATCTTCACCTTCCGGTTTAGCACCCCTGTCTTCCTTTTCTGCAGGCTTTTCAACCGGCTTTTCTTCCTTAGGTACTTCCTTGGTTTCTTCTTTTTCTTCCTTCTCATCGTCCATGAAAAGGGCGGACAGCTTATCCTTCATCGAGACAAGCTTGTACGATACTTCAGCATCCTTCAATGCCTTGACTGCTTCAACAGTCAGGCTCGGGTCTTTAGCAATGATAATTACGTCAGCCATTTTCACTCCAGTCCAGCTAGTCTGCGCATCCGCGTAGATTCGTTAATTGATTCAACCACCGTCACATGTTGCGCATTTGCCAGCGCTTCCGCATACAGCTTCTTGCGGTCAAACCGCAGGCGCCGAATGATGGTGTAGGTAGAACACTTGTCCTTGCCATTTTCGGTAGTGAACGCACTAACGGTAATAGGCAGCTCGACTTCAAAAACATCGTCCGGGCCATAGCCATTACCGCGAATGTATTCAAAACAAACTGTTACGCTCTTTACCTCATCCGTCACTTCAGCCTTCGGCTCCGGCGCAAAAGCAGTCATGTCAAACTTGACATCATAGTCAACGTCCGGTTCTTGTTCTACATCCTTCGCCACCACGGGGGCAACTGTTTGCTTGTCATCATCAATACCAGTATCATCTGGCATATCTTCAAAATCCTTAGCCATAGTGTAAGTTTCCTTTTACGTTATTTAGCTCAGACAGTCTTGACTTGTCTAATTACGGTTGGTGAAAACGCGTCAACAATTTCAATATCCGACATTTGCAGGCAGCTTTGTAAAATTTCATCTAGTCCAGAAGTGACAGTTAACATATCACCAAACGAATTTGAACTGTAAGTAGGTACTAACACCACTCCCGCCACATCACCGGGAAGCCGTTGATGAATTAAACTAATCAGTTCAGTTGCGTAAAATGATTCGCCAAAGTCCCAATTCAGAATGTCGAAATAGGTGTTAACTACTTTTAGAATTTCTTCTTTGATACGTTCGTTACTAATGGATGCTGACATGCTTTTAACTACTTTGATAGATGCGCGTAGTTGGGGTTCGGCTAATGAACCGAACAGCAGTTTAATTTTACCTGAATGCATCACTAAAGTATCGGACAACATCTTGTTCTTAATCATGTAGCCATACGCGTTACGCAACTCTAACGACGTTGGCGGAATCGGTTTGACGGCCGTCAATCCACGAACGTAGTTGGTGACGTTATCATAATAGCCACGAGTTAACACATACGCATCAATGATATTAGTCGGACTTCCATCGATAATGTTATGCTGACTGGCATAATGACTCCACATGAAATCAAGACCTTCACCGGCATTATCCAAAAACTGACTGCGACCATAAGTGAAAGTAGTGTCAACAAACGACCCATCTTCCCACGTTCCGCCCGGATTTGAAATAATGGTCGTCGGGTCTGACAAATAGAAATATTTGTAGTTGCCTTCAGAAACCAATTCAAACTGTAACGCCCGGTCTGGAATCAAATCACCTGACGAAGATTCTTGTAACATATCTGACGGCAGAATGGACAGTTTATTCACTTGCACATTTCCGTTAGAATCTTTGATAGCAGCAACGACATCATAAATTTGACTATTGACGAATAACAAACCCGCCGAATCTTTGTTACTGCGCAAAATTTTGATATTGTCAAACACTGTCTTCTTTGTGGAATAGTCGAGAATCTTGTCCGATTCATTGAACCAGAATTTAGTGTTATTTGACTGCACGATAAGGTCTAATGTCCGATGATGAATCTCATATCCAGTGACAACATTCGTCTGTGTATTTCTCACTTTCTTGACGAAGATTGTCCAAGAATGCTGCTTTTGAATGAGAGACGAATTGGACGGTGTGAACAGATTTTCATCGCCCGGATTGACAATACCACCTGCATAATGCGTCAGTTCGTTATACGAGATGATTTCCCAATAGCCATTCAAATTGATACAGCCATTCGGCAGAAAGATACCACCCGCATTTGGATAGGTATTCGTCCGATAACTAAATCCGCCTGATGCAGTATCAATGACAAATGAGTCACCCGGCTCGAAGGCAACTGAACCGTTAGTTAAGGTGAAAAAGTCGGTTGATAGACTGGCGTTAGCTGGATTGATTTGATACGTCTGACCAATCAAACCAGTAGCAAACGTCCCTCGAATACTGCTCCGGACACTGAACGAAACTTTGTCCGCTAACACTTCAATCGTCCACACTTCCCCGACAATTTTCCATGATGGATTGGAAGTATTGATAACTAACGTTCCGTTACCAATACCCTTCATCATCGGATTATATCTTAGTCCGAAATATTCTTGTTCGGCAATGGGTTGTAATCCTGACCCAACATCACCCGGAGGATATTTGTTCACGCCGTCCACTGTCCGTGGAACAGACATCGCATAAATCTTGCCATCATCCATTGGTGACGTATCTGGATTAGGAATCTTCGCCCAAACTGAGCCGTCAGTTCCTTCAACAAATGAAAGTGGCTCGCCGTAATAATGTCGGTCGATGACAGCTTGAATGGCAGTTTTCTCTTTCAGTGACCCATCGGCCGAGACGCCTGAAATCAATTGGACACTGGTGTTATTGACGTTCTTGTACATAGCCCGATTGTCTTCAATGAATGACCGACGAACGGGGGTGATAACACCTTTTAGCGCAGGAGTAGAAGCGACAACATGAGAAATGAGCGAGACGACACCCGTCTTCTTCAGAATTGGTTCAATGACTGAATCAACTAACGCCTGTCCGGAAGATGATACCGTCAACGATTCAATTCCTAATTGATATTCCATTCGGGCATCATCACCAAAAATCTTGACATTCTCATAACTACCCGACGCATCATTCCAGTCAATATATTTTGGCTGGCCGGCGAAGGTTCTGTTAATGGATTGAATGCGAAGGATACTCTGGTCTTTCAGCATATACGTATTGTAGTCCTGCCCGTTCACCATTCGGTTCTGAGAATAATAAGTGGCAGGAGCTGCTTGCCGAATATGTTCAGTTGTTTCAGATGCCGCCCCATTTTGGAGAGTGTTAGTCAAACTGAACGTGATAGTGCACGATTCTGAGTTACCGGCCGCTGACACATACTTGAAAGTGAATGGGGAATCAATTACTTTCGACCGCTGAATGGAAATGTTTCTATTGGCAGATTGCCGCATCCATACACGGAAATTACCAATAGGTGCATCGACAAAATCACCATCACCGAAAAGCACTGATATCTGGTCATTTTCCAGAGTGTTAACTTCAAACTTCTTCCTTGATGAACTGTCGTTAAAAATGAGGTTCTGTTCGGAAATGTTGTCAATTTGCTGCCATCTCACAGATACGTTTGAATTGGCATCCAGTTGCTGAACCCACACGTCAGTATGGTTAACATTTTGCGGCGCGAACTTCAGCTCTCTGTTAGGCAATTGAGCATCGATTGAGATGTCAACACGAGTTAATGCCCCTTGTTTAGTATAGGCTAGGAAACCCGTCAAATCGGACGCATCGCCATTGCCATCGTTTGAATAGACGAACGAGAAAGGAGTGGTTAAATCAGGTTCGCGTTCATACGGCCCATTTTCGTCCAAGTCGGCAGGAACTAATTCCATCGGATAAGTATCTAGTCCGGCATTCGCTTGATAACCAATCACGCCATTTTTGAATCCATCAGTATTCAAACCGTAAATTTCCATCTGCACGTCATTAATCTCAAACGTCTTTTGCGGTTGTCCAAAATTGGAAGTCATCACTCGATTGAGTAACAACATGAATTGCTCTTTCCAATTGGTGTTATTAGCATCATTCCATTTGATAGTCGTTTCCGATAAATCAATTCCCCGTGAATCAATAACTCGTTCAGTGGAAGTGATAGATGTGAATTTGACTAGGCCACGTAAAGGAATGTTGCGAGTTGGCTTATATGAAATAAGTTTGGCTAGCTTAAGAATAGATTGTTTGCGCTGGGCGGTAGTGATGAAGTTCTCATGGCCGACCATATCCACTCGATAAGCTAACTGTTCAGCGATGAATGCGAATGCATCAATCATGATGAACAGTTCGTTAGAGTCGATCAAGTCATTGAAATACTCTGGATAGTATATCTTGATGTAATCAACAAGTGAGGCTTTGATGGTATTGAAATCATATGCGACGAAGTTTACTTTGTCGAACGCATCATAAATCTTATCCCAAGTCTCGGCGCTATTTGTATTTCTGAATGCCATTCCTTAACCTAATCTTCTTTAGTCAGTATTTAGATTATCAATTAACCCATATCCCTCCGGGATAGGCGAGTAAGTCCTTCACATCTTGAAGCCTACCGGCTTGCAAGCTGCCTCATGAGCTTAACTCACCTAAAGCTCTCCGAACCAACTTAACTAAGCCACCTACCCAGCTTTTCTCCGTTCATTTGAGAAATACCTATAGGTGACAAATAAGGAATTGACTTGTAAGGGGCTAAAATGGACGTTAGAGCGGTTTTCATCCGACAGGCTACCCAGGTAGCTACTTCATCATCCAACGGCGCTATGGCCCGTTTAACCAATTTCACAGTACCTTTATGAACCAATTCAACTACTGTCGGTTTCAATCCGTTTCATACCTAACCTCAGCCCGTAGGGCTTCAGTAGTTGAGTAGTTCTTTCGCATCTTGAGCCTCGCGGCTGCAAGCTGACTCACGCCACTACTCAACTAAGCTTTTCTGCGAACCAACCAACTAAGCTACCACTAAGCTCTTTCCACTCAGTTCTTCAGTTCATTTGTAAAATACCTATAGGTGACAAATAAGAACATGGGTCTAGAACGCGTTTAACGGGCTTTAGAGCAGTTTTCATCCGACAGGCTACATGGGTAGCCAACTGGTCTATGAACGCGCTAACAGCCGTTAAATCAATCAGCATCTAACGAACAACCAATCAACGAACCTTTCTCTGAACGGAACCAACCAACCAACCAACCAACCTACCGGCTTTCCTAACCAATTCAGTAAAACTCCTATAGGTGACAAATAAGAACACACCACCAGGACGCGTTTAACGGCCGTTACAGCCGTTTTCATCCATCAGGCTACCCATGCACCACCCATCTACTAAAAACGCTCTACGGCCCGTTTAATCATTTCCTGCACACCCCTTGACAATCGCATCAAGATGTGTTCTAATGAGGCATCAGCTTTCCTGGAACTGCCAGTTGATAAATACAGGTTACACCCTAAGTTAATGTATGATTAAGAATCCACTGTTTGAAACTCTTAACATCGAGCAAACCGTATTTTCATCTGATGCTGATTCTGAGCTGGCCGAGTATGAAGAAAATCTGCCGGTTGAAAATGCATCTGCTGCCCCTGAAGAAAAGGACGCTGATGATGTAGAAAATGACCGCAAGATTGATGTAGTCTATTCAGAAGCGATTGAAGCATTTCGCACTCAGAATGGATACACAGAAATTGTCGAGCCGCGTTATGCAGCTCGCAATGCGGAAGTGGCAGCAACGTTTTTGAACATTGCGTTGCAAGCTGCTGCGACGAAAGCCCGAGTTAAAAATGACCGGAAACGTGTGAAGCAATTTATCCCGAATGCTGGTGGTAAAACTGTCAACAATGTCGTCATGGCGAACCGTGAAGATATTTTGAAGATGCTGTCAGTTGATGGGCAAGTTGTTGACCCTAACAAAACGTGATAGAAAGCACATAATGAATCATCAATTTTTCACTAAACTTCTCAAAACCGGCGTTAAGAAAGAATTCGATTCGGAAACAGCCGCTTTCGACTGGTTGGAAGAAAAATGTAACGACCCGTGTATTGATAATTATCGGTTTGCTTATGCCGATGAAGAATCGGCCAAAGACGGGTATTACGCCAAACTACTAAAGGGATGCTGCGGATTTGCTGACGTTCCAATCATGGTTGGAGGCCGCCAAGCTTTCATCGGATGTAATTACGGACATTGAAAGTATGTGAATGCGGTAACAAAGTGTAACAACCTAAACCGGCGCTTGACGCCGGTTTTTCTTTTGTGCATAATCCATTTCATCGAACAACTTTCTACGTGAGTTAAGCAAATGTCCAAGACCCTGCGCCCGTACCAAGAAAAGATTCACAACGCCACCAAGGCGTTTATCGAAAATGATGAAATGCTTGGGCAAATTTATGCGCCTACTGGCGCGGGGAAGACTGTCCTGTTCAACAAGGCAATCGAGCATGCAGTTGAACTTGGTATGCGTAATTTCTGTGTTGTCACGCCGCGCATTGCGCTCAGTCAGCAACAAGTGCGTAACGGTGCTGAATGGATTTGCGGAATTGAAGTCGTGAAGAATTCTTTCAATTCTGGCGCTCACCCTGAAGGTTACATGCGGATGGAAATCAATACTACCAATGCTTCCATTTTGACGGAATGTATCAATTCCGCTATGGATGTGGGTAATGTGCATATCACGTATGCGTCGTATGACAGTTTCACCCACATCAATGATTTTGAATTTGATTTGGTCATTGCTGATGAGGGACATTATCTGGCGCAAAAGCAATTCAGGGACTACACCATGAATTTGTCTTTCAAAACGAAGTGTTTGCTTTATACCGCAACCCCGGTGGTATATGAGAATGGTGAAAAAGTTGACATGCATTCGGCGATGAATGAATCGATGTATGGACGCGTGCTTGCTGAAGTGCTTCCGTATGAACTTTACAAGGATGGCTACATTGTCCCTCCGGCCATTATTGAACTGCATGCCAATCGAAAGAATGTCGAACTTTCGGCAACTATTGTTGATATTCTGGTCGCCGGGTTTGTTGAATCGTATAAGCGAAATCGGCTCAATGGTATGCCGCATACACAGATGCTGGTTTGTACTCGTGACGTGCAAGTTGACATTACCACCATTCAAACTAACGTGCGGAAAATCTATGACCGTATTGTTGCTGAACTGCCGGAAGTGGCCGGATGTTTTAACATTAATACCGTATCTTCCAAGAATCAGATGAAAGACGGTAACTTTTTCCAGTCGCGGGAAGCTCTGCTGAAGGACATTCAGGAAAATCAGCGAAACTGTATTGTTGCGCATTATGACACTTTGGCAGAAGGGATTGACATTTCCACTTTGTCTGCAGTTCTGTTCATGAGTGAAAAGACTCGTGAAAAGCTGATTCAATCAGTTGGTCGATGCGCCCGCCCTTACATTGGTGATTTGACTCGCCCCGACTATCTCCCCGACCCTGGCAAGTTCAGTCGCGCCGCCAATTTTGACATTAGGCAGAAGCGAGAATGTTTGGTGATCATCCCGGTCATTGACCACCATGAACTGACCGGCCCGGATGCAAAACAAGTGCTGCAAGCTCTTGTTGACGCTACTGGATATCAAGACTTGATGACGGTTCGTAAGGCCATTGACCCTGGTCTTCAAATTGAAGTGGAAGAACAAGAACGTGAAGAAAAGGAACTGACCGCCGTTAAGAAGTCACATGCCCGATATCTTCAAATGTTGCGCGCAAAGATTGTGTAACAGAGCTTGACGGCGTTAAATGGGTGTACCATAATTCACCCATACCAAATAACTTTGATTGGAACGACATGCTGAACACGGAAAATTTCACTGACTGTGAACACACTGCCAATTCTGAAATTCTGAGTGCCATTGCCGATTTTTTAATTTCTGACATTTATGCGGCACCATCCGACCGTGAAGATGCCTTCACCCAACCGTTTACTGCGTATCAGTTGATTGAAAACATTCAGACGTATCTGCCCCGTGGAAATCAATCCGTGTTGGTCTTTGAGACGTTTGAATGGGCGCTGTGGCTGAAACTACAAAATAACGCATCCGTTACGCTCGCCACCAACGACTATCATGATAAAATCCGTCAACTGTGTGAAATGCATGGCATCAAGTATGCTTGCATTTCCACTGGCAACATTGATTGGAGATATATGAGATTTGATGTGGTGTGCGGCAACCCGCCGTTTCAAGATAAAGACGCAGCCAGCAGTAAGAAGGCGTGGACGGAATTTGTCCTGGCAGGTATGAAACTTGTCAAGCCGTCCGGCCATCTGGCAATGATTACGCCAAATGCTTGGGCCGATTCCAAAACAAAAGTGTTTAAAGAGGTGATAAACAAATACAGCGCCGAGTACATTTGCTTAAATGCCCGTGAATATTTCCCTACCGTTGGTACGACTGTTTCTTGGTTCATTGTTAAAAAAGAACTTCCTTCGCGGGAACATTTAACCACTGCGGTGAATGGTAAAGATACGGTTTTTATCAATTTAAATAATATTACAGTTATGCCTGAAACGGTTGACACTATCAGTCTTTCTATTATGAATAAAGTATTCAATGATAGAACTCGTGAAAACATGGAAGTGTTGTTTGACTCGAATAATGATGCCCGCAGGCCGCATATGTCGAAAGTTGATGATAATGTATTTCATTATCCGAATGTGCACGGCGCGAGCATTCGATATGGCTCTAAGCCCCATCCTAATCAGTTCAAACGGAAAATTGTGTTCCCCCTTTACGCCGCCAGAGGAACGGTGTCCGACAAAATGGTTTTTGATATGGATGGCGAGTGGGGATATACCGAGCACGCCGCCGCCATTTTGGTGGATACGCCATTAGAAGGTACGCATATTATGGAATACCTCACATCTGACATCATGGCATGGCTTCTTGACCAAACGAAAACGGCCGGATTCACCAACCGAACTCTGCTGGCCCACATCCCAAAGATTGACTTAGCCGTTGACTTTTCGCCAAACCTGATTTACAATGCTCTCAAGCTGACGCCGGAAGAAATTGCATACATTGAAGCAAACGCACCCGGTAAGGCGAAAAAGCAACGTAAGGCACCGTAACAACAGAGGGTATCATGACCAGATTTGAAAAGTATGCTGATTTTGCTCAACTGCTCCAGCAGCCTGACTTTTCAGATATCATTGACCGTGTGAAGAAACAAGCTCGTTCTAAGCCGATTCAGGATGCGTATAAAAACCATCCTGAAGTCTTTAAGGGTGATTTCCTCGAATGGTTTGGAAAAGAGTTCCTTAATTATTTTGGTAAGGATTTCAACCTGCATGGAGTAGCCCTCTCAAAAGAGCTGTGTGATACCGCTAAGGATTATGGCATTGATGCAGAGGGGAAGACTACTACACTGAAGCCTTATCATGATGGCAAGATTTCCGGCCATCCCGGCGCCCCCGTTTTTATTCAGATGAAGTACGTTGAAAAGTCTTCATATGAATTTACAGCAAATGATGAATACGGTATTACCAATTTTATCACACATGCGAGTATGCGTGCGCTGGTTGAGCGAGTAGCCTATAAGGCTAGAAAGATTTTGTTCACCACCGCCAAGGGCATCCATTTCAATCTGAATGAAATGTGTTTTGGCTGCGTGGAAGTTGTCAACGGAGATATGATTAAGAAGAAGGTGAAAGATAACTTCGGCTTTCTTAACATGCTCCGTGAGAAAAATGGTCTGGCACCTATCTCGGTTGCCAGTTGTGAAATTGACTTTGAAGCTTATCAACTGCGAGAAGGGGTGGAAGAATGAAGAAGACTTTGATTGCTGGGTTATTGGCCGTAATGGGTGTTGGGGCAAATGCTGCTGATTGGGTGGCTTATGCTACCAATGGTTATGGGGGTGACTATAGGAAATTTTTCCTCGACGTTGACTCAGTAGCCATTAATAAAAATGGGTCAGTAGATGTAATGACAAAAAGTGAAAACAAAAACGGGGTGGTTGTGTTCACCTCCCCTTTTAATCTCGTGTGTAGTGATAACACCGTAATTACAACAACTGGTAGAATCGTCATTAATCCCACTTCGTCTTTGGACTCTCTTAAGAATGCCGTATGTGGCAAGGGTGATCCACGAAATAAGAAAAGTGCGGCTTATAGACTTTATGGTGAAGGCCGTGTGGCACGTTACATTGATGCATCCGTTACAGAAGTTCCCGTATTTTTCTTTGCCAACAAAATGGGCCTGTTGAATTTTGTGTGTCCGAAGCAAAATCTAACCAAAGATGAATGTGTAATTAAAGGCAGTACGGCTAGCACTGAAACGCCGGGAGAAGTAACTTTCGTTTCCGAAGTCACCCATACGGGTCTGTTTGAACAATGGGTAAGCCGAACTGAATATACAGTAAGTAGTTTTTTATCCCCTTCCGCCCCGCTGAAATATAATTCGCACTACAAAATTGATGCTATTATGACTACCAACGTGGGGTTTGACGAACTTAGGATGAAGTATAGAAATATTCGCTCAACCTATTACGTTAAATGCTCTTTGCAATCCGCCGAATATGACGTAATGATGCATGATATTCCCGGTAGCACGCCTCTTTTTGTTAAAGAGGAATTTGGGAAAATGAAAGCGGCATCTGACCCATCAGATGCATCGATGACAAGCGGATATATCTATTTGCTAAATGAGCGGCTATATGATGGCCCGGCGGTTGAAGTATTCCCATTTACTCAATTTATTGGGAATACCTTTTGCCAAAAACTCGTGGAAGCTATTAAGAAAGAACTCAAGAATGGAAAGTCAAATGAATCCTGAACTAACTCATATCATCAATCATGCCCGAAACCGGGAATATATGTCAGGTATCGAACGTGATGCAAATCGGGTAAAAGCTACTGCTGAAGTTTTCACCCCCACTCCACTCGTTCAAGAAGTGCTTGACCATATCAACCCAGAAGTCTTCAAAGACCCTTCTAAGACGTTTATTGACAACGCCTGCGGGGATGGGCAGTTCCTTTCAGAAATCCTCATCAGGAAGCTGGAAAACGGCTCTACGCTGGAACAAGCACTATCAACCATTTACGGGATTGACATCATGCCCGATAACGTCCAGCTATGCCGTGATAGACTTCTAGCAGGTCATGAAGAATTTCGGCACATCGTTGAACGTAACATCGTATGCGCTAATGGGCTGACGGTGGACTATGATGAAGTGTTTGGGTGACTAAAATCGAAAACGCGTTTGTTACATATTCAGGTAGGGGTGTAAAATCTCTATCCTTATCGTGCACGGGTAATGGACAAAAGCTAATGCCGGGATGCGTCACTCTGGCGAAGGAAAACTTTATGGCTCTTATCGAATTTTCTTACCTAACTTATTCTGGATTCATTAAAACAGGGGACGATGCCTCTAATCCAGCCCGTTTCTCGGCTGAACTAACCAACAATCAAAAAGATGCGCTGAAGTTTATTTCGGTGGAAGCTGCAGTTGATGCGCTTTTAACTCAGGTTGAAATCCAGGGAGGCAAAATGTTTAATGGGGATGGTATTACATTGTTTATACCTGATGATAATATAAAAGGCTCGTGTGGCACTCTTAAGCAATTTTGTCCCATCTGTTTTGATTCCAACACACAAAAATGGCGCCTACAATATTTCAAAGTGATTCCGTAACAAAGTGTAACACCGCTTGCCTCCGTTGCTCAGTTCGCTACAATAACACCTATCGAAACCGAACTGAGCAACGACATGACCTCGCAATACATCACCCGCGCAGAAAAGAACATCGCTAATGCCATGCAAATGATGGCTGATGGTTTTTCCAGCAAGGCCGCCAAGAAGCGTGTTACTGACATGCTGGGACGGGCCTATGATTCTGTGCGTGATGCGGTTCATGCTCATTTTCTGAACGTTCCGTATGATGTTCGTACTCAAGAACAAACGGATGTTTATTACGACATCCCGAATCAACTGAACCACTGGCGTGACCGTCATGCAGAAGCGGTTCTGAAGATGTTTCCGGAAGCTGAACGTGAAATCGACCTGATCAACGAACTGGTCGGCCTGCGGGCTGAAGTGATGGCTACTGAAATCGTTGCGCCGGAAGTGGCTGCAAAGCCTGAACGGGTGGTGCGCGTTGAAAAGCTGCTCAGTGAAATCATCGAACAGCGGCAGCAACAGTATCTCCGAGGCATTTATCTCGGTGAACTGTTCAATGGTCTGAGTGTGTACGCAAACACTCACATGGTTGTCAATTCGCATGGCACTCAGTTCGTGCGTTCGTTCTACTATCTGTTCGGCAAGCTGACTCCGCTGAACGTCATCTGCGCCGCAGCGGAAGAACTTGCTCGCCGGAAAGAAGCAGAAATTGTTTGACGCGGCTTTGAAATCGTATATAATAGAGTCTTGAACACAACGGGTTGTTAGCTCAGTAGGTAGAGCAACTGACTTTTAATCAGTAGGTCGCCGGATCGTAGCCGGCACAACCCACCAATTTCTCGGAGCAAAAAATGTCTGACGCACGCCAAGCTGATCATGAAATGTTCGGATGCACCACTCTGCCGAATGGTGTTAAGCTGCTCCACCCGCAAAGTGCTGAAGCGCAAGCTCTGTACGCTGAATGGGCGGCGTCTAACGCCCGTTCTGAAAAGGCTCTTGCAGAGCACCGTACCGCAAGGGCTGCTGCGGAAGAACGGGCAAATCAGGCTCGAAATGAGGAAATCCGTCGCCGGAATGAACGCGATGCTGCCAAGCAGGGTTATGAATTTGAAGCGACCCTGCGCCAAAAGGGCGGCCTGTGGGTGCATGACCCGACCATCAAGGGTCGCCGGTCGAAGCGTTTCCCGGTGGGCGTGACGGAGGCCGATGCGGGCAAAGTGTTGCGGTTCCGCTCGCTTCCGTTCTCGCTGGAAGTCATCCGATAAGGAGATAGTCCAGCCAAATGACCCCCTTTATTTTTCAGTCACTTGAAGAAAGTGAGGTAAGTCATTGATTTATATCATCTTTTTGACAGTGAGAAACGGTAACTTTTGAGAAAGGGTTACTTTAAGTTAATGATGTAAGTTATTGATTTAATTAATGTTTTTCTGAAAAGCTCTACCTCGCCGCCATACGTGCGGCTTAAAAGGCTGAAATCGCTGCAGGAACTATCACGAGTGCGCCTCGCCGCCATACGTGCGGCTTAAAAGTTGACGACTAATTCAGTCATTCTGTCAAACAACCCTCGCCGCCATACGTGCGGCTTAAAAGAACTGAGAAAGAAGAATTTTCAGTTGACCGCATCCTCGCCGCCATACGTGCGGCTTAAAAGAATCAAGAATCTTCCGCCGTTGAAAACGACTGGCCTCGCCGCCATACGTGCGGCTTAAAAGTATCTCACTCAACTCCGCTGGCCGGATTGCAAACCTCGCCGCCATACGTGCGGCTTAAAAGAACTGATGTGACTGCCGCTGACTGAGAAAATCCCCTCGCCGCCATACGTGCGGCTTAAAAGAACAGCTTTTGCATCAGCACTCAAACCGAGCAGCCTCGCCGCCATACGTGCGGCTTAAAAGAAGCCCTGCGATGAGCGTCAGGTTAGATGAGTTCCTCGCCGCCATACGTGCGGCTTAAAAGAGCAGATTTCAGCAATGCGGTGATACTCTGCTGACCTCGCCGCCATACGTGCGGCTTAAAAGGCTCGCGTCTTTGATGCTCAAGCTACGTGAGTCCCTCGCCGCCACTTGTGCGGATTAACATAAAATCTGGTTACATCCTGATACAACTTTCTGATTGTCTCTTTCGTCAAATCCGTTAAAATTCATTCCATCGCAACACCACCTGAAAGGAAGCATCATGCAAAAGCACATCGTTGAACCGAGCCAGAAGATTGCCGCACAACAACCTTTCCTGACCCGCCAGCAACAGGCGTGGAATCGCAAGAATCTCCCGATCCCCGGCGTGCTGACGCCCGCAGCATCGAAGGCGTATGCTGCGCTGGCAAAGCTGATGCGCGAACAGTTTGCCACCGGCCAAAAGGATGAAGTGCTGGTGAAGAATATTCGACAAGCCATGGATCATGTGCTGGTTGAAACTCTGGAGCACACGCAGCCGTCCATTTTCTCTTTCAGCAAGATTGACGTGGACGTGGAAGGAGAAATCCTGGCAACGCGTGCAAGTGTGCTGTCTGACGTTGGCAAGATCATTCAAACTTTTCAAACGGCTCGCCGGTATGAATTTGCCGATGAGGCAAAGGCGCGGGCGAAGCATGCTCAAAAGCAAGAGCATCATCAGCTTTACGGGCTGGAATCTCGGGCACGAATCATTATCGGGGGTCGTTAAAATGCAACGCACTATTGACCAATGGACTAACTGCGACCCTCGGGCAATGGTAACTCAAAGCCCTGCAGCCATTCAGTACGCGTTTGAAGACGCTAAAGCAGATATTCTTCAACTGTACAAAGAGCTGCAACGATTCAAGAATGTTGCACGGGTGATTGCTTATCCGTCTTCTGAATTTGAACGGTCGCTTGGTACGATGGATTTGCAAAAGATTCTGCAAGCAACCTATTCTGCCGAACAGATGTGGGTTGAACCAGAAGACCGATGAAACACAAATCCCCGCTAAACGCGGGGATTGTTCGTTAAAAGATGCTATCATTCAGCATCTCCAACTTTGCACCAAAGGACTGCATGAAATACAAGGAACAAATTTTAGCCGCGTTCAAGAAGGTCGGCCGTGAGCCGTGGGACGGACAAGAAGAAATTATCAATCAGCTTCTTGTCTCATTTCTGGATGAAGATAACAAAACCATCATCCTATCCGCACCCACTGGCCGAGGTAAGTCAACGATAGCGGTCGTTACTGCTGAAGCACTCCATTCAATTCTGCACCCAGACCAGCACGAACAAGCATCATTTCTGCTATCAGCAACTAACGTCCTGCTCGATCAGTATGCGACCGATTTTGCTGAATCTGAACGCGACCTCAACTTTCTGGTGGTGAAAGGTGCATCGAACTATAATTGCTCGGCACTATCCAGTACGGGTGAACCAACCACTGCGGAAGATTGCGTTTTCTCCGATTTCACTCGGTCGAACAATGAAGAAATGCTCAATGAGCATTGCCGCTTTTGTCAATACAATTTCCTTCGTCAGAAAAAAGAAAAGTCACACCATCTGGTGACAAATTATGCGTATTACTACGTTGACCGACTTTTCATGCCGGATGAAATCGCACTGCAATCTCGTACCCTCGCAGTATTTGACGAAGGGCATCTGACTAATTCACTGTTCGTTGATTTTGTCACGTTAGAACTGTCAGAAACACTGTTTGATAAACTCGCTGAAGAAGCAACGCTTGCACTCGGGAATCCGAAGTATGCTAAGTTAGTTAAAGACCTGAAAGGTATTTTTACGTCTGGTGATATCACGCAAGAAAACTATGTTGAGTTTTTCTCCCTGATGCTTCAAGATGTCTATCGGCCATTTCTCGCAGATGTCAATGAGCGAATTCTCAACATGAAGGATTTCGTCCTGAACAAAGAACTGTTCAAGACGCTGAACAAGTTTTCGCGCAAGCTCGGCAATCTGGTCGGCGTAACGGACAAGTTCGTTTCAAAAACTTATGAACACTCGTATGAGTTCAAGCAGCCAACTGCCCAAGACCCGAATCAGCCATATCAGCTCATTATCAAACCGCTGTTCATCGGTGATATGTATCGTGAAATGGTCAATTCGACTTATACGCTTATCATGAGCGCGACGATTAACGAAACGTTAGTTAAGGCTTATATGAAGATTCCCGGTAAGGTGAAATTCATCAAAGCACCGGCTGTCTTTCCGAAGAAGAACAAGAAAGTTATTTTCCTCAATCCGATTCCACTGAGTTATCAATCATTACAGAATCCGGAGACAGGGAAAAAGTTGGTTTCCCTGAGCAATCAAATTGTCAATCACCACCATGCGAAGAAAGAGCGGGGAATTATTCTTACGCCGTCTTTCAAGCTGAACAGTTTGATTGCCAATGGATTGAAGACCAATGCGCAAATCTTTCAACATGAACAGGGCAAAAAACTGAATCAGGTGCTGAAAGCTTTCAAGGCATACAAGGGGTCTGCCATCCTGCTGACGCCAGCCGGCTTTGAGGGCATCGATTTGCCTAATGACCAGTCACGGTATCAAATCATCGTTAAAGCGCCGTATGGCAGCCTTGGTGACGCGCGCATGAAGCGAATTCTTGATCAGTACCCGCACATCTATCAGCTTGAAACGCTGCTAAAATTGGTGCAAGGCGCCGGCCGGTCGGTACGCCACGTTAACGATTGGGCAACCACCTATTTCATTGATAGCAATATCAAAAAGCTGTGGTCAACCAATAATGATTGGGCGGATGAATTCCAAACCATTTACACTTCTCAACTTGAATAAAGGACTTGCATGATTACTCACCCTTCAATCGAATCGAAAATTTCCGCGCATACTCATAACATGCTAGATATCATCAAGTTCCGTATTGATGATTATCTTACTCAGCATTACATTTCAAAGCGGCAATACACCCGGTCAGTCGCATGCCCAAGTGAATTTAACGTCGATGTGTTTTTCGCCGAGCTGATTGGACGTTATGATGGTGCAGTTAAAATGGAAGATTGCCGCATCTTTGAAGAAGAAGTGGTATCGAATGACGCGGGTTCTAACGGATTCCGTTTTAACGTCATTCACCCTCAGTTTATTCTGACTATCGCCGGCCGGCTTGATAGTCGTCTGTTCTGTTCTTATGCCGGCAATCCTCAATTTTTGGCACCAGTTGCGCAATGGTTTGAATCAGACGCTTTTACCAATCCACCCGCCGCTGTTGAATGGGTTTATGCTGAGAATGGAAATTCAGTTACGATTGAACTGGACAATCGGGAATTTATCCCGGAAGCTTATCCGTTCATTTCCGAAGACCCGCACGCATACATGCGCCGGTACATGGAAAGCAAATCGTCAGTTCTAGTCCTCATCGGCCCGCCCGGTACTGGTAAGACCAGTTTTCTGAAGCAACTTATCCGCATTTCTCGCGCGGATGCTCTGCTGTCCTACGATGATCGAATTCTGTCCGGTGACGGATTCTTTGCTAACTTCATGCAAAATACTGCTCAACGGATGCTCATCATGGAAGACGCGGATACTTTCCTAAGTGTTGACCGAGAACGAGGGAATAACCTTCTGCACAAGTTTCTGAACATTGCAGATGGTGTTATGTCGTCTAACAAGAAGATTATCTTCTCGACCAACCTCGCATCCATTAACAAAGTTGACCCAGCACTTCTTCGCCCAGGCCGGTGTTTCGACGTTATCAATTTCCGTAATCTGACTCGTTCAGAAGCTGTCAATGTAAATTCGGCTCTCGGCCTGCCGGAACTTCCTGAACTTTCGGTATATAATCTGTCTACAGTAGGTAACCATGCTGAACACCATGCGGAAGCGAAGCCAACTCGGGCAGCATTTGGGTTCGGTCGATAAGGAGAAATATGCGGACGATGATTGTAATTGTGGGTGGAACTGCATCAGGGAAATCAACCCTGATTGATGAATTGGTTGATACGGGCCAGTATCAACGGATTATCACGACGACCACCCGACCAATTCGAGAAGGCGAAATTAACGGTATTGACTATCATTTCGTCTCAGAAGATGAATTCATGTCTCTGGTGAAAAATGACATGTTTGTCGAATGGGAGAAACTTGAAATTAACGGACATCTGTACGGTGCTCAGAAAAGCTCTGTCATTGAAACGGATCTGATTCCCGTTATCATTGTTGAACCGAACGGACTTCTCACTTGGCAAGAAAAGGCGAAGGAAATTGGCTTCAAGGTTTTCTCCGTATTCGTCTATTGTGATATTCAGGCGAGGATTGAGCGGATTGTCAATCGGACGGTTGGCACGCTGCTCGGTAAGTTAGTTAATAACGAAACTTTGCAAGATATCGCGCAAGTCCTTTATGCCGAAATTGATGAGCATACCAAGCGGATTGTGTCAATGAGTTCAAGTGAAATTGACTGGTTTACTCGTGCTCATTGGGATACGGTCATTGATGGCAATTCAGCGTCCGGTGTTCACCAAATTGCAGCGGCACTTGAATATCAAACGTCGAAGACGTACTTGCAGTAAAATCTGTTACAATAGAAATTCTTACAGGGTGGATTGCCCACCCTTCTCTAAGCCATTTTGGCACAACCTAACCGAAAGGAAAATATGACTTCATACGTTCAATCAATCACTGGTTCTAAGACTTGGCAAGCAATTAAGACCAAGTTTCCTCGCGCGGACGTTATTCAAACTCCGCGTCAACAGCAAATCGGCTCAGTCTATATTCAACTGGACGATGGCCTGACTTACTCGATTACCGCCCAAGGTTCGGTTTGTAAGAACAAGAAGCATCAATTTTCAGTGATGCCGAGTGATAACGATCTTGTGACCATTCACCACGGTCTTCGCTGGATTTCTCGAAACGCTGCCTGATGGAAAAGCCGGCTGCAACGTTGACGGAACTGATCGCTCAACTGACTAATTTGCTCAATGAGCATGGCGATATGCCAGTGCGAATTCTTGACGCGGTGATGGCTGGCAATCCACCATACGTGACTTTTGAACAGTTGAATCCTGCCGCGCAGAAGCAATTGTTCGCCCACTGGAAACTTTCAGGAATGGAAGAAAAAGTGGTTATCATCTCTTAAGAGGAATCAAAATGTCCTTTGGCTTAGATTTACATCGCGTTATCGACAATCCGGAATTTTTACCTTTCGTCTCTGACGCTGCCAAGCAGTTAATGGCTAAGGGGCATTATCCAATTTCGCACTGGATGGAAAACAGAACTGATGAAGAAATAACGTTCTTCATCAATTTCTTAATCAAGCCAACGGCTTTATCAGAAGCTTCCTGCCATCAACTGATGATGCTGCTTGAAATTCTGGCGGTTGGTGAAGGAATTGAGTTGTCATCCTGTGTGGAAGAAATGCATGAACGAATGGCGTTGTTTAGCACGATGCTTCTCATGGAGAATTTATATCGAACTGGTCATAAGGTAGCAAAGCCGAATTATAAATACATGACCCTGAGTGAAGAATTTAATCCTCAGCAAATTTATCCGATGTTTAATGAACTTCCGAAAGGAGAAACAGAATGAGTGTAGTAAAGTTTTTTGATGATGCGTACAAGGTGCTGACGAAGCAAATTACCAATCCATCCATCAAAGAAGTGGGGGTGGTCGTGACAGCCACCGGCCCGTATCGATTCGCATGGGCAGAACTTGGACTGAGCAAGGGGCAAATTCCATTCAAGGCAGGCTTTTCAAAGCATGATGTTGAATGGGAAGGTTTTGTCAATGCATTCAAGTCTGTTGGTATCGAACCCTATTGGGAAATGGTTTTCAATCAAGACAATCCCGCTAACTTCTGGTTTGTCATCCGGGTCAAGCCGCTGTGATATAATCCCATCTGAAAAGATGGGGAAACATGGAAGAACTTATTAAAACGCTGTCCATTCAAGACCTGTTTGAACAGCGTAGAATGCACCACCAGAAATTGAAAGATAAGATAGTTGTCATCAAACCATCTTTCGATTCTTGCTGGTGCATTTACTCTATCTTCGTCAATGCATATTTGACTGATGGAACAGTCCTTTCTTCGATAGGAGTTGGGCAAACATCAAATTTGAAGCAGAGGGCGAAAGAGTATAAGTCAAGATTGGTCACAGGGGCATCAACTCCAAATACCGGCGAAGCGATGTTGGCAAAACAACTCGCCTCAGCTATCGGTTCAGACCAAATAGAAACACTCGAATTGATATTTGACGTGTTGATTAGTGATGGTGATAAAATCACTAAAGGTGATAAGCGTCGCCTTGAATACTTATGTCAGCAGAAACTGAAAGAGGAATATGGGCAGTTCTTTCACTCGAACGTTGCTAAACCGAATTTATGTTTTGATGATGAGGAAATAAATACTGATTGGAAGAAAGGAAAGTTATGGGCACTTCTTTAATTACACAAGATGAGTTCAGACGCAAGGTGATGTCTGTTTTTCCAGAAGCCGTCTTTGGCCCGGAGAAATACACCTTCACTATCAAAATTACATCAGCCGCCTATGCAGCAAAACGAGACAGGATTGTCAGAGTGTTAGATGAAGTGATTGGATATGTGTTTTTCCTAACTTTCAAAAACGACGAACTCACTCTGTCGCTGAATGAGTGAACAACTGAAAGAAGATATGGATCAACAAACGAGTGATAAGATTAATCAGACCATCATGACGGCGGCCACCGCCCTTGCTTCAGACTCGATGGGAAGCGTTCCCGGTAAGCCTTGGTACACCAGTAAGACACTGTGGGTGAACGGTATTACAGCGGTCGCTATCGGCCTGCAAATGCGTTATGGATACGTTGCTTCACCCGACGTTCAACTGCTTGCCCTGGCTGGTGTGAACATGCTGTTGCGCAAGCTGACTGGCGAGCCGATTGTTTGGTAACTAAAACCCTCTTAGGAGGGTTTTTCTATATGCGAAAAACAATTTTGGGATTGGCACTCGTTTGCCAAATGAGTTATGCCGGAACTGCGTTTTGGACAGGAAATGTGAAAGTGGAAGGCAATGGCCCTTGGCCGGTTGCTTTATGGTGTGAGTATTATTACCAGGGCACCTACTTTCAAAAACGGTTTGAAATCAAGTACAATTTTGGCACATGTCCAGCTCAAGTTGAAACGGGGGATTGAATGGAACTGTTAGCTTTCTTTATTTTTGGCGTCATCATGCTAGGGGTATTCATCCCGGTGGCGATGATATTTCTCGCCATTTTCACTTTCATGATAATTTTTTCTGCGGCGCTATGGCTAGTGTCGGTGGGTGCAATACCGCTGGTTGTGATGTTTGCGGTGAGTCTGTTCATTTGGGCGAGGATGTAACAAAGTGTAACAACCCTTGCCGGCATGACTGAACTTTGCGACAATCATTACATCGAAATTTAACCGGAGTTAGTGATGAAGAAGCTGTTTGGTATGGTGGTTGCAGCGTTTGCATTGACGGGGTGCGTTGAACCGGCTTTCACACCGATGGCACAGAGGGACGTTGACAATCTGTTGGCACATCTGTATTATGGGAAAGATTCGGCCGGCCGGTGCTATGCAGTGATGTCCACTGAAAAGATTGCCACTGGTGGTGGATATAGCCAATCGGTGGCTTTCACCTACATTCCGTGCGAAGGGAAGTAACATGACTGATTATAGTGCCACCAAATCAGACATTTCTGCATCTATCTACGAAGCAGAGTAGTTGAATCTTTGGGACAGGCTGTTCAATAGGGTTAAATCCATTCCGATTAACCAGGGCCAAGAAGTGCGGTGTCAGGTTGACGAATTTGGTATGCGAATTCATGGGTCTGAATACATTCTGCATTTTGTAGATTACCACATGGTTGACCGATTGACTGGTGGATATACCATTGAGCGAAAATATCTTTAAGCAGCGTTCCGACCGTCAAAGCAAAGCAGAATGACCTTTCCGTGAAGCATGCCTACCTCCAGCTTTGCTGTTCAAACAAAACGGGTCTGCCAGCCTATCAATGGGGAGTAACCAAGCCTCCCATTGATAGGCTTCTTCTTCGGTTCTGAACACTTGCAAAATGTCGGTTTTCCATGTAGACTTGTGAAAACCTTCTTGTAAGAAAGAAGTCTTCAACCGGGTGCCACTTCCTTTGTATCCTTTGTAAATTCTGTCTATTTTCGCTTTTCCGATGTAGTAGAATCCTGATGGGTGCCTAGTTTCGTAGACACACCAATCGAAATTGAAATTTGACATACTGAATAAGTTTTGGCATATTTTACCACAGTTTTTTACTGAATTGAAAGGACATGATGCATCATATCATTTGTTATTCTGGCGGTCATTCAAGTGTGTATTTTAACAAAGGAACCCCATGATTCTTAACCAATGTGATTTTGAAGCTCTTGCTCAATATCAGTATAACCTATTACTGAACACTTTCCAAAACGAACCTGACCAAAAGAAATTTGTCACGGACGTAATTCGTGTCACTAAACCTAGTATCCGAGAAGCAGATGTAACAAAAATTGTTGATTCTGCTAAGTGGGTTTACATCCGGCGTGTTAATAATAGCGCAGGTGAATTTTCTGCATGGATGCTGGTTCTGCATTTCGCTCTAATTTGTTCTTATGAATACGGCAACTTTCTGAATGGAATGGTTGACTACTTTGAAATACGAATCCCGTACTATGACCTGAATGAATATGCGTCGGATGTGTATTATTTTCACACTCTGCAGAAACTTTCCGACAGCCTGCGGCTGGCTACCCGGCAATATCAAAATAGCTGGGATAAAACGAAACGGCTAGAAACCGAACTTCATACCGCTGAACAAAATCTGCAATCACACATCGCGTCCAAATCCGTTTCCTAACCAACTCTAAAGGAGTTTTGCATGTTTGATTTTTCTATTGACTTTGCGGCAATCTTCAAGATTGTCATGATTGATATCCTTCTCGGTGCAGACAATGCTATCGTCATTGCACTGGCGGTAATGGGTCTATCACCCGCCCTACAAAAGCAGGGTATCTTTTGGGGTACTGCTGGAGCTGTCGCACTGCGAGCTGTCATGCTCATTCTCGCCGGCTGGATGCTTTCTGTCCCATACCTATCCGATGCACTGAAGGTTGCCGGCGCCGGGTATCTTGGTTATCTGGCTGCAACGATGGGTCATGATGAAGGTGAGCATGAAGTTGCGCAATCTGATACGCTGCGTGGCGCCATTTGGACTATCATTGTTGCGGATTTTGCGATGAGCCTCGATAACGTTCTTGCCGTCATTAGTGCCGCTCAAAGTGCCGGCGAACATTCAACTGCCTACGCAATTGCTGGCATCATCCTGTCCATTCCGATCATCGTATGGGGTTCTAAGGGTGTTATCGCCATCATGGAACGGTTCCCGGTTCTGGTCGATTTTGGCGCCGCGCTGCTCGCCTATGTCGCCCTGGAAATGCTGCTGTCGGTGACTTTCATCTGGTCGATTCCGCACACTAACATGGTGATGGCCGGTATCCTGGCAGGTGTGGTAACATATCTGTACCATCGCCAAGACCGAGCATTCTCTCTGAATTGAACAAGGGGCTTCGGCCCCTTTACCCAATTGAAAGTAACCAATTTAGGAGTATCTAATGTCCGCTCAAACTCTGTTCAAGCCCGTTTCTTTTGGTCAACCCGTACAATCGAGTTCCGCGTCGATTTATCAACAACCTTCACTAGATATGTCGGTGCTGGAAACTTTCCCGACCAAGCTTTCCCCGCAAATGACGCAAGCAGCCGTTGCACAAGCTAACTCATTTTCGCTGCAGGACGTTAATCTGCTCGATATTTCAAAGCTGGCCGATACGGCTGAAAAGGGTTTGGCGAAGACCGTCAGTGATTTTCTTTCTCGGTGTTCCAGTGAATCTCCGGTTGTTTACCGTCTGGTTAAAGAACTGAATGCAGAAATTGAAAAGGAAAAGGTTGGTGAACTGGCTGCTCAAGTTATCAATCCGCAACCGGGGACGATGGCTAAGTTTGTTGGCATGTTTTCTAAAAAGAAACTCAACAATGCCATTGATGAAGTAATTAACGGACTTAGCATCACTCTGCGTGGTAAGACTAAAAATCTGAATGATGTCATTAACAAGATGCAAGCTGAACTTGAACGTGACCAGCAAAAGCAGATTGTGTCTATTCAAGAAATGCAAAAACTGAAGGCTGCTTATCAAAAGGCGTTTACCGACTTTACAACTGATGTGGCATTCATGATGCTCATTCTTGCTAAGAGCAAAAAAGATTTTCAGGCGATTGAAGCGGAAGGGAAACTTGACGGCTATGAACTGTCTGAACTGAAACAGAAATTGGCCGCTCTTGAAAGTCGCACCATTTTCCTATCGTCGGCCATGCTTAAGCTGCCGACCGACCAATTGGTTATTACTCAACTGGAAGAAGCAGGTATCATTACCCTAACGGAAAGTACGTCAACGGCACTGAGTCGATTCACCAATATCAAGATGACGATGCTTAACATTCATCAAGCATTGGTGACTGCAACTCTGCAGCGGAACATGCTACAAGGGCAAGCTTTGGACGAAAATCTTGCCGCTGTTCGTGGGCAACTGACTGGACAAGTGGCTCTCAAGTCTGCTAAAATGATGGGAGATAACCGAGTGCGAGAAGCTGAACGCCTGCAACAAACGGTGAATGACATCGCAGCCCTGCAATCGGAAATCGAAACTGCCCGTGCCAATCAACAGCAACAATTTGATGTGGCGTGGAATACTCTGACCAGTGTCACTCAAACTCTCGGTCAGCTTGGAACCCGGATTCAACCGGGTGTTAATCGGTCTATGTAAAAGGAGAAATCATGGCTCTGAAGGTGAATGTTACGAAGGCAACCCAACGCCAATCCCTGTCCCTCAATACCAGTAAGGCAGAAACTGTCACTGTCTTCCTGAACTGGTCTGGTTCTGCTGACCTTGACCTACATGCACTGTTCGCATGTCAAACGCCTAACGGCGCGAAGGTCACTGATTTCGATGAAATTCTTTCGACCTATAACGTCATTCGGAAGGTTCGGGAAAATGGACAGATGGTTGAAGTTGGCACGCTGCCACTCAATCCGGATGGCACGTTTGGAATCTTTAACGGTGCCCTGCTCCACTCGAAGGATGCGCTGAATGGTGATGCTGGCACGGATGATGAATGGATTAAAATCAATCCGTCACTCTTTCCGGCCCGTTCCGCGCCGATTGAAATTCCACTGGTGGCAATGATTCATAATCAACCGCCGAACAACAAGACGTTTGCCGACATTACCGATGCGGCTGTCAAGGTTGTTAGTTCTACTGGCAACGTCCTTCTCGACGTTTCGCTCACTGGACAAGAATTTGCCGGATACAATGGTGTACAACTTGGTGCATTCACCATCGACCCTAATAATGGCTCGCTGGTGTTCGTCACGCAAGTATCTGTGTTCAAGGGCGAATTTAACGCTGTTCTGGAAGTTTACTCTTAAGGAAAAAGATGGTCACGATGATTGGTAAGCCTATCGGCACACCGGCCACGCCATCGGGGCCATCAACTCGACCAATTACCAGAATTGGCACAGTTCTCACGCCGATGTATGTGGAAGCCGATGTCATCCCATTCTTCCAAGAAGATGTGGACAAGATTCTGAAAGGGTGTAACTCTTTTTCAGAATCTACGTCCACCACTCTCCAATCCGACATCACTTCACAAATCAACACCATCAATAGTTTGATTGGCTCACCAATTCTCACTAAAGCACAATTCCTCATTCAGCAATTCATCAGCTCCATTTCATCGTGCATCGAATCACTTAATGCAAAATGGTTTAGGCCAGATCCGGCCAAAACCGTTCTCACAACAAACGTGAAAATTGTTGAAATCGCCAAAGAAATGAAACAACTGTCGTTAACTTCTTATAAACAGCAGTTAACATCCGCTCAAAATCAGCTAACTTCGGTGAAAAATAGGGCTGAATTTGAAAGCAAGGTATTAGCAGTCGTTTTTGCCAAAAATCGCAATAATTTGCATTTTGTCAAACAAGAGGGGTTGGTGAAAAGTTGTCTGCTGGCTTTGTCGGTTTTGCAGCAAGTTGATGGTATCCTTTTGCTGGTCGAACGAGTGCAAAATGAAATAGACCTCATCATCAATGTGAGGATACCGACGTTCGATAATTACGTTGCGCTCGCGCAAGCCAATCAATTCAGCACGATTAAACAGCAGCAATTTTCTCTTGACCTTACCTGAAAGGAATTAACATGGCTCTCCAATTGAATACTCAAAAGTCCACCTCGGCGCTCAAGCTGTCGATGGCAAAGAAGAATATCGCCATTCCGGCGATGGACGTTAAATTTGTCCTAGATGTTTCAGGCTCATTTCACGATGAGCATGAAGAAGGTCTGACTAATGATTTTCTGACGCGCGTTATTCCGTGGGCGCTGGTTTTTGACCCGGACAAGCAAATGGAGGTTTATACTTTTTCAGACGGTGCCAGTTCGGCCAATCTGGTAGGTTCTGTTAACGAAAGTAACTACCCGAATTATGTTCAGCGAGAAATCATTCGGAATGTCCCCGGATATGGTCATGGGACTGATTACAGTTTTGTGCTGCAAGTCATCGCTGAAAAGAAACAGGCAAGTTCTTCGCTTATTGGTAAAGTGTCTTCATGGTTTGGTAAGAAGGCGGAACCTGTGATTCAAAAGCGGTCTATTGTCTTTTTCGTCACTGACGGAGAAAATTCAGACCATCAAGCGACCCGAAGCATTCTCTCCCAAATGAATGACCAGTTCATCATTTTTGTCGGGATGAATAACGACCGGAATGCATCGTTCCCGCACCTTGAACAATATGCAGGGAAAGAAAACGTCAGTTATGTTCGTGTCACCGACATTAACTCGTTCAACAATCTGTCTGATGAAGACCTGTATGACAAGTTTCTTTCTGATAAACTGCTCAACTGGATTAACAAAGGTTGAAATATGTTAGCTCTCTGGTGTGAAATTTTACCGTTATGCGTTGTTCGATGGCTTGCAATGAAGCTTTGCGAACGAGTGACGATACGCGGGGTTCCGATGATTATCGCCCGGCCTGATGTGTTATTCAAGCTGGACTGAAATCTGAACTCCTAACTAACAATGTGTTAGGCTTATGAACAGCGGGTAATGCCGCTGTTTTCAATTGAAGTAAAGGAAATGAATGACAACTACACCTTCAGTATCAGATTATCAAATTCTTGACCCTATCGCGGCAGTACGACACCGGCCAGGAATGTATGTCGGCGATGTCAAGCCGAATACTCAAACAACTTGGGTGTTTGATAACGGACAGGGAAAGATGGTTAATCGGGAACTAACTTATATTCCAGCCATCATCAAAATCTTCTCTGAAATTCTAGACAACGCGATTGATGAATACAAACGCGCGCCGAACGTCATGGACACTATTCGCGTGACAGTTAGTGATAAAGAAATTTCAGTCGCTGATAACGGGCGCGGCATTCCGGTTGAAATTCATCCGGTATCCGGAAAGTACGTGGCTGAAACCATTTTCACCACCATTCACGCCGGCTCAAATTTCAAGGATGAACAAGACCAACAACTAGCAGGGACAAATGGCCTTGGTTCAACTGCCACCTGCATTCTTTCTACCGTGTTTTCAGTTGAATCGTGCGATGGCAAGAAGATGTTCCGGCAGACCTATCGGGATGGCCTTAGAACGATTTCAGAGCCACAAATCAGGGCGAACTCGAAGAACGGCACAACCATCACGTTTACGCCCGATTTCGCCTATTTTGGCATCCCCCATCTGGACGATGACCATCAGGCCAAATTCATCAAGCGGGTCATGGACGCGGCAGCCTGTAACCCCGGTATCAAGTTTTACCTGAATGGTGAACGTGTCCAAATCAAATCTTTTTCAGATTACATCCATTTATACACGGATGAATTTGTCATTGATGTGACGCCCGATTGGACAGTAGCTGTCGCGGCTTCTGACGGATTTGAACAGGTAAGTTTTGTCAACTCAATCGAAACTTATACGGGTGGCACGCACATTGATTATGTCGCCAATCAGATTGTCAGCTCGGTTAGAGAACATATCAAGAAAAAGCATAAGGTTGATGTTAAGCCAAGTGACATCAAATCCCATCTGCGAGTATTCATTTCTGCCAGCATCAATCGGCCAAAGTTTAATTCACAGACGAAGGAATTCATGACTTCGCAAGTATCTGAATATAAAACTTCTTGGTCGGCGCCTGATAAGTTCATTGGTAAAATTCTGAAATCTGACATTATCCAATCAGTTCTCTCCTGGGCGAAAGCGAAAGAACAGGCGGCTATTGATGCGGAAATGGCTAAGAAGAAAAAGGAGTTGAGTAAAACCAATCCAAAGCATGTGGACAAATTCACTGACGCTAATTCTCGAAATGAACGGCACAAGTGCGAAATGTACATTACGGAAGGATTGTCAGCTCTTAACTCCATTCAATCAGCTCGTGGAAAAAGTCCTTATATCGGCGCGTTTGCACTGAAGGGTACGCCGAAGAATGTCTATAACATCGATATGAAGAAAGTACACGATACGGAAGAATTTGCCAATTTCCTCATCGCCTCCGGACTCTATTTGACAGAATCTGGCATTTTGCCAGAAGGTGATTGGGTGATGAGTAATGGAAAGCTGTATAATGAAAACGACATGCTACTCGACGCCAATCAGACGTTAGTGGCCGACATGCTGCGAGTTAAAGTATCACCCACTGATGACCAACTGAAACAGTATGAAGCGAATATCGGTATAACACACGTACGTCGCCTTAACGCCCGCTTTTCAAAGTTTATCATTCTGAGTGATTACGATAATGATGGTCATCATATTGCTGCCCTCATGTTCAGTTTCTTTGCTAAGTTCTGGCCGGAATTGTTTAAGCATGCAGCCATCTATCGATTCAATACGCCACTCTATATTGCGACCGTAGGAAAGCAGCATCATGAATTTTTCATGGAAGAAGATTATCTTGCTTGGGCGAAAACTGCGCCGAAACATAAGGTAGAGTATTACAAAGGACTTGGCACATTTGCCACCAAAGACTTTTCTCGATTCATTCAAAATCCTGAAAAACACTTGGTTAGAATTACTGCCCTGGAAGCTGCTGATTTTGCGAAACTGAACCTTGCATTCAATGATAAGATTCCGGACGCGCGCAAAACTTGGCTGGCCGGCGCAAACTATTTCAAGTCAGAAGATTAATGTAACGGCGGGACTCGTCCCGCCTATTTTAAGGAAAGTATGGTAAACACAACCACCACCTCTGAGTTCATTGACACCAAACTCATTCATTTTTCAAACCAATCTAACGTCCGTCATATTCCTTTTCTTGACGGACTGAAAGAATCCCAGCGAAAGGCATTGTGGGGCATTTTGGCGAGAGGGGAATCGGCCGATAAAGATACGGTCGAACGAATTGCTGCGGCCGTTTGCTCCATCACTGATTACCGGCACGGCGCGGTCAGTATGGAAGGCACTATCATTAAGATGGCGCAGAAATTTGCGGGAACGAATAACGTTCCTCTGTTTGAAGCTCACGGCCAATTTGGCAATCGACTCTCTTTTGAACCATCTGCCTCTCGATATGTCAAAACCAAACTGAACACTGCCATCTTTCGCAAGCTGTTCAGGAAGGAAGATGACCTCATCCTTGAACAGAAACTGTCGGACGGGATGCGAGTTGAACCAAGATTCTTTATTCCGATTCTACCTATCACATTACTCAATGGTGTAGCAGGGATGGGAACTGGTCACGCGACTAACATCTTCAGCTACAATCCGAAAGATATTGTCAAGGCCATCAAGCAGGTTTTGAAAGGTAACAAACTGGAACCTAATTCATTAGTCCCGTATTGGGAAGGATTTACGGGAACTGTCGAAAAATCTAAAACCACTGGACAAGTTATCGTCTCGGGAAAAATTACCAAAGTAGCGGGCAAGACCCCTGTCATCAAAGTGACTGAGATTCCGTTTACCATCGAAGCTTTTGCGTATAAGCAAAAACTGACGGAACTGATTGATGAGGGTGTTATCAAAGACTGTGATAATTTCTCAGGTGAAGAAACTGGTATTGATTTTTCAGTTTATGTCGATAGAGAAACTTTTGCTAAGTCGGAAGAAGAACTCATCGACCTGCTAGGCCTACGGGTGAAAAATACGGAGAACGTTACCATGTGGGATGCGTCAGGAACCATTACCAAATTCGCCTGCGTGGAAGAAATGCTAGAAGAATTTGTCATGTGGCGCATGGGTCAGTATGAAGTTCGTAAAATCAAACTACTCGAAAAGATTGCCTATGATATCGCGTGGGCGAAAGAGAAGATTCGATTTATCAAGTTTTACCTGACGAACGTAAACATATTCAAGGAGACGGCGAAAGCCGAATTGATTGCCCTGTTGCTAGCCAATGAATTTTCTTCTTATGACCGACTACTCGACATGCCGATGTGGAATTTGACTAAGACGAAAATTGCTGAACTGGAAACAGACATTACGCAACTGGAAGAAAAGAAACTGACGGTTGAAGCGGATACGCCGGAAAAGATGTATATCCGTGAACTGAACGAACTAAAACTGTAATGGAAGCTGGGGCCATGCCCCAGCTTGAAAGGACTTTATGACCAATCCACACGCCATCCTCGGAATTAAAAAGAATGCTTCAATGGATGAAATCAAGCAAGCGTACAAACGCCTCGCGTCCAAATTTCATCCAGACCGTATTCAAGACCAGTTCAAGGCAGAAGCTGAAGAACAGTTCAAAATTATCAAGAATGCCTATGAGCATATTGTCCACGGACAAACTCTCTTTTCAAATACGCATCATCTCACGTTAGAAATCACTATTCCGGAAGCATACAAAGGATTTTTGCACACGTTCTCATATGGTGGGAAAGAGTATGAAGTAAAATTGGTTAAAGGGGTGCGAGATTTTCAACGTCGAATGGTGTTAACAAGTGTGGATGGAACGGCTAAACTGACAGTTGAACTATCGGTTAGTGTGAGAGATTCGATGTTTTCATTTCGTGAAAACTATAACACCATCGCCAATTCTGGTGATTTGATTACTGAGTTCAAGATTGATGTTTTGGACATTATCCTTGGATGTGTCATCAAGGTGCCAAACCTGCAAGGGAAAAATACGTTAATTCGTGTCCCAGAAGGATTTAAGACTGACCAGTATTTGAAGGTGGCGGGTCAAGGGACGTTCGGCTGGAATCCAATCACGAACAAGATTAATAATCGATTGGGTGATTTGTATGTTAAACTGCACCCAGACATTACAGATGTCGCACATCTGGATGGAAAGAAACTGGCTTTAATTATGGAAAGACATGGAAAGGAAAAGTATGTGGCAAGATGATATGGTAACCGTCCCTTCGTGGGAATATCAGTATTTGAATATTATGTCAGACATTCTTCGGTTTGGCGAAGTGTCTACTGATAGAACGGGTGTTGGTACTAAAAGTATTTTTGACGTAGACATTCGTGTCAATTTGGCGGCTGGTTTTCCGGCCATCACGACGAAGAAACTGGCATTTAACTCAATGGTCGCTGAAAACCTTTGGTTCCTAGAAGGGTCTAGTGATGAACGGCGCCTCGCTGAAATTCAGTATGGGACACGGGACGCGAGTAAAAAGACCATTTGGACGGCAAATGCTAATGCCGATTACTGGAAGCCTAAAGCCGCTTACGATGGTGACCTAGGCCGCGTATATGGGGAGCAACTACGTTTCTGGCGGACGGTTGACAATGAGGGTAACATCCATCTGACTGACCAAGTGCAAAATTTACTGACTAGCCTGAAATCTGACCCTTATAGTCGGCGGCACATTCTTCTGAATTACAATCCTGGCGAACTAGATGATGGACTGATGGCGTTACCCGCTTGTCATATGATGAGCCAATACTACGTTAGAAATAACACCCTTTCGTGCAAGGTTTACATCCGAAGTAATGATATGTTTCTTGGCAATCCATTCAATGTGTCAGGCTATGCATTAATGACCCATATCTTCGCGCATCTATCTGGAATGAAAGTGGGTACATTAACTTTGTCAATTGGCGACGCGCACATCTATCTGAATCATGTGAAGCAAGTAGAAGAACAATTGACCCGCGTGCCCCATCAAGTCCCTTCACTGTGGGTTGACCCGGCTGTTACATCGCTGGAGCAATTTACGCTTGACAGCTTCAAGCTGGTGAACTACACTCATGACTCAGCAATTTCTGCGCCTATGGCTGTCTAGTAAATAATTGTTAAACATGGAGTGACACATGAAGAACGATAAAACTTACCGGGTGATGATTGGATTCATTTGCGTAATTTTTCTCAGTGTGTTACTCGTGCATTTGGGGTGTAGATGATTTTTAGGTATTTCCGTCCCCTTAGGTGGGACAATCGGAAAGGGGTTTACCAGCCGCTAAAAAATGGCGGAATCGCTTTCGCGTTTGAAAAAACGGCTAGTGGGCACAACGTCCGATTCAAAATGGTCAGCTTGACCGAACCGTTCAATAGAGACGAACTTCGAGACAGGTTGTTACATTCAGACACAAATTTCTCTCTACCAGTTGAATCGATTGGCTTGACAGAAGAAGTGATAGAGAGCATAATTACTTTCATCAACACGGCAACGGAAACAAATGAGTTTGCACCACTTGCCAAATTGATGAGTCGAGTGATAGAATTGAACGAAGCTGAACGGCAGCGAGTTCAGACCAAGATGAACCGTTACCGTGATTTGCGGGAAACGTTCATTAACCAACTTTACACAAAGGAATCGTAATCATGAGTCAGAATAGCCAATCTCGTAATGACCAATCGCGTGACCGTCAACTCGACGGGCGTGCGTATCGAGTGGCAAAACACAGCGTTCTTGAAAAGGAACGTCAGAAGGAGAACAAGTATCGCCACCGCGTCATCACGGAAGATGACGCGGAAGATGATTTCGACATGTTCGCCTATCTGGACGACGAGAAAGACGATTAAACGTTCTTACCCTTGAGTGGGTAATACTCATGGTATAGCTTGCTAAAGGCCGCCCGGTTAAATGCTCGGTGGCCGATAGCTGCTTGCACGTCCACAAGTTGTGATAGCAGAATGATGACGGGTTCGGCATCCTCGTCCACTTCTTCAGATTGTAGTAATCCGATGATACGCAGCCCCTTCGCATAATCACCCGCTTTGTGCATGATGTTATACTTGACTACTTTCAGCTTCTGAACTTCGCCATTAATATGCGCGAAGATAATGTCATTTTTCTGAGGAAGGGTATAATCACCCGGTTTCCCTTTTCGTTTGAAAACGCCTGAAGTGACAAAAACTTTTCCGTCCCTGACAGAATATTTGACATGTACTCCGTTAATCTTTTTGATAGATGAGAAGTAGAAAAAATTAACCTTGTCATCAGTTTGCACATAGACTGCCGGCCCCTCAGGTTTGAAGTTGGTGAATGACTGGACGATAAACGTGTGGTCATCATCCGTGGTGATAGAGTCACCGGGTAATGGAATTACATACATGTATTAAATCAGGTTGTCAACCTGTATTTATCAAATTCATGGGTCACCTTGTGAGGAACTATGAAAAGCCGGGGCATTGCCCGGCTTTTGTGTTTTAGGCTTGGTAAATAACTCAAACTATCAAGCGCATGATTCCTCTTTCTCTACGTCAGTTATTTGCCAACAATGCGACTTCGTTGTTAATGGAGGATGTCACTGAATCGTCCACCATCTTCAAATTGATTCCGGGTACTGGAATAATTTTCCCGCAGCCGACAGGTGATGGGTCAGATTATTTTCTAATGACGTTAGAAGACATTAATGCGTCTGTTCAAGAAATTGTCAAGATTGTTGCTCGACAAGGTGATTTGCTCATTTGTGAATCTAATGGACGTGGGCAAGAAAATACGATAGCTCGAAGTTGGACTTCAACAGGTGATAATCAGACGTTAGTCGATGTGCGAGTGACGGCTGAAACTTTGACTCGGTTATCTTTGTTACCTCAGTTCAATAACGTCAATTTAACCGGCACGACAACTGTCGAAACCATTTCCTACTCGGGGATGATTGAACAAAAAGTTGAAGCCAGTGCGTTAATTGCCGGAACGTCTTCCATCATCTCGTTTTCAAACTCGTTCGGTAGTTTGGAAGGATTCTTTCAAATCACTAAAGACGGTATAAGAGATTGTGTCAAATTTCTCGTATGCCATGATGACGTAAATAGTCATATTGTCGAGTATGGAAGAATGGGGACATTGAGTGGTGTAGAGTTTGAAAGCCATCTAGCCAATAATCTTCTAGTTATTTCCATTGACAATCCTTCTTCTTCAAGTATCACCATGAAGGGGAAAGTCACATTAATAACTAAAGGATAACAATGGCACTGGTCAATTTTAAGGCAAAAGGATTTGAAGCAACGGCTGTAGGAGTTCAAAGCTCATTCTCCGGGCCAGTGGCACTGAACGGCGGCGGCACGTCAATTACTCCGGCAACCAATGATAATTCGACGGCGATAGCTACCACTGAATTTGTCAAGGCGCAAAATTATCTGTCGGCCAGCTCACCTATCACATTGTCGGGTGATGTCTCCGGGTCAGGCTATCCAGCGATCACCACTTCGTTAGCAACCATCGCCGGCCTGCCAACGGCCGTAATCGGCTCAGGAAGCGCGATTCCAGTCATTCAGGTGGATACGAAGGGACGAGTTGTTAGTTTGTCGTCTACGGCCGTTTCCGTGGCTTGGAGTGGCATCAGTGGCGCACCAACCACTTTGGCCGGATACGGCATCACGGACGGCGTATCACTTTCAGGGGCGACGTTTACGGGCGCGGTTATTCTGCACGCCAATCCAATTACTGCACTAGGCGCAGCCACAAAACAATATGTGGATGATTCAATATCGGCGGCGATTACAGGTCTGTTACCAAAGCAATCTGTTTTAGTTGCGACCACCGGGCCAATTACTTTATCCGGTCTGCAAACTATTGATGGGCAAGCTGTCAATGAAAATGACCGAGTGTTAGTGAAAGACCAGCTTGATGCTTCTACTAACGGAATTTATGTCGCGCATGCATCAGCATGGGTGCGAGCATCTGATGCAGATACGAATACGGAAGTTCGTTCCGGCATGTACATGTATGTGCAGAAAGGAACAGCTAACGCAGGTTCTGCATGGGTGTTAAGTACCGTTGACCCGATTGTTGTTGGTACAACTGAATTAGTATTTGTACATTTCAATACATCTACTGGTGGTGGAGGCAGTTATACCAATGGTGCCGGACTTTCGTTATCAGGGAATACTTTTTCCATTACTGATACAGGTGTTACGGCAGCAGCATATGGCAGTGCTACTAAAATTCCAACGTTCACTGTTAATTCTCGTGGTCAACTCACGGCGGCTGGCTCAGTTGATTTAACGCCTGATTGGTCAGTCATTCAAAATAAGCCGACGACCATTTCTGGATATGGAATCACAGATGCAGTTTCTGTTGCCGGTGGCACTTTTACAGGGACGATTGGCGCTCCACAACTGAATTATCAACATGCTGCGACATCCAGTGCAACTGTCACTTCATCGGCAGTGGGAACTGGAACTTTGATGGCGGCGCAAGCAAGTTCCGTCCGTGCTATCAAGTTGACTGTTCAAATTTCGCAAGGTACTAATTTTGAAGCTTGTGAATTGCTCGTGTTGCATAACGACGTTACGCCGTATGTGGCTGAATATGCGCGCATCACTCCTAACAGCCCTTCCGGCATTTCTTTCGATGCCAATATTTCGGCCGGTGTACTGTCCGTTACTTATACGGCAATTTCTTCTTCAGTGACAGTCATCAAAGCCATCTATCACTTAATCAATTCGTGATGTTTCCTTTTCTAAATACTGACTATGACTGGTTCAGTATTAGAAAAGGTTTGAAATGTCACAAATTAAATTCGCGTCTAACAATCTTTCCGTATATGGTGATACGCTTACCGCGAATGACCCGATTATTACCATCGGCGGAAATCAGGCGCTGGTCTTTAATGATAACAAAGACCGGGGTATAGAATTTAGATGGCATGACGGAACTAATCCAAAACTAGGTTTTTTCGGTTTTGACGCCAGCTCGCAACAATTCACCTACATCCCCGACGCTTCTAACTCAGGTGAAGTGATTTCTGGCGCGGTTGGTTCAATCAACGCGCACATTTCTTTTTCTAACATTCTTGCCACGCCAACCACTTTGGCCGGGTATGGCATCACTGACGCGCTACCTAAAAACAATCCGATTTTTACGGGTTTGCTGTCTGGCCCGTCTGCGACTTTTGATTCAATGCGGTTCAATCAAGCCGCAACTGTCACTCCGGCAGTTGGACAACTATCGTGGAATGCGACTGATGGGACGTTAGACCTCGGCTTGATTGGTGGCAACGTCACCCTGCAAATTGGTCAAGAACAAGTTGCACTCGTTTTGAATAAAACAGGTGTAGATTTGGTGAACGGAAAAGTTGTCCGAGTAACTGGTTCACAGGGGCAAAGAACGACTGTCGCTTTGGCTCAGTCTGATACTTTATCAAATGCGACTAATGTCATTGGTGTTTTGACTGAAGATATCCTTAACAACCAACAAGGGTTTGTGACGACGGGCGGTTTGATTCACGACCTTGATACTTCTGCATTTACTGAAAATGATGTGTTATGGCTGTCGGCATCGGTGCCGGGTGGAATTACTAATGTTAAACCTGCCGCCCCGCACAAATCTATCAGAATCGGATACTGTGTTAGAAGTCATGCGGTGGTAGGTCAAATTAGAGTTGAGCTTCAAATTGGTACATTGGTCAGTGAACTTGATGACATATCTTTCACTTCTCTGGCAAATGGACAACTGCTTTCATATAACTCAACGACGCAGACTTGGAATAACGTCTCTACATCATCGGTTCTTGCGGGCGTTAATACTGATAATTTGCCAGAAGGTGTCACCAATCTTTATTTCACGAACGCTAGAGCTAGAAATGCTATTTCTGTTTCTGGTTCCCTTGCCTATAATTCGTCAACAGGCGTAATCTCTTTCACTGATGCAGTTACTTCAGTGGCGGGTAGAACGGGTGTAATCACGTTAACGTCCAGTGATGTCGGATTGGGTAATGTTAACAACACGTCAGATTTGAATAAACCGATTTCCACTGCCACTCAAACGGCATTGGATGGCAAGGTGTCTTCTACTTTGTTAGGGGCCGTGAATGGCGTTGCGACATTGGATGCGAGTGGTTTAGTGCCCGCCACACAACTTCCGTCATATGTGGATGATGTATTGGAATTTGCCGCTTTGGCATCTTTCCCCGCAACAGGTTCAACGGGAAAAATTTACGTAGCACTTGATTCAAATAAAACTTATCGATGGAGTGGTTCAGCATACATTGAAATCTCTGCATCACCCGGTTCGACGGATGCGGTGACTGAAGGTGTCACTAATTTATATTTCACTAATACTCGTGCTAGAAATGCTATTTCTGTTTCGGGTTCCCTTGCCTATAATTCCACTACGGGGGTAATCTCTTTCACTGATGCAGTTACTTCAGTTTCCGGTAGAACGGGCGTAATTACGTTAACGTCCAGTGATGTCGGATTGGGCAATGTTGATAACACGAGTGACGTTAATAAGCCAATTTCTACCGCCACCCAGACGGCGTTGAATCTGAAACTTAATGCCTCCGCACCGGCCTACACGGGTGGGATTACCGGAACTGGTGTTGTTAATTTAGATTCCAATCAGTTTGTTAAAGATGCCAACGGGCATATTGGCCTAGGAATCATCCCGCATACTTCTTGGAATGCTGCAGCAAAAGTTATTGACTTTCAATCGCGGGGTTCAATTGGTGCAGGAACAAATGGCGCCGTGGGTGATTTGTTTTTAGCCACCAATGCTTACACAACCGGAAATGACCCTGGTACTGCCACGTGGAATTATCGAGCAGCCGGCCTAGCGACTAAAATTGAGTCTTATAACGGCGTGATTACTTTAGATACGGCGGTTACTGGAGCACTCGATGGTGCTATTTCATGGGCGAGGGGTATTACCGTTAATGCCACAGGGGTTGGGGTAAAAACGACATCGGTAACGGAAGCACTTCAGATTGGGGATGGCACTGCCGGCCTGACGAAATTTTATCAACGGCTATTTGGCAGTTCAACCGGCGCGGATTTATATATTGGGCAATCTAGCGGAACAATTTTTGGTCACACGGCTGGAACAATTGGGGTGGTGTATCAAAATGCTTCTGCGCCACTTGGTATTGTGGCTGCGGGTGCAGGGCAAGATTTACTTTTTGGCGCCGGCGGTTCATCAACTATACGTGCAAAAATCTCTGGTACTGATGGTTCACTTTCGGTTACTAGCACTACCGCATCAACTACCACCACGACTGGTGCCGTTATTATTTCGGGCGGGGTAGGTATTGCGGGCAACGTTAACATCGGTGGCACGCTTTCAGCTACTGGTGGATTACCATTAAGTAATGTCCGTGATGATAATGGCACTGCCCTGTACGATGATTCCGTCAAAAATAACTTGATGGAAGCTCCACGGTGGGGAAGTTCATTAGACGGCTGGAACCCGTATGGTATTCAAGGTACTAACTCCACCGCTTATACTGTCATGCCAAACGGAGAATACTCGGTTGTATGGCAGGGTGATAGTATTATTGGTAATCTGAACTGGTTTGCCGGCCCATATTCAAAACTGGTTAAAGTTTATCCAGACCGGACTTATCGGTTTATCATGCCAATTCGCCGCACCAGTGCCAATACTGATGGGCATGTAATTTATATTGGTGCTACTGCGGTTGCCAATGTAGTTGATACACTTAACACCTCGACTACTAACTCAAATGCGTATTTCCTTGCGGTAAACATCGCCAACCTAATTCAGAATAAATGGTATCTTCTGGTTGGGCACATTTATCCAACAGGTGTTACTGGTTTTACCAATCAGGCTAAACTGATTGATATGGATACTGGTGATAATGCAGCGCCAGGGGTAGTTTCTACTTTAACCGATTTTAACTGGAATGCAGCCGTCACCCAATTTAGAATGCGTTCTGGCCTGCATAAACCAACGGCCGCTACTCAAATTTGTACCGCTCAATGGGGGAAACCAAAATTTGAAGTAATGGACGGCTCCGAATCTGATTACACTAAACTTTTCGCTTCACCTTCTGGTATTGGCAATGCGTTAGGATTAGTCGGCACGAACGTCACTATCAACGGAAACAAAATTAGAAAAACTGGCGGGGTGAACAGTACATGGGATGCAGGTGCATATTCAACAGTTGGATATGCAGGTGGTTCATTTGTTAGATTCAGAATTGCGAATCTTTCCACCGCTTATATGGTCGGATTGAATACCGACCCGGCAACCGATTCAAATTACACAGGGATTGATTACGCGGTTTATATTAACAGTGCCTCATTTAGTGTGTATGAATCTGGAACGGCCTATTCAAACTTGACCACTGTTGCCGTAGGTGACATTATCAGTATCACGTATGACGGTGTGAATGTCAAATATTACAAAAACGGTACGATTGTTAGAACAGTTGCAGCCACGGTCACTGCCTCGCTTTATTTTGACTCATCCATTTTTACGCTGTCTTCTGGAACTATTGAAGATGTAGAATTTGGCCCACTGGTTTCAACTAATTGGGCAGATGTCGGAAATAAACCAACTACCATTTCTGGATACGGTATTACTGATGCGGTAAACACGGCTGATTCATTTAACTTAGGCACGACGAGTATTACCCTCAATCGCGCAAGTGGTGCTCAATCATTGACCGGAATTTCAATTGATGGAAGTGCGGCGACAGTCACTGGCGCGGCGCAAACTGCAATTACTTCTTTAGGGACGTTAACGGGATTGACATCTTCTGGAGTGGTCAACATCACCAATGCGACAGCATCCACCAATACCACAACTGGTGCGTTAACGGTTGCGGGCGGGGTTGGTATTGCCGGCGACCTATTTGCCGGAACATACAATACGGCTAATAGTACCGCAAGTGCTTTAACCGCATCACTGACCCGATTCCAGGGTGATACGAACTTTAGATTGAATATCCGAAATGGTGCCGGAACCGCCGTTAGCACTGAAGCTGCAAGAATTGGCCTTGAATACTCTGGCTCATTGAATGCTGGTATCAGTTTCTTCCGGGGCGCAGGGACGACGGGTGGTTATCTAACGTTCAGTACGAATAATGGTACTACTTATGCCACGCTAACTGCCGCTGGACAATTATCACTGGCGGCCACAACGGCTTCCACGTCTGCTACCACAGGTGCGCTGGTCGTCGCGGGTGGCGTGGGTGTGAGTGATGCCATCGTTGCAACCAACGGCTATGCCTCTATATCCGCCGCGACGACTACCATTTTCACTCCGGGTGGAGCAAAATATTCTAATGCCGCCGCGAACTTGCGCGGGGCTTTTGTTATCACTCTACCGCAATCATGGACTACTACCATGATGGATATGCATATAAGAGTGTTTTTATATGCAGCGGGGCAAGGATTTGATTTGTATTGCTCTGGATACAACTATCAGCCGTCTACTCAATGGTTTAACACTAGCGCCAGAATCGTTGGACAACCGGATGTTACTCAAAACTATAAAGTGAGATTCGGGCATGATGGCACAAAATGCGTGATTGTCATTGGCGATGAAAATGCAACTACTGGCTCATTATGGCAATATCCACGGGTGGAGGTTGTTCGCTGGTCTGGTGCGCAAAGTACGTTTGGCGTGGCATCGTGGAATACGGGTTGGGCTATTTCGTTAGTAAATGATTTAACTACCTATACGTTCACTTCCACTTTAACTAATACTCAAGTTAACACTGTTACTGCATCTCTTGGAAGTAACATCGCTGCCAGCACCGGCCGGAATTCGCCAGCGGCAGGTGTTTATACTCAAAATACTACCAATGCTTCTTTAGGTGATACCACGCCAGTAGCTTATTGGGCGACGTTAGGGTTTGGGCGCGGAACGGGTGGTAGTATTGAAATCGCTGGGTCATGGCATACTTCCAATTCATTGTGGTATCGGGGACTTCGTGACACTACCGACAACTGGACAGCATGGAAAGAAATTTTAACGTCGGCTTCGTATAACACTTACTCCCCAACTCTTACTGGAACTGGAGCTTCCGGCACTTGGTCAATCAGTGTTACTGGCAGTGCAGCAACGGTCACTGGTGCAGCACAAACGGCTATTACTTCTTTAGGGACGTTAACTGGTTTAACTTCTTCTGGCGCAGTATCAATTACCGATACCACAGCTTCAACCAGTACAACCACTGGCGCGCTAGTTGTATCGGGTGGTATTGGTTCAGGCGGTAATGCATTCATTAACGGAACGCTAACCACAGGTGGAAATGTTTATTTCGGTTCTGTTACAGGAAGCAGCACTTACAGATTACATGTTGAAACGCCCGGCATTGCTGGCGTTGCGCTTGCACAGCGCATTAGTTCTTCCGGTAATGGCGGCAGCGGCCGAGGAACAGGGTTTGTCATTGCTGCTCCAGGGTCAGCAAGTGCAGTGGAAGTAGTTAGAATTGATGGTTTGCAAGAAACTGCCAGTGCAACGGCCAATAATGCATCTTACGTGGTGAACGTTGCCAATACTTCAGGAACGTTAACCGAGCGGCATCGTATCAATGCTGCTGGAGACATTATTTTTGGTAATGGGGATTCAGTTGCATCCGCATCTGCTACGATTATCAGAGGTTCCAATACTAGCACCAATGATACAGCCGGTGTTAATTTAACTATTCGTCCAGGTTTAGGAAAAGGTACTGGAAACAGTGGTGCGGTAGTTATTCAAGCCGGTGTTACTGCTGGTTCAGGCGCTACTGCCAACACGGTTGTAGACCGTGTGACCGTCAATTCAGCCGGAATTGCAACCACGGGTGCTATCACTAATGACACCTCAATTACTGCACCAGTCGTTACTGTCGCTGGAAGAAGCTCGGTTAAAAACTCTGTCGCCAGCCTGTTTTCATTACCTGCTCAAGAAGCTTCACTTAGTTTTGCAGCGGCGACTTATGAAACCACTAAAATAACTTGCGTGGCAGATGTGGCGGGTTCATTAGCAGGTACATATTTCAGGTTGTATGGCCCTCAAGGAACTGCTGGTGCAATTAACCCTTCTGGGGTTGAGCAAATTATTGATGTCTGGTTTCAAGTTTCTGGTGCTGGCACTCAACCGGCGTCAGGCGCCGGACGTTATGTGCTGGCATCTATCACAACGGGCGCTACTGCCATTCAAGTTGCAGCAGCCATTCAAACGGCGTTAACAGGCGATACAGCGTTTTCTTCAACGGGAGTTGATGGTGCGGGTAGCATCACGGTTGTTAGCTCAATGCCGAATGATTTTACCAATTCTTCAGCAGGAACTTCAGGGTTCACCGTTACTACCATTCGTTCGGGTTCAGGTGCGATTACAGGCTCATCAAAATACACCGGGGGTGTATTAGCGCCAAACGGAAAAATCTACATGATTCCGTATGGCTCGGTGCCGTTCCGCAGTTTTGACCCAGATACCGGAGTTACAGTATCTATTGGTGCCGCACAAGGGGCTAGTGCGTATGTTGGCGGTGTGTTAGGGCAAAATGGAAAAATTTATGCCATTCCGTCTTTTGTCGGGACAGTTGCTGAACTAGACCCAGCAACCAATGTAATTACTCAATTTGGTTCATTGGGCGCCACTGGCAGTATCAAATGGTGGGGAGGGGTGTTAGCTCCAAACGGGAAAATCTATTGCGCGCCGGGGTCTAGTGGAAATATTTTAGTCATCGACCCGGCAACACAAACCACTTATACGATTGGTTCGGGTTTAAGTTCATATCAAACGGGTGCATTGGCACTAAATGGCAAAATTTATTTCGCGCCAGCAAGTGCTACCACTGTGTTAGTGGTAGACCCGTCAACAGACACTTACACAACTATTGGCACTCTCTCGGCCACAGCGACAAAATATATGGGATGCGCATTGGCTCCTAACGGAAAAATTTACGCAGTGCCTTATTCAGCCACCGATTTTCTAGTTATTGACCCGGTAGCAGGGACAGCAACTACCAAGGGTTCATTAGCTGGAACAGCAAAATGGTGTGGTGCCGTACTGGCACCTAACGGAAAAATTTATGGATTGCCTAGAACCAGTACATCAGTATTAGTGATCGACCCGAATACTGATACTGCTTCAACGTTTGGTAGTTTAGGCACTGCTGACAAATATATTGGCGGTGTGCTGGCCCCTAACGGAAACATTTACGGTATTCCATTTTCAGCAACGGCTATCCTTGAAATTGGTGGTGGAGCATCTGATTTTCCGGATTGGTACTTGTCAGCATATTTCAATAAGCTGTGAGCAATAAATAACATTCAAAGGGTATTGAAATGGCACTAGCATCTTTTACACAAGCCGGATTTGAAGCATATCAAAATATTTTCAACGTTGCTGATTTGACAATTGGCAACGCTTTCAATATCTCTGCGTCGAAACATTTGTTACCGGCTGCCACCGGGACACAAGATATTGGGTCATCGACGTTGGTATTCAGAAAAGGATATTTCGGCGCGCTGTCCACGACCGTTAACCTTGGTACAACCGCCATCACACTTGACAGAGCCAGCGGCGCACAATCACTCACAGGTATTTCAATTGACGGACTAGCCGGGTCAAGTACAAAAATGGTTGTGTCTGATACTCGTGCAGTGGTTGATACTCCTGAAACTACCGCCTCGCCCGGTATTTGGGCAGATTTCAAAAGCAATACGACAAATTCTTTGGCGGATGGTGGCTCATTTAATGGAGTCATGTCTATCCGTCAATATGGCTCCGGCACTGATTGGTCGGGTGGCAAAGCGCATCAATTAGCTTTCACCGATAATGACAATATCTGGCATCGGTCGGGTTCTAGTACGACTTGGGGTACTTGGTATAAATTGATTCATACCAATAATTTATCAAGTATCACGTCCGTAGGGACGTTGACTGGATTAACGTCTTCTGGTGCAGTTTCTATCACCAATAACACCGCTTCGTCTAGTACATCGACGGGTGCATTAACAATTACTGGTGGATTGGGTGTCGGTGGAGCAATTTATGCGGGAGCTTCAAGTAGTATTTCTGCCACTACTGTCGGAAGTACGTCATTATCAATTACTAACCCGGATACCGGTACAGGTTCAGATGCTAGATTGATTCTAAGCAATGGGACAAACACTGCATCAATTCTGATGCGAAGTACAACGAATGTGGCTGAAAGTAATGCACTCGTCATTTCTTCCGGCGCATCTGGAAATCTGATTCTTTATGCTGCTGGTGCATCGCGTGCCACCATTAGTTCTACGTCAGTTGCAATTAGTTTAGCTACCGCATCAACGTCCACATCCACTGGCGCTTTAACAATTGCAGGCGGCCTTGGTGTCGGTGGGGCAGTGTTTGCATCATCATTCTCAGGGTCTGGAGCAGCGTTAACGTCCTTAACGGCGGGTAACTTATCAGGCACCATACCTGCGGCGGTCTTAGGTAATTCATCTGTTTTCATTGGCACCACGTCCATTGCACTGAATAGAGCTTCGGGGGCTATTGCGTTAACGGGTATCACGTCCATTGATGGCGATGCGGCAACTGTCGATGGAAAGAGTATTAATGCCATCACCCAATGGGGTGTTGCTTATGCAGATACTGCCACTTCATTAGCGGGAACTGCTGCTGGTACTGCAGCTCAAATTCTGCAATCAAATGGAGCAGCAGCACCCACTTGGTCTACCTTTGACATGGCAACTCATTCGCCATTGTTCGCGCATAAATTAGTGAAATGGGCCACTACCGTTGATATTGCACCCAGCACCTTTTCAGCTAACGTCCTTACTGGATATTCTAATACCAATACTACGACTGTTACCACCACACTTAACAGTTTGTCTTTAACACTTGCGTCAACAGTTGGTGTTAAAGTCGGTGCAGCCGTTTCAGTTGCCACTACAAATATTCCGGCCAATACCCTCATTCCAACTATCTCAAGTGCGACGGTAGCTATTGCGCAAAACGTTCCGGGATGGACGTTGGCAACAACAGCTATCACTGGCGCAGCCGGTACAGCTACTGCCACGTTTGCTGCGCAAGCTGGAGCGCCATATTCTGTTGGCTCAACCATCTATGTGTCTGGTGCCACTCCGACAACTTATAACGGAACATTTACCGTCACTGCCTGCACCACGACCACCGTTTCTTGGGCTAGTGCAGAAACCGTAACTGCAACTGTTCAGGGTAGTATCACTAATTTAATTACCACTGCCATTACTGGCACGGGAACTACGGCTACTGCCACTTTTGCAGCGAAAACTTATGCACCATATGCAGTGGGTGCGTCTATCACAATTTCAGGGGCCACTCCTACCACTTATAACGGAACATTTACCGTTACGGCCTGCACCACTTCATCTGTTTCTTGGGCTAGTACAGAAACGGTTACCGCAACTGTTCAAGGGTATGTTAATGCAGGTATCGCAGCCGGCACAACGGTCAGCCATACGTTTGCACAAACTATCGCCGCATTCACCCCTGATGGAACTGCTGCCACGGTTAACGATAGAGTTTTAGTTAAAGACATCACTACTGTTGCCGGCCTGAATGCTGGCGCCGCATATCGCGGAATTTACACGGTGACTACAGTTGGCAGCACAACCGTCCCATGGGTGTTAACACGAGCCACTGATGCGGATACTGTAGCTGAATTGGCTGGAGCGTTAGTTACTGTATCAGCGGGTACAGCTAACGGTGGCAGAACGTTCACTGGATACACAAAATCCACTGATACACTTAACACGACGGCTGTGGTGTTTAATAAACATTTAGACCAAATGGCATCTTCCGCGACAGGTAGTATTCCAGTTACTGCCAGTGGTATTGATTTGAGCATTGAGACAAAATCTGTTCAAGTGAATGGTGGTTCTATTGCAGATTTGGCAGCGAGTTCTATCGGCCGCATGACTGTTGCGGCCACGTCAGCTTCTACTTATACTCGCGCAAGTTCGTTATATATTGCCGGAACACCAGTGGCAAGTACAAATACAACGATGACGGATGTATATTCAATTTATGTCGCACAGGGAAGAAATTATTTCACTTCTGGAACGGGCGGCGGTGCACTACAAGCAGTTGGATACAGCGCGTCATACGGAGCTTTGACCACCCCCAACACATTTACGGGTGCATTGAATGTCATCATGGGCACAGCTTCCAATGCAACATGGCTCATTTCTGGCACATCTAACGCCACTTTCCGTGGTGGTATCCAATTGCTTGATGCGGGTGGTGCGATGCGCCTGTATTCAAATACGACAACTGGCTTGGCGGTAGTCGCAAGTGATTTGCAGCCGTTTACCGCCGGCACTGGAAATATTGGTACAACGGCTTTACGGTTCGCTTCAGTGAATGCTAACGCCGCTGACATTAACGGAACTATCAAATCTGCGTCAAACGTCATCATTCAGAAAACTTCTGGATTAGGTATTCAGGTTGATACAACAACGCCAACTTTCCCGTTCCGTGATTTAATCGGGCAGCTTGTCGTTCGTGGGTCGGGTGTTAATAACCCAACGTGGGCGGCCATCATGACGAACATCTATGCATACCAATTTACTGTCAATCAGGAAATTTGGCTTACATTCCACGTTGACCATGATTACGTTCCGGGGACGGTCGTTTATATCCATACCCATTGGACTCATAACAGCACAACCGTCACCACAGGCGGCGTGACATGGACGTTTGATGTGACTGCTGCAAAGGGTCATCAACAGGCCGCATTTGCAGCCGCTAAAACCACGTCAGTGACACAAACTGCCACTCCTACCACTCAATATGAGCATTTTATTGCGGAAACGGCTCTAACAGTCGCTGGTGGCTCTGCTTCTCTAATTGATACTGCGTTAATTGAACCAGACACACTCATCATGGTGAGAGTGTCATTAACGGGTAACACATTGTCGGCAGCTACCAATCCATTCTTGTTAAGTTGTGACCTACATTATCAATCAACTGGTATAGGCACGAAAGCACGGGCACCGAATTTCTATGTCTAACAAGTAAATACTGGCTGACACCAGTATTTCCGAATGAGCATAAATGGAAATAGGATTCTCTTTGACTCGATTAACGGGTTAGAGAATCCTAGACGCGCTAAAATCGTTTCAGCTCTTTTAGTTAAAAAAGAGAAATCATCCATTGCGGGTGGGGGTATTGGCCCATCTTCATTGATGGCGGTGCAGAGTAGAGATTGGGAAATTACTCCGTTGGATTTTGAAATCGATAACGTCCAGACGTTACTGGTAACTGTCTCATTTCAAGACCGCACTTACAAATCTAGGTCTGTTATTTCACCGGCTGGTCTGTATGCCGTCTCAGGCTTAAAACTGAATGACCAGTATGCCGAGCAATCTATGGTGTTCACCCCAATTCATGTTTCGTTCGATAACATCAATTCGTTGAAAGCTCGAACGACCGATATTTTCTTCAGCAAAGGATAACTCATGCTTTATACAAACGTACCGAACAAAGTTGCGTTTTCCGTTTTTACTAATTCGCAACATGGATTGATTGTCAGATGTTTGGTCGGTGAACAACCAACCCTCGCATTTCTTGCCAAGCAAAATGGAAACGAGTGGGAGGCCGAAATTGATTTAAGAGAATCTTACTTATCTTCTGCGTCAAGTGCAAACTTTGAAATTGAAATCATATCGAATGGCAACATTGTTACGCCTGTCAAGATGCCTATTAGATTGGAACAGGATTTAACGGCCGTTAACGTTTTTACACCATCTGTGGCTGAAAAAGAACCTGAACCTGAAATTGAAACTGTTGAAGAACCGATTACTGTGCCAAGTATCAAATCGTATTTCAAGAAATCTGAAGAACCGGAGAAAAAGGATGTTAAGGACGTTACACCGCCAGTAGCAGAAGTAAAAGTTGAAAAACCTAGATTTAGCATCATCAATCAGATGGCAAAAACAGACCAGATTAACGAGACAGTTAAGGAGAAATTGAAACAGATAGAAACTCCGGTGGCAGCGCCCGTTGTCACTAAGATACCTTCAGTGGACATTAAAAAGTACACTACCAGTGCGCGCTTAAACGTCCTTAAAGAAATGGCGAACAAGAAGTAACAAAGTGTAATAGGCACTTGCGTTCGTTGAAGACGCTTGCTACACTTCATCATCTTTTCAAGGAGCGATGATGTTCAAGCAAATCAAGACTATCGATGACGTTTCTTCCCTTCAGTATCCTATGTTCGTTCGTATGGCGGGGATTGAAGGAACTACCACCATTTCTTACGTGGTTCAAACGCCTGAGACGTTTGCTCTCGGTGAAGGATATGAAGAAAGGATTGAAGGACGTGGCATCGTCTTTGACCGGGATGGCAAGCTGATTAGTCGCCCGCTGCACAAGTTCCGTAACGTCGGTGAAACGGAACATACGCAAATTCACGCGATTGACTGGACGCAAGTTGACCGCGTGATGATTAAGGTTGATGGCTCGATGCTGGTGCCGGTCATGATTGACGGTCAAATTTTTTGGAAGACGAAAAAGTCGTGGGATGCGCCACATTGTAACGTCGCATTGGCCGCGATGAAACAAATGGAAAATGGCACTCGGTGGGTTTACAATATGCTTGCCAAGAGCTTGACGCCGGTTTTTGAACTGGTGTCGCCCGAGTTGCCGCAAATCGTTGTCCGCTATCTGGAAACGAAACTGGTTCTTCTTCATGTGCGAGATAACGAAACCGGCCGTTATCTGACTCAAGCGGAAATCATGGAAACTGACCCGCCGTTCAATATGGTGATTGACGAAAAACAACGATTCATGGAAAATGGTGTTTTCCAACCAGCACTGATGCAGAAGGAAATCGAAACCGGAGACGGGTTTGAAGGGTTCGTTATTCAGTTTACCAATGGTGATATGGTCAAGTGGAAAACCGATTGGTATCGAAATCTTCATCATCAAATCACGTTTCTGCGTGAGCGAGACATTGCGGAAGCGGTTGTGAATGACACATTTGATGACCTGCGAGCAGCGGCAATGATGGCTGGCATTTCCGTTGAACGGTTTGATCAGATTCAGCAGCAAGTGCTGGAAACCGTTCGTGATGTGCGAGCTGCCGTCGAAACCATCGTGCAAGCCCATCGTGAACTGAGCAAGAAGGACTTTGCCATCATGTTCAAAAATCATCCGCAACGGGCGCTGCTCATGCTACAATTTGATGGTCGAGAAATCGATTGGATGGAATGGTACGGAAAGAACATGCTGAAGACTTGGCAACTGGTACAAATCTAAATAACAAATTGAAAGAGTGCGTTCAGTAGTCTGAAAAAGCGCACAGCCGACTGAGTAATCAAATTCAGTTTCCACCTGGAGTGGATATCAAGAGAAAGACTGCATGCGAAGGGGGCCATTGGCCCCCTTCTGTCGTTGGTAATTACTTATTCAGCGAGCATTTCCCGCATCCACATTTCAGGAGTCATCACTCCCTTCAAATTTTGCACTACTTGTTCAGCATTTGGATTACAAGTATAAGGAAAGGTGTATCGTTCGCCACGTGCCGTCATTTTGTCCAGTGGATGATCCGGCCCAATACCAAATGAGACGAAATTGCTTTCACCCATCACAAACGGGTAGAAAACTGACTCATATATGCTGAACGAAATGAATGTATCATCGTTGATGAACACCGAATGAAATTTACTACCCTTTAGAGAAAACTCGCTCAAGTTGTTTCCATTTTCAAATCGAATCGTGCTGCCATTTTCAAACTCTAGCACCCGTTGAGATTCATAGAATGGAATGCCGGTGTTTCGGCAAATGTTTCTCGCCATATCCTTTTTCCCATTAGCGGTTTGATAATTAGGGGAAACGATGAGGACATGTTGCTTAACAGATGATACGAACGGGTCACAAATGTGAAATGCGTGGTATAGTGAAAGCAATGAACCACCCATTTGCCGGGCGATTCGGAATGATGCCAGTTTTTGTTGCAATGCATCACAGATAGGTTTTTGCCATTCATACGGCGTCAGTAGAGTTTTCCCGTAAGGGGATTCAAAGTAAAGTGGTTGCATGTGATACCTTTCAATTAAGAAATTTCCCGTGAAACATCAGTTAAGATGAATCCGTGGTAAAATTATTTACAATCTGAAAACAAGGAGTTTTTTATGGACGAACAAACGTTAATTGGCTTTGAGCAAATTTCACTAGAATCATTAGGCACTTTCATGCTGTTCGGACAGGTGGAAACTAACCAAGCCTATGCTGCGTGTAATTTCATTCTGAAGGCCAATATGCTCAATCATGTTGACCAACTGAATTTCATCATCAATACGGAAGGTGGCTCGGTGTCAGATGGCTTTGCCATCGTTGATGCCATCGTCCATTCCCGGCTCCCTGTCCACACTACCGCGTCCGGTTTGCTCGCGTCTATGGGCCTTCTAATCGCTTGTGCTGGCAATAAAGGAACTCGCAAGATTACCCGCAATACGGAAATCATGGCTCACCAGTTTTACGGCGGCATGGAAGGTAAGTACCATGAGCTAGTCGCCATCAACAAACGAAATGAAATGCTCGCCAAGAAGTTCATCACTTATTTCAAGAAGCATTCGACCATGAATGAAAAGCAAATCAAGGATATTGTGTTCGCGCAATCAGACCGATTCCTGACCGCACATGAATGCAAGAAGTATGGCCTGTGCGACCAAGTTGTTGATTACATCTACTGAATCTGGTAAATAATGGAAACCCAATAAAGTTTTCATTATGAAACTACTGCAACGATTTCTCGCTGAAGATGGCTACATTAACGAACGGTTAGTTCTTCAGCGTATCATCGACAATGACGGTAAAGCTGACCCATCAGACATTTTCGTCCTGTCCAAGATGTCCGAATTTTTCAAGCATGAAGATGCCGTTCCATCAGAATTTTTTCTCAGCAACAATGGCATCGGACTGGATTCCCATGCGTCGGATGCTGAAGCTGTAGATGCATTACGTGCAATGTCGAACGAAGAACGTGTTAAACTGGCGCATCATCTGATGCAATGCATGGACAAGTCGGCGAAGATGCCTAAATTCCCAGAAGGGATGGTCATCACGACAACTGACTGGATGAACATGGTGACCAAGATGAGGAACGATAAGTAAAGAATCCATTTTTGTTAGTTTTTCTGGTTGTGCCTAAAATATAACCTAGACGGGTATATAAACATCCCGTAGCAATTTTCTCTCCATTCAGGCACGATAAAACTAACCCTCAGAGCAGCGATGCTTAAAAGTAACCCCAACTATAAAGGAGCATTAATTGGGAAAATCTGTAAAAATTAGAGAAACTGACGATGACGAGTTTTTTGGAGGGAAAGTAACTCAGATTAAGCCAAAACGTCAGAAGTATCCACAACCAATCAAGCAAAACGTCCAGTTCCGGAAAAAGCTCTTACCAAAGAGTTATGGTCAGGAAATGTATGTGAGAATGCTTGATGACGGTTACCCGGTGCTGTTTTGTTACGGCGCTAGTGGAACTGGTAAAAGTATCCTTGCTGCCCAATCAGCCCTGGAAAAACTGCTGAGTAACGAAGTTGAAAAGATTCTCGTCACTCGGCCAATCGTTCCAGCAGGGGTATTGACTTCAGGTGAATTTGACCTTGGAGCACTGCCCGGCGAATTGGAAGATAAGGTACTACCCTATTTCATGCCGACATTAAACTGCATGGAAGAACTGATTGGCGCGAAGATGGTTGATCAACTGATGGAAGAAGGACGTATCGAATTTGCTCCACTTGCGTACCAACGCGGCAAGACTTTTAAGGATTGCATCGTACTGGTCGAAGAATCCCAAAATATGAGCGTTGAATCTTTCAAACTGTTGCTCACCCGCATTAGTGAAAATTGCCAAATGGTTTTCACTGGTGATACAAAACAAAGTGATGTGAAAACGAATCAAACCGGCTTTGAACAAGTTATCACTAAGTTACGTGGCAAGTCGCCTGATATTTGCGTGGTTGAACTGACCAAAGCGGACATTCAGCGGCATCCACTGATTTCTCTGATTCTGGACAATCTGGAATAATTGAAAATGTAAGTGTTTGTAACGGGGGCTTGCGAGTCCCCGTTTTTTCGTCTAGAATTCAGTCATTGGATAACAAACGAAAGGCCCCAATGGCTGATATCACTATTCAGATTGATTCTTTGGAAGACCGAGACTATTTCGTCAAAGAATTTCTGAAGATGATTCCTGCAGTTGAATTCCACATTCAAGAACTTTGCGAGCAGATTGCGGATATTGAGCGGCAAATCGAGCAGATGGACGAAGAAGGATGCCGCCAAACTATCTCAATATTCAGCCTCATTAAAGAATCGCTGTTTGGAGAATTTGAAGCGGTTGAAATCCGCGCCGACGCTGAGCGGCGGCGTCTTTTCGACCAGCGAAAAGACCTTGAAAATCTTCTTCAAACCGCCCAAGCCCATCTTGATTCTTTGCAACGACTGATTACGCTATTGCAAGACACTGAAACCTGCGTTACAATCCCATTCAGTCGGTACAAAGAACTGACCAGTGTTGTACGGTGCACCGATTTTTGAAAGGCACCAAATGAAAAAGTTTCTGATTGTGTTGATGGTTCTTTGCCTCACTGCATGCGGTCAGCCGATGCATCATCAAGAAAAGGTTTACCCTACGTTTGGGCTGTTGAATGCACAAACTGACCAAAGCAAAAAGATGTGCTATCGTGTCATTTGGGGCAACGTCGTTTGGGCTTTCATTTTGTCTGAAACTCTCGTCGCCCCGTTTTATTTCATCGGATTTGACTTGTATGAACCGTATAGCGTCAAAACCGAAAAAGGTTGCGGTCTTGACGCGCAATAATTATCTCTAACCAAAAGGAACCATAATGGAATTTCTCTCTGGCATTCTCATCACGGTGTTCGCTCTGAACTCCCCGCTGCTTTTCGCGGCCATCGTCTTTTTCATCACTCTCATTTTGAGTCAGATTGTCAACAGTGACACGTATGAAGGATGGGCATCGCTTCTCGGCCTAGTGCTTCTCGCAATGGTTTTTAACAACTGGCATAACGGAGTCAAGCTGGCCGATTCAGCACTTCTCACAGCCATTATTGACCAACCGTGGTATGTGCATTTTGCTGCAGTAATCGGCTTCTTTGTCGCTGGTGCATTTTGGGCAAAGATGCAATGGACTCGTCTACTGGCAAATCAAAAGCGCCAGTTCGATGAAGCACTTGCTAAATGGTCAAAGTCGTCTAAGATTCCCGTTTCCGCTCTTTACGCGGATGAAGTTGAATTTAGCCATTTGGGATTGAAATCCTCACAGGCAAAACTGGTGTCCGAGGTGGATGACAGCATGCGTTCTAGCGTTAAGACATATTCTTTTACCACTCCCTCCACCTTTCAACAGCTTATCGAGCATGTGACGCCTGTTCCGAGCGAGCATAAAAAGTCAATCATCGGATGGATTTCCTGCTGGCCGATTTCTCTCCTGAACTTTCTCGTGTTTGATTTCGTAGCAGACGCTGCGCGCCAAATCTACTTTGGTATTGCGGACAATCTGCGAAAACAGGCTGTTGCCAAGATGACAGACGGTTTCGACCTGCCTAAGTAAAAAAGCCGCCCCAAGGGGCGGCTTTTTGCTATAATGAAAAACCTAACCAATGGAGCTACTATGACCGATACCGTGCATATTAAAGGTAATCTTGGAACGCCGAATCCACTCTTTGAAAACTTATGCTTGATGCTGGGTGACCACGAAAGCGATCTTCGCCGTGTCCGCAGTTGGCAACAAGAATTTGAGGCCAAATATGCCGAGCATCGACGGTACGTTAATGCCTCTTTCTGGCGCAATCTTTGTCAAAAGGCTCATAACTGGTGGCATGAAAACGAATTTTGCGAATTTTTCTCAACCCCCGAATATGACTGCCAATTTGAATGTGAACGAATTATTATCGACAGGCAGTGTCAGCAACTCACTTCTAAAATTGATTTACTCACCACCATCATTAATGCCGTGTACGCCGGCAATGATGTTGTCATTCATATAAAAACATTAAATCATCTGCTTGAAAGGAATCCGACAAAATGGGAATCGTGAACGTGTTCGCCGGCCCGCATGAATATGCGGTGATGTGTAGTTCTCTAGATGCTGGGTGGGAACATCTGGCTAACGGAATTTAATATGAAACTTCAACTCCATTCCGACCTTCATCTTGAAGGCTTTTCTGCACCGGTTCCAGACCTGTTTAACGCTTACATCATCCCAGAAAAGAATGCTTGGCTGGTACTGGCTGGAGACATTTTCAGTGGGAAGCATTTTGATAGGCTAACTGAATTTCTCACCATTTGCACGGACAAATTTGAGAAAGTGCTGTATGTTCTTGGTAATCATGAGGCATATGGAACGTCGCTTCAAGCGGTTGATGAGTATCATGATAAATTAGCATTCAGTAACCTATGGCACACTGGCATCACCGATGTTAAAGTCTTTACTGAACATCCTGAATTCAAATTCATTCTCGGAACGTTTTGGGCGGATGGTGGCAAACAGCCGTTAGATTCACTGGCTGTTTATGAAGGGCTGAATGATTTCAAAAAGATTGATGATTTTGCCTCAAAGTTTTCTGTCCGCGACATGAAGCGTCTGCATGAAAAACAACAAACACTGTTTGACATTGCGTTAAGTGCTGGCACGAAAAAGAACGTATGCATCACTCATCACCTTCCTAGCCGGGAACTTGTTCATCCCCGGTTCAAACATTGGGGTGATGGCATCAATGGCGGCTTTGCCAGTGATAGCGACCATCTGATTGAAAAGGCCGATTTCTGGCTTCACGGACATACTCATGACCGTATCGAAACAGCGCTTCATGGATGTAAAATCTATTGCAATCCAACTGGCTATGTGTCAGAATACAGGAACGCCACCATTGGTGGTCGTCCGATGATTATTGACTTAGGAGAATGAGATGACTATTAAGAAAGTGAATGAACTGGTTAACAAATACAAAGAACTGTGTGTCAAGTCCTTTAACGAACTTGACGTTAATGAACTGAGTGATATCGCTTGTAATGAGTCCAAGTCATTTTATGACAGGTTCAATGAGCTGCACTCTCGGGTAGATCCACTTCAACTGACGAAGGTTCTGCAGGCGGTTATTAGGGAAATTCGAGCCACGCCGAAAATGATGACTGATAAAAACACTCCGTACGAATACAATCAGCTACTGTTTAATTTCTGGGAGGATGCTTTTAATAAACACGCGCCAGTGGCAAAGATGATTTACGAAACCGTTAGAGGTCGTTGGCATCTTGAGAATGTTGAGAAGGCCAAAATTAACGCCCTGACAGTTGTGTTTAATGGAAAAGAAATTCTTGCGGAACAAGTCATTGACGTGTACTGGTCTGGTTGGGAATGCGATAGTCAGGCATGGCTCATCAACGTAGATGGTAAACCTGTTATCGTCGCCTCAAATCATGGCGGAACAATGGATTTGGGTGTTGAGTTCCTTGAGGAACGGGTTGCTGCGTATAAGCAGGCCATCACTGATACTCAAGCCATGATTGATGCTTATAACTTGATGAAAGGGTGAATGATGGGATTGTCTGCTGCTAACCGTAAACTGATGAACGAGATTTGCAATAAAACGCTGTTCACTGAATATCGGCTGGACTATCTGAAGCGTAACATTTTCGTGTTTGATAAGGATGTTTTGCGTTCAGAATATGACGAAATTGAAAAAGAACTGAGTCAGACTGTTCTCGGTGCAAAATGGAAAAATGTTAATATTCTCCCCTCTTTTATTCCATTTCAGATGCCGGCAGACTTCATACCACGGAAAGTGATTGAAGTTTCGTTCAGTGAGGGGAATTCGCCTGAGTGTACCGATAGCTATCAGCAGTATCTTCAGGCACTGCTTTTGCAGTTGAAGGCTAATAGGAAGGCGATTTTGAACAATGTATAAATTCACGCCGGCGCCGAGTATCAGGGAACAGCTTCTCAAGCTCAATAAGTTAGATAGCGAGAACTATGTTGCTGGCAGATATGGCGAATTTGTGAAACACCTTTGCGAGATTCATCATATCGCTCATTACGAGTGTTACAAACTATTCTATTCATGGGATGGCAGGAATGACTTTCTGCAAACTGTTTTCTATTCCAAAATCAAACGAACTGAAATTCCCGTTAACGGATATCTCCTACCAGTTGAAATGTTCATCGAAGAAAGGATTGAATGATGCATGCAGTGTTTATAGATGGGCCAATTTTTAAGTACATTCTTCCCTATACTGTCAAATCATCAATTGCTGAATGCGAACAAGCAGCAATTGATATTTGGGGAGAACATCATTGGAACAAAATCCAACACTATCTTAGAGCTAAAATTGTTGAAATGAAAGGAACCAATGATGGCTACCAAACTCTCTAAGGCTGAAAAGCTGGCTCAGGCTCAAGAACGTGAACGCGAGGAACTTCGTGCCTTTATCAACGGACATTACCTCATCACACTGTTCAAACGAATTGCAGAAGTAAATAATGCACATGTAAATGCTTTAGGTGACGGTGCCGCGCATATTGTACTAACTCCGGTTGCGACCGATTTCATTTCAGGGGTTATTCTTTGTGCCTCGGATACGATGCCCGATATATTTTATTCCCTACAAAACGGCCTTGATACGGTTGCATCAGTGTTTGACCGTATGCCGCTGTTTGACCGTATGCCGCCAATTGGCTCGATTTCACAGAAAGAAATTGAATCCAGTAATTGCGGCATCATAGAAATTGGCATTACTGAGGTTGAAGGGTGGGAGCAACGTGCAAAAAGCACCAAAGAGAATTTTGAGGACGCTATGTGGCAACTTCAGATGATTATGGATGGTCTTGAAAGTTACCAGAAATTCCGACAAGAAGAACAGAAGACTCTGCTAAAGGTTCATCAGGCCAGAGAGAAACTTAACAGTGTTATGACCGAGGAAGAACTTCGGCTTCTTGGCATCGAAATGTAACAGTGCTGTACTTTCATGATAGGTGGATGTACAATTCATCTATCAACTCAAGGAAACGAAATGACCACTCTCCTGAACACTGTCTCTGATGCTGACCTGTTGAATGTTATTAAGCTCCTGCGTGCAGCCAATGCTCTCTTGAGTCTCAGCAATCTGGTTGCGAACTATTCGGGGATGAACCAGAGTTATCTGCTTTCTTTTAGCCTGAATCACCCGTCTATTTTCTCGGGCTATCTTGAAAATACGGCTGTTTATGGCGAAGATTTGCATAAGGCTGAACACATTGCGTTCGGCGAAAATTTCAAGCATAAGCTACTCATCACTCATTTCATTCCGCGTCTGCGGCTGGTGAGTATGAACGAAGAAATTCAAACGTATAGTCCGCGTCAACTTGAAAATGAAATGATTAAGCGAGGGCTTAAGTATGAGTGATAAACTAAAACAGCTCGAAGCCCTGATGAGCCGGCATAATTGGCAATACATGTATTCCGAAGATGCCGGCCAGTATCAGAGGGGTATGGAGGCTGAACAACAAATCGGGCGTCTAAGTGAAGAACT